TATACATCTAATTTGTTAGATATATCGCTGGCTAATTTTCTTAAGAATCCGTTTGCGCCACCGTTGCGTTCATACTGTGCAGGTGTTAAGAAAAACGCTTGTCCTAAAGTTAAAGATTCTGTAATGTTGCCCGCTTCATCTACACGATCTTGTGCGCCAGACACTATGCTATGGCCAAAGCGTAGTGCCGCGGCAGCAAATTCTATTTTTATACTTGCATCGACTTCAGGTTTAAATCCAGTGTAAGCAGATATCGCATCATTACCGATAATCTTTGGTAACCATTCTTTGTAAGTAATGACTTGTTCTTCTGCAATAACAATATTGCGGGCACGTTGATATAACTGTTCACCCGTCCAAGATGGATTAGCCGCACGTAGCTGATCAACATGCCAGTTGTGTTCTCTAATGAATAATGTTTGTATAGACGTTAAATCCGGATTTTCAGTTCCACGGGGATCTCCAAACAAAAATGATCCATTAACAATGGGACCATATTGTCCGTTGCTAGATGTTAACAATTTGCCAGTAGTGGCGATTGAACCGCCTTCTCGCAATAATACTGGGTTAGTAAATCCACTAACTGGTGTAACACCGGGAGGGTATGCAATACCATAAACTACACTACCATCGATCCATCCAGTTACATCGTTGATTGGTAGTGCAACAATGCCATTGATCCCAGTACCTGCGGCAACCTGCGCACGAGATACAGGAATATGACTACCTGGTGTTAGGTTAGTATCTCCAGCAGGTACTATAACATCGATATTAGCACCGCCAGTTCTTTCACTAGCTAGTTCATGAGTTATGAATTGACCCCATGCATACATGAATCCACTATAGCCAGTTGGATCAACAGTTTCACCTTCATTTACTTGATCCCATACTACTAAATTACTAACTGTGCGAGCATTGGCTAGATCAGTACGCATAGCATGTAAGCCATCTGTATAGCTGTTTACTGCATTTCGAGCAAATGGTGCTCCTGCACTATTGCGTAACGGTGCTGTAGGATGGTGCCCAGTTCCGTCGTAGCTTGGCGGCGGCACGCCGTTAAATCCTGCCGCAGGTATTAACGGTAATGGTAAGTTAACCGATACTTGCTCAGGAAATGTTCCAAAACTATAACCTGTTGGTTGTGTCCAGATATTTAAAGGCATAATATTTTTAGTTAACCCAAGGCCGCAGCCATTGCCACAGACAGTGCTCTTAGTGAACTAACAGCTGGGCTGGTAGTTGATAATATGGTGCCACTGGCTGGCAATGTTACTGAACTGTTTCCTATGAGATTTAAATTCAAATTGTAGCCGCCTGAAGTAACCAAATTCCCACTCAGTGTCACTTGATGGTCTTGTCCATCTTGAATTAGTGTAGTACCGGCAATAGTTCCAAAGTTTATGTGATTATTATTGGTTATAAAATTTGCCCCGAAATCCCAAGAGTATCCTTTGGCATTTGTTTCAAATCCAGTGGGTGCGGCGATAGTACCCATGTCTACTGTGAGATTGTTTGTGTTTAACAGTAATGATAGTAAATTTTCGCTTATACGTTGATCATATCCATACACTGTGGTTTGTGCATCGCCACCGGTGATTTTGTAATTGTTTAAATTCAAATTTGCACTCAGCGACGGTGTAGTATCGCTAGATAATATAGTCTTGGCTTCTAGGTTTACAGTTGTGGCTGTACCGGTCAAGACCACAGTATTTCCTGTGCTGGTTAGTGTTTTTAACTCTGCATTATTGTTAAGTATGTCTTTGAAAATACCAGTGCCAGTGCCCAGATTAGTAACACCGGTTATTCCTACACTTTGACTGATAGCAAGAAAATTAGCATTTACCTTGGTAAAAGCACTGCGCAAATCATCGCCTGTGCCGTCGTTTGCGTATGATCCGATATTAATTTGTAATGGTGCTGTCATAGTAGACTCTCTTTTAGTATTTACCGTTAACCCAACGCCGCAGCCATTGCCACAGCAAACGGTTTGGTACTTGTAGTTGTTGACCAACTCAGCGTTGAGCCATTGGTGGTTAATACTGCCCCACCTTTGCCAGTCTGGCTAGGGATTGTAAAAATATTAAGCGAATTCATTTGATTGTATACATCTGTAAAATTAGCATTTATCTTTAGAAACGCAGTGCGTAGCGGATCGCCCGTACCATCGTTTGCTACTGTTCCTAGATTGATTGTCTGTTGTGTCATTAGTTTCTCCCCACAGCAACTTCGATTATACCGGCTTCGCCGTAATCTTTATTTTCAAGTGCCTTACCAATGATGGCACCCAGTGTTGGCATCAATGCCTTTACAGCATATCCCGGTGTAGCACTAGTTGTCAGCATATCGCCTTTCTTGACACGCCCAACTACCTTGCATGGAACACGCCCCGCAAGTGCCACTAGATTTTTCAATCCCGGACAATCGGCATACATGATATAAGCTGCCTTGTCTTGACTACCGACCACACCTGCTACCCTGGTATCGTTGATCTGATCAGTTGTGGTTATTTCTTTATCACCACCGAATACTACCACTGTACCAACTTCATACTCGGCATCACCCTCATAGTACTCAGCCAAATCAGCTGAGTATGTGGCAATCAAAGTAGAACCAGATTGTAAGCTAAATTGTCCGTAGAACTTGGCACTGCTGTTAGTGTTAAGAACAGTTGTTTTAGCACCTGCAACAATATTGTTGGTAAAGAAATTGCCACCACTAACATCAACATTGCCACCACTTCCCAAAGTAATATTGGTGTTGGTACCTAGTGTCATTGTTCCCGTACTTGTTCCACTAACAGTGGCCCAAGTGAGTCCACCCGGAGTAAGATAACTGAACGATGATCCGGCACTGCTATAGGTAATGGCATTTGTACTGTATAGCTTCAATCCTTTAATATCAATGTATCCACTAGCATCCGACTGGGGAATTGTGGGTGTATCGGTGGCCGCATAAGTTTGACTGTAAGTCAAAGTTCCATAACTACTATGGAATCCAGTGGGTGTGCTGCCATTGTATCCTGCAGTACCGTTGCCACCTGATGCACTGCTGATGTACATAATACCTGGGGTCACAGTTCCCGAATTTGAAAATTTGTCGTTAGTAATAGCATTACCGTAAATCACGACTTTGTTAAACGATATAGCACTTGGGCTAGCAACTCCTGAACTTGAACCATCTTCTGATCCTAGATTAGCTAGCACAGTACCTTGATTTTGATAACTTAATTTAGTATTTAGAATACCAGTAGTAGTCGATGTTGCAGTTTTTAGATCTATCCAACCAAAGGTTGATGTAAACACAGCACTATTGAATTCAGCAAGGCCTGCATTGCTTTGAGTAAACGCTGTTCTAGGTACTGTACCATCGACACTGGCAGTGGCATACTGCATCAACAGTTTACTTTGTTGTATTGCCGCAGCCGAATTTATCATGCTGTCCACAACAACATTACTGTTGATCATGGTTGTCAAGGTAGATGTAGCAGATTCGTAAGTCCAGTTAGTTGTGTTACCAATGATCTGACCGTTAACCGAAGATACTCCGGTAGTGGTGTTGGCATAGCTTACATTGCCCACTCCACTTCCGCTATTGAAACTGTTCACTGTGACCACATAAACACCGTTGTAACCACTAGGTGTCATGCCATTCACCACAATGGTTTGCCCAACGGCAAATGGATTAACAATACTGCTGTAGGTCAATGTGGCTACAGTACCAGTACCACCTGCCCCTGTAACTGTGATCACATTATAGCCAGTACCTGTTACTACAGGAGAAGCACCATAATTACCTAGCAGAGGCGTAGTGATATTTCTCCAGCGACTTGAATAAAATGTCAACGAACCGCTGGCAGTTGTGAGTGCAACATTGGTACCATTTAAGGATGCACTAACTGTGATGCTTCCCGATGGCACATCTACAGGATTTCCGGGAATACCTGTGATATAATATGTACCAGCTGTTAGTTTGTCAATGGCAGTGCCAGTAAACGTAATTGTATCACCTATAGCCAAACTTGAGAATGCACCACTAGTAATAGTAAAGCCACTTATGTAGTTGGTAGTGACTGCTGTGCTAGTCACAGCACCAACTGTGGTATCATAGACTAAAATATTTCCAGCCACTGGCGAACTAAATTGAACATCTTTAAGTCCTGCTAGATATGAAGTTTGATCAACATATGATTTATTAGCGGCGTCTGTACCATTTTTCGGCGCACCCACGTTGACAATGGCATTGTTAGCCATGTTCAAAGGATTCTTCATGGCCAACGTGCCATTCAATGCTAAGAAGCCAGGGCCTTTCAAATTGCTGGATGTGGTTGTTCCGCCCGAAGCTGTTAGTCCCAGACGATTATCAATGTAACCAATCACTGCTGTTTGTGTAGGCACTGTGAAGTCCGAAGGAGTAGCCATCGCCGCATCGTTGTCAAATTTGGTTATGGTAACACCAGTTTTAAATCCTAGGCCGCTTAGGTTGCTAAGAGCGATACTGGCACTGAATGTAACGGTACCAGTACCTTGGTCAACTGTGAAATATTTGCCAACACGGAATATGCCGTTTTCATCAGTGGTTACGTAGAACACACGACCCACTGTCTCTTCAAATATTTGATTGTTTGGATTAGCAGAAACAGCAGGAGGACCAAAAATCGTGTTGGGGTAGTTACTGGTGTTATAACCGCCAGTGCCTATCAATAAGAAATCGTGTCCTGTAGCACGACATGTACTGATGTTTACAATGATCTGTCCAGCTGATGCACCAGGATATCCGATCTTCAATGCAGTGGTAGTAGCACCAAATGGTTTGCTTATACCCAGCGTTGAGCTGGCACTGGTTGTTGTTACTACTGCCATCAACGCTGTGCCTGTAAATGTTCCAGGGTTAGTTGGATAAGTCAGCACTATACTGGTTTGACCGGTAGCTGTAGCACTAGAGCACAGCCATGTTCCATTGTACATTGGATTGGTACTATTATAAACACGATAGTATGCACCGTTAACTATGTCCATACTGGCCACAGTGAATGTTACGCTGTATGTGCCGTAGCCTGACCCTGATGCTGTTGCGCCGCTAATTGCAAAACCAACAAATGTACGACTGCCCCCAAACGCAAAGGTAGTGGATGTCCAGTACAGTGTTATGCCACTTAGTGTGCCGCTAGACACAGGAACAAATTGATTGGCATCGGCCGCAAATTGTGTAGTACTGATTGTAAATGTTGTTGCACTTGGGATACTTTGAATGTAATAAGTTGTGCCAACTGTTGCCGAGGTAGTGGTTGTAGCAGGCAAACCTGCTACAATATTTCCCAGTTGTGAACTGGTAGCAGTAGGCAAGCTGAATATGATTTGGTTACCTACAGTCAATCCTGTGGTTGAAGTTACAGTAAGTAAATTGCCGGTAAATGCTAATATAGTTACTGCTCCACCTTGTACATAGCTGGTTCCTGTAACTGCAATAGGATATCCCACTGTGATCTGAGTGGCATTGTTAGAACTGGTAACCGTCGAAGTAAACACTGTAGTAGTTGACATAGTAACAACAAATGTTGCACTGCCAAAACTTGGAGTTACTATAGGAGTTGACGAATATCCGTAGCCGCCGCTGGTTACAGTAACCCCGGTGATGGTCTGTGTAGTAGCATCGATAGTAGCTATGGCCTGTGCTGAAATTCCTGTAAAGGTTGATCCATTGTTAAATGTCAAGCTAGGTGCTATAGAGTAACTGTTGTTACCAGACACATTTACTGAAATTCCAGTCACTGTCTGCGGGAATGACGCAGTAATATTTGCATTAGTGGTAAGCCATACTGCAGGACTCACAACAAATGTAGTACCGTTGGCCGACACCGACTGCACTAAACAGTTGGCAGGCACTATACAGTTATTGGTCAAAGTAATACCGGTAAATGAACTAACAGTGGTAGTTGTTGCATTTGAATAAGTTACACTGGTATTAGTACCGGTACCTACTGTGTATGTGCCGTTGTATCCTGCGGCGGTGCTAGTAAATCCACTTACCACAATAGTACTGCCACTGGGGAATGGAATTTGTGTGGCATTTGAATTCAAGAATGTTATAGTAACTGTAGAGCCACTACCGCTTATACTTGTGGGTGTAAATGTTCCACCACTAGTTATAATCATACCCACTAACAGATTGGTAGTACTAGCCACGGTAATAGTAGTTTGACTGGTATTACCAACCACTTGATAAGTGCCATTGTAGGCAGTGTTACTTTGTCCGCTGATAGTGGTGTAACTGTCTACTGGCGGTAGAGCTGGCGTTGGGTTAGTACTAGTTTGTGTACTGGGCACATTGTAAGTAATATACTGATAAGCAGTGCTGTTAACATTGTACTGGGCACTGGCAAATGTCAACGCACCGGAAGAAGTATTAGTACCTGCCAAGTTATATAACGAATTTGGATCAATTGTAACATACGATTGGAATGAAGTTCCAAAGGTCAATGCCGCACCTGCGGATATACCACTTGTGGTAGTACTCAATGTAATATTAGTACCTGACACTGCTGTTACATAAATTCCATTACCTGTGAATCCAGAACCTTGCACGTAAGTGTATTGATTTTTTGCAGGAACACTTGGTGTTATAGTTCCACCTATGCCACTGACAACCAATGTGGGGCTACCCGAAGTTCCGCCACTTACGTAAGTGGCTGTGCCCGCAACCACTGCAGGAGTATAGCTAATAACTCTATGTACACGACCGTTCCATGATGTGAGATATGTACCTGTGTTCAATTGCGATATTACAATTGACTGTGACAATGGGGTAATAGCAATCTTGTTATCGCCAACTTGAGAGCCTTGTGTCCTAGCGGCAAAGTAAACAAAAGTATTTGTTGGGTTGATAGTTGGATACGCATTGGTAGCACTGGTATTGTTAAGAACAATAGTATATGGTCCTGTACCTGTACCAGAGACTGAACTGACATATAAACCAGTTGAACTAAATCCTAATCCTCCAACATACATGCCTATTGCAATAGTTCCAACAACACTGTTTACAGTTATCGATGAACTTGATATACTGCCTGCAGTCACAGTACCGGTGGCATACCCTGTGGAGTAGGCTGTAGGATCTGGATTTGCTATGCTCAATGGATCAGTACCAAGTTGGTAATAGTTAAACGATGAATCAGTTTGAATCACAGCAGTTGTTTGTGATATAGTTTGGAACGTGATTTGAGTCACATTAGCAACTGGTTGTGAAGTTGGCGTTGCAGTTAGAGTAACAGCATAGGTAGACCCGCTGATCAATGATACAGCGTATACTGTACTAGTTCCTGAAAATCCTGTACCAGTTACTATCTGTCCAACAGTGATAGTTCCTTGAGTTACTAATACTGTTATAACAGCACTGCTAGTAGCATTAGCAACAGGGCTAACGAATGTTGCAGTGGCCGAACCAGTTCCGCCAACAGTGCTCAATTGTGTTAGACTTTCTCCAGTTGATTCAGATAGATTATATGTAATAATTCTATAAACACTAGATAGATTGTTTAAGTATTGAAAACTTGTGCTAGGTCTAGTAGGTCTTACTGTACCAACATTGTAAACTTTTTGGTTCTGCAGTACTCGAATGGTCACTATCTGCCCATCATACAATGCATATTGCAGACCACTAGTGGCAGTGCCACTGCCTGCTGTACTGAAACTTATTTGTAAAACATCTTGTCCGTTGATACTGATACCAGCATGCTGGACACTAGAAACACTGTATCTAGTGACACCACCGCCTGCTAAAGTATGATCGATTTCAAGTTCAGAGTTATTAAAAGGTGTGTACTGATAACCTATAATCCAAACACTAAGAGCCGCTTTGGTTGCAGTTGGCTCCATAAATCCAGAGGTAGTGGCCTGTTTGTATACTCTGGCAGTTTGTATCTGATTGTTGGCCAACGTTACTATGTTGGGTAATGAAGTAGTATCATACCCAGTGGCACGTAAACCATAGTCACCGTTTGAATTAGATCCGGCTACACTACGAATTTGAGCACCGTTCAACGCCCAATATGCAGTGTGATTATAGTATGTAAAGGTTGAAACTTGTTCTGTTAAACCGTTGTTGGTTGCAAGCACACCAAATCCCAGATCGTTTACTTGTGTGTAATCATTGGCCAACATTGACCGATTGCCGCCCATCTCTATCGGTACACTCAAAGCGCCGCCTTGATTGATATAGTTCAATAATCCAGTGGCTTTTGTTCCTGTAATTGCAATAGGACTTGAACTCAATGCCACGATCTGTGTAGCACTAACTGTCCATGTGCTAGTACCAGTGGCGCCACTACCAGTTAGGTTAGTAGAAATTGTTGTTCCTGTTAGAATACCTAGGCCTGAAATAGTCATGCCAACAGCGATAGTTCCTGATGACCAAGTAGCATACAGTGTGGTTCCTGATATATAACCAGTAAATGATGCTGAACTATATGTACCGATCATATTGGTTTTGGCATTGGCTATGGTGGTAAAATCTGCAGAACTGACTGTTGGAGTATATCTGCCTAGCGGGTTAGTTGACACCAAATTGCCACCAGTAAATGTTACAACAGTACCATCAATATTATTGCCATTGGTGCTAGGAGAACTTGCAGTAGCCACAGCACTGATAGTGATCGGACCACCTATATTGGCAGTGTAATTTGCCACAGCTGAACCTGTAGCACCAGTTGCCGGAGTTGTTGCTAGTTGAACAGTAACTTGTGTTGTAGTAGCTGACAATACAGTCCAAGTGCCATTGTAGCCTGACACTACAAACGAAGAAACAGTCAGTGTAGAACCTACAGTAAATGGGATACTTGTTTGTACTGCATAGTTTAGTGTACCAATAGTACTGCTGGCGGTGGCGCTGGTAATACTGATAGCTGGACCGTTAAGTGCAGTTATAGTTGTGCCTGGACTAATACCGGTACCTGTGATAGTAGTAGATGGACTTACGCTGAGTCCTGGAATCCAAGATACGTTATAAAGGTACGTGCTGTTTGCTGTCAGTGTTGCCTGTGCTGAGTAATTGAATGCTCCGTCTCCTGTGTAATCGATCAAATAACTGACCAAATTAGCGATTCTTGTCTGCTCAGGTGAAGGTGAACCACTTGGAGTATAGGTATAAGTTGTCGTGTCTTGCAGTAAGTTATTACCATTGGTCACAGTAATTGCTTTGTTAACAACAATTGATTGCAGTATTGAGTTAAGTTTTACAAATGCTGCCAGGTAAATTGCTTGCACACTTACAGTATTGGTACCAATGACTGTCTGCAATGTGCTAGTGCTACCGTTGTAGTTCCATAACGATATATCATAAATTGCACTGTTGGCATTATTACCTATATTATTATAAACAATATCATAAGTCAATGCATCAATGATATAGCTGATGCTGGTTTGTACTTTAATTGCGCTGTAGGCAGCATTGGCACTGATATTAAAATTAGACGATATCCAAGAAGTAATTTCTTGTTGAATGAATGCCTTGTTAGCTTGTAAAATATTCTTAACAGCTAGCTGATTAGTTGTAGTATAAGTGCTAGTAGTTGTAGGCCAATTAATAATTGGTAAGTAGCTGAGACCGTAGTTGAGAATGTTAGTGACAATAGTAAGGTTACTGGTGATTGTACCAGTGCCCACAACTGACGGACTAGAAAGATTAGATACCAATGTACCGATATAGTTTGCGGCTTGACCCGTTAAAGACAATGCTAGACCGGCCGGACTATTTTGAGGCTGTAGCAAAGTCAACGCTATTTTTTGACTTTGATAGTTTATACCCAATGCCAAGTCAAATGATACTGCATCGATAATTGAACCTAATGTTGTGCTGATGCCGTTGTAGCTGTTACCAAACGATGCAATAGGGTTATATGGTGTTGAGGCATCTAACACAAGTATAGCCTGCGGCAACGAGAACACATAAGTTCCAGAAGCTTGAGCATTTAATGCTGTTGTTAACAACACAGTAGTACTTGCTCCGTTCCATATAGGACTAACGTAGGTATAGGCTGGAAGTCCATTACCAGTTACCAGCATGCCGCTGGTAATTCCTGCGTATGAATTAAGAACAATACTGGAGCTACCGCTTGCTCCACCTGAAACATAGCTAGCACTGACTTGTTGTACTGCTTGACTGTAACTTAAAATCTGGTTAACTTGATAACGATTACCTTGAACATAGAAACTACATGGAACTTGCGGAGCACGTACATCAAGTCCTGAATTAGAATAACCAGTAAGTGTAACGCTGAGTCCAGCAATGCCATTAACAGAATTTACCGCAGTAATATTCCCTAATAGTCTTCCGGCAAAGCCGTCAATAAATTGGCCACCCGCGAATCTAGGAGCATTAGTACTACCACTAAAACAACCGCTTTCCTGTGCATAGGGACTCTTGGCTTTTATTTGACCGTTAGGATCAAGAACCATCATGAAGCCACCATGCCCTTGTCCCGATATTAGTCGAACACGAGTTGCATCGTTTACCAAGAACATATCAATCAGTTTGTTGTTCAACGGTGTTGAATAAATGTTCTGCGGGTCAGTTAGATAATGATAGCCATATGGCAGTGCTCCGTACAAGTGCCAGTTGCCTGATGGTAAAACGTTAGGACTTGCATCTGCTGAGATGAATGGATATCCTTGCAATACATTGGCATAAAATACATTACCGCTGACACTGGTAACAGTTGCTAGACCAGTAAATGCAATTATGTTAATTGGACTGCCTGATGTACCAACTGTGAATGAATTATTTAGAACCCACTGCGCTCCTGCCCCGGAATTCACTGTTGTGCTGTTGCTGTTATTGGCAACGCCACTTGTGGCAGTTCCTGTAATATAAGTACCAGTTGGTATACCGCTGCCAGTTATGGCCTGTCCTACAAAATTAGGAGAACTATATGTACTGGTATATCCAGTGTTGGCTCCAATGATAGTGCCAGTAGTCACTGATGACACAGTTAATATAGTAGCTTTGGTTGTAGGATTGACAGCAATATATCCAGTGAATGTTACTATGGCATCTGTTAGGATCAATCCTATCCATGTGTTTGGAGCAGTTCCTGTACCTAATGTTCCAGTAATAGAACCACTGGTAGAACTGAGAGTCAGCGTAGTATTAGCTGCCGCGGCATAGTCAATCCCGCCTCTCTTCAAACTTGGAAAGTTGATTTGACCTGTGAGTAAATTATCAACTGTAGCATCTCGATAAAAGAATGTGTTTATCCAAGGACTTTGACTTATACGATCTCGTGGGCGAATTATTGTACGTCTAAAATCATCACCTGCTATGGTACAGTTTTCAGGCAATTTAATTGGATAATCTTCGTAGTAAATACCGCTTTCGACATAGATGGCAATTTGTAAATTACTAGTAGTTGCACCAAAATCTATAGTTTCGCCAGTGATAAAGAATCCAGGTTGTGTCAATTGTAAAGTGATAGTATCATACGCTGATGTTGCACCTTGCAAGTAACTGACAATAACACCTTGCGCACCACTAAGGTTACCGATCAAAATGTTACCTGGTAGTATATGCACATCACCCGGAGTTCCTTGGTCAACATATCCACGACCGCCATTACTGAACTGTATGGTCCAGAGACCTGTTCCAAAACTAGGTGTCGGAGCAGACCCTACACCGTTGTTCACTATGCCCAACATAGTGGTATAATTAGTCAAGAATGTGTTGGTTGCTCCAGCTGCCAATAATGAACCTGAATCGAAATTCTGTGAAGCTTGTTGTTGATATCTAATTGCACCCACTCGGTTCAATACCTGGATGGCTAAATTTTGTGCAAACACTAGACCATCGTATGTCTCTGTATACTGGGAACCGATAGCTATACTAGCACTTGTATTCTTGAAGTAGGATTTACCGGCATTGATGCTTTGATAAGTTCCACCAGTCCATAGATCAATTGCCATAGCATCGATGATCAAACCAATGTCTCTATAGCAAGTTGATTGATTGTAGTTGAATCCTCCTACATATTTTTTAGTCATGTATGTTAACACATTGCCTGCAATAGCAGATGCCTGACCTAGCAGGGTCTGGGTCGCCGCATACAGTTGAGCATTAGTGACTAGGTATCCCGCCAAGTTAGGATATGTTGGTACTAGCGCAGTGTTGCTGCCTATTATTGGTTCAACAGTTTGAGTAAACAGGGTTGTGATAGTATTGGTTGCATAGGCACTTGGAGTATCGAATGTATACACAGGTGAATTACTGAATGTCTGTGCCAATTGTGCTCCATTCTGAGGAGTAACACTGTTACTACTTGCACAGGCTACCACAGTGCTTAACAAGCGACTAACAACTGAATTGGTACCGCCGTACCAGATACTTTGTTCTGCACTACCGCTGGCAAAATTTAACAGTATAAGATTGGCCGCATTGGCTGTGGCCACATTGCTGGCAGTGGTCGCTGTAGTAGCAGATGTGTCATAAGCAATGGCTTCGCACAGATATACTATACTGTTTTTAAACTGTGCTACTCCTTCTGCTGGTACAAATCCACTATGATTGGCCACAGCATACAGGTATGCATCTTCAGCCAAGAACTGTAAGTTATATAGAATACCCGACGCAGCCAAGCCATAGGTCAAATAAGGGACATTTGGCATTGAAGGTGTAGGACGATTGTATATGGTAGCAGTCGAAGTAGCACTGATGGCTACCAAGGGCAACGCAGTTGCACCTGTGCCGTATGTTTGGCTAATGGTAAATGTATTGCTTACTGAATTGATTGCCAATACGTAGTAGGTTGAACCAGCAGACCCTGCGACGTTTACACTGCCGCCCCAGTTGCTGGCGAATGTGATAGGTTGGCCAACATACAAATTGTAAACATTATAGGTTGAGAAAGCTGTGGTAGTTGTGCCTGTTAAAGTGATTGTGGCAGTGGTAGGACCATAAGTTAGTATTTGATTGATAGTTCCAAACAGTGAGTTTACACTGGCTGTGAGCGATGAATTATTGATAGTGGGGTATAGATATTGACCCTGACTATTTTGCGCACCACTGATATTTGAACCTGCCTGATTGGCCAATGCTGTGATATTAAACAGTTGTACATAGTTGTAGGCGATACCGCTCTGTGGTGTGGTAGCAGTAACTAGCGAAAATGTTAGCAATGCTGATGCTTGGCTTGTGCTACTGACAATACCTTGAACAGTTGTAATATTTGCAATGATAGAATTGTATAAAGTATCGCCGTTTACTACTAGATTTAATGTTTGATTAACATACTGTGGCACACTTGTTTGATACAATACAGTGCCATTGGTGCCCATTAGAGAATTGGTAATCACATTTTGTACTAGAGTCTTTAGGTAAATTACAGCCGCTACAGTAGCATCTTTTTCTTGATCTTGGAATGTGTTAATATTATAACTAGCGGCCCAATATTGTAATCCAGCATAGACGCTTTGACTATTGCCACCGTACATTAAATCATAAACTAGTGACCAGACAATAAATTTAACATCTCGTTGGCAAGTGGTTTTGTTGTATACTAGAGAAGGATATTTACTAGTTAGGTAGGCTATAATCTCTGCCTGCATAAATGTAATGTTGTTCAACAGTAGGGTCTTAGCATGAGTTTGTTCAGCAGTGGTTGAACCGATACTGGGGAAAGTTGGTGTAGGGGCAATGCCACTTGAAATAATTGACTGTAGATTGGTTATGTAGGGACCTATCAAAGACGCCTGACCAGCACTAGTTCCTATAGTAGCCAGTATGCTGGCTTGCAATCGATCCAACTCATAGTTCATTTCAGCACTGGTTATACCAATACCATAATGGCTAAAGTTCAATCCAGCCAGTGTGGTCTGCAGTGTTGATCCCAACAAAAGATCGTATTCTAATGCAGTGACAATTTGACCAACATATTGAGTTAACAATGCAGTATTGTAAGAATAGCTGGCGATCTGAGTCTGTATTTGATTAATAGCATCTTTGACCTGGGCCAATTGATTGGTAACAATATTTAGATTGATTGCGCTGTTGGGATTAAACAGACTAGTAGCTGCCGTGATACTGTTGTAGTTTGACCCTAGAATAACGTCATATCCAATACCTTGAGTTAGATTAACAAGTATATTGTAAAACCCGGTATTGTTAAACTGTGAGATGTATTTTTGATTAATGTAAGCAACAGTTTCTGTTTGAATGAATGTTTTGTTAAGTTCCAATAGATTCTGAGCTTGATAATACACAGGATTATTATTGTTACCGCTGGTACCTAACCCAGCTGAATAGATAGTTGATTGGGTTTGTACAGCATTTTGCGTGTAGGCAATGGTTTGACGATATGGTCCTGGTTCTAGCTGGCTTAGAGATATAAGACTGTCGGCCTGTAGCGCGGCTGCCCCTACGGTTTTGTATGCATAATGCCATGCACGACCATTGCGTCCCGGAGGAGTAAGCGTCTGATTGTCGTCGCCAGTAGTTGACACATACAGATTTATACTGCTGTAAAATGTGTTGTTGTCAACATAGAATTTGCTAGCGGCTTGTAGATCTGTACTGGAATTTGGAGTGCCATATCCTGCAAGTGGGCTCGGATGATCACCTAATGTTAGCGAACCAGTCATAGTGTCGCCGCCGCGATAGACCACGTCTTTACGTTGCATGACCTCAGTGCTTAAATAATTTCCAGTTAACCCAGAATCATAATCAGAATCGATTGCAGTGCCAGTGCCTGACCCAACGCCAGTTGCAGTGAATTTTACTCCAACTGTATTACTAACAGCACCTATCAAAGTAAAATCGGTAGATCCTACAGTGACGATTGTATAAGAATACCCTACACTAAATAATCCTGCTGTTACAGCACTGGTAGCAACTACTGGTTGTGCTCGTGACTTGATAGCGGCAGAGACAGTATAGGTACCTGCGATCTTTGCAGTGGTGGTTTGTCCAACATTGGTAAAATTATTGCCATCGGCTGCGATGAAATTACTGACACCGTAGTTGACAGTAACAGGCAATCGTCCCAGAGTGGTTGGCGCTCCGGAATAAAAATTATTAAACGCAGTAACTAGTCCAACACTGGGATCTTGCAAGTTGCCAACGGTGTATAAAGACACAGCATTGACACTTTGATTTAGTGTAGGGCTAGGATCATTGATCAATCTCGATGCTGTGGTTTTGAGATCGATGCTGTTTGAAGTGTAGGTAATAGTGATGTTGCCATCGCTGTTGGTAAGCGTTCTCGCTGACAAACTGGTTCCAGTGGCATTGGCAGTGATAAGTTGATTAGCAGAATATGCAGTACCGTCACTGAGTCCCCCGAATCCCAATTTGCCGCCCAGTCCAAAAATAGCATAAAGTTCGCTAAAGTTTGCATTAACTTTGTTGAACGATTGGCGAATACTGTCGCCAGTACCGTCGTTGCCCTGTATACCTGTATTAATTACTTGTTGTGTCATTTATTAAACTCCAAAGCTAGAACCGCAACCGCATGTTGTTTGTGCGTTGGGATTCTTTATGCTGAATGAACTGCCCTGTAAATCTTCTTTATAATCTATCTCTGCACCTGTAAGATACTGCATACTCATTGCATCTACAAGTACTCGAAATTCGTCTAAGGGAATTGTAAAATCATCTTCATTTGCTATTTCATCGAATGTGAAGCCATAGCTGAATCCGCTACACCCGCCGCCCTGTACAAATGTACGCAGTGCTAGGTTAGGATTGCCCTCTTCGTAGATCAAATCTTTAATTTTAGTCTTGGCCGAAGCAGAAATAGTGATCATGTTGTCCCTTGTTGTAATATTTAGCATAGAATTTTATAACCTTAATGTAAATACATTAATGTATATCAGAACAGAACAGCGACAAAACCACTATGTAAGAACCAGTAATCGGGGATTTACTCACACCTATGTGCGAGAAAAGCAAGTACTTGTGTTCAGATGCGACTGTTGTCAGGAAGTGTTTACACGAGATAGGGGATCAATGGATCCCAAGCGACTAAGCAACAATGTATACCATGTGTGTGGTGATTGTGACGCTAAAAAGTTTGCCCAGCTCAAGGGCGTGGAAGCTAGAAAAGTATGGTCAATGCCGGCCAGCAGTCTTAAGACACTCGACCAACTCTAGAGCCAATCACATTCCAGTTGATTATTTTGTAGATGTTTCGCAAGTAGGCTTTTTTGTCAGCTTGATAATCCAAAGCCCAAGCATGTTCCCACCAGTCAATCAGCAGTATGATATCCATTCGAATCTCATGATTCTTGATAGTTTTGATTGACCCATCACGAGCCAGGTATACCCAACCAGACCCCTGTATACCCATAGCTGACTTTTGCACTTTGTCTCGGAAATTTTCAAAAGTCTTAAAGTGTTTGTTGATAAAATTCAAAGCTATGTGATCGGGATGATTGTTACCTGTGGGTTTATGAAACTGTTTGAAATAAATGTCATGTAAAAAAGCACCTGCTTCGTTGAAGTCGGGATCTCCTTCACCTTTGTTGTAGCGATCTACATATCCTTTGTACAGTGTTCCATAATGATAGTTTATAGTATCTTCACTTTTGACTGGCTCTAAATCATCCTTGGCGTATGGCAAGGGAGATTGCTCCAATGTTTTGGGAGAGTAGCCCTCATTTAAACTAACGTACCTAATAAAGTTATACATAATGATATTTATTATAAATATTGGACTAGGAGATTTAACTATGTTACATCACATTAAAAAACTATTTGGTATTAAGCCTAAAGCAGTAGAAGCAGAAGTTCCTTATAAAGTGGAAACTCCTGCACCTACAGCAGTTGCTGAACAAGCTACACAAGCAGTTGTAGAATCTATGGCACCAGCTAAGAAAAAGCCAGCGGCTAAGAAAGCACCAGCTGTTAAAAAGCCACGTGCTCCACGTAAGCCTAAAGCAGTTTAAGTAGTTTAGCTTGCTCGTATAGAGCAAAGCTAGCCAAGTTCTTACCCTTAGATTCGCACATAATATCGTGTGTTTCTAAAAAGCTCAAGGCCCATTCACTAACTTTTGTATTCCAATAAAAGTCAGAGTGGGCTCTGAGCTTTTGCTTTTTGTAACCGTCTAAAAGAAGCTGTTTATGGTCTGGTGGAACCATTGGATCGTGTCCAACAAGATAGTCTTCTCTTGATATGGAGTAATGCATAGTAGGACGAAGGCCGCGCCAGCTGTCAACAACCCGTGTAACTCGGATATCGCTAGGATCTAAGTAACTTCCTTCTCGAATCCAAAAATGATGAACGTCAAGAACAATAGGTATAATATCGCTAATAGTGAGACAATCATCTAGCCCCCATGAGTTTTCTTCGTTTTCGATTGTAATACAGTTTCGAGCTTCGGGTGTTAGTTTTCCGTAGGCTCGTCTGATACCTTCGGGACCTTGTTTACCTGATATGTGTACATTGATTTTAAAGTCTTGAAACGACTTTCCATAGCCCATCCAGCGGGCCATGTCTGTGTGATATTCGAACTCTGCGATTGAGCGTTCGACAATGCCTGGGTTATCGCTTGCCAGGACAGTAAACTGCCCAGGATGCATAGACAACCGAACATTGCTATTGCGAGCAAGATCGCCCACTCTTTTAAACGCGGTTTCGGCGTATGAAACCACGTCAGGTTTACGCCAATAATCAGCAAAGTCAGCGTGAGTATAAACAGGGAGAATGTCACTGCTAATCCTAACCATCCTAAGATGAGGGTCAAGTGTGCTGACACGTTCTACCAACTTTCGAGTTGCCTCGATATTGCCTACCATTAGGTCCCATAACTTTTGTTCCGCTTGATCTCTCGATTGTCTATTTAACCAAGAAACTGTAGTCGAACCAGTGTTGTATTTTTTTGCATCGTCTTTTGGACTGATACCGTCCACTTGATCTGGACGATCGATCCACTTGCAGGCAAAGCCGAGACGTTTCATTAGTGTAGCCAGTAGTTTATAATACCTATAGTATACATGAAACAGACGACAAATTCAACTGTTATGAGCGACCATTTGCGCCAGATAATACCTACTATTAACCAAAGTACATTGGTTAATAGACTGATATATAGATAAGTTGGATAGTAGTTAAGAGAGGTCAACGCCACTGAACATAAAAATGATACAGTAGCGAGCCACTCAATATAAAAATCAACCTTCGTAGGTAGCCGAATTTGCGCCATGTTCGAACACCTCGACCGATTTGATTCTTACTGTTGGATTAATTGGATAACGCATATCACCACTTGCCAAAAGTTCAGCCATTTTATCGTAGGCTATTTTAGCAAACATTTCACAGCCTACTCCGGGCACAATGCGTAGATCACATATTCCGCTGTCTTCAAAACCGCCCTTAATTGCATTTAGTTTTTGGAATGTTTCTAAGTGAGGATCATCTTCTGCGATTACTAACGTGTGATCAAACATATAGTCTGCCCACGCTTTAAATTCTTTAAGCCCACCAAAGTCCATACACCAGTTTTTGTCATCTAGTGTATCGCATTCAAAGATTAGCTTGATGCCGATTGAGTAACCATGTAGTGTCGAGCAGTGGCTGTGTGTGGCACGCCATTGTCTAAAACAGCATGATAAGCCGCGGTCGTTTCCGTAAGTTTTTGTTGAGTAAAATTTTGCCATTGTAATCTCCTTGATTAAGCAATGGCATGCAGAGTTTATATTGCGGGATGAATGCCTAAGTCCGCATATAGTAATTATACAGATTTAACTGTAAAGGTCAACTCTATTGGCTAGCAATCAATCCAAACGGCGCCCATGCTCCTGGGGTTCCACTGGCTGTACAAATCCAACCCGCATATCCGCCTGGCTGCGGTCCTATGTTCCAGCAAATGTCGCCCTGTGTAAATGTACCACTACTTGGAACACCTATACCATTGGTAAACTTTTTGCCGCCGATACTGACATCACCGTTGACGCTGAACTGTACACCCGGTTCTGGATTGTTTACATTCACGCTCAACGGTCCAAATATCTTGACCGGAGCAGTTTGTACATCTCTATTGCCTATGATAGTTTGATTGCCATAGGCTGTGATCACTGGTTGTCCTTCATATGAGAAGCCACCGGATCCATACACTGTGTTATCCACTGTTAGAGATCCAGCTGTGATTGATTTTACCACTGCAGGACCGCTCACGTGCAGATCACTCAGTATGCCTAATTTGGTCAAATTGCTGATAGTGATAGATGATCCCAGGGTGCCGGCGCTAAGGGCCACTTCACCGTTGATATGATACGAGCGATCTTTGTCAAGATCAAAGTTTTCTGTAGTCCAAAGTCTGCGAGGATGATCCATCATGACCAACTGATGTGATAAAGCACCACTGGTCCATACTAGACCTGTACCAAACATACTGGATTCTTGCGTGGATACGAATTCTACGCTTTTTGGTATGCCTGTGCTGCCAGCTGATTCGATACGATCAGCATAGATAGTACCGTAAACACGTAGCACAGCACCGTTGCTTTGAGCGTTGCCTATCTGCACTTCGCCCATATTCTTGACTGTGATACGTGGAATATTGTCTGTAACAATAGCAAGATCGTGACTGCTGTGTGTACCAATGGCACCTAGACTGATCTGCGGACTGCCTATAGTGAGTTCCACGTTGTTGTCTAAAATACTGAGCGAACTGTTGGGCTCGGGTGTGCCTATACCAATTCTATTACTGTCGCTGTCAATGTAAACAAAGTCTGCAAATGTGCTACTGCCGGACACTGCAAGTGAATTTAGAGTGCCTATACTGGTCAGGCTACTGTTGGTAATAGTGGCACCCAAACTGTTACTGGTAAGCACAGCAATGTTGTCAATACGGTAACTGGATTCTGCTGTGATGTCAAAACTAGCGTTGGCCCAAATTCTGCTACCCGAACGATACACCAGTTGTGTTTGTCCAGTACCCCAGCTCCAGGTAAAACCTTTGCCGTTTAGTTCAGCTTCTGAGTTGTAAATCCAATTGCCTACAGATGCTAGACTGCCGTTTTCTGTGATTAAATTCTTAACATTGAACGTGTCGGCCGTGATGGTTCCAGCAACAACTAGATTGTTGTCGATCTGTACAGAGTTGATTACTTCAAGACTTCCAGAATGGATTATGCTCCCTGATGTGTATTTCAGGGCTACTTTGTCCATTATGACGGTGCCGTCTTCTGTTACATTTAATAGTTGGGCCATATAGGGTTCTCTTTCAAGTATTTATCTTAAGCCCAAATTACACTAAATATCATATAAAGAGGACTTTTTATGTCAGTAGCCATTGCAGATGCTTTCCGTTATGTCGCAACCAGCGGCACAAACGCAGGGGAAGTTGACGGAACATTAACAGCACCCGGCGTGGGCGGTACACTTACCATAGTGGGCGGGTTCGGTATTACGCTTACTTCAGATACTGCAAACCGTAAAATCACCATTACAAACACTGGTAACGGTACAGGCGCACTAACAACGATTACAGCACAGAACTCAGCTGGTACTTATTACCCTGTGTTCACCACAGCACCTGGAACATTTAATCCTGCTACAGGCACCTATACTAGTAGTACACTCTACTATGAAAGCACAACTACTCCGTTGAGTTATAATCCGGGAACTGGTACACTTAATGTAAACAACTTGGTGCTAGGTGCAGCCGGTACATTTTCTCTAGATGGAATAACATCAACCGGTGTTACCGGAACAGGTAACGTAGTATTTGGAACAAGTCCTTCGCTAGTAACTCCTACATTAGGTGTTGCAACTGCTACCAGTTTGAACGGACTAACAATTACATCTAGTACAGGTACATTTACACTGACCAATCTTAAAACATTTGCAGTGCAAAACACAATTACCTTAGCTGGCACTGATTCAACAACAATAACATTGCCCGGCACAACTGGTACAGTGCCGTTAAACAACCAAACATTTTTCATAGGTTCAACCAGTGTGGCTATCAATCGTGCCAGTGCAAGTTTGGCATTGACTGGTATTACCAGTATTGATGGCTATGCCGCGGGCATAACTGGCGGAGCAGTCGGCTATATTCCATATCAGTCAGCCGCAAATACCACATTGTTTGTTACTGGCAACACATCAACAACACCGCAGTTCTTAACATCAACTGGTACTGGTTCTGTTGCTCAAGCGCCTACATTGACCAGTTCAACTGGTACAGGTAATGTGGTACTGGCAACAAGTCCATCATTGACCACTCCCACACTAGGAGTAGCTACTGCTACCAGTGTCAACAAGATGGCAATTACTGCACCAGCTACCGGTTCAACACTGGCAGTGGCAGATGGTAAAACATTTTCAGTTAGTAACACTATTACGCTAGCCGGTACTGATTCAACAACAATTACATTACCAAGCACAACTGGTACTGTGCCTTTGAATAATCAAACAATGTTCATAGGTACAACCAGTGTGGCTATCAATAGAGCTACGGCCAATCTGGCTTTGACCGGTATCAGTTCAGTAGCGTTTCCCGGCAGTACCAGCGGTACGGTAACAGTACAAGCAACAGCTACAGCAGGTACTCCAACTTTATCCTTACCAATCACAACAGGCACACTAATTGGCACTGGTGATACAGGCACAGTATCAAACACCATGTTGGCCAATAGCTCAGTGACATTTGGTAGCACTGCGGTTTCGTTAGGTGGATCATCAACTACCTTAGCTGGACTAACAAGTATAGATGGTACTACAGGATTGACTAGCGCATTTGCTACTCCGAATGGCACTGTAGCATTATTAGGAGCCGCAACTACTCTTAACTTAGCAAATGCGGCAACAACTGTTGCTGAATTTGGCGCGGCAACAACATACAGTTTGGCAAATACAGCAACAGGTGCTCAAACTGTAAACATGTTTACAGCATCAACTGGTGCAAGTACATATAATTTTGCCACAGGTGCAACACTTTCAGCGACCACCAAAGCCATAAACATTGGTACTGGAGGTGTAAGCGGATCAACTACAAACATTACTATTGGTTCAAGTACAGGCGGTGGTGCTACTACTATCAACAACTATACACCTAACTTGTCCTATGTAACCGCTAACTTGTCCGCTGTGGCATTTACTTCAACAACTTGGGTCAGTTTAGGTAGTATAGTAATACCAAGCTCGGGTATATGGCGTGTGTGGGCTAATTTACGTATTAGGGCAAGCGGTGCCGCAGAATTCATTAAATGCGGACTATTCAGTAGCGGTACATCAGGAACTGGGGAACTTTTGAACAGTGGTGTGGCTCAAGAAAGAATGTTAGTTGAACGTATTGCGCAGACTAGTGGACAAAGTTTTTTCAATTTATTATGTGCGCCAGAATGGATAGTAAACATGCCTACTGGACAAACTTATCCTTATACAATTTATATACAAGTACAATCTAGCGCCGCAGATGCACAGGGGCTAAACAATACTGATGCTAACGGTATTCCAACATTTAATGCTGTTAGGATTGCCCCAACTGCTACATCGGGGACAACCGTTAACATCAATTAAGCTACTTTAACTAGGATAGTTTCTTCGTTAATGCGTCCATTCATCTTAGTGTCTGTAGCATTAATGTCTTCTAAGAACTTGCGTAGTTGTACCTTACCAGCGGCTTTGAACTCTTTTAGCTTGTCTTCGGGCTTGCGTAGTGTTTTGCAAACGCTAGTATTTTCGTTGAAGCCTGTAATAGTAGTACCCTTGACTCCAAGTTCCATGTACTCGTTAGCCACGTACTTGCCTAACTTACGAGTCTTGGTATTGTAGATCCAAAGTTCCTTAGCACCAATGATGTCTACAGGATTGATAGACACTAGCTTCATGGGCTCGTCACTCTTCTTATACTTCAACTTGGCCACAACCTTTTCTTTAGGTTGTGCTTTCTTAGCACGTGGCGCACGATTAACTTTAGCTTCTTGCGCTAGCATGTCACACGCACTCATGATCTCTTGATAAAACGCAATCAAATTACGAATCTGCTTCTTAGTACGATGACTGTAGCCTTCGATCAACTGCTCATCTTTGCTACCGCTTGCAAGTTCTTCAAGTTCTGCTAAATCTCGAGCATAAAACGTTTTGATGATTCTAGCATGTGCGGCTTTGACTTCTTTGCCTTTGAGCAAGTTCAGCATCTTGAATGCTTTTGGATCAAATGTGTCTGGGTCAGTTTGGAAGCCTTCAATTGCGTCTTCAATTTCTTCTGTCATCTTCATGGCAGTTTCACGCACACGCTCTTGGATAGTGGGTTGAATCACTACAGGTTTGCTTGCTTCCAGCAATTTTGTTTCTTCTGGATCAACGTCATGCTTGCCTGCCGCAATAACTTTGACAATCTCTGATCGCAACCAAGCGGCAGTGTCACGACCTTGATTGAAGTCTGCACGATTAGCTGTCATTCCGCGATTCAAACAGCAAGCCACAGCACCCATTGTGGTACCAATACGCGAATCTTTGACTTTCTTAAACGCTGTAATGTCTGCTTTAGTACAGCCAACTGATTCCATCCAACGAATCACAGCGGGCTTGTAAGTTTTGATATCGCTTTCTAAGCGGTAGTAGTCCATTGCCTTCTTAAAGAAGCGGTGGAATGTATCTGCGTCCCAAGACTCACAACCTTCCCAAACTGGGCTGTGATCTTTTACAGCTCGTGTACGATGTGCAATTACCTGCTTTTTTGTAACACGGGGTTTTGTAGCGACTTTAGCCAATTCATGCTCCTAACTAGTTAAACAATACTTATATTATAGCACCAAATTGATGCTATGTCAAGCAATATATAACTGTGGGTATTCTGCCACAATGTGGATTCCGCCCGTTTTGTAAGCATTTTTATAAGTGTCCAAAATGCTATCTGCAGATTTTAGATCGTAAAATCGAGTATTTGGACACATGCTGGTAAACTCTGCAATGAAATTGGCTTTGTGCTGTGGACCCGGATCCAACGGCTCGTCTGCACCTTTGGCCACTCGAATGATTATATTGGCTTGTTTGCCAGTCATTTCCTCGTACTTGTCCACATGATTGATCAATTGATTAGCCGCGCAGATCAAAAAGTTCCAGCGAGGATAAAAGCTGATCACAGTTTGGCCCATCATACTCATGCCCAAACTCATGCCCATTTGTGTTTCTTCCATTACTGGAACTTCGATCATCTTGTCTTTGGCTACGTTTACTAAAGTAGTACTCATCGGGTTACCCGGATACACAATCTGCTGTCCAATGAATACAGTATCGATTTGCTCACCCAAATAGGTCATAGCTTCAGTCAAAGCGTCTTTGTAAATTGATGTTTGTGGTTTGGTCATGGCACTGATGGCTTGTTGTCTTGTGAAACATCTTTGTTCCAGCTGATTTCCCAACCCTGGAAGTCTGCAGCCAAACAATCAACTTTGTAGTCTTTGCGTCCGCCCACAACTTCTTGAATGATATTTTTGCTAGTGTTGCGGATTCCGTTCAAGCCGTGTGTCAATTCCAAATTGTTGCCGTCTTTGATTCCTCTGCGGTAGTTTGATTCGTTGTGCCAAATATGCAAGTTCATTTGAGCCAACACCACAATGGCTCGAATAGTTTCTGCATCCACTTTGGCATCCGGATGCTGGTCCATAATCAACTGTATGTCATGCACGATATCGGCGATCTCTTCACCGTACTCTTTTTTGTAATCTGTAATGAATACTTCTTTAAGCTGTACGATGCTCAATCTATCGATCAGCTCGCTAAATGTCTGTAGGTATCTGCGTTCGGTCATAGGTTTGTAAAGTTCCGGTTGTTGTGGACTATTGTCATCTGATATGCTGTAATTAGTTGTTCAATGCCGTAGTCTAAACTAAAAGTGGGATTCCATCCTAATGCTTCCAATTTGGCATTGCTCACTATGTAATTGCGCTGATCAAAGTCTTTGGCAAACTCGTCCTGCTTGATTGCCAGTTTAGGCACATACTTTTTAATGCACTCTGCAAGTTCCAGCTTGCTTAGGTTAGCAGTAGACAATCCTACATTATAAGCCTGCCCTCGACACTGGTCGTAGTTTTCAATTATAAACTGAAACGTTTGGGCAATGTCCTGTACATGAATGTAATTGCGTTTAAAGTGCGCTTCAAACAATACCAAGTATCCATCAGTAACTGCTTTATAAACAAAGTCATTTACCAGCAAGTCTTGACGCATACGTGGACTGACACCAAACACTGTGGCCAGTCTTAGTGCAACACCGTTGCCATGATACAGCACAGCATCTTCTGCATCGCATTTGGTTTCGGCATATAAACTCAAAGGTTTGAATGGACTATCTTCGGTAATGATTTCGTCACTTGATCCGTATTGGCTGTTGGTGTTGGGAATGATCAGCTTTTGATCACTGGCCAGTACTTCCACTATGTATCTTATATGCTTGTAGTTTACATCTCTGGCCAGTTCGGGATTGGCTCGGCAAGCAGGCATTCCCACGATTGCGGCTAGGGGAATAATGATATCATGTTCTTTAACCAATGCCTGTAGTTGTCTAGTATCTCTAACATCACCTAAGACAAATTTAAAGCCCTGTCTGTTAAATAGATGCAACAAGGATAACTGTTTGTACAACAAGTTATCAAATACAGTTACACTGTAGCCCTGTGTTAGTAAATGTTCAGCTAGTGTAGAGCCTAGGTAGCCAGCACCGCCTGTGATTAGTACTCGCTTCATGGCTTGCTATTTGGATCAAATTGTTCTTTGTGCGCACGATACCATTCGATAGTATCCTTTAGTGCTTGTTTAATCTCACGCTTTGGTTTCCAGCCTAGCGCATTAATCTTTTCACTAGATACTAGACGAACTGGAATCATAGGTGCTCGATTGTTAACGTACTCAATTGGGTTAGTATTGCCGTCGGCTTCTTTCATCCACTCAAGTAATTGGTTAACGCTGTAGCCTTGACCGTAGCACACATTGTAGATATCATAGGTGTCCACATGCTCTGCAACATACACAATGCCTCCGGCCATGTCGTCTGCGTGTAGCACATCACGTATTTCTGTACCATCACCCCAAACAGGAATTGGATTCAGCCTGTCCGCCACTTTGCGAATGTTTGCAGGTGTAACATGGCATTTCTCAAAGTCATACTTGTCATTGGGCCCAAATGCGTTGCTTGGACGAATAATGACGCACTGCATTGGATCATGTATTTGATTACTAAAGAAGTCGCACATCATCTCGCCAAAGCGTTTCATAGCACCCACTGCTTTGTACACAGGTACTAGCGGCAAGTTCATAAAGTTGGCGTCTTCTACAGCATACACTGAACCAAGGTCGCCATTGACGTTTGCTGTGCTGATAAAGATAAATTTACGCACCTTGTTCTTCCAGCTTTGTTCCATTATGTTGTTATTCATCTCAACATTGGGAGTAACATGTAATAACGGATTGAACTTAGTATCCAGTGCATTACTAGTGTTAGCCGCGCAGTGTATTACCACATCAATGTCTTGCGACACAAATTTAGCAAAGTCTGCATCACGCAGATCACCCTTAACTAGTTCGATAGTTTCCGATCCGTTAAAGTCATTCCGTAAGCCTCTCTGTAGTGTGCTAGCACGTAGATTAGTGAACCCTTGTTGATACAGCACTCGAAGCACATTGGAGCCAATGAATCCGCTTGCCCCTGTTACCAAAATCTTATCTGTAGTTTTCATTGGCCTAACCTTTGTTTGTATGCTAGGATGGTCTGCTTGATACCATCACGCAAGGTTGTTTGCGGAAGTATACCGTATTTCTTTTGACGATCTGGACTTAGACAACGAACAGGATCTCCATTCATTTTTGTTTCGTCCCAGACAATGTTCTTAGTTTCACCTGATATTTCTTTATAGCAGTCAACTATAGTCTCAATGGTTTCTTTGATAGTGATGGCTTCTGCACAACCAAAGTTGATAATATCTTTTACTTCTTTCTTGACCACATCAACACTAGCCTGTGCAACATCATCGCCGAACACAAAGTCACGCCTTGCACTGCCGTTACCCCAACACACTATATCTTTGCCCTCAACGTTGTACAACTTCCAGACGTTGCTACTGATCACAGTAGCGTCTTGTGCAAAGTTGTCATTGAGTCCGTAGATGTTGCTGGGACGTATCACAGTCCAGTTGTCCCATCCATACTGTACTTGTAGGCTTTCTAATGTAGCTTCACCCATACGTTTGGTCCACCCCGGATACCAATCATTCTTACTGGGCACAGTGACCCATACATCTTCTTCACGCATGATCTCTGTAGGTTGGTAAACACCTACACTTGAAAGATAAACAAACCAACCGACCTTGGCATCAAATGCGGCCTTGATCATGTTGGTATTGAACATCAACATAGGAAACAAGTAGTCTGCAGGTTGTTTGCTACTACGTGCTGGCGATCCTTTTATTCCTGCAATATGCAGTACAATATCAATCGGTTGTTCTTCAAACAGTGACTCGCAGTTGTCCAAATATGTTAGGTCTTTCATTACCAGTATTAGATTAGAGTATTGTTCTCTTAAGGAAATCAATCCTTCTCCTATATTAATGTCCACTGCATAAACTGCATGAGCACCTTCTTCTAAGCACTTGCGAACCGCAGGTAATCCCACTAGTCCGTTGGCACCTGTAACGACTATATTTTTATTTTTAAATTCCATGTTGAAGGTCTCTTATTAAATTTTGGTAAGGTTGTGCATTGATAAATGTAGTCAGATGGTTTCGATTATGGATCAATATATCTTTTACACTAAAATACAATTCGTGAATTTGTTCAAGTGTTAAATCATTTAATTTTTTTAATTCGTGTTCTATCAGCGCCATGCGCAATTCGGGATCTTGTTCAAGATCGTATTCCTCGTTAATATAAGGATGAAATGTTCTAAACCCTAATTCATGCAGGTCTTTCAAAGAATTATAATTACCTACATATAAAAACGGTTGAAAGTTTGCTATAGGCCTATATGTCTTTTCCGACATAAAGGGACTATCACCATCGTGAAATCTTGTTTCAGATACAATATGAATATAAGTGTTGAGATAAAGTTCTTTTTTGTTGTTGTGTGTTGAAAAGTTAGTTTTTTCAGACTGACTCAAAAGATGCGTGTCAACTTCCCAAGGCAGTATCTTTACAATTTGTCTAGCCATTTCTGACAGGTCTACATCTTTGTAATAGGTACTCCACGCCCTGGAACTGTCCAGCACCTGTCGCTCAGTTATCTGTTCAAGGAAACTGAACACATTATGATCTAGCAGATTGTATTTCAATGCTAGGTATGCCAGTGATATTCTGTGTGCGCGATTACTTAATTGTCTATTGAAGCACATGAATTTGTGAGGGCGTATTTTATCAGGATTCAACTCATGCTGTTTGACAAAATCGTTCATGTAGCCAAGTCGACCTGGTCGAGGCCTTGATGTTATTCTTTCAGCATCTTCTCTAGGAAATAACAAAGGTCCACCAACTACTCTTATACTACAACCAGACACAGCGAATTCGTTTCCCGCAACTACTATTACATTCTTGCCGTTAATACCTATTGATTGCAATAATGAATCAAACTTCAGTAGGTCTTCTTCGTTGGAGACAGGATCATGAATGTAATTTATAACCAGTTTTACTTTGCCAGATCGCAGATGGTTTAACACTTTGGGGGAGATGGTATCGCTGATATTGTAAGTACAACTATTTCCTCCTATGTTAAATGAGTGATCTTGAAATAGTGAATTTAGTGAAGTGCGTATTTCAATCGGGTAGATGTAGATATCAGCATCGTCCACAATTTGATCCGGATCAACCATAGCATGATTTTTAAAATATTTAAAAAAGTTGTTATGCCACCTGAATGGGAACATGTCACTATTCATTAGACTAGTAGCTGTACTTTCTACAGAATCGATACTTGGTATAGAACTTTTGATATGATTGGCCAGTATGGGATGAAGTCCGTTGGACAGCGGTACAGATTGATACCAATTGTCATAAACTATTTTTAGAATACTATCCATTTGCCTGTGCCGTAATGCGGATACTTAGATTTGTAATGGTAGTGTACTACATCATGGGGTACGCTACGTTTACCATTCCATGTGGTATCTGTTGGAGTATATGTTGATACTGCATTGTCTTCCACTACAAAGTATAATGGTAAATCAAAGTTTCTAGCATACTTGTGTATCTCGTAGAATATACCGCTTTCAAAACTCATGTCACCAATAAAGCACCATACTTTATCTGTAGAACCTGCACGTTTGATTTGCTGAGCAACACCCAGTGCAACGGGCAGTGTTCCGCCAACTATGGCACTGCTGTAAAATTTTTCATCAACATTGCAAATACTAATTGACTTTCCTTTGAGAATTTCTGCAGTTATCCATTGAGGATCTAGGCCTTTAAGCAGTGCATGATAATGACTGCGCCAGGTACTGAACACCCAATCAGTTGTATTAACACGTTTAAATATTTCGATCAAACTGTGTTCATTGCCGTTTGACAAGTGTATAGGTCCTCGAACTCGAGCACCTTCCCATAGAGCTATGATCGAATCTTCAAACTTGATCAAACTATCTGGTGTATGATCGATATCTCGCACGACGGGATACTGGTCTAAATTAGTTATCATTTGTCACGCCCTTGTATTATAGGATCTTTAGTAGGCCATTCTATATTGTAAGCCGGGTCATTCCATTTTATTACACCCTGATTATTTTCATTAACATAGTCGCCTTGATAAAATAGGCTGTAGTGAAAAATGCAATCTGTCAGTGCATAGTGCCCGTTAGCAAATCCCGGGGGTACCAGTACTTGGTCTCTGGTCTTTTCACTTATGATGTAAGATTCCCATTTGCCAAATGTATCGCTGTCTTGTCTTACATCAAGCACTACTAGATAGATATCGCCGACTAGAGCTTGAACCAGCTTCCAAGTTTTGTCATCATAGTGTAGTCCACGCAGTACACCTTGATATGATTTTGAAAATCTAGTATGAACTTGCACATCGTTTGGTAATATTTGGTTAACAGGGTGCGCAGTAGAATGATAGGTAGTAAATATCTCTCCCCTGTACTCTCTATAAACAGCAGGCGAGTACACAGGGACTTCTTTACCAAAGGTATTTAGATATGCTGTGTCTACTGTTTGCCAGTTACTGTCTTTGTAATTCATGGAAATATTTATTCGTTGGTTCGTTGGTGCAGATATTTTATTAATTCAATACTGCTAGGATCGTTCTTGTGTAGTGTCAACAACAGATTATGATTGTGTTCTAATATAGACTCCATCTGCCAATACCAATCATGCAGTTGGTCTTGAGTCATAGCACATAGTCTGGCAATTTCTTTATAGATCATATGTACACGACGACCTTCGTCAGATTCAATATCGTAGCTTTCGTCTATAAACGGACTAAAGGTTTTGAATCCCAAACTTCTTAACAAAGCTAATGCGCCTGGATATGCTACAAATAAAAACGGTTGGAAATTTGCAATTGGCTTAAACACTTTTTCAGTAAGTGACTTGTGCTCTCCGTGTACAAAAGTTTCTGTGCAGATATAGAAATAACTGTCAGCATGTGGCTTGGCATCTTTGTCAGTCCATGCGCTTACTAGCTCATGACGATTGTCTCTTTCACTTTGTAGGACATGCGGCGTTGAATTGCATAGCTCTTTTACTGTGTCAGTGTTTATGTCAAACTGATAAAGATTCCTATAATAATCTAGCATACGATCATTAACTTGTAGTTTAGTCAAGCAAGACCAATCTCCCTGACTTAATAATCCATCTGTGGCCATCTTATACAGCAGAGCCAGTCTATGATTTCGAGAGTTTCTAATTTTAAATAAGAAATGATTTGGTCTTTTAAAATATCTGCTGTTTCTAAATTGCTCAACGCTCAGACGGAAGCTAGGGTTCTCAAAGTAAAACATAGATGCTTCGCTCATTACATAGCACCAGTTGTGTACTTCTAGTCTACGTTCGTCGGGTCTAAACCATGATTCGTATACTTCTCGACCATTGAACGTGTTAAACGCTAGGATAACTTGTTCCTTAGGTATTCCGCTGTATCTAAGAACTTCATGTAAATTTATATAAGTTTCTTTTTCTATAAAGTTCTCTTGTCCATAATCTATGAATATGATAGCTCTTCTTGATTGTGCATCTTGTAAGGCTTCTTCACTCATGTGTTTCCAAAAGTATTCGCCATTTAGTTTGTTGCCTGGCCTTAAATTAACTCCTACAAATTCATGCAGATGCGGCCCTAGTTTTATAGGGTAGATATATCGATTGACCTGATGCTTGCCAAGGTACAAAGAGTTTTCAATTATTTGTACCTTATTAGAGTATACTCCCCTATCAAGATGCGAGCCGTTGTGTCTAATACTGTTTGGCCAATCACCGAATTTTTTATTAAAGACAGATCGTGTTACATCACTGGCACCTGGATCTGTAAAACAATTTTCTCTGTCTTTGTTTGAATATTGACTGTTAAAGTAATTTAAGATAGCGTATTCTGGCATCAATGCATTTGGCAAGATGTAGTTAGGAAATACGTAGTCGTAGAAAAAATGCAATTGATATTTCATAGCTGTTGACAGTAATTGTAAAATTTTACCATCTCGGGAAATGTAGCCGAGAAGTTTGTGCCACGTCTGCGATCATGCTCGTCAACAAACGCTACAAAGTCTTTTTGATTCTTTACAGTATCTGGTTCATCGTGTGATTGAAATATTTCGTATATTCGTTTCATACGTTCGACTTCAAGACGATCAAATCCTTGGTATGTTTCTGTTGCAGTGCCTTCTGCATAAGACTGCACAAAGTCCACATGCTCTTTGATTGTTGTGGCAAAGTCCTTTGTTAGAATAAAGATTGACTGATGTGGAGGCCACCGCAGATACGGTATGTCTAATAGTACAGCAGTTTGCTTATATTCTGGTTTGTAATATTGTGTTTTGAGTCTCAATACATCTTGCAAGAATTTGGTATAGCTGGGAACGCTTAGGGCATTGTAGGTGCTCATGATTGTAAACCCTACACTTGGTACTTCTTTTAGCACACGTTCAATATTATCGATCCATTGAGCATAGTCCATACCATTGCGTATATACTCTGCCTGAGCGCCATATGCCTCTGCACTAGTAAAGATTTTGAATCTTTTTACTTTGCCTTCCAACAGTTTAATCTTTTCAATAAACTTATCTAGTATGTCACTCGGTGGACACATGTTGGCATTAATACTAAAGTCCAAGTTTGGATTGGGATTAGCAATTATGTAATCTAGAATCTTAAATGTATTTTTGTTCAGTAAAGGTTCACCGCCAGTGATACGAAAATGCTCTAGCTCACGATAAGCAGTAGGCCACCATTCCCAAAATGCATCAACATAGGGATTGTCGTCCTTGTGTGGTATGGGCATCTGATCTGTTTGTTTCAGCCACTCCAGGTTGTTGAACTTGCCCGATGTGGGATATGGTCCAAACTTTTCAATTTCTTCCATCCAACGTGAGCTGACATTGGGCGCACAATAACTGCATTTAAAATTACACACATTACCAAAGCTAACTTCTACGTAGCTGGGTACAACATCATGGTCCCAGGGTTTACTGGCTATGTCTTGAATATGAGGTGCCGCCCACTTGTCGGCACTTTTAAAAATTCTATCACTTAGTGAGTTACTGTTGTCTTCAACACGCCAGCAGTAGTCACACTCTGCCGGACGTTCGCCACTCAGCATCATCTTACGTTGTAGTTTTTTAAACTTGGTATTGTGTAACGCTGATGGATTGGCTGACAGTTCTTCTAACGGTATCTTGTGAGGTGCCGGATGATGGCAACTATGGTTATGCCCAGTTTGGAGATGAAGCGTTACCTGCTTCCACTTAGCGGCACAAAATGATGGACTGACACTATTAAGTTCATCTCTAAACTTGTTTATGTCCATAGACTCTGACGGATTTTGATAAGGCGAATCATCATAGCTTCGTCTTCTGCTTCATAAGCCTTTTCAATCTTTTGAAGTAGCTTGTGAGCCTTGTCGCTGGCTTTTTTAAGTGTAGGATCTTTCTCACCGCTGAAACTCAGTCGGCCACCGTTGGCCAAACGACTGGCTTCGCATGCCGCAGTCCAGCCACTTGCTTCGTATGGGTCAGGACGATTGCGATATGTAACAGTCCACCAAGTGTAAAGCTCGATGATTTCTTTAGCGGATTTGGCTTGATAGGTGGGCTCGCCGAATCCTTTGTCCCCAGGAGTAGCACCCATGTCTTCACCAACGACAAGCTCGCTAGCCCATTTGAGATATTCCATACCTGCTTCGGCATTGCGCCATGTACGCAAACGTAGCCAGCCACTGCGCCACCAAGGCACATCAAATTTGGTTTTGGCTTCATCACTCCACATGCAGTGATGCCATGCTTGTTCTATTTCAACAAAGTCCACAAGCTCATTGAACATACAAGGAAGAAAGCGATTGCCAACATCACTCCAGTTACCCGGTTGTATGTCTCGAGGATGTGCGGTAAGAGCATGGCTGTAACTAACCCAGCGATTGTTAATATAATAGCGTATGTCATTTAGTCGATCCGGAATATAATAAACAAATTTTTGAAGGTGATCTAATCCTTCTTCGGCAATCCACCAACGAACAGGATGTGCTGACTTGGCTTTTTCAGTCCACTCATCCCAGCCTTCACTGGTTTGGGCTCCTGGTTTTGGTGTGCCACGTAACCAGTCTGCAAATTTCGAACATGTCCAATAGTGTGATCTCATATAATTTCCTTGTGTAATGCTGGTGTTGATAGTGTGTCATTTTCATTACATGCTACAGGTTTACCACTTACACCTAAAAAAGTAGTACCCCAGGTCTTACCTGCATGTTCAAACTCTACATACACCTGTCCATAAGCACAGAATCTGCGTGTATGAACATCTTCCTCAATACTTAGCAGGTTGCGGAATGGCCACAAGGCCATAATGAGTATCGTTAATATAACAAACAGTACAGTGTTCTTAAATCTTTTCACCCGCTTCGAATCCTCTAAATTTTAAGAATCTAGGAAATCTCAACGAATAAGTACCGTCTTGATTTTGCGTTACAGCGTCTGCCCTTACTTCAACAACAGTTCCGACAACATGATCGCGGCCACTCCAATAACTATCGCGGTCGCTGTCGCTGAAACCACTGCCCACGTTAACTTTAATACTTTTTCCATCATCTTCTCCTTCGCAAACTAATGCACCTAATTTACCTACGTTACGACCTGTACCTTCTTCTGTGGCAACCACAGTAAGACTAACTTCAATGAATGGCTTGAGCTTCAACCATGCAACACTGCGTTTACACTCATATCCAGCGGCAGGATCCTTAAGCATGATGCCTTCGTATCCGCCTGCAATCGCTTTTGCATTGATCTCTTTGTAGCGAACTTGTCCTGCTTCAGTGTCCAAATCAACAAGCTCATTGGCCACATAAGTCACATTGGGCATCATGTCTTGATTTTGTTCAACCCAAAATTTGACCATGCTACTTCGAGTAGTTTGATCCTTGTTGTAAATGCCTTTTTCAAAATCTTCCAATGGCACCACATCAAACAGGTTAAGCACAGCATCACCCGCTTCTACATTGTCCTTGCGATGTACTTGCTTCATCAAGTCTTGGAAACTGCTGGACATAATTTCTCCATCCAGTACAATGTCCATACTCTTGCTGGCGCCTTTGAGTTGAATCACGTTTGAAATCTGTTGTGCTATGTGAGGAAAGTTAGCAAGTTCTTTACCATTGCGACTGAACATATCCACCCGACCGTCACTACGTACAATAGTAATAACTCTAACTCCGTCGAGTTTAACTTCAATAAGTTTTTTGCCCGATACCTTCGACTCATGATTAGCACTATCATGAGCAAGCTGACAACCGAATACAGGAATAGCATAGTCAGCATACTTCTTCTCCACTACTTTGTTAATTGTTTTTTCGCTTACACCACAGCGCAAGTCTTTGATTAAAATCCTACGATACCAACCATTCCATTCTGCTTTGGTTGCTGACTTCATCATGGCGGCAATCATATCACGTGCTGTATTACCAGTAACTTGACGTGTAACAAAACCAGTAAGAGCGAGAGTAAAACTGTCCCAAGGTAAGCCAGCACCATCCGCATCTGTTTTCTCAGGTATCTGTTTGAGTCCAAAAGTGATCATTGGATCTAGCGCAAGACGACAACCTTCAAAGAATTCTTTATTGCCTTCTTCAGCTATGGCTAGGATTATGGCTTCTTTGTTTAAACGGCTTGGATGGGTTTCTAGGGCCCAAATGTGACTGGCACAAACGCTCATGTTTGACTCCTATAAGTTGCTGTATAAGTTTATATTATACAGCCTAACTGCTAGTATGTCAAGTGGTTTGTGGTCTTAAATGGCTTGCCGTAATAGGCATTTTCCAATTGGCGCAAGATCAAATTACGCATTCTGCGTATAATTGGATGATTGTGATTCCAATCAAATGACTTCAAATAATCATTCCAAGTTGAATTTTTATGTCTACGGCATTGATTTGAATCTAGGTATCGTCCAATTGTTGTAGGATCGTATCCAAATCGATCAATCAATTCACAGGCACAATTGAACGCATGTGCGCCCATTTCGTCTCTGTCACCATAGTACTCTTGCTTTTTACGATCAGTAGCATAATAGGCAGTGCTTTCGTATCCGGGAATGTTTTTAAAGTTACGGGCACGGAATTGGCGCTGATGTACAATTTCATGCAGTACTACATCAGCAAATCGGATAGCCATACGTTTAAAACGATGATTGGTTAATCGTAACTTTCGATCGTTTGGATTGTAGTTGAAATTGACTTCAATCGCAGGCTTGCCTTTGTGATCCAAATCGCTGTAGTAAACTCCGCCCATGAATACAAATCCAGGTGTAGTAGGAGCATACAAACACTTTTTGAGTTTAACAGGCAGGTGCGCCTTAATGTGGCGAATAATGCGTTTTTGGATTTGACTGGGAGATAGCTCTTTGCCCACTATTTCGCTGTTGAGCGAATAGAACATAGAGTACAGATTACTGCGGGTTAATTCCGACCAATCGAATGGTAGTTGGGCCATAGTAAACTCCTAGACATAGCTATTTATAGTTTACTACAGCAACCAATTATATACGCACTTTATGGGCGTTTTGTTATGATCTCGTCAATTAATCCAAAATCTAGTGCTTCTTGCGCACTCATAAAGTTATCACGTTCCATAGCAGAGTGGAACTGCTCAAACGTCTTGCCCTTGCTGTTATGGTCTACATAAATTTGGGTCAAGTTCTTTTTCATTTTAATGATTTCGTTTACTTGGATTTCCATGTCTGTAGCTTGTCCACCTGCACCACCGCTTGGCTGGTGAATCATGTGGCGAGCGTTTGGAAGCATTTTGCGTTTGCCAGGAGCCCCAGCAGTAGCGAGCAAGGAACCCATACTGCAAGCCTGACCCATAACGACGGTACAGACGTCTGGTTTAATAAATTGCATTGTGTCATAGATAGCCATGCCGGCAGTAACCACACCCCCAGGACTATTGATGAAAAAAGTAATGTCTTCATTTCCTTGACTCTCCAAAAATAGTAGCTGTGCTACCAGCAAACTTGCCGAATGTTCATTAACATCTGTGTCCAGCATAACAATACGGTCCTTGAGCAAGCGACTGTAAATATCATAACTACGTTCTCCACGAGCTTCTTGCTCGATCACCATTGGTACTAGGTTTGGCATTTTTATCCTTTAAGATGCTTCATTACGTTTTCTGGGCTTGATACGCCGTAGGGATCTGGATCAGTGTCGCTAGCTTCGGGTTCGATGAACATGTGCTGTACTTGCCCATTATCGATGATGGCCGCATAACGGCGACTGCGTTTTCCAAAACCAATTGCACTCATATCTATCAACATGCCCATACCTTCTGTAAACACTCCTGCTCCGTCTGGAATAGGATGTACATTTTGAATGTTCAAACTACGAGCCCACTCGTTCATAACGAACGCATCATTAACACTGACACAATAGATATCATCAATACCTTGTGCTCTAAAGTCTTCATACTGCTCTTCAAAGCCGGGTAGTTGGTATGTTGAACAAGTTGGGGTAAATGCTCCCGGCAAGCTGAATACCACTACTCGCTTGTTGTCAAACAGCTCTGCTGTAGTCTTGAATACAAATTCTCCACCGATTGGGCAACCACCGCCCTCGGGTGCTAGATCGCCTTGGCGAAATGCAAATGTTACATTTGGTACTAGTTGTGTCATAATTGTTCCTTAATAAATTGTTTTAATTCTGGCGGAGTCCAGCCAATTGGCTTTAGAACCTTGCCGTCTTCACGCTTGCGCACCTTGCCTGTTTCGTGATCGATCTTGGCAAAGTTAGTGCGCATAACTTCTTTCCATGCACCCTCGGCATCGCTACCTGTACTATGAATGGCACCGATAGTGACTACTAGAATATCTATAAGTGCATCTAACGTTTCTAACTGATTATTGTTGTTGACAGCTTCCCAAAGCTCTTTGTATTCTTCTTCAATGAGTCTGAGATACATTGCAAACTGATCTCGATTAAACTCACCACCTGCGACTTGATCACAGGCTTTCATAAACTTTTCTTGATCTCTAAATGGATTGGTCATTCTGCTGGCTCGTATGTTTGTTCAAAGATGTCTGGCTTGCAAGCATAGAACTCGCCCTGCACACCTTTGATAATCCAATCCCCTTCTGTGGCAATGTGTTTCACAGTCAAATGAACACCATCTTCCAATGTTCCAATTTCTGCTTCTGCTAGTGCGCTAGGATGACGATCCTTGCTCACATTACCCAATGCTGTGCCACAAAAAGATTTGACAGCAATCATTCCCTGTTCATCATAGATAAATCGAACTGCTTCGATCACTACGGGTTTTTTTCTAAATTTCATTCTGTTTCCTGGTGTAATTGGCTTTGATATAACTCCAGCTGATCTATAAGATTTTGAACACCTTGATAGTTCATAGTAAGTGTGGTATAACCCATTTTTAGAGATACACGGTTGTCAGAGGTATGCCCAATTTCGTAGTATGTAGTTGGATCCTTTTCTTTAGGAGCAGGCGGTTCAACTGGTGCTACGGCTCGAGGAGCAGGAAACGGTACTACATTTTTTGGCATTTTATTTTTCTTAAACAAATCAAACATGGTATTTTCTTTCATATTGAGCCAGCGAGCCAGCGGATTACAAACCAACGGTAATGCAATTATACATAACCATGCTAACTGTGTCAATGGAAACAAATCTGTTTTGAGCACAAAGAGATCTAGCATGCCAATGATGAAGTAAACAGCACTCCACCAAAACAACCAATACCCGCCTGAGCGTTCAAACAACTTCATATTAGTCTTTCTTGTCTCCGAACAACTGTAGCAAACTGAGGAAGATATTGATAAAATCCAAGTACAGAGTTAACGCACCTATCACTTCTGCGGCAGGGCTAGAATCGGTACTGACCATTTCACGAATCTGCTGTGTGTCGTAAGCAGTTAGACCCATGAAGATTACGATAGCCAGGGCTGAGATAACCATCTGCATTACTGAGCTACCGATAAAGATATTGATAATGCTGGCAATGATAATAGCAATCAATCCCACAAACATAAACTTACCTAGACTGTCCAAATCTTTCTTGGTAAAGTATCCATAGAAGCTCATAGTTCCAAACAACACACTGGCACCCATGAACGCACTAAAGATACTAGCCATAGTATAGACAGCAAAGATTACAGCAAAGCTCAATCCCATAATGGCCGCAAAGCCTGCCAACAATAGTACAGCAGTTTCTTTTGGAGGATTAGCGTTGAGTGCAATGCTAATTCCAAATACAGCAACTAGTGGGGCAAAAATTACTACCCAATGCATTGCACCTGTAAAGAAAAACTTCACAAGTTCTGGATCAGTTCCTACGAAGAAACTGACCAGCATACTTACCAGTGTGGCAAGCCCCATGTAACCGTACACACGGCCCATAGCTTGATTGACTTCGCCTGCCGAACGATAACTAACGATTCCGTCAGCTGAATAATTTGTTCCAAACATATTTTTTCCTTTTAGTTAAGTTCTTTAAATGCTTCCGGAGCACGTTTAGTAGCAAAATCTTGTTGAGCCTGTGCCAGTTTGGCCTTCTTCAAAAGATTGGCATCACCTGTGGGCAAAGCAACTAGAACGAACACACGAAAGCGTCCACCTTCTGCGATGCGCTTGATGTCACGTACTTCTACACCAGTAAGGTCAACTTCCTTGCAGTTTGTACGCAGAGCCATTTCGCTCATTTCAGTGCTGGCAACGGCCGAGTCTGTACGATAGATCTTGGTTTGTTGCGTTGCAGTACCACCTGCCAGCATACAGATCTTGCCATAGGCATCTGCTTTGGCTTTGATGTCTGCCATGCTAAAGTCTCCACTTACCGCAGAGCCAGCTTCAAACACTGCACTGTTACTCAATGGAACTTTGGTCATCCAATCCGGAGCCTTGTCGATAGCACGTTCAACATATCGTTCTTGGCGTTCACGTTCTTGATCAGCACGTTTTTGATACACATCAGTTGTACCACAAGCGGCTAAGACAGCAACAATGGGTAATAGTAATAGAGTCTTTTTCATTTCATTTTTTCCTTAGTCCATTCGGCAGTTGACGAAATGTCTTTGCCAATACCTGAAACTGTGCTACAACCACTGAGTAGGAACAGCATCAAGAATGTCATAATGATAACTGTCCACATGATATTTTTGATTCTGTATTGGTTCATTTTGCCAACTCCACTGATTGTGTTTTAACTGTGTCTACGCCTTTGTCCAGCATGCGAGCAACACCGCCAAACCCAACTGTAAAGAAAATACCGCCTGCGATAAAAACCACAATGTACTTCAACATATTAAACCTTTCTGTGTGTGTTTGTTGAACATGTTACTATTATACAGCAGTTAGACTGGAATGTCAACCTCGATCTTTAATAACACAATCGATTTTGGCTTCACTCTTGAATTCACCACCCAATCCCAGCAATAGATTCTCTCTTGCCTTTTGTTTGGCATAGTAGCAGATACTGGCCATTTGTTCAAGTCCCTTTTCGGTTTCGTCCAAATGATGCACAACACCATTGACTTCTATATCAAAATGCACAGTGCATGAGTTTTCCCAACCGTTGGCTACTTCTTCTTTGGTTAAGTTTGTGATGTTGCCAACTCGGTGTTGAGTAACCAAACGAGTGCTGGTATCTATAACGCAACCTTGCGGCTTGTCTACCCGTGCTTCTTGAATGGGCTCTGCTGTAGCCACAGGAATGGGCGAGTTATTGCAACCCGCCAGCAAGATAACCAAAAGTGCAGGTAAAAGTTTCATTGGTATTTGTCATTAAGTTCTACATTAGTGAGGCCTGCCACTGTTTGGAATTTATCCCAAGCGGTCTTTGCGGCAGGATTGTTTGCCAATTCACTGCTGGGCAACACAGCTTCTAGCCAAATTTCTGGACGGCGTTTTGGGTGTGCGCCAAACTTACGGGGCTGATGCATCTTGCCAGACTCCCAAAGTTCAATGCTGACACTACGGAATTGATCCTCGTCGTGGTAACCTGCCCATTCTGGATTGGATTGGCTAAAGAAGCCGCTACTGTAAGCATTGTCAGTACCGCCACCGTATCCAATCCAAATGCCCGACCATTGTTCGTCATCGTGCGGATCAAAATCCGTACGAGTAATTAAGACTAGCACATCGTCGATGTCTACCTTGCCGTCTACAATATCTCGAACACAACGACTATAACTTAGTCCGATTTTCATTTTGATGCCTCTGCAATTTCTTTATAACCTGCCCAACTTGGATGAACGTTGTCTGCTTGCATACGTTCAGTTTTAAGTACGGTATCGTGATATTCATTTGCGATTCGCCAAATAGCATCACGCTGTACTGGAAACTTGTTACTGGGCATAACCCAGTAAACTCGATCAGCTTTGGTCAGCTGTCTAATAGTGCGTAACTCTTGTTCAGTTTTAATATACTGATGATCATTTGAGCCAAGCGATATGATCACATGGCTAGCAATCAGCGGAGTATTTTGGATATTCTTATCCAACCACTGCTTAGAATTGATTCCACCTTTAACATAGGCTACACATTCTTTGCGAATGTTGGCAACGCCAACTCCAATACTATCTCCTACAATTAAACAGTCAAACATTTACTTCCTCCCGTAGATAACGGACAAGCTCTTTGTCTTTGGGCTCGACCGCATAGTTGCGTTTAAAAAATATTTCATAACTGTCACTGCCGTACTTGCCAATGCCATACAACATTGTAGCATCTTCTCCGTCCCAAGTCAAGTAATCTCGACTCATTCCAATCAATCTTTGATAACGCACATTCAGCATGCCCAAAGGAGCCAAAATCGTTTTGACAAAGTCCTCGTCAGCGTTGAGCAAGGCCTGCGGGGTAGGAAACCAATAAAGGAATTCTGGTAAGGTCATCTTGACTGGTTTGCGACCAGTTTGGTTAAGCATGATGACACCCACCATATGTTCCCAGGCATTGTTGATCTGTTGTTGCACCATCAGATCGTCACGAAGAGGTTCAAAGAACTTCATTCTGATTTGGATGCGTTCTCTAATCCAGACACTCGAGCCTGCAACTGTACAATGCCTTCCTCTAATTTCTCAATATGGGAAGCCACTTGTTCCATAAACTCGGCTGTGTTTTTGCCAGTGGTTCGTAGCATTTCTGCAACGGTTACTGTGTTTTTAAGTTCTTCAGTCATTTAAATCTCCAATAAAATGTTAGGGTTCCAGCCAGTGTCTTCACTGTAGCCTGGACTTTCGTAACCACGTGGGTTACATACAACTCTTGTTTCACCGATTTGATAATCAAACGGATGATGCGTGTGACCATGTGTCCACAATTTAATCTGTGGGTGATCTAAAATGAACTCACTCAAGTCGCTGTGATATCCACCGTTCATCAAAGTTTCGTGAGCATACATTGGGTGTACACTTTGGAAACTGGGACTATGATGTCCCACCACAACGCACTTCTTGTCCTTGTGTTCTTGGATAATGTGCTTGATGTAAGCCAAAGTTTTGTCGTGGCGGATAGCCACATCCAACGCACTCATAGTAGCATAACTTCTAAAGTCGTTGCGGATGATACGGAAGTCGTTCATCATACCTTCAATGGCATGCATGGTCAGCGGATCACGCCGGTTCATGTTGGTCCAAAGTGTTCCGCCTACAAACACAACATCATCGATGATCTTTGTATCTTGTTCCAACATATACACGTTGGGATGCTTGGCACATTCTTCACGCATATGATCAACGCTGGCGTAGAACTTGCCATTGTAAAATTCGTGATTGCCCATGATGTAGATCACATGAGGAAATTGAAAACTACAACGCTTGAAAAAATCACGGAATCGCTGTGCTCGTTGCTGACGCTTGCCCAAGCCAGTACCGTTGGCAATTGCCGCTTGATCACTAGTATTAGTTGACTCTGGATGATCGTGAAGATCCTGGGCGATCATAATATCGCCACCTAGGATCAACACATCATAGTCTTGATCATTTTGAATGTTAATGTCGTCAAACTCTAAATGGAGATCTGACACCAATTTAATTTTCATTTAGTCCTCTGTTGAATCGTCGTCTACTATCTTGTAGTCTACTATTTTATAGTCGGTTGGAAATTTTGGCAAGTCGTTTCTTGCTAACCAATTTTTGGCATCTTCTTTGGTAAGCTGTCCTGCCTCAACTTCTTCAATAGCATTGCGCAGTGCTTCTTCAATCAATTGATTGAAAGTAACGTCACGTTCATGTGCCAGTTTCATATATTGTAACAGATCTTCATCCGAAAAGTCAACCTGTACTTGCACACGGGTATCATAAGATTCCCCTGCCCGAATGGCTAGGGCTTTTTGGACAAAGTCGTCTAACACATCCAAATCAACGTAGTCAACACTATCCCATGCTTCGTTCAGATTGACACCGCGAGTCTCTGCTTCTTTGCGATGTTTTTCTTGGAACTTGGGATTGATCATTCTGTACGCACGGTCGTTGGTATAGTCGCACATAGTGACTTCATAAATCTTTTGGCTTTTGGTTGAGAATACAATACTGAAACTGTATCCACCTTTGCCATGAACGCCATTCCATGAATCTAGTGTAAAGCTGTTTGGGCCATAGCAACCCCAACCATAATCACTACCTTCGGTAATCTTATAGTCGACTAGTTCCATCCATTCTTTAAGTGTAATCATTGTTCAAATCCTTGTTTAATTAATTGGTCTTCTGTCAGTTCATCTTCCGGAGTGTCATAATCTACACCACCGTGCTCTTTGCACACTGTCTTGATCCATCCACCTGAAGTCTGTGTGCCAGGCTTGCCACACTCTTCACATGTTACACCTGACATAGATTCTGCCATGCTAACCAGCCCAGAGATATATTCATCACCACCTGTGTAGTAGAAGCGTAGCGTACCAAACTTCTCTTTAACCTGATCCAATGTTACTTGCGGAATCTCTGCAGGAATTTCACGCAGGGGATCTTCAATAAGTTCTTGCTTGCGTTTTTCTACGTAATCTCGATTTAGCATGTCTTTCATATCTTCATCGAACAGTGTAGAGTCACCAGCTTTGAGTTGTTCAGCCATCTGATTAAATTTGATAGCGACTTCACGCTGTCTAATCTTCCAATCAATGTGATGCTGAATATTACCCATAAGTTGATTTAGGATTTGGAACCAGCCATCACCACATTCAAACCCCCAACACATGCAAGTTTCTTTCATATCCCGGTTGCGGTTCACCATCATCTTTGGGTAAACCTTGCACAGGTACTCGTCGTTTTCTTGTTTCATATCGTTCCTTAATCGTAATCAACACCGGGCATTTTCTTTTTGCCTTCCCAATGATCTCGTGTCACACACAGCCCTTTATGCTTTACACGCATTGGACTATCCAATTGCACCAACTGTACTTTTACTGCTTCACAATCTTTTTTAGATCTAAACTCAATAGTGTTTTTGTCTATAAAGTCTCCGCCGGGGCTGTACATTGCAATGATCAGGATCCATTGATTCATATGATACGTCCTAATCCCAAATAGATCAATGTTTCTAATTCTAGTTGATAGTCCTGCCCTAACCTGCGTTTTTCGTATATGGACTGTAGCACTTCCTTGCCGTCACCATAGTCCATAACACCAGACCCACGTGACTCTAATTCTTCAATCAAATCATCTGTATCAAACTCACTCAAGTCAACATCAACTTCTACTTCGGTGTAAATTGTTTTGTACATCAGTTGATCTCCGGTACTTCTGCATAATGACTGATAATCAAATCCAATGCGGCAATGGTTTGCACATTGAGTCCCACATCGTGTGGATGTAACCAATAACCGTCTGGGTTTGAATCACTTTTGGGATTCTTCTTCCACTGCTTTAATTCTTTCTTGAGATACGCACGGTAGTCTCTCAACGTTAAACTTGTAATACGATCAGCAGTTTCACCGTCAATAAATAGTTTGGGAATATGTTTCGCTTTACTCATAGTGGTCGCCCTTTCATTGTACAGTTATTTTACATGAAAACAAATCGCTTGTCAATAGTTTGTAGGTGCAAATAGACCTTTTTGGCTAACTTTTTAGTTAGAGTGCTGAGCCCAAAATGTCCGATGTAGGCTCTCAACTGCGGGCTAGAATATTGGGCGCCTGTACGCATTTTACTTAACACACTGATTTTGGATAAACGCCGTTTGGCACGTTCAGCATCCATAGTACGTAGCAGTTCAATGGCTATGCTAAACGCATACGCATCTAACTCATCATCGTCGGCAAGGTACAGTTCATATGGTGTATCAAAATGCTCACCGTACTGATTATGATCTCTGCGCATACTTTGATACTGATGTCGGAACTCATGCACTGTGGCATCAAATATTTCAGTGAGGAAACTGGTTACTTGATGTGGGCCAAATAGTTCAGTACCTTGCAGATTGTGTTGTACCACAACTTCAATAGCAGTGTCCATATTGAAGTCGTTCTCACTGTCATAGTAAGCCACAACATACCATTTGTCTGGATCTAGAGTTTTATCTTTTTTACTTTTGATTGCAATATCAAAATTGTGCAATTTGAATGTGTTGCGGGTGCGACCTATAAGGTTTCTAAAATTGGTCTGTTCGGGACTATCTTCTCGAACTTTTTTACATACATTATACACACGTTCGAGAATGATGTTCATATTTACAACCTATACGTTACTCTGCCCTTGGTAAGATCATATGGACTAACTTCTAAACGAACGTTGTCACCCAGAATGATCCTAATTTTGTTTTGCTTCAATTTGCCACCCATGTAACACAGCAACGGGTTGGGCATGTTCTCAACTTTAACTCTAAACATGTTGCCTGGCAATACTTCTTCTACTGAACCTGTCAATTCTATAATATCGTCTTTAGCCATTTGTTGCCTTTGAAATGGTCCACGAGCCGTCACCTAGATCGTTCCATTCCAATGTGTCTCCTTCTTTCCATCCTTGCAAATCCAACATCTCCTGCGGCAGTGGGAGAACTAGATCTCCGCTACCGTCATCTGCTTCTTCAACTGTTATAGTCCAATGTGTCATAATTCTATTTAATCTCAATCTTCATCATCACTCCAAGGAACTGGACGCCAACCCAATCGATTTAGATCCAGTTCAATTTCTTCAGTCACTACACCTTCTGGTACATAGTCTCGACCATCAGTGGTGTCTGGCACAGTACCGTCTAATCCGTTGCCCAATTCTGCATTACCAATGCCGCTACAGTACCAATCAATGTAGTCACCTTGTTCACGCATATCAGCAATTATACCACCACTGTGACGCCAACTGCAACTCCAAGTTTCACCTTTTAGCTCTTGCCAAAACTCTCTGCTTTGCCAAGTCATGTTGCACATTGCGGCGTATAAGTTTTGAGCATAGTTGTCACTGGCTTTGACTTTATCGCATAGTTCTTTACTAGAGCGCAAATCGTATTCCATATTGTTTCGTTGCCAAACTGGATCGTGGATCTTGTTGGCATCATCAATTTTAACCTGTTCCCACATTTCGATGTATGCTTGATTAGGCTCTTCGCCCGCTTCTTCTGCCCGTTTGATGCTACGTTCCTTTTGAAAGGTATGTCGATCAGGGCTACTTGCTACTGGTTTATTCATATTAAAAGCCGTGCCAGCTTCCCTGGAAGCAGTGTCGCACTTCGTGTCCTAGATTGGTCAAAGTGGTGTTTAGTGGTGTAATTATAGTACAGACTCTTGTCTTGTTCACATCATAATGAAATTCACAACCCAAAACGTTGAAACCAAATCCGCTGTTACCACGGCGCTTGCTTTCAAAATCACATGCCGCTGTCACATTGGCTTCTTGACGCCAAATGATCGTTGCCTGGTTAACTTGGTTGCGTGTGGCATCGAACTCTTTGAATGGCTCATCACGATATTCTGCCTGAGCACTAGATGCCGCTAACAACAACATAAAAAGTACTTTCTTCATCACTTGCCTCTTTCTTTGCCTAAGTTGTAAAATGGTGTAGACGGTAGGATTCGAACCTACAAAGCCACCCTAAGGGCCAGGCCCAGTCCCAGCAAGCTGGAGGTATACCAAGTTCCACTCACGTCTACATGTATATTATACTATCATTTGTAAATACTGTCAATGAACTTCGCAATCATTCCTTTCAAAGACATAACGCATTTTGGGCAACAAACAATGTTGGATCGCCCATTATTTAACATAAGTTGGATCCTAGGTAGATTTTGTAATTACAAATGTAGCTATTGTTGGCCCTATGCCCGAAGCGACAATTTGGATTACCAAAGTTTAGAAGTCTATAAGACTACAGTCGACGAGATAAAACGTCAAGCTCGTTTGAACGGATTCACCCAATTTCACTGGAGCTTCTCAGGAGGTGAACCTACTGCGTACAAACAGTTGCCCGAATTGATCAAACATATAGATGAATTAGAAAGTCCCTACCAAAGTATACATATGACTACCAATTTGAGTCCGGGACCCAGCTGGTGGAAAAACTGGTGTAGCATCACTGATTGTCTACAGCGCCGCAGTATTACAGCCAGCTTTCATGCAGAGTTCGCCAAGGAGCACGAGTTCGGTGACAAGTGTTTACAGTTAATGAACGAGCGGGTTCATGTAACTGTTAATCAAGTTATGGTGCCAGAACTGTTCTTTGAAACACTAGAACGCTGTGAACGATTTCGAGCTCGTGGAATTAATGTAACACTTAAACCACAAAGCAATGACAGTGCCACCGCCATAGTGGAAGGCTACACAGCTGAGATGGTTGATATAATGCAAAACGATTTTGAACAGCAGGAAGGTTATCAAATCCGTTTAATGGATGGTGATAAAAATTATTTTATAGATCAAGCAGAACGGTTTAATGCACTGGGGTTTAATCAATTTGCCAATTGGACTTGTAATGCAGGTTATCAGAGTGTTATAATAAAAGGTACGGAAGTCAAACGTGCTTACAGTTGCCACGAAGCCGCACTGGGCACGATAGAAAAATTTACTTTGTTTTCTGTGCCACAAAAATGCGTGACTACTAGATGTGTTAGTAGTGCGGACAGCAAGATACCAAAATGCAGATAGATACAAACCATTTACACCATTGGATGCAGGCCATCCGTCAAAGCCCGGACCCTATGCGTACTATGGATGCCTTTTGGTCGGGGCAATTAAAAAGCAAAGAATGGTTGATTGATTGTCTAGATGAGCATGTGCATTTTGCATCTAGCATAGACATCTTCGGCGGCTGGGTTGGTACACTTGCCAGCATGTTATTTCAGAGCAACATTCCCATTACTACTATTCGCAGTATTGACATTGATCCAACCTGCGAACCTATTGCTACGCTAATGAACAAGGGTGAAGAAATTGAAGGTCGGTTCAAAGCGTATACGGCAGATATGTGCGATGTAATTTCTGTTGCAGATATTATTATTAATACTAGCTGTGAACACTTAACACAAGCACAATACGATAAATGGTTGGATAGAATGCCTAACGGTAGTTTGATTATTATCCAAAGTAATGATTATAATATCCCCGAGCATGTGCGGTGGCATAAATCATTTGATGAATTTAAGGAAACTTGTGGATTACATTTTCTTTGGGGCGGCGAAATGAAATTACCCCTGTACACACGTTACATGATCATAGGAAGGAAGCCTTAAGTGTTAGATCATTTGCACCTATTAATACAAGGTACTGCTGAAACACAATTGTCTGAATTAGATGTTAAAAACATTCTACTAGATATTGTATCAACTATTGACATGGAAATACTAGGAGGGCCATATGTCTATAGATCAGAAGTTTTAGATAACGAAGGATACACAGCACTCATGGCTATAACTACTAGTCATATTGTCATGCACACTTGGGATACTGGTCTAATACAACTAGATGTTTATAGTTGTAAAAAATTTAATGTACCAGATGTTGTTAAAGTTTTGAATAAGTTTAATATTTTAAATATTAAAACTAAATTCCTTGATAGGTCAAATGGCTTTATAGATTTAGCAAATTAAGTTTTGACTTATCGGGTGTGCGATTAAATTTATATCGACTAGGAGGGCTATCCGGTAAGGCTAGTCCTTTATTTTTAAACACATCTCTGCGTATAATCTGATGTAAGAAGTTTGTAATACCGTCGGGTACAAAGTTACACCAAGGTCCGCTACGCAATTCTTCCATATCAATATTGGTTTCATCGCACCAGCTGATTAATCGCACAATTTTATCTTCAATCTTAACCATAACATGATAGATATTATTGTCTGCTTCTATGATTCGTTCAAACTGTTTACTATGATCCTTGCACCATTGCTCCGCACGTTTGTATAAGTTGCTAACAAACGGTTGTTCGGTGCTGGCATTACGTCCTATTTCTGCACCATTACGTATGCGGAAATTTTTAGGAGTCCAAGGATTACTAGTAATCTCAGTTAGTATGTAATCAAGCTCACTGAAGTCTACCATAGTATAACTAATGTAACCTATCTTGATATCTTCACGGTGCATGTTTTCAATAGCACTAACTTGTTTACGTCTTACAGTTTCGTGATCGATGTAACTTGGATGATTAAGCCCAATGTTAACACCTGCAAGTCCAGCTTCAACACATTTATGAATAAAATCGCTGTCATTGAAACGTATGCCATTAGTCATTACACTAACATCCATTTCGGGATCTAACTCACGGATAGCTGTTATCAATTCTGGAAAGTCTTTGCGTAAGGTACTTTCAGCACCGGCGAGGATGATTCTATGTACTCCATCCTCGCCTACCGGCATATCTCGTATTTGATCGAGCAATTCTTCTATAGAAGGGTCGCGGGCATCGTTTTCTGGTAAATGGTAACAATGTGGGCATTCTAAATTACAGCGGTCACTACCTTCGATAAGTACTCCGCCATTAAAATTAAAATCTGGATTATCCTGGGTGTAATATAGATTAGCATAAAACTCATAGTCAGATTCGATCATATGATGGCTAATACCATGTATGGGACATGACTTGGCTATAAACACCTGATTATCTTTATGGTAGCGCCATGCTGGTATATGTCTATGGCAATGATGGCATAGGCTTACTGTTGGATCTAAAACTGTACCATTTATACTTGCTAGTAATCGGTCTATGTTAGTTTGATTAAAGCCCATTAACATTACATAACTCTCCCACTAGCGGTAGTTGTAGGTATAGGTAAAATAGGAATGACTGAGATCTTATTGCCTTTATATGAATCTTCTATGTCGGTTTCAACATAAGGATTATTAATATTTGCAATATCAGTTTTAAGCAAATATTTTTGATACATTTGGTCATGCATGTGACTAACCATGTAACGCCTATTAACCGAATATGAGCATGATAAACGTTCCCATCTATCAATATCTATATCTGATTCTAGAATGAATGGATATGATTTGCTTTCATCCAACATAAAAGCATACTGTAATTCTATGACACTTGGATCTATAGTATGAAATAAGTTTCCAACGGTAACTCCGAGGTCTATAAAATGATTCTTGTTTTCAAATATATCGTCCATACCGTAACTTTCGGGCATAGTCAATGCAACTACGTTCTTCCATTTTTCACCTACAGGCATTTCACCGTAAGTGAAATAATTTACAAATATTTCTTCTACATCATTTAGTATAGGACCGCCTATAATGTCGTTCTTAATTGCGTTGTATAATGCATCATAATATTGACGGTATGGAACATTATGCATTTCATACAAGTACCGTGAAGTAAGTTGTGTTATTCCTAAATAATGAAATTGACTCATCATCCAACTGTACGCTAATGAATCTGCAATATCTTGGCTGGTAGCAGTATTTGTGCTCGACACCATGGCAATATTTTCATGACTACTATCTTCGTCGTCCCATATGCGTTCTTCGGGACTACGATACATATCTTTAGGATATATCAACTTAATTCCGTATTTGTTTCTATACTCTTCACTGTCCATTTCACTATTAGGAATAACAGTAGCAGGATAAGTTTTAACGCTGTCGTGTTGTCCTAATTCCATTAATCTCATTAGGCCATTAATATAAGTGTCCTTGGTTTCTAAAGGTAAACCTAAAACCATCTCTGTGTAGTATCTAATACCGTGTTTACGGCATAAGGCATAAGCACGTTCTAAATTGTTCATACCCATGTTAATTCTTTTCACAGCATCTAGTGTGGGCTGGTGCATGCTTTGTATAGCCATTTCTAAACCGTAAGTCCATGCTTGAATAATCTTTTCCATTTCAAAACAATGCTCATTTAAATTTTTAGCATGGTTAAAGGTTACACGTCTAATTTTGCTGTTGGGTGCTTCTATAGCTCTGCGGATCATCCACGCTACTTCGACATCACGTTCTTTCATTATACCTGAGTTAGCATCGATCACAAACATCCAATGTATGTTATGTGTTATAGCCCATTTGATTTCTTCCTCAACCCTATGTAGGTTAAAGTTTTTTAGTTTGTTAAGATAGTCGGCTCCCCAGCCGCAAAACGTACAGTGATAAGGACATCCTCTGTTAGTTTCTAGCATCATAAACCAACTAATATCTGGATTGTCTGCAATAATTTTATCAAAGAACCCTGTAGTGTAAGGGCTAGGATAATTTTCAATATCTGTTTGTCTCGGGTTATTCCAATATCTCGGAATAGTCTCGTTATTAAGATTCATCTTTAAAAGATTAGCCCATGCAACTTCTCCCTCGCCAAACATTGCAACATCGATAAAATCGTATTTGAGCCATTCTTCATTAACACTAGGACCACCAAACACTATTAGACAGTTTGGAAAACGTTCTTTTAATTTCTTAGCTAAGGTTAGATTCCATTTATGATTCCATACGTAGCAACTAAATCCAATGATACTAGGGTCGATGATCTTTTCAATTACATTTTTTTGTCTATCTCTCCGCCAAATAACATCTTGCAATTTATAGTTATTTTTCACATAATCAAATTGGTTTGCATAGGCCCAAATACATCCTACACTGAATGGTAGGTAGTGCTCATTAGAGGGTCCGGAAGTAATTTCAGTTTGTATAAGATAGACATTTTTCATGACACCATATTTACCTTGTTAAATACTGTATGAAAAATTTAAAGCTCTTGTTCCCTTTTAACTACAACTACGATCATTCTAACGCAAGAAAGATTGATAATTATACAAGATTTGGATTTGTAGAAAACGGCAAAGATTTAATAGATTTAAGTCTAGGATCCTGCGGCTGTTTTTTACTAGGATTTGATCGTAAAGACATTATACACTATGTTGCTGATAAAATGTTAGACAATCCATTCGCTGGCGGCGAATACATGACCACTAATCAGGCAGTTATAGATCTAACAAATAAACTATATGATATCACTGGTGGTTATAGAAGTATATTTGCCCTAAGTGGAAGTGACGCAGTCGAGGGTGCAATTAAATTAGCCAAAATATATCACGAAGCTAAAGGTAACCCTAGGCACACTATACTCGGTGTTAAAAATTCTTACCACGGAAGTACTTACCTAACATCCGGCATCGGCCAATTAGAGTATATGACCAAACATCCTGTTGAAAATTGTATTGCTTTGAATCAAGAAGAATTAATAGACGCTGTTAAAACTAAAACAGCCTGTTGCCTAGTTATGGAAACATGCTCGTGGAATAAGGGTCTTAAACAGTATACTAAAGATTTTTGGCGAGAACTTAGACAAACATGCAGAGATCACGATGTGATTTTTATTTTAGATGATATTGCCATGTGTGGTGGCAAGACAGGTAAGTTTGTTGGATTCGATACTGAGTTGGATCCTGATATTTTTACCATGGGCAAGGCATTGACTGGGGGATACTTTCCTTTAAGTGCTACGCTAGTAAGCGATCGTGTTAACGAAGTAGTAAAGCATGAGTTTTTGGGACACGGGTTCACCTATACATTTTCATTAAGTGGAATTTATTCAACTTTAAAATATTTAGAAATATTAGAAACAGAAGATTTATTAAATCAATACACTGCAACTGTCGATACTGCGACCAGACTTTTTACTAGTATGGGGTTAACTTTTAGAAACTACGGATTAATGTTTGATATAGATATTAAGTCAACTCCTGAACAAACATTCTATGACAACGGTTTGCATATAGGAGTATGGAATAATGGGCAGGATAACCTTATGTTAGTACTGCCTTTGATTGCTGATACAGAATATTTTACAAAGTTACAGGAACGACTCGCCGCTTCTCTCCACGTCGACTAACATCTAGTGTTAGGCAATGTATTCCGCCTTCCCAAAACATGCTATGACGCATGTTTACTACGTGGCATGTAATACCTTTTTGTTTTAAAAAATTAAACAGCTTAGGTTGTTCACTAGAGAACAAGATATTCTTAGAATCTATTACCAGCACATTACTGTCAAACGCAACATCTTGCACATACCCCTTCCACTCGTTGAGCCATTTGTCTATCCACTCTTGACTTAGTGTACCACTGGTAGTAGAAAAAGATTCTACAATTTTACTATAATCTAAAACTTCAATATATTCTTCAATTTCAATAAGTGTTTTAGATTGTAACACTTCGGGAACCCAAGACTGGTTGATACAAATAACAGTATCATCGTCAATCATAAAAAACCCGTGATCAATGTGGCCCCACTTATTGTTTTCAATAATACGTGTACCGGGCAAGTTACGCTTCATCCATTCTAGTCCAAGTAGCGTTCCTGGACCTTGTTTGTTAGTTATTAATGCATCTCCACATTTAAACATGGTGGCAGTATGCCACAGTATTTTATCTTTGTTTAGATCGTGATAGATGTGCTTACCATCATTCCACCACTTGTCTGTAGAGTTTAAAGGTGCAAGCACAGGCGGCGGTTGACTGATCCAGTTATGACCTTGTTGAAATAGCTCTCTAAATATGCCTAAGTAGTTTAAACTATCATTGAATCTATCAGGCATTGATGTGTATGTTTGATATATTGTTTCGCCATACACTAGGTATTGATCTCTTGGAACAATAGGAGCCATTGCAGAGTTATGCGCAACGTTAGGTCGATAGACTTTTATACCTAAACTAGTTAAGTAATTTGCTAGAGTATTTAGATCTTCTTTAGTTTCTTTTAAGATCGTTTTTAATCCAGGATGGTCGCTATCGGTAAAACAGTCACCGACAATAATTGACTCTAAAGGATCCCATTCAGTCCAGATCATGTGTTTAATATTTCTTTCAAATAGTCTTCTGCCCAGTAGGTATAATAGGCAGTATTAGATAATTTTTCTCGAGCCTTTGATAAATTATCACGCCATTGACATAGCATAAGATTATATACACCGTTGTTAGTAGGAATGCCGTTTATAAATGTTGCTTTATCTTTATGATCGGGCAAAAACACCATCTCCGGAAATAAGTTATTGTATTCTACTGCTATATCGTTGAGCTCTTCTATAGAATAACTATCGGGTAGTTTATATACAATAAGTTCAAAGTCCCAGGGTGGGGGATTTATATCACTACCGTCAGTTTCGATTAATTCATACTCTGCACTTTTAGCATAAGGACACACACTCATTCCACCTAGTTCTTCCTTAGGTGTTGAAATTCTAGATATCCATTCATTTAACATTTACAATTAGTCCTAAGCTCATGAGGTATCGATCTTTATCCGATCTGTTAGAACCTTCGTGCCATACATCATAATCGTTAATATGCAAAGTCCCCACCCCAACACCTGTTTCAGCTGTCCACGGATCGGAACGATTCTTGTCTGTGTAAAACACAGTTGCTTGTTTAGGATCGTTGTCTTCTATAAAATAGACTAGTGATGTTAATATTTGTAGTCTAGTATCAATATGCGGTTCAATTATAAAACCAGGTTCGTCTTTGAGAAATTGTCCTCCCCAAAGCGTTGAATTAAACATTTTATTGTTCGACCAACCATCCCACATATTTTGTATTCCTGGAAATAGCTCATACATAGTGTCTATGATCTTTCTTTTAACTTCGTCTGACGACAAGTAGTTTACAATTTCCTGTAAGATAATACTTTTAGGATAAGGAAGTGCCGACCTGCACAGGTGTGGATCACCAGCACGTTCTTCATAGTCAGCATGGTTAACCCATTCTTCTTTTTCAAATTCGGCTAACAACTGTGCGTAACTATACGGTGTCGTTAACTTAATTTTACATAAGTTGTTACGGACTTTGATTATTTCGAAATCCATTGTTTCTCCCATTCAGTGTTTGGCATGTTATTAAAGATATTTTCTTTATGCCATTGATAATTATTTTTGCATATTGAAGATACTAGCCGGTGCTTGTGTTCGCTGTATTCAAAATATTGTTTAGACAATTCTTTTTCTATAGCACTTGTTGACTTCGTGTCAAAGGGTATTCCCCATGATACTGCTAATTGTGCCCACATATAGTCCGGAAACATTGTGTAGCCTTCAACAGCTGATTTCATTGTGTTTTTTTCTTCGTATATCTTTTTAACAACTAGTTCTCGATGTTTTAATTTTTTACCTAATTCTTGCATGTCAGTCCAAAATTTAGTATCTGATCTATTGCTCAATGTATAGTGTACTAGAATAAAATCTGATATGTCGTCAATAGTATACGCCATTTTTTCATTGTAGGTACTGAAATCTAACGTACTTTCATCTAGTACATTATTCAGCCTACGTATGCTTGTAATAATAGTGTAGAGTGCATTGGCTTCTAACGGCTCAGTGAATCCGCAACTTAGTCCGATAGCCGCACAGTTACCATCTCCGAATTTTTCTAATCTAGTTGGAGTCCATTTAATCAATCGAGGTGGTCTACGTTGCGGACCAATTTGTTTTATAAAGTGATCTAGTGCTTCTTCTTCAGTGGTGTGCTTACTGCTAAAGCAATAGCCATTACCCATACGATGATACACACCTATTTTAAATCGCCAGCCATAGGGTTCAGCAATGCTTTGAGTATAGTTAACCATCTCAGTCTCTGGATCGACATACTCTGTTTGACAGACCCATGCACGGTCAATTGGTGTATTTTTTTCTACTAATTTCCACCCAAGCGCATTTGAAAGTACTCGTGCAAAACCAGAACAGTCTATGTACAAGTCTGCGGTTAATTCTGTACCATCACCTAACAAAACTGATGTTATGCGATTACCTTCAATATTTACTTTAACAACATCGTTGACAACGTGTTTTACACCTGCAGGTATTGCTATTTTATCTTTAATGTAAGGGCCTGCTAATTCTGCATTGATATGGTGCGCATGGCTAAATGGCTGGTTCAACAAATCTTGACCATCTTTATAGGGCATTACATTTTGTTCCATGTAGTGAAACTGTGGATTAAAATATTTGTCAAATCTATTAAAAATTTTAGATTGGCAAAGTTCGCTAACTGTGTCAATGCTCCTAGGGGCATCAACAACTCTAGTGAAATCTTCTTGCGTTTTGTTCACTGGTATATCTTTATAAAAGTTTTCGGTAGGTACTGTGTAGTTGAAACTGAAATATTGTTCATCACCGGTGCCCTGCCAATTGACAAATTTATTGGCATATTTGTGTACAGCACCTGTAACTTTCATCCAGTCAAATTCGTCAATTCCGATTTCTTTAAAAAAGTTACAAACGTGCGGAGTTACACTTTCCCCAACACCAATTTTAGGTATAGTTGCTGACTCTACAAGTGTAATATTTTCACCGCCCCGATATTTGGCCAAATATCCGGCAGTCATCCATCCTGCTGTTCCACCACCGATGATTAAAATTTTCATTATTAATTTCCACTATAAATATGCTTACATTACTTATACTATGAACAACGAGAAAATACTTGAAACAGACGGCTTCGATACTCCACTATTCATTCGTGGAATAACCGGCGGCTTCAAAAAGAACCAACCTAGCCTTAAAATTGGTAGTTCAAGGGGAACACTTGATGCCCCTGAGAATTGCCAAAATGGGGATCAGCTCGGTGTGCTCAAATTTACTGCATACTCTAAAGGCGGTAACGATTCGTCATATGTTAATGCGGCATTTGTAAGTGCTATTGTAACACAAGATGTTGTTGATGGTCAAGACGTCGTAGACGCTAGTTTGATATTGGGAGCAACTAAGGGAATCTTTACAGAAGAGTATGTATCTATCGACTCTAGAGGAGTTTTATCTGCCAAAGGTATAAAGATTGTAAACAATAACAATGCTGTTGAAGATCGAGACAAATCGCAAGATTGGTGGATGTCGGGCGGATGTAGATTTGATTACCCAGTGCCTCTTACAATTGATACAAAATCAACAGGTATATTAATCACTCAGCAAGGTAATTTTAAACAGCCAGCATTGAGATTTGACAGCTATGATAATAATCCTTATAAAGCAGGTTGGACGGCGTTTAACAGATTTAGAGGAACCCCAGAAAATCCGTTACCATTGCAAGATGGCGATTTTATATATGCGTTTGATTGGTTAGGTAAAGCCGGTGACGATCCATGGGAATGGGGCATGGCTCAGACAGCTACAGTTGACGGTAATCCGACTGAGGAATTCCTACCAACTGCAATGAATTGGGTGACACGTACTACCCCGGGTGCTATGCCAGAGGTAAGAGTTAAGATTTCCAATAGCGGAAAACTGTATGCTTACTATGGTGCTAAGATTTCATCGACTCTAGAATTAGAGTTAGAAGAAGTAGGCAAAGAAAATGTAAATTTTGACGATGTCAAATATATCAAAGTTACAATTAACGGACAAACTAGAGCTATACCTTCTTATTCAATCTCAGGATGAATTCCTACTTCTTGAATTAAAATAGTTTTGTCACCCCATTGCCAAGTAGTTGCATCGTAATGGGTAGGTGACCCTGTAGATTGTGCTTCAGAAAATACATATAGGCTAGTAACAAGCTCTATGTATTTTTTATTGTGTTTGTAGTGTGCTATTACAGAGTTACATTCTTTAAATTTAGACATTGCGTCCTCGCATAACTTTTTAGATTTTCTATTTCTTTATAAATCAAATCAACAGTATCCGGATGTGAATCAGCTCTGCCTTGATATGCTGATATTATTCCTTTTGCTCTTCTAAACCCGTCAATGTTACTACTAATGATATCTGCTATATCTTCAACCGTTAGCTCTTTGTTGCTAGAAAAGAATACAGTATCTTTAAAATAAAACATATTATCAAAGTAATGGCTAGTCATAGTCCGAGCCGGGCTAAAAAATGGTATATTGTGTTGTATACATTTCTTAGTTAATTCTATATAATTATCAATTATAACAGTAATATAGTTACGGAATTCCTCTATAACATTACTGCTGTTATACATTATGTTCAATAACACATAGGGTGGTGGATATCCTAAGTCCCCAGTGGGGCTGGTAAATTTTGTATACAACAAATCATTCTCAACAGACATTATTTCTAAAATAGGAAGTTCTAGACCTAATGTTTTGTAATTTATTAACGATTGATATTTTTCTTCAGTGTATGATTGTAAACAATGCATGTCCCCATTACTGCATAATCTATGTACATAACGATAGCTAATAGTTGTAATGTCTTCGTCTATTTCCCAAGTACAGAAATCAGGAGAATTTTTATATTTTTCTAGTACACTATCGGAATCTCTCGGTTGATGGTTTATAAAATTGTCAAACGTATTGGTCCAACTTTCAAATGTTGCACATTTATTTTCGAGTATAAGTTTTAAATTAGTAATCATAATTTAAAATAACTCACTTCTAAAAAATGATATTCAGGTTCATTTAGCAATTTCATTAAGAACTTTGCCCAGTTATCGTAACTAGGGTCATGTTCTCTTAGGCCTGCTCTAACGATAGTCATAGGTGGGAACTGATTTATTTTAAGTAATTCCCAGAACGTTGATTCTAAGTTTCTTTTATTTTGATAATACTCTTTATTCTCAGCAGGGTCAGATGCGCTGATTGCACTGATGTTGATAATCCGTTTGTATTCACAGCCCTGCCATAAATTCCAAACATTCCGTAGTAGTGCATCTTGACCTATTTGACAACAATTGATAAACACATCGCATTGATCAATTGTGGAAATAATATCTTTGTAGTTTTCATTGTTGTTTAAATCAAACCCAGTAGATCTTGATATGCCGACTATACTATGTCCAGCATCGGTAAACACTTTAGATAACGCAGAACCTACCTCTCCGGTATGCCCTGTTATAGCAACTTTTAAATTATTAACGATCATATGGTATAGGTTTCTGGCTTATTTGCAAAACAATTCTGGGGGTCGAGCTTAAATTTATACTACCATGCAAATCGTTATCTTTGAAATATTTAAACATGTCACCGGCCTTGTAATCTTTTATAAAATTACCTTCATGAATAAAAATGTGACCTTGTTGATAGTCTATAAGCGGCATCCATATTCTATTATTTTCTTGGTAGAATAATGCAGTATCTCTATGTATCGGCATATACTGCCCTGGCAGTTGTTTTATGATCCACCAGTCACCTGCAAATAGATGTTGAACTTCTTTGAAATCTAGTACAAACGGTATATTCTCTTCAGTGAACATCTCAGCCATGATGAGACTTTCCCCATACGGTCCAGTCACAAACAAATCTCGTTCATCTTGTGTAGATGTCAACAATTGATCAAAATCAATTTCTTCTTTAACCTCGTCTACTTTATGATCTTTCCAAGGGCTGATAGGGATACCTTTTGTTGATAACAATAACTCTATCCATTCTGGATTGATTAAGTGTTTATAATTTCCGCAGTATTTCATATATGCTTTCCGCAAATCGTTGATGCACTTGCTCATTAGGGTGACCCCATGCCAAGTAATCATCTTTTCCTGCGAACGAATCCATATCATTACTTTGAAGATATTGTATGCTATCTTTTATGTTTTTAAATAGTTCAACATTATATGATTGCACATTTAAATTTATATCGCACGACATAGCATTTACAATGGCAGCACCCAGAGATGCTAACGACCTTAACGATTTAAGATAATCCCAAACAATTCGATCATCAGTAAACCAGTTGAGTAACTCTTTATCTGCATTTTTGCTTATAACAACATCGATGTTGCCGACACTATCAACACCTATTAGCGATTCTTCAGACGCCCAATGTAATGATGGTAATTGAAACGACATAGGACCAGTGTCCTTAAAGAATATATTCCTATCAGGATTAGTGGCACCTACAAATATTACATCTCCGAGTTGGAAGAATTTTTCTAATTTCTTCTGTTCTACTTGCCATAGTATTTTATCCATACTGTTGCCAGCTTCTGCAAAGTTGACATAGTCAATATTCAATAATGCGGCAAGTTTTGCCGGCCATGCTAATTTCAATTGATCAGATCGTATGGTTTTCAAAGTTTCTTGTGCAACAGGATCCTTTGATAGTTTTTGAAAAAATAATCGGGGATTGTGTGATGTACTTTTTCTATATTCGTCGAGGTCTCCAAGTTGATGGTATAACAACTCTTCTCCGGCAGTGTAACTGCATCCAAACGCTACTATTCTTTTAATGTTGCTCATCGTAGATAGTAATCTGAAATGATATTCTTGGTGTTAAGCCAATGTTAGCGGCGCCGTGTGTTCCGAATGGATTAGTAAAGATGTAAGTATCAGCAGCCTTATACGGTGCAATCATTTGATTTTCGTAAATTAAAATATGGCCGTCCTGCCAGTCAAGCCAACTCATCCAGTAACGTTTACAATTTTTTTCAAACTTAGTTACTCGGTCACTATGCACTGGTAGTAAGTTTCCTGGTTTGTATTTAAATAAATTCCAATAATATCCTTGCCCTTCTTTTAAATTTATAAAAGGGGGCAAGGGCACTTCAAACGGAAAATTATCTTCCTCAAACAAATAGTAAAGTAGAGAATTGTGTTTGAATCCTACTTCTTCATACTTCTTTTGAAACTCACAAAACTCTGCGCGATCACCTCGCTCGATGGCTTCAAGTATTCCGTTCTGTTCAAACTCCCATTTAGGCATTTCATAGCCATCATTATTTAGAACATATTCAACCCACTCTGGCTTCAACCATTCTTTGTAGTTTCCTATAAATTCCATTTTTATTCCTCGTAAAGGGTTACTTGCAAAACTAATCTAGGAACTAGTCCTATGTTTGCCGCACCATGTAATGCTTGTGCAGACGAATACTTGTAAACGTCACCTGCTTTATAGTTAGTCACAACATCGTCCTCGTACATAAAAATATGTCCTTGTTCCCAATCTTGTAATGGAATCCAAAAACGATCTACATTTTTTTCTTGTTTAGTATGCGGGTCAATGTGCATGGGCATAAAATCCCCTGGCATCATTTTTGTAATCCACCAGTGCCTTGCTCTTCCGCAAGTATGAAACTCGGGTATTTCTGTAGTTAGATTAGATTGATTAAACATTTGGAAATACACAGCATCGGGACTGTACCCAGCATCAATAGCTTTCTGCCATTCTGCATTGCCTTCTGCTCCGTCAGGTTTACCTCCCTCTTTAGGTCTTAAGATTCCAGTCTTACCTAACACTTCTTTTAATAAAGGTTCCACCCAACTTGTATCTATCAAGTCTTTTAAATTTCCCACATACTCCATGATCATTCCTTGTAAGTTGTTACTTGCATAATTAACCTAATATCTGCTCCAATATTAATTGCGCTGTGTAATGCTCGAGGGTCGTCATACAAAAACACATCACCTGCTTTATAGTTATGTACATAAAGGTCTTCGTACATAAAAATATGTCCTTCCTTCCAATCTAGCATTGGAACCCAAAATCTTTTTGAGTTAGGATCTTGATGTTTTAGTATATCTCTGTGTACTGGAATAAATTCTCCAGTGTGCATTTTTATTACTTCCCAACAGAATGTTTCACTGGGCGCAATCCATGGTGGTTGATCAACTTCGAAGCTAAACAAACTGCTTTCAAGCAAATGAAAAAACACTCCATCAGTACCGTACACATCATATATCTCACGTTCTGAAGGATCCATTGCTTCTCGCAATCCTGCTTGTTCTTCAAGCGTAAGTTTATTATCTTTAAAAAAATCGTGTGGGACTTTATAGCCATCTAATGCAAGGGCTTCCTCAACCCACTTAGGCTTAATCCAATCTTTATAATTAGCTAGAAGTTTCATTTATATTTCTCGATGGTTTGTAGTCAGTTATTTGTAACACAACTCTCGGTGTATGACCTATGTTGCATGCTCCATGCCATTCGCCAGCATAGTCAAATTCATATACATCACCTTGTTTGTAGTCAGTTATAACTTTATCACCTATGGTAAAAATATGCCCGGGCTGGTAATCGGTCCACGGCATCCAGTACTTGTGTATCTCTATTTCCGGCTTAGCTCTATCAACGTGGACTGGCATACGTTGTCCAGGATTCATTTTACTAAACCACCATGTTATGTGTTTGTCTTTATAATCTAAGAATGGTGGTGGATCTTTTAGTATATCAAAACTAACATCAAATTTTTCTAGCAATCTAAAATACACACCCCATATGTCGTATCCTGAATTTCTATACATGTTATATTCATCATCGACTGGAAAGTCTGGATCTAAATATGCAACGTGTGTTCTAGCATGTTTTACAACAGGATCAATTTCATCCATCTCTGACAGTTCTTTGACAAATTGCAAGTATTCTTCTTTAGTGTGTACTCGAGTTACATCTCCGCCTAGGTAGTCAAATAGTATTGGATTAAATCTTGCTTCATTTCTAAGACCGTGTTTAGGCATATCAAACCCCGGTTTGGACATGACTTCCTCAATCCACTCGGGTTTGATCCAGTCTTTAAAATTTCCAATGTATTTTATCATGCTATCCAACGTTTACCAAAACTTTCATCTTCTATATCATTACGTATTTGATTTTCATTTCCTAATTCAGAATATGTCTTGTACAGTTTTGTTTTTAATTTTTTAAAATCTGGAACAGAGTTGTTTACCAGCGCATCATAATACATTTCTGCAAGTATGTAATGATTGACCTCGCTAAGGTGATTGTTCCTTGGATCACCTCCTACACGCAACATCCAGTCTATGCTTTCATCTCTTGATTTATCAAATTCGTCAAGGCTAGCATCTAATAAGAATCCTTGGCTTAATGTCCAGTCTTCCGGCACTTCTAACGGGCCAATATCCCATCCTCTAGATAATACAGGCTTAGTAATTAAATGAGAGGTGTAGTGTGCCATCCCCCATATCCAGAGCTGTATTTGTTGTTGCAATATTTCTTCATCGTGAATATTTGTCACATGAAAGGCATACCCGTCTTTTTCTCTTTTGCTCAAGGAGTTCCAATAAGGACAATCTTTCCAAAACTCTGTCATTCCTGGTTTATTTTTATTAAGGAACGCTCTAACTAGCGTCGACGTTTGAAAGATAACATAATCATCTTTTTTAAATTGATCTTTCATTAAAAATGATTGATACATTAACCATCCAATAGAGCTACCACCTTCGGCTATGATTTTAACTTGTGCGTTTAATTTGTTGGAAAGAAGATTAGACCAAGCAACATGTTCGTCAGGGTCTCTACTAGTGCTAAAAGAATCTCCAAATATCCAAAGTGTTTTCATTTTATTTCTACGTCGGGTGTAAACCTTACAGCAAGTACTACCCTTGTGCTATCGCTATAGTTGTGTACTACGTGTGGGATATTTATTTGGACAATCGTTGGTCCTTTAATGAGTCTGGAATCTTTAAGATTTTTGGCACCAATCCATTTTGGCCTAATAACCTGCATTTCATCTGCTTTTAACGGTGAAGTTAAATCAGGGGGGTCTGTTCTTTCTTGATGTTCATAGTCACCATCATACCAGAGCATTTCAAAATTGTCGTAATTTTTAATTGGTATGTTTAATGACCATTTTGACGAACCTAGTCGAGGAGGGTAAAAACCATCTATATGCTCTTTGAGAGTATTGTTAGCACATAGGCCGCCAAGCGCGGCAAATTTTATTTTATGTTCTTTACCTGTGTAGTTACAGATATCTTCTAGTATGTTGTCTTCTAACCAGTCAAGTTCCTCATTACCTTGTTGAAAAATAATGAGCTCTTGACCGGTTATGTCGTCTGCAATGTATGACGAGTATCTTTGTTTTATCTTATCCCAGTTTTTTAAATTTAGAGAGTGATAAGACTTATTTGTACTCAACAACCGGAACCTCTTGCCTTGGGTTTGTTGGGAACACTATATCGTGGTCAGTTTGATGTAAGCGACGATTTACTTCGGGATCTTTAAATCCTACACCCATAATAAGTAATGGTTCACCTTCTAAGTTTAATGCTTCTTTTAATTCAGAATGTTTAAAGCTAATACAGCATCCTGTTTTATATCCCAATAAACTAGAAACTAAATTAAGGTATCCAGATGCGATTCCTAGTGCTGTTACTGTATCAAAGTCTTCTCCGCCATGTTCTACTGTTCTGCCATACGATGTATTAAAGATTCTTTTTTCTTTAAAATATTCTTCTGGGTTGAAATATTTTTCAAACACTACTACTAAATTAGCAAGTGTCTGTGGTTGGGTAGTATCTCCCATTTCGTAAAGATGATCATCTTCTCTAGGATGTGGATCAACCATTTTGCCCTTCTCGGTATTTTTGTAAGGAGCACCGTGTGTACAAGCGTGAACTTTCTCAATAGTTTCACGATCCTGAATCCAGTGTACTCTATAAAATGCTACATTCTGCAAACTTGGGGCTTGTGTAACTGAGGTCTTTAGTAACTCTAAATGTTCTTCGGGAATTTCTTTAGTTAAATCCCAATTACGCTGGCAATGCTGGCTTTTTATAATAGCTTTTTTAATATCTGTTTCAGTAAATGTTGTCATGTTCAACTCCTATCATGGTATTTATCAAAGTTTTTCTTGTAATTATTTGCTACTAGACTGCAAAAATCAGCTAGCCTACTACCGTATTTTCCATGCCCTATAACGTGTATACGTTGCTGATTGCTAAAATTTATCACGCTATGACGATTTCTAATATTAACAATAAACGCTTTCCCTTCTGCCCAAGGAACAGTTCCAAATCCTTCCAAAACCATGTGACAATTACTAGGGTGAATAACTGCTATGTTTAAGGGTGCGCCGTGCTCTAGTGCATCAACGTTGCCTGGGTTGTCACTGTGTGGCGCAATATATCCTCTAGGCTCTAACTCCATAAAGCGTATTCTACGATATTGCTCTACTGGAAAGTTGCGCCAGAAATTTGCAATAGTTGGCACTTTGTCTGCTAGTTCTGTCCAGTGATAATTTACTTGCGATTCATCAGTATAACCGTATGTATCGTAGCTACCTGTTTTATCTACATCTATCCCGTGTATGCAACAGCTATTCCATCCGGGGTGATCTAGACCTCGATGATCTACAAAATAGTCATTGGCTACTCGACAGTCTGCTTTCCAGGCCGGTAAGTCTAAATTTAAATCTAGTTCAATCCATCCTATTTTAGGATTGTGCATAGCCCAATAGGCTATTTCGTAATCAGTTGTAAGATTATATGGAATAGGCGGCAACTCCCAAATGAGATTTTTGTTGCGGTTATAAAAGTCTAATGTTTCTTGATCAATCATATGTATGCCACGGTGGAGTGTTGTCAAATCCTGTACTAGCTGTAACTGACTGATAGATAACAGCATCAGGTAAAACTTGTTTAATATTATCTATTAATTGTTTTTCTCGAATGGTCCTATAACCTAAACTATTAAAAAAAGCAGTGCCTTCGTATGCAAATACATTTGTCAAATTAATAAATGTTTCTTTGATGCTAGTATCGAGATATCTAGACAGCACTAGCTCATCGTGTAACAGATTTATTTTAGCAAATGAATATGTAACGTTATCTAACTGCGGAGCATGCGATTTCCAGTATTCTAATGCTTTGTCGCTGTAGTCATAAAATACTACACTAACAGGTTCTGTCTTATGAATTATTTCTGTCCATGCTGTGCCACTTGCGGGAGTAAACACTTGCAAAATATTTGTCAACTTGGGCAAAGCAGTATCTGTGCTTTCAGTGTGTATAAATTCATTTTGACAAAAGTCTTGTCGCTTATATGCCCAGGGCAAATGTTTGTAAAACTCTTGTAAATTTTCTGGATAAAAATGTTTCTTAGAATTTCTAATAGGCGTATCAAATACTATTACAGGCAAGTTGTTTTCAAATGCTGTTCGTAATATGTTCCAGCCATGACAGCAATGCTGATACAATTTTTCTTTAGTACCAGGTTTGACCCAGAATGGAGTGTGTGCATCATGGAATGTTTCTTGACTACGCAACGGTTCGAATTCAGTATGTTGTCTACCGGGCTCAAATTTACCAATAGTAGGATATCCCAATGTTGCATACATTTTTAAATTGATTGCGTAGCACTGGTGATGCAGTTCGTAATAGGCATCGGCTCTGTCTAGTACATGGCCTGCAATGAAAAAGTCAGCCAGTGCTTTTACTTGTATTTGATCAAAGAAATCATCACCATTGATAAATTCAGTTCCTGTGCTAAACACTATGGCAAGTTTATATCCCAAATCTGCCACTTGTTTTAACACGCGGTCTTCATTTGTTTCCCAAAATACCTTGTAGCCTTTTGACACTATGTTAGTGACAGTATAGTCGGCCTGGTTGATCATTAATGACTTAACCCAATTTGACGAGTAAGTATTAGTGTTGTCTATAATGCAGTAGGCAATATCTTGTTTTTGTAAATACATGGTATATTTAACCACCCTGCACACATGTACAAATATAATGAGATTCGTCAAATACACCTAGAGATATCAACTCTATGCCAAGCATCATGCCCAATGTGTGCTAGGAATAACCACGGCGGATTGACTAATCCAAATTTGATAGAACGAAATATGGATTTAGAGTTTTATAAGAATACTATGATTCCTAGTCTACTAGCACAATTAGGTAGTATCTCTATGTGTGGCAATTTTGGTGATCCAATTATGAACAATGATTTGATCCCCATGCTCAGATACACTGTGGCAGAGAATCCCAAAATTGACATTCACATACATACCAATGCCAGTGCTAGGACAGTCAAGTGGTGGCAAGAGCTTGCTCAGGTATTGCCAAAGAATCATTTGGTATTGTTTGGGATCGATGGACTAGCAGATACACACAGTTTATATCGTGTGGGTACAGACTTTGATATGATCATACGCAATGCTCAAGCATTTATCGAGGCAGGCGGAAGAGCACGTTGGAACTTTATTACATTCCAACATAACGAGCATCAATTAGAAACTTGCAGACAAATGGCTAACGATTTGGGATTTGAAAGTTTTCACGAAAAGCAAACTAGTAGATTTATTGGTAGCAAAGAATTTAAAGTATTTGGTAAGGATGGCACGGTAACGCATACTCTATTGCCGCCTGGAGAGCAAAAGATCGCCTTTATTGATCGCAAGACCGTAGAAAACTATAGAGAAGTTATCAAGACTGCCACTATCAGTTGTCAAGTAGAAGATGAACGCAGTATATACATAGATGCACAAGGGCACCTATGGCCTTGTTGTTTCCTAGCCAGTGTGCCGTATCAATACGCCACTCCGGACAAGTTAGTGTATAATTTTATGAACGACAGTACAGCTTCACTGTTGACGGCAATTACAGAGTTTGGCGGGATAGATGGGCTGGATCTACGAATCCATACTATGCAAGAAATTGTCGATAGTGAAACATGGCAAACTATGTGGAACAAAAGATTTGAAGACAAATCTATCCTAATGTGCGCTAGGGTATGTGGTAAATTTCCAGAAGTAGAAGTCAGCCAGTGCAGAGATCAATTTTTAGAACTTAGAGAGTTTAATGAATAACATATATTGGCTACAACCTGAACATACACGTATCGGAGCAGGTCAACAACTTATAAAACAAAAAACAGGTAGCTATAGTTTTTGTGCATTGCCCTGGATACATGTAGCTACCCGACCGAATGGTGATGCTAGATTATGCTGTGTAACTAATGCCAGTGGAGCGTCAACAGGTGATCACGAAGTGGGACTAGTTAAGAAAGAAGATGGCAAACCTGCAAACTTTGGACGTGAAACACCATTAGAGGCATTCAATAATCAATACATGCGCAGTGTAAGGTTAACCATGTTAGAAGGCAAGATACCTGCCAGCTGTACAAAGTGCTTTGAAGAAGAGTCCAACGGTGTTGTAAGCAAACGCTTATGGGAAATGTACGAGTGGAATCATGACGGCCTTGATTTTAATAAACTTGTAGCTGACACCGATGCTACTGGAGCTGTGCCTCCTATTATCCGATATCTAGACTTGAGACTTGGACACACTTGCAATTTAAAATGTGTCATGTGCAGTCCACATGACAGCAGTCGATGGTTACAAGATTATGATAAACTAGTTGCCAAAACAAAAAGTACTATTGTGTTGAAGCAGGTAGGTTTTGACAAAGAGGAATTCAATAACACGTGGTACGAAAAGCCAGAGTTTTGGGACGATGTTTTTGAACAGATTCCTAACATAACACAATTATACTTTGCCGGTGGCGAGCCTTTGATGATAAAAGAGCATCGTAGATTTTTAGATGAAATTATCAAGCGCGGCTATGCTAAGAACATTAGTTTACGATACAACAGCAATGGTATATTTGTCAACGAAGATATTATTGCAGTATGGGCTCAGTTCAAGCAAGTACGTTATGCTTTTAGTATAGATGCAGTTATGGAACGCAACAATTACATTCGATATCCTACCGACTGGGCCGACATTGAACGTAGTTTATGGTTAATGGACAATGCCCCTGATACCATACACTGTGCTATTGCATGTGCAGTACAGGTGTTTAATGTAAAACACATCATCGATTTTGCTAAATGGAAATTATCACAAGGCTTTAAGAAAATTAATAAGTTTAAACTAGACGACTATGAAACCGGCGGTGGCATTATCAACCTACACTTGTTGTATATTCCAACATTTCTAAGTGCTAGGATATTGCCACAGTCAGACAAAGATGAAATCGTGCAACAGTTTGCAGACTTTAAACAATGGCTTTGGGACAACTACCGACAGGACGACAACTTCTGGAAAGATAATCCTTACGGATGGAAACGCTGGGAAGCTATTTTAAAATTTATACAAGCAGAAGACCATACACACTTGCTGCCAGATTTCAAAGAATATGTTGTTAACTTGGATGCTATTCGCAAGTTAACGGCTAAGAAAGTATTTCCTGAGTTGGAACACCTACTATGATACCTATTAAAGTTATTTCTACACAAGAAACAAACTTAGTAAAGGTTGTATTCTTCCCTACAGATATCTGTAATTTTAATTGTAGCTATTGTTTTCCAGGATCGCATGATGAACGTTATCGATACCCAAAAAATGTAGATTTAGTAATTAAAAATTTTAAAAAATTATTTGATGCATATACAAAGAAGCTCAATAAACAGAAATTTCATCTTACTATAGCGGGCGGTGGCGAGCCCACTATGTGGCCACACATAGAACAATTTTGCAAAGAACTTAAAGAAAGTCACGATGTTTATATTACTATTGTTACAAACGCATCGAGAACTTTAAGATGGTGGAATGATAATTCTGCGTATTTTGATGATGCAGTTCTTAGTTGTCATAGCGAGTATGTGGATATTGATCATCATATTGCTGTGGGTGATTTATTATTTGAAGCAGGTTTGAAAGTAACTGCGTTAATGCTGATGGATGCCAAACAATGGGACAAATGTATTAGTTATGTTGATCGAATGATGACTAGTAAACATCCTTGGTACATACAAACTAAAGAAATTATCGATGCTCCAGGACACGGTATAGATGTATATACTCCAGAACAGTTTGATTATGTTAATAACAGCCTTAAACGCATACCGGACAGTACTTGGATATTTAAAAGAATAAATGAAATTAAATTTCACGAAAGTGTTGTTTTATTTAATGATGATACTGCGGTAACTGCTCGTCCACATACACTAATAACTAATGGATGGAATAAATTTAAAGACTGGAAATGTAATGTTGGTTACGAATCTATTAGTATAAATGCGTCCGGAGATTTACTAGCAGGATCTTGCCAATTAAACGCATTTGGTGGCAAAACTTTAAATCTTTTTAGTGAAGGGTTTGATGCAGATGTTACCCCAGAGCAAATCATTTGTCCATTAAATTATTGTAGTTGTCAATCGGATACTCATATTACTAAATCTAAAGTCTTGTAATTAACGAATGATTAACGTTCCATTGTCTTGCATGGTTCTGTGCTTCAATACTTAACGAATTGCCAGGCCATACATTATTTAAAAATTCCAATGCTTCTAAAGGAGTGGGATGGTTATCATTGTTTGGTGCTACACGATTTTTAACATACTCAAAAGTCCATCTACCTTCAAGCGATTTGTTAATATTTAAAAATAAATCCTTATAAGTTTCTATAACATCTGCATTATCAAGGTATGGATCAATATCACTGCCGGTGCATAGTTTATCAAATGCCTTAATCCAATATTCTCTTCCAATCTCTTCAGTAATAGAATCTAAGTCAACTCCATCTAATACTGCTTTAGTATCATCGATGTTTGTTAACGGGTTCAGACAAAACTGTTCCCAACTAGCTTTTTGTATTGTACTTTGTGCTCCTGCTATGTAACCGAGATCTCTAATTAGAAAGCCGCGCAAATCTGTACCAAAGTTTTTAACCCATTTTTTACCGTAAGTTTTTTCTTGTGATAAATTTGTGTCACTCAGCCATTTGTTATTAGAGTATCGATCTTCTCGCTCTTTACAACTCCACATTACTATCACTAAGTCATTGTTATTAAATTTATATCGTGCATCGGCTTCCATAATGCTATTAAATATATAATGATTGCCAGCACCGGGTGTAGCCCAATTTTGATAAACAGGCACATCTTGGCCTATAATATCTGCCCAAGTTGGCCATGAATATTTCGTAAAACTACAACCAAAGGCAAAGAACCTTTTGTACTTAGAAGGATTAAGATTTGTTAGACGCATATTTTGTAAGTGGAATGTCTGCCGCACAGGTACAGAAGTTACGATCACAAACTACAGGTTGACTAGGCACAACAAAACTACCATCATAAATATTGCCCAAACTACCGCCAACTCTACAAGTGGCTCTGTGTACATCGCCATCCCAATTTATCATTAGACTTTCTATACCTGCGTTACAAGTCCAATCTTTGTACTTGTTTAGATGCAGTTTAATAACATCGTTGGCATGCATCTTTTTAGTATCATCAATGATACAATTACCTTCTACAGTGGTCTCGTATTCTTTGACCCATGCTAGGTCGTCCGCTCCATACCGCATATCGTCAAACAGATCATGATCACCTTGTGTCCAACGTACTCTACGGACAGCGTGTGGAACAGCACTTGCGGCCAATGCACCTGCAATATATCTAGTGCGCTTCATATGATCCTGATGCGCCATGACATGTACCATTACTTTTCCTGCAAAGTATTCGTTAACATTTACGATTGTATTTAAAACTCGTCGGACATCGTACTCCATGTGTACACTAAACACAATCTGATCTGCACGTAGATTAGCATACCAATCATCTTTGCGTGTGCCATTGGTAGTAACGCTCACCCAACTTACGCCTTGATTCTTACAGTAGTTCACCAACTCTTCGAACTTGGGATGCACAGTAGGCTCGCCTCCTGTAAAACTAATACGAATAGGTTTTCCTAGTTTCATTAATTGATCCACAGAACTCTTAAGTATTTCTATGTCAGTATGCTGACTGGAGTTGTCGTGTATCTCACTCGGGCAATAACTGCAATCGTAGTTGCAACGTTTTCCAAGATTCCATTCAATCTTGACAGAGTTCTGATGAGGCCAGCGACTAGTTACCTTAAGCATAATCTATAAAATCCGGTATAACATCAAAGAAACTTTGATTGCGTGTTTTATCCAATGCTTGATTAAATGCTATGCAATCTTGCCATCGGTCGCTATGATCATTTGCCCACATATAATTAATAACACCGTCTATCTGTTTTAGAGTAAGATCTAATAACATAGGATGTTGTTTTACCAATTTGTAATCTTGTACATAGAGTTTAGCAAAATTTAAATTAATAGTAGCTTGTTCTTTGAGATGAGCAGGTAGTACCTGTGTTGACAGCACCGTGGGATGATTAACCATATTGGTATAAAATACAATTCCTAAATCATCTAAAAAGTATTTCAGCATTTTATCGAGATGCATAATATTACCAACTTGTACAGCTACAGCGCCGACTACTCTACTCACATTTGGAATAGTTTGTATTTCTTTTATATTTGTAACAATCTGATTCCAATCACCGTTGCCGCGAATGTAATTGTAAACATTGTCAATGCCGTCAATGCTGACGTTAACGGCAACACTTCTAAAATGAGGCCAATAGTCATGTATATTCCTTCCACCTTTGATTCCCAATGTTGTGCCATTGGTAGCATACTTGATTTCAATTTGATGCCCGTATGGCTTGAGCATGTCCAATATACGATAATGCTGTGGATCCATTAAAGGCTCGCCGCCGGCAAACTCAACACGTCTAAAATATGGCAAATTCTTTTCTAAACTTGTCCACCAGTCTTTATTATCTTTGAACTTGTCGAGTAATGGCTTGCGTTCTAAGTCGTGTTCTTCAACCATGTTAAAAATAACTTGACCTTCACCTTGATAGTACTTTTTTACTACATCCCAATCGTTCCAACTAGTGCTGTCTCCTGGGTGACACATGCGGCATTTGAGGTTACACAGATTGTTTAACTTTAGTTCCATCGTAGGAATTTCAAAAGGCATAGTGTAATCGTCTTTTAACGCATTTAACGCATTGGGGTACAAGTTGACCCGTGCTTCGGGGATTACACCGCTTATATGACGTTCTCGCAAGGATTCGACGCCCTGATCTTCTAGTCTAAAACATGGCTCGCACTCTGGCGGACGTATGTTAGTAAGCACTGACTTACGTATACGTTTCATTGTGTCATTGTTCCAAATTTCTTCCAAACTGTTCTGCTGTATAAAACCAACAGGGTGGCTACGACAGCAAGCCTGTATGGCGCCGTCTTCTCTAGTAGCCAATCCTGTAAAAGGGTGCATACAAAATGTTTTACTTGCTTTGTTCAATTGCCCAGGTCCTTTCTTTACACCAGAAACATTCGCCACATATGGGAACGTATTGCCCGGCTTTGTAATTTGTGTAATTTATATCTTCAAACTCACCCTCGCAACTGCGTGTAATGTCAAACAAATCCATAATGCCTAACTCTTTGTATTTGTTTACAACCCATGATTTGTCTACAAATCGAAACGGATGGCATGCAACTCTTCCCATGTGAATCATGTATTCCAAATGTTCATTATCGTTGGTACGTTCAATGTCGCGTTCTAGCATGCCATTGAACTGTGCTAGACGAGGATTACGTGTAACACCATTATAGTATGCATCTACGTCGTTAGTGTGACAAACAAATTCTGCGTAAGCACGTTGTTGTATATTATCACCGCTGACCTTTTTGCCATACTCGTCAGTTAGATTAGGGCCTATATTTCCGTACTCGATGTCTGGTGCTATAAAATTAATATGTCTTACAAATCTAATATTTGGAAATCTTGTTAACAGCCAAGTATATACATTAAAACTATCATAGCTTTGCCATGGACGAGTCTTCCACATTCGGTTGTGAGAAATTATATGTACAGTTTGATCTGTTACTAACGAACATATTAGGTATGCTAATAGCGCAGAGTCTGCCCCCCCACTTACACTGATAGCAACATTTTTCCAGTCGTCGCGCAAATGAATACGCACACTGTCTATATCATGAAATGTTTGCATTTTCTAAATACCTTATCAATGGGCTAACACCAACCGGTTGTCCGTTGCGTAGTGCTAGGTATATACTTCTAGTCGGTTTGAGTACAAAGTCATGACATATTTTATAGTATCTATCGCTGTGGGTGTTCCATAAGTAATCCGGTTCTAGATTCCGTAAAAAATGTAGTCCGATCATAGCAGGAGCCCGAAGATTCATATTGAAGTCATTTTGTATTGTAACAGCATCAGCATCCTTACTCTTAGTCCAACGTAAGCCAATTCTGTTCCATCCCAGTCCCAGTCCTTTGCTCAAACTTATAGCAACTGACTTAATAGATGGATGTGATAAATCAAAGTCAATTCCGCGGCAGCAAGTAAGCCAAGCACCGTCCACATGTACACCAATTCCCTTGTCTTGCGCTTCATCTAATATCTCCTTCATCTTTGGGTGAGTGTCACCTGTACTAGGAAATGGCCAAGCAATTACTAATTGCTTTTCTTCACTTAGGAATCCAGGATGTATATAACAATTACCTAGTCTAGCATGATATCTATAGTCACCGGCTAAGACTTGTACAGGTCCGTTCATATATGCTGTGTCTATAAACTGTGTACAACCGTTTATAATATCTACACGATTAAAATCATCTAATCCTGTAACTGTATTAATTTTAGACTGTAATAACCACCTGGTCATTTCCTTTTTATAATCTATATATACTTGATCTGTAATATCCTTAAATACTCCACCCTTAACAACTTGTGCAGTTAATGCTTCGATATGATTATCTATCAACGGCTGTGGCCGCTCGGACTCTAGCCATTTTTCGTCATAGGATTCTGCGATGCGTATACGTTCCATGTTTTATTTACACTATAATAGTAGCACATAAATATTTCATGCTTACTCAAACAGATTATACAGTAGATTCAAAGTTATTTCAAGAGGCTTGTAGTTCGTTGCCCACTGGTGGTATGAAAACTACGATTAACCAGTCAACAGGTGATTTCTTCTACGACTCGTGGGTATTAAAGGATGAGTACAAAGATACAGTTTGGCAAACTTTGTATGACTCGTTGCCAGTACCGAAGGGCGAAGCGAGGATTATTATTTTGGATCCTAATCAATGCTATCAAACACATGCAGATATAGATGATAGATATCATCTTAATATATTGGGCGAGCAATGTTACTTGATCGACCTAGTGACACCACAACTACACAAATTAGTACAAGACGGAATATGGTACGACATGGATGCAGGAGTTTTACATACTGCTACTAACTTTGGTCGTCGTGCTAGAGTACAGTTGGTAGTTAGACAGTTACTAAAAAGGAATAAATTGACAGATCCAGTCAGCGTGGCTTTAGCTTCAACTGTGGCAAATGCCGACGATGCTAGATTTATTTTTGATAACACTATAAGCACCTGGCTTAACAAAGCAAATAAACTAGGATTTATAAACAAATTTTCATACGGCAATGTGACAATAAATTTTAATATAGAAAAAGACAAGTTAAATTCGTTGAAATGCATCTTACCTAATGAGTTTAAAATAATATGAAAAAATATGTAGCTACGCTCACTGGGGCTTTGTGTGAAAGTCTAATCGCTGAAATAAAAACACGCAAAGTTGAACCCAGTCACGGTCACATGACACTGGAAGAATCTAATCCTTACTACAATGAGTATATTAGTCAAACCGCCGCACTGACCTCTGCAGGATATAATGAACATACAGTGGAATATCGACATTACCAATCTGGTTTGCATTTCCATAAAAACTATGAACTTGCCATCAGTATGTCTGTTAATGCCAACCCTTTGATGTGTTGGGTCAGTGAGCTACGTCCTGGTAAATGTACACCATGGCATTGGGATATCAATCCATGGGAAGAAGAGCACAAGCAGTTAGGCGAACTAGTGAGATTTTTTTGTTTCTTAAGTAAACCTGCGCCGGGACATGTATTCGTTACCGAACAGGATGCTTATTATAATGAACCGCAGGGAATCATCTATCAGTACAACCACATACACAGCTGGCATGCTGGAACTAATATAGGACTAGTTCCCAAATACTTGCTAACCTTTACTGGCTATCGTTAATTTAAATTCTTCTGTAAATTTTCCGTCAATACGTAAACCGTAACTTTGCTCCATAATAGGATTACCACCATGCCAGTCTTGGTCATTCCACCATGCGGCACGACTATTAATATATGTGTGATTACGTGTTTCGGGATCCCACAGGTAAAAAGGTTTCTTTGTGTTAGGGCGTATGTGTATGAATTCATTTACATTATCGGTATACCCTTGTTGTAATCCTTTTTCGCCATCTAGATCTCTATGTTCAAACGGAATACCACCGGCTTCGCAGTGAAAGAAAATAACTCTGCCAATGCTTTCAAAAATACGATGTTCGATCATATCCTCAATCCATTTGACTACTCCCGGAAAATATTCAGCTTCGGGTGTGAGTTTGCGCGGTGAGTCACGATCGTCCCAACTACCTTGTTCCCATAGGAAATAATAGATGTAAGGATCGTATGCGCCCATAGCCATCTTGATATATCGCGTAAATCTATTGCGTATTGTAAAATCTTGGAAATCTCTGTACAAGTCAATGCCGCCTTGTTTAATCGGATTGTCATCCGGCAATGCCAAAAATTCTTCAATTGCTTTATAGATAGGTTTCCAATTTGGAATGTAACTCATATCCTCTATTTTAAAAGCAGGTTTCATCCAAGTGCCTTCTTTAGCATATTCACGTGCATCTGCAAAGCCTCTTAGTATTTCAGGTTGCAAACGATCAAATGCACACATATCAATATATGGAGACATGTCTATATACGGCTGTCCATTAATTCCTTTAATCATATATTGCTTTGGCCTTTGCTATAAAGTCATCTGGATAATTTGTTCTAAAACTTTCAAAACATAACTGCTGTAATTTATCTAGCGGTTGTGGAGCATCCCAGTCTAACCCCATCGCGTCAACTTGTTTTCGCATAATATCTTGTCTTGCACTGTATATATGACTTGCATGATCTGCGATGCTAATAGGGCCTTCATTGCTACTGTATGTAAAAAAATAATTTATACTTTTTAATTTACCGTCTACAATAAAGTAACTGCTAGGATGTAAACTAAATTTATACCAACCTCTGTCTTTGTGTGCTTGAAGTATTGCTAACATTTGCTCTTGCCAGTCAGGCAATACGTTGTCATAATTTTCAACGCTACATTTTGCTTGATTCCAAAAATCCTCGCCATTGATAGCCAAATATATTTTACGCTCTGGAACATTAACTTCTATAATCTTTGGAACCATATGTGGATTGCGCCAAGCCATGTTGCTCAAAAAATGTAATTCTCTATGAAACTTTTCTTCCATCAGTTTAGGATCAACAACTTCATTTTGTCCTTGATGATAATCCGTATCATTATAGTACCATTGTACAAACACCTTTTTCTTTTTATCTATAAGACTAGTATAAATTAAATTATTCCTGCTAGGCTCTTCACCGGGTACATGATTATAATAATATTCAAACTCCATATATCACCTTGTCTTTAAATTTTTCTATACTGCGTTTTAATAAAGCTTCGTGCTTTTCTTTATTCATTATACCAACAGTACTTAACAATATTTTAGTTCTACTGGTAGGGTCTGCGGCATGTTCAACGTCTGTATTGTTGAACGCAAAGCATCGATATTTAGGATCTATTTGCGGCCAAATCTTTTTACCTTTGTGTAGAAGATGAAATGTGTTATATGCAGGATCAGTTATATAGATAATATAGCGGCGAGGCTCGGTCATATCATAGGTAGCATCTTGGTGTGGAGGGATAGTGCCTATTTGCATAATAAATCCGCTAGTGCCTATTTGATCGAACGGCAATTCTCGAACGCACTTTGCCAGCCCTGGAAACTTTTCTTCAAATCCAGGATAAAAGAATATGCCAGGATTGTCAATTGGCTTGCGTTCTTCAGCCCAATCTAACCATGCACGATATGATCGCCAATCCTTGGGTTCTTCGCGCAATGCTACATAACACCATTCGTGTCGGCCTTCTTTATATTCCCAATAGTCGTTGTCGGTTATTTTATTAGCATGAAACCAGTCAATTACATCTTGTTCATTAGGTACATCAAATTCTATATCTATAGGAGTATATATTACAGTCATGATATTTCGCCAGTAATGTTTAGTAACTTGGGCAAGTCATCTCTTTTAAATCTAAACACTAGTCCTATTCTATCTGTAGTATCATAGTTTTCTGTTTCGTGAGGAATAATAGTATCTACTAGATAAACAGTGCCGTCGGCATCCATATTAAATAATCGTTGAGATTCGTCTGTATCCCAAAATTTAAAAACTGCGGCAGGTGCCTCGTATATTGGAATGTGTGCAGTGTATTCATCACCCTGATCAGTATGCCTAGTCACCTTACCGCCAGGTGGCTGTACTACTAAACTCCAACGGTATGTATACGGCATTAGTTCCTGTAGTTTAGTCACAAGTCCAAATGCTAATTCAGTATTTCTATAGTCGCATCGATCATGGGTACTAATGTTATATGGTGGACATGGGATAGTTATATCAACTAAATTACTCTGTATAGCCCATCCATACGGAAGTAATGTGCCCTTGTCTGACATCATACGGTTGCGCCATTCTTCAGTTATATCATTACCGTGACGTTCCCAATTCCATTTTAAATGGTCATACTCAGCCGCTAGAATATGATAGTATTCTCTTAAACTATCTAATTTAATTGTGAAGTTTAACTTGGTTACTGCGTTATCTAACATTTTTTTCCCACCTACGCATATTTAAGTAAATATTACTTCATGCAAAACAGATATGATGTACAAGATACCCACATAGTTATATACTACAAGTCTCTTCCAAAATTTGAAGAAGCTAGACAGCTTTGCCTAAAGGAAGACAACTGGTTACGACATAACTATACTGAGGAAAATTTAGTGGTAGAGCATCACACAGGGTATGGGGTAGTCTATCAAACCAGCACAGGCAAACCTATGGTAATGGGCGGAGTATTCAGAGACGATCGTTACCCAAAAAACGTAGCAAAGATGATTAACAGGCTTTATACATTTCCTGAGTTTCGCATGAAGCCTACGGATATGACTGATGGGTTTAGAGTAACCTGTAAGTTAATCGATGCATTAGAAAAAGTAAACAACTACGATTTATATTTGATTACTATGCAAAATCGCAACCGAGGCGGAAAGCGTTGGTGGGATACTTGGGTCAATCAAATGGCCATTGCAAGCGATAATAAATGGACGTTGGGTGCCGGTTATATACAAACATGCCCATGGCCTGTACAAAAATGTTGGCAGAATTTTGTATACTATGAAACAACGCCCGGCGCTTTTGTAAATTGGAATACTAAAATTATCGACGACAACGAGTGGCAACAACTGGAACAAGGTAAATGAATTTAAATACAAAAATTAGACTACTACAAGCGTTTAATCATATAGCGGCTGTCCCTGCAATAGTGTATGCATTAGTGACGGCACAGTACTATCTCCTAGGTATTGCATTTGTATCATGGCTTATTATTGGTCCTATCAGTAGTGTAGTAACATTGCATAGACTATTAACACACAAGAGTTTTACTACACATCCATGGCTTGAAAATGCACTAAGTCTGATTAGTGTAATATCGACAATAGGCCCTACTATAAGTTGGGTAGGATTGCATCGACAGCATCATGCTAGATCAGACAAGGAAGGTGATCCGCACAGTCCATATATTAATGATAAACTTGATATTACACAGGCTTTAAAAGTGTGGTGGGGCTATGATTGGGCTATCCCTAATATCCCAGTGGCCTATGTTAAAGATCTAATGAAAAAACCTGTACACAAATTTATCTTTAATAATTATTTTAAAATTATTTTTGTATTTTCGTTGGTGCTGGTGGTGATCGATCCTATACTTTGGTTATTTGTCTACGTCGTACCTGCCAGCATGACTGTGCACCTTATCGGAGTAGTCAATGTATTTGGGCACGGGCATGGTTATAGAAACTTTGAAACCAAGGATCGAAGTACTAACAGCTGGATTGCTAATCTTGTGAGTCTGGGAGACGGTTGGCACAATAACCATCATGCTAATCCCGGAGATTGGAACACTAGAAAATTATGGTGGGAATGGGATCTAATGGCTCAAGTAATTAGGATTATTAAAAAATAATGGGGACTTTTTATATTTCATCTCCTGAACTAGCCTATGTACATGTACCTCGTACAGGTATGGCCATGAAGAAAATTATTAGTGATTGGCTCAAAACTAATTTTGATGTTAAGGATGCTGAGCCGTGGATGATTGATCATCCACACTTGGGCATGGTAAAGGACCGATACCCGTATGCTAAGACTATGACTGTTGTTCGTAACCCATGGCAACGTGTGTATAGTCTATTCCGTAAGATAAGCACAGAAGGATATTGGTTAGATTGGAATAATCAAACATTGTTAGATTTAAAACCAATTAATGAATGGGTAGCAGACTACTGCGATCCGGATATAGAATTTAATTTCCCCAGATGGTTTACTCGTTTTACAAATCAAGTTGACTTTATACATGTAAATGATGAGAACGTTGATTTTGTTTGTAAGGCGGAAACACTAGAACGAGATTTCAAAAAAATAAAGGAATATCTAAATTGCGATATTCCTTTACCTGATATAAGTGGGTATGACCACTATGAATATAAACAGTATTTTAACGATGCTAGCATAAAATCTATTGCCAAATTACATGCTCGAGATATCGATTATTTTAATTATTAAACTCGATACCAACTAGTATTACTGGCCCTATATATGTAGGAATAAGTTGTAGCTGTCGATGCAGAGGTTGCAACTGCACCTGCAAATGTTCCTATCAAAGTGGGACCGGCAGTTAATGCCAAAGTCAATGTAAATGCTGATGCAGTTGCCGCAACAGTAAATTTGACAAGTTGTCCATCACGTAGTCCGGAACTAGGAAACGTTAGTGTTGCTGTATAACTACCGCTAGTTATTAAGATATTATTAGTTGCTGTGGTACTCAATGCATAAGTGGTACTACTACCAACAGCAATAAAATTGGTAACTTCGTTTACTAAGTTTCTAGTAAGGACCGGTACTGTTACAACTCCACCTGGTGCAAATGTAGTATATGTACCAGTTCCAATATCAGCATCATTACCGATAGCGATGGTGGTATTTACTAGCGCGGCATTTGCCACGAAGGTTGAATCGCTTACATATGCCGTAATAAATGCACCATTGCTATAGCCGCCCATGCTAGCAATACCAGTGTAGGGATCAAACTTGATTAGACCGATTGAGTCACCGTTTTGGCATATCAGTGGCGCTGCCACGGTTCCTCTCGAACTTCCAAACTTAAGATTAGGCTGGTTTCCAAAATTCCCAGTAGTAGCACCTCTAATAGTGAATGGTTGGTCAGCTGAGTTGGTATTGAACACAAAGTTCTGAGGTGCGCTTGCTTGTCCAAATACAAAATAGCCGCTAATACCTGAAATTTGATATTCAGTAGTGTTTGCGGGATATGTCATGTCTCTGAATGTTAACATTGAATTAACATTAACTGAACTAGCAGTTACAACGCCGGTATCCAGCCCGTTGGCTGTAACAAACATCGTACCACTAGCAGTGCCGGCATTGAACGCAGTTCCGCCGATTGTGGTTGATATAGTAATATAGTTACCGGCTAATACGCTCGCAACATAATATGTCAAATACGGAATAATATTACCTGTAGTCACTGCTGTTTGGCTTGTAAGGCCAAACACTATAGGCATTCCTACTCGCATATTTGTATTAGAAACCAACAACACTTGTGTTCCGCTAACACTAGTTAAAGTTGTTGATATAACATTAGCAAGAATTTGTCCTGTAATATTGATGTTGCCATTGCCACTAATTGTGTTACCGTTGAGCGTTAAATTTCCACCCAATGTTGGACTACTATCTTGCAATATAGCTGTGAGTCCCGAACCAGCTGAATTGACACTCATAGTGCCAGTTACAGAATTATAAGAAAACGTAACATTAGCATCAGGGCCGCCAGCACTAAAATTAGTAGCAGATAATGTAGCAGTCGTTAGTGTAGTTATTGCAACACTGTTCTGTGCATTAGCTTGAGTTGTTGCCAGGGTAATTTGATTGGTACCGGCTGAAGGATTAATGATATAGTAGGTGCTAGGTGATAGACCACCACCTCCTGATCCTGTTACTAAGAAAGGTTCTAATGCTACCAGTCCAGCAGCCGAGCTGACTGTGACCAGTGATATCACACCCTGTATTGCTACGCCTGTACCTGCGGCTGTAGGTACTTGATTTAAAATAAATGTGGGACTAGTACCTGAAACAATGTATGTGGCAGGGCTTGCATTGATACCGGTACCTGTTATAACCATGCCAATCTGCGGTACTGTGCCGCTGGTGTACGTTAGTATACCTACACCGTTGATGCTAGACACTGCGCCTACAAATGAAATTGTAGTGGCTGTGGTAGCTGTAACTGTTCCTGTCACTGTACTAGATCCTGTAGCAGTAAACATGGTAGCTATATCAGCTTTCGCCCGTGTGGGTGAATAGTATAAGTTGACTGTACCTTGTGCTAGGTTATCTGTGGTATAACCACTTAATGTTCCTGAAAAGTTTAGTGTTTGTGTAGTTGAATTCCAACTTAGTCCAGTACCAGCTGAGCTAGCAAGAACATTTACACCGCCCAACGTGGCACCGTCACCAATGAAGAGTTTCTTAGTATCTGTTGTGTATAAAATTTCGCCTAAGTCAAAAGTTACTGCTTGTCTTTGGGCATCAGTTCCGCGTCTAATTTGTAGCGACATGTGCTATCTCCGTTATGCTGTCATCTGGTTGATGATTATTATACTGTATTTATTAAAATGAGCATAACGTAGAGCCAAAAAAATAGGGCCCGAAGGCCCTATTAAAGTGCTACTATATTACATAGTAGGACCGTTTCCGTTGCGGAATCCTACACTCCCGCCTTCTGCTTCGATGTTCTTTATGACATCTTCAAACAGAATTGGAGCGAAGTCTGGGGTTTGTTCCACGCATACACAATGGTAGCGCACATCGTTCTCTTCGCTGTACAGAACTTCCCCAGTTCTAGCATCAACCCCACGAGCTTTTTTCACACGATTTGCGTGAGTGTGACCGTGAATGTTAACACCAAAACGACCCATTGAATCTGAGTGTAACGGAATATGGCTAAGGATCATACCATCCATAACGTGATAAGCTCTAAGTTCTCTAAAGTGTTCACGATAGTCTGTGTCTTTAAAGATATCGTGATTACCACGAATCAGCACTTTGTCGCCGTTAAGTCTATGCATGATATCCAACGCTCTACGATTGATAACAACGTCGCCCAAATGGTAGACTTTGTCTGTGGGCTTTACCCGTTCGTTCCACGCCTTGACCATTGCTTCGTCCATTTCCTCGGGCGAGTCCCATGGGCGAAGTTTTGTAACACCATCGTTACGTGTAAAGTGGCATACGCCTTTGTGTCCAAAGTGCGTATCACTTACTAGAAAAACACTAGGCATCTTGCCCTCCTTTCATTGTTTAATATATTATTATACACTCAATTTGCCAATTAGTCAACCGATCTAAAAGTACGCCAGTCGTCGATATTGGGCTTTTCGTTTTCATCGTAGGTCCAACCCAACTGCTTCATCATACGATGCTTAACCAAAAGATTTGGACTACGAAAGCGTTCTGTGTCGTCAAATCCCATCATAATCCCTACTTCGCAAACTGCGCCCGAACGGCAAATGCCTGCAAAGCAATGGACCACTACATTCATACGGTTGTCCAATGCGTGTTGTAGCAAACGAACAAGCTCTGCGGCCTGCTCATGACTGCACTTCATTGATTCTTCCAGTACCGAATCCTTTTCTTCCACATCCAAAAACTCAAAGTTGTGGCGCTCTTTGAATTGGTGTTTGGCTTCAGGTCGCCAGCTTGCAGGATCAACTATACTGATCAGCATACTATTAGGGCCAGCATCGTGATGGAATCCAATTGGGATATCACTTGCGGCTACGTTTTCAATCCAAGGCATTATACCCTCCAAATTTCTTTGAAACCCTCTTCGTTAGTAGGGTATTCAAAATTATCGATCATTCCTTGTACAACTTCCCAAGGAACTTCTTTGCCTGGACGGCTAGCCAAACGTTCTTTCAATACTGCGATTTCAGGAGTCGGAAACACCACAGCGATGTGCCAATAGTCAGGAAGCATATTAAACTTCCTAGCACGGCTAGCAACTGTAGTACTAGTTTGATCCCAAATCACATCACGTCCTGCTGTTCTAGCATCTACGACTTCTTGTGCCATTAGTTCAACTGCTCTAGGCATGTAATCCTTAAACACTTCTGAATAAGTCTTACCTTGCTGTTCAGCATAGACTTCTACATGATGGTCAGTACTTACATACTCCATACCTAAGATCCATTGCTGGCTCTTAGTCCAAGTACTTTTTCCTGCGCAGGGAACTCCGATTAATTGATAACACTTGGGCATTAATGCACCGATTCTTTTGCATCCACGGTACATTCAATTACCCAATTATCAAACTGGGTAAACTTGTTTACTTCTACCCCTAGTCCAACTGCTTCGTTTACAAAGTGCTGTAGGAGCGTATTGTACAGTTCGTCGGGCATAGTTTCTTTTGTAAATTGGATTTTCATTATCCTAACTTCTTTCTTTCGCTAAGTGTTTGACAATCGATACAGGTCATGCATCCACGCAATGCTCGTTGCCTAGCAAGCGGAATTTCTTCTCCGCATTCGTTGCAATGACTCAAACTGGGCCCAGTAGGGATACTGGCTCTGATCTTGGCCACAGCGTCTGCACTTAGAGCAGTAGACAATAGCTGTGCTTGATCCGCTTCCTCTAAATTGTCGCCTTGGATGCTTTCGTATTCGCGCATTTCTGCTCCTTGATTTCTTAAAATAAAATTATAACACCTATTACCATAGATGTCAAGTGTTATTTATGGAGCAACGGGAGGGATTTGAACCCCCGGTTTTACGGATTTGCAATCCGGTGCATTGGGCCGCTCTGCCACCGTTGCACGAATTAACGTACTCGTTTGAGATACTCTTTTGGATCAATCTTGCCTTGTTGGATTTCCAGTATAGCAGTTACTATTGGATAGATATGCTCATATGACTCACTGCTTCTATGCTGACGACGGATCTCTCTTGCTCGAGCTGTGGCTGCCAGAACAAGATCATACATACCAGTCCCCATTTTGCTACAGCACAGTTCTCTGTCAATTTCTGGACCACGGCTAAGTGTTGTATTTCGCATTGATATCTCCGTTAAAACGTTATTATAACATCTATTTTACTCGTAGTCAACGTCTGCGGCTAAAATAAATCGATATTTGTCACTTTGCACAATACCTGGTCTATGCCAAATGTTGCTGGGATAGATAATCCACGAGCAGTAACTGGGTCGTACAAAAAATTTGCCAGGAGACTCTGGCCCATTGGGTGCCAGTTCGGTGCCACATGTGTCAAAATCCTTCACATCGTCGGGGATGTGCAAGTACATGATTCCGCTTAGGCTTTTGCCCGAATGTTTGTCATGATGATGCCAATATTTGTCACGATCTTCTACTGTGCTCAAATTGGTCATAAAACTCCAAGCCATCATGTTGCTGACTCTGGCTTCGTGTCCCAAATATAAAAACACACTGGTCAAAAATGTCATACGATATTTCAACCAAACTGCCTCGGATCTGCCAAACAAATTTTCCTGTGTTTGAAACGGAGGCGAGTTTTTAAAGTAGTTGCCGCTTTCGATTATACTTTTGATAATGCCTATGGCTGTGTCGTTTTCGGTAGCTGAGATCAAACTACTGTAATCATACTTGCGGCAAAGATCGTTTGAATCTATTATCATCCAGTGCGATGGATCAAGTGAAAACCAAATTGTGTTTGCACTGGCTGGCTAATAGCACCAACTGCTGTTGCCACAGTAGCATCTTCAAACGGCTTGACCATTTGACCTGGGCCGAAATCGCCCAAGTCGCCACCACGTGCTTTACTGGGGCATGAGCTGTACTGCTGTGCAAGTGATCCAAAATTCAATGCAGTTGCTTCAGCCAAGATTGCATCAGCTTGTTCACGTGTGGCTACCAAAATATGACTTGCTTTCATTTGTTTTCCTTTTTAAAAATTGGAGCGGGATAAGAGAATCGAACTCTTGACCGAAGATTGGAAATCTGCTGTTTTACCATTAAACTAATCCCGCACTTTAATCAAACACACTTAACACTTTTTTCTAAGATGGTGTGTGGTCCTTGCAACCTAGCTTATAGCTAGGCTAAGTGTGTTTGATTAAAGTGTCTAGTTACACTCTCCCGAATGCCCTAGACTAGGCTTGGTGTCCGTACCGCATGTTTCCATATAGACAGTTAGTGCTCTGCCTTTGTGATTTCTCAAGTCGCCCATATAGCGGGCCTTGCGGTAGATCCAATGCACCGTACAGTTATCGTTACTGTAATTACGCTACTTGGGTTACGGCCAGTAGTCCCGGGAAACGAATAAACATATTGTGGTGTATTGAGTATATGGGCTATGCCTATCATAGTGACTGGGATACCAAACCTGATCTTTTTACAGATTTCAATATGTTTAAACTTGGTGCCGGTTGTCGGAATCGAACTGACCACATCCGCCTTACAAGAGCGGCGCTCTACCAAATGAGCTAAACCGGCAAATTTGTTACACACTACTTATCCTATTGTACACCGTGTGTAATGGTGATCTTGGTGGAGGATGTCGGGATCGAACCGACCACCCCCTGCTTGCAAAGCAGGTGCTCTCCCAAATGAGCTAATCCCCCAATCCTGGCTCCACAGGGTGGGCTCGAACCACCGACCAAATGATTAACAGTCATCTACTCTACCGACTGAGCTACTGCGGAATAATGCTTTTATACTGCGGTACTTGCTGTACCTGTATCGTTAGTTTGATAGTTGGCAGTACCACGCGGTGCATTCTTGTCACGCGGTGCACTCTTGATAACAACTTCACTGCACAGTTGTGCATCGATCATCATGCGTTTGAAATGATTACGATCTTCTGCGTTCACAAACGTGGCCATAAAGCGTTTGGTTTGTTTGTTCAAATTGAACGTCTTGCCTGGTTTCATCATAGTTTTTCTCTTTTTAAAAAATGGCGGAGAGTATATCTCCTATGTACTGGCGGATAGTATAGGATTCGAACCTATGCGCCCCTTTCGGAACGACGGTTTAGCAAACCGTTGCCTTAACCACTCGGCCAACTATCCTTTTGCTTATCTTGTTATCTTACGTATTAATTTATGCCAGTAGTATCGCACACCGCGCCAAGTTGGCAGGAAATCCCATACTATGCTAAATCCAATTTCACGAGGCACGTTGCCGTATGCCTTGTTTAGAACATCTTCTCTTTTTGACATACTACATCTCCTTTATGAATGGTGCGAGAAGCGGGACTCGAACCCGCATGCCTTTCGACGAGAGATTTTAAGTCTCTTGAGTATACCATTTCTCCACTCTCGCAATTGACATTTGGCGTCCCACCAGGGACTCGAACCCCGACCAACGGTTTTGGAGACCGCTATACTGCCATTATACTAATGAGACTCAACTTGGCGGAAACGGTGAGATTCGAACTCACGGAGCCTTTCGACTCGACAGTTTTCAAGACTGTTGCAATAAACCGGACTCTGCCACATTTCCTCTATTTGGTAGCGGGACCTGGAATCGAACCAAGATCTGAAGCTTATGAGACTTCTGAATTACCGTTACTCTATCCCGCGATATTAGGTGTAGGGCTTCCACCTACTTCCACCTCGTTTTAAAGTCTGCGTGTCCAAGACTCGATCATATAGGTGCTCTCTGTGGCGCTTGAATCCACGGTAGCCCCACTCTTCATGGCCGGTCCCGGTACATGGTCGACATTGACCGGTATTTCGGTGTTCCACTGTAGCTACTCAGAAAGCATTTATATGGTGCCCCAACCGAGACTCGAACTCGGACGCTTGCGCACTGGCTTCTAAGACCAGCGTGTCTACCAATTCCACCATCGGGGCATTTGCTTTTAATTTTTTAAAGAACTATTGTACCAGTTGCCTAGTATACAACTATTATACAACATCTGATGCTGTGTGTCAACATCTTTGTGAAATATATTTGACTTATCGTGGCCGGCCATGCAGGAATCGAACCCACACCCTCTGTTTCGAAGACAGAGATGATATCCATTTCACCAATGGCCGATATTGATTGGTCCGGCTAGCAGGAATCGAACCCACATTCATGAGGTAGAAGCTCATTGTACTATCCATTGTACTATAGCCAGGTGTTTGGTGCTCTTAGAGGGAATCGAACCATCATTGCCTCCATACCAAGGAGGCATTCTACCATTAAATTATAAGAGCGTGGTACCAGCGGAGGGAATCAAACCCTCTCAAGAACGCTAATCTGGCGCTAAAAGGTTTATAAAACCTCTCTGACTGTCAAGTCTCGCTGGCATTGGTGCCCGGGATGAGATTCGAACTCACAACTAGGTGTTTTTCCTTCTTCCTTTTGAGAGAAGTGCGTCTACCAATTTCGCCACCCGGGCATAAAAGAAAAACTCCCAGGGGACACTATGTGAACAAGTCTAGGAGCCATAATTTGGAGCGGGCGAAGAGGTTCGAACTCTCGACATTTACCTTGGCAAGGTAATGCTCTACCAACTGAGCTACGCCCGCATAAAGATATTAGTAAAAGATTCACAGAGTTTTGGTTTTGCGTTAGCAGTGGCGACCCAGACTTTTCAGATCTGCTCTTTTGGTCTCGCCTAACATGGAATGCGTGATCGACTGTTGGGTCAATGCTGAAAACAATACCCAACTCTATCTGCCAATCAGTGTTATAGTCTATAACTATCCTCTTTGAACGCTTCCGGCATCCTCAAAGTTCTTGCGAAACACTATCACACCTTAAATCTTTTACTAATACAATTACTTAGTAAGTGTCAGATTGTTTACCGCACAACCTGACAAAGCGGGGGTCTGTTGAATTTGTAAGTTGTTGCGTCCCTCTCATCGCAACCATTTTCCCTTGTAATTGAGCCGGCAGGGTCAGGATAAGTTACTTGGAATACTTGTCCAGTTTAGTCGCCTCAATGGACCTAGTGGGTGTCGAACCCATCACCTTCTACTGTTTCGGTCCTTCGAAGAAACCTAGACAGCGTGACTTTCTCTTGCTAACACTTACAAAACTTGGTGCTACCTCCAGGAATCGAACCTGGTTCAACGGTTCTTCAGACCGCCGCTATGACCACATCAGCTAAAGTAGCATGTTTGGGGTGCCTTACCGGTATCGATCCGGTACTACCGCTTTCACAGAGCAGGGTGCAGGCCACTACACTAAAGACACCATTGATTGGCAGAGGGTAAAGGAATCGAACCTTTAATAGCGGAATCAAAATCCGCGGTTATACCATTTAACTAACCCCCAACAGTTTGGTGGAAGTTGACGGGATCGAACCGCCGACATTCTGCGTGTAAGGCAGACGCTCTACCAGCTGAGCTAAACTTCCAATTTGGTAGTAGAGGTGGGACTCGAACCCACGATAAACACCGTATGAAGGTGGTGCATTAGCCGCTATGCTACTCTACTGTAAAAAATTATAATAAATATTTTACTATGATTAAAAAAATCGTTTTCGCAGGATGCAGTATTACCGCTGGTACAGAGCTATGGGAAGAAAAATTCGTCCCCCAATACACCGCTATGAATGTGTTTCAAGCTGGTAAAGCTACTAGGTCTGCATCCGATGAACAAATAAACGAATATAATAAACAATATTGTTACCCATCATTGGTAGGCAATCTACTCAATGCAGAGATTGAAAATATTGCCCTACGAGGTATTTCCAATAAAGAAATAGCTATGCGAGCTATTTTAAAATTTCCTGAAAACCACTACGATGATACTGTAGCAGTGATTCAAATGACTACTCATAATCGACTACTAGTGAATTATTCAAATAACCTAGTAAACAGTGCAGTTCTACAACCAAACTGGCCGACTCATTTTTTAAATAGTAGACAAAACAATATCATGCAAGAATTCTTTCTTGAATTTTTTAACGAATCGCTTACGATGGTTGAAGACTATGTGTCTGTGCTATATGCTGTAAGACTACTTCGTTCTAAAAATATACCCTGTTATCTGTTACGTATCTCGCCTACTAAGTTAAATCAACCTTTGGAAGAACCGCACCTAAAAGGGCAAGAGGTCGATCTAATAGTGAATGAAAAAGATCCAATCTTGTTAAATGATATCCAACAGCAGTTGTTAAAAGAGTTTTATGACTTTAAACTAACTGCTAAATCTTTGGAAGAAATAACAAATGCTGACTACTTGCCCCAATGGCATTTTACGCAATCCGGACACGATCTAATAGCCAAAGATCTAGCTGAGAAGATTAAATGTTTGCATTTTTAAAATCTTTATACATCCGTTTCAAGTATAGGAAAAAGATTAAAGAGATTAAAAAACAATCTCGATTTATCTACAAGTAATACCATATAGAAACACACTAGAGTGGGATTTGAACACCACGTTCACCGACCTATTTGCCAGCGTCTTAGTCCACTAGAAGATCCAGTATGTTTTTATATGGTAGGGGCACAGAGAATCGAACTCTGATTTACGGGTTAAAAGCCCGCTACTTTAGCCGTTAAGTTATACCCCCATCATCTTATCACTCTTGTCACTGGTCATGACAGATCTCCTTTTATAAAATTAAACTGTTTCGTATCCTAGGTTTACGCTTTCGCTGTAGTACCCGTTGCTTTCTCCTAGCCATCTCACGTCCACATAGCCCTTGCGAGTAGCGAACTTGTAAAATGTCCAAGTGTAACTTTCGTATGCTTCAAAGTCAGCTGGGCTTTCACCTTCAACTTCGTCTGCTATTACTAAAGGTTCACCTTCTAGGTCGCTCAAGTCGCCCGCGATGTCTTCAATGCGCACATGTTCGCAACAATCTTGTGCATGAAAGAACACATAACGATCCACGCTGTTTTCAAACACCAACTCGTTGCCATCTGCTTTTACACTTGTAAAAGTTTTACCTACCATGTCTGCTATTTTAGCAGAGTTATTCCAGTCACTATATGACATAACATTTCCTTTGTTCTTTGTTAAAAATTGGTCCTCTCGACAAGAATCGAACTTGTAATGGCCGGTTATCAGCCGACTGTTATACCATTTAACTACAAGAGGAAAAGCTCTGACATCCCTCGGCGGTAATTATAGCACATCAGGACTAGGTCCATCACGCATGCCCTCCACCCGCTTCCCGACAGGGACCGCTATCGTGTTGCTAACGCTAGTTCGGTAAGACTAGAACCACCCTTGAGAGTCACCTCACTTCCCATCCTGCGGGTCACAGTATCCGCTAACAAAGCGGAACGTTCTTGGTACACGGTACGGGAATCGAACCCGTCTTACTGACGTGAAAGGCCAGTGTCCTAACCGATAGACGAACCGTGCATAAAATTGGTCGGAGTACAAGGATTCGAACCTTGGACCCCCTGGTCCCAAACCAGGTGCGCTACCAGACTGCGCTACACTCCGAATATACTTGGCGATCCTGCGGGGAATCGAACCCCGATATCCGACTAGACAGGCCGGTATAATAACCACTATATGACAGGACCAAATTTGGTGGAAGTGGTTGGATTCGAACCAACAATGTTTCTTATGTGGCGGATTTACAGTCCGTTGCCTTCAACCAATTCAGCGCACACTTCCAGATTTTAATTTTAACACTCTCCGTTGACTATGTCAAGCACTATTTCAGGTAGTGTTGGAAAGTGTGTATCGAAGCATTCTACATGGATGAACCCACTTGCCTCTATCGGCCCGAGAATGCTTCGATACGCTACCATTTTTAGCTCCAGAAGAGGAGTTCCATCCGATAGGCCGCCCGTTCGCCCCATGTTTTACGTGCAGGGCCCAGTCCTCGTTACTGGTATCTTCACACGTTGTACTAGTTTACACTGAACGTCGGTGCTTTCGCTAACGCTTCGTGATATTTTCTAGCACGTTCAAACTTATCTTGAATAAGTTTTTGAAGCTGTTCTTTATCCAATGTAGGACCAAAAGCAGTTTCATAAGCCTGTTCAACAATGCGTTGATTTAATTTTTCGTAATCTATCTGTTCCATTTTTCCTTTCCTAAAAACAAAAAACCCCAGGGTTTTAATCCTAGGGTCCTTGAAGTTTTGAAATGTTTCTAAGTTGTTACCTAGTCATCCCAGCCCTCCCGGACCCTTGTAATCTCTGGTGTACGATCTAATGACAGACTTCCGCCGTTAATCGCTGACCAATAAGAGGCTATAACGCCTACCTGTTTGGGCATCGTATTAAACTGATGATGTCTATTGCAAGATTGCATTTTGTTTTCTCTTTTAAACCTTTTTGTTTTTACTAGCGGAATTGCTAGTTCATGTGTTAATTATAACGCCTCTCGACGTTGTTGTCAACTACTTTGTAAATCTTTTTGTTGTTTTTGGACAACAAACTTTTTTAACGAAGCATCTCTAACACAGCTTCTATTATATATGTATTTATATCACTTGTCAAGAACCTAGTGATAATGTGGCAAAATCGCCACAATATTTTCCATTAACAAAAAAGGACCCTAAGGTCCCTTGATGTTTTTCTAATTAAAAATTAGAATGAGACCTTGATGCCTGTAGAAATTGTGTTGCCATCAAATTGGTTAACACGTGACTGGCCGAACTGATAGCGATAGTCTGCTGTCAATGCAACATTCTTAGCAACTGCATAGCTGACACCTGTGCCAACTAGACCAGCATAACCATCAGCAACATTACCATAGTTGTCCAAATATGCGGCACCAGCTTTGACTGCGAACGTTGCGGCACCGACTGAATACACATCATATGAACCAACCAGTGTCCACTTGTTTTGATCTGTACCTTTTGAGTAACGATCAAATCCAGCAGTGACACCAAACTTGTCATATTTCTGACCGATTGTGATACCTGCACCTGGACGTTGGGTTGGTGAACCGTAATCGTACGATCCGTTGACGCCAACTTCTACAGCACTGGCTGTTGCGGCCGCTAGGGCCAATAGGGTTGCGATTGCAATTTTCTTCATGTTTTACTTCCTTTTAATTAAAATGACTGTTTTTACACAGTACCCTATTATATATGCAAATTGTTTACTGGTCAATAAAAAAGGCACTCGAAAGTGCCTTTTTGGTTGTTTTGATGACAAGGTAAGTCCTACCTCGCGAGTGCAGTTTCTTAGGCTGCGATTGCAAATTCTGCATCATTAGCAGTAGCTAATGTTACAGGAACTTGGAAATACTCGAATGTATTTGCTTTTGCATTTACTTTATTTGTATTTTACGTGACCCCACGTGTTGACCTTTATCCTATCTCACCCTGTCGAAACCATGGCAGGCCCATCAAAAGCATACTATTTTAGTCTGAGCGCATCACATGCGACTTTTTAACTCAACGACCTAATATGCTTATGGTGGACCTGGCGGGAGTCGAACCCGCGTCCAGAATGCCTTACTTTAAGGCTTGTACAACAATTCTTTTGCTATTACTTGTTACGTGCTTTACGAGTTGCACGTTTGGCTCTAGCTTTGACTGATTTTACGCGACCTTGTGTCATTTTGATTTTCTCCTGACTACCCGTTTAGCCATAGCTTTTACAGTCTTTGGCCTAGGTGGTTTTTTACCTTTTAAAATTTGCGAAACTCTACGAGGACTCGGCATAGTGCTCTCCTTTGTACAGTTAGTATTATATATCCTTTCTAGCAAGATAGCAATGCATTTTGGCTAGAAATAGCATAAATACTTTTATACCGGGAGCGAATCGGAAATGGGCGAAATTTTCAAAATCATCGGGGACCTTGGGTTTCCTGTCGCGGCAGCACTAGCAGGCGGCTATTTTGTGTATCTAACGATCAAGTTGTTACTGGCAGGTGTCCTTAGTAGCGTAAAGGGCATGGCTGGTATTATCACAGCACTTGATAATCGTGTAAAAACCATGAACCATGATGTAATCCGCATTGACACTATTGTATCAAATGCTCTCGGCTTACGGCCAGATGTAGACCGTATCAGCCGTGCAGACGGCAAGAACGATGCAAGGAGAGATTAATGAGGCATTACGATTACGACTGGGACCTAGAGCCCGAGTACATCAAGTTTGACCCCGAATTAAACATAGATGCACTGGGCTGGAAACATGGCGACTGTTTCAAAGTTGTCAATCGTGACGGCCGTAGTATGCTAGTCAAGTTGGACCCAGTAGAGCAATTTGCTCGAGGACACAAGGTGAACTGCAATGAATAAACAAAAAATAAACAGAATGCCGCAAAGCATAGCAGAATTTGGTATCGATCATCAGATTTGGACTGATAGAGATTTATTAAAATTCTGTGCTATTGTGTTTGTAGTGGGATATGTATTAGGTAAGGTGCTGTAATGGATGTAGTAGATCTAGTCAACAAGTACGGATTTCCCATAGTAATGGCTGTGGGAATGGGTTTCATTATCAAGTATGTGTGGGAATGGGCAACCAAAGAAATCAAGCCTGTTATCAACGATGCCAACACTGTGCTTATCGCACTGATAGATCGTGTACGCATGTTGGACAATGACCTAATTCGTTTGAATCAAAAAGTCAACACAGTGCTGACCATTCGTGGCAAGATGATCGAATCAGATCGTGTTATGGAAACTGCCATAGTGGAAGCACAAGCCAACGTCAAGTTCCATGATGCCATGGACGAAGCTGACAATATCAAAAATAAAAAATAAAAAGAATTCACCTTAGGACCGGTACTAGTTACCGAATGTGAATAGGCGGCCACTGCCTTGGGAAAACTGATTCGCTACCGGCAATCCCTAAAGTGTGGCCTTTTCTTGAATAAATAGCTGTATGAAAGTTAAAGAAATCCTAGAAGGTCTAACTCCCAAAAATATACACACCCTGGCCGATGCCAAAGGTGTAAAATGGGATGACAAGCCCAGCTTTCTTGCTCTCACCAAAAGGTTGACGGGTAAAGAACATTTAGACGACTTGAATCAAGCACAACTACTCAAAGTCAAACGGTATCTAGAAAAACAAGATGTAGATGAAGGACTCATGAGTTTCTTGTCAAAGCCTGTGGTCAAAACTGCAACAAAACCTACTAGTAGTTTATCAACAATGCGAGCGGCTGTGGCTGCAGATAAAGCTGCCTTGGACACAGTTCCCCCGCCACACATAAGAATGTACTTACAGCGTATTAAAGATGCCAACGCTAAAGGACAACAACCCCAATTTAGTGCAAGCGAATATGCTGCCTTGGAACAATGGATTAAACAACAACAAGCATACGGATCGTTGCCGGAAAACTTTGCTGACGGACGCAATCCCCAAGACAAAGGTGATGCCAAACGCCATGGTATCAATACCAAAGCCAGTGTCAGTAGTCTGCGCAAAACTGCCAAGCAAGGCGGACGCAAAGGACAGTTAGCACATTGGTTAGCCAATATGAAAGCTGGTAGGAAGAAACATGCGGGCAAGTGAATTTACTAACGAAGCAAAAAAATATTATTTTGCCGGAGCAAAAGTTGGGCAAAAAGCAGGTATTGCCGGGCAACTGCGTGGCACTGCTAAACCGCGTAAAGATGGCAAACAACCTGCATTTAATAAACTGGTTGGCGGCTCCTAAGATAAGTATATAATGAACATAATTATATACACACTTGTAGTCACACACATCACTATCGTTTCCGTTACTTTGTTTTTACACAGAGGCCAAGCGCACAAGGGAATCGCATTCAACCCGATACTAAGCCATTTCATGCGAGCATGGCTATGGCTTACAACTGGTATGGTAACCAAACAATGGGTGGCTATACATCGTAAGCATCATGCATTTAGTGATAATGCGGGTGATCCGCATAGCCCGCACGTATACGGCATCGCTCGTGTATTTTTCAAAGGTGCAGGCCTTTATCATCTAGCAAGTAAAGACACAGACATGGTCAACAAGTTTGGAGTAGGTACTCCTGACGATTGGATTGAGCGTAACATTTATACACCCCATAGCCGCCTCGGTATTCTTCTAATGCTGATCATAGATCTATTGTTCTTTGGACCGTGGGGATTTGTAGTGTGGGGTGTGCAAATGATATGGATTCCATTTTGGGCCGCTGGAGTTATCAACGGTATAGGACATTGGTATGGTTACAAGAACGGAACTACTCGTGATAGTAGTCGCAACATTGTTCCTTGGGGCATTGTGGTGGGCGGTGAAGAACTTCATAATAACCATCATCTTAATCCAGCAAGCGTTAAACTGAGTCGCCGCTGGTTTGAATTTGATATTGGTTATATGTGGCTGAGACTTTTTAGTTTATTAGGACTTGCAAAACTTATTTCTCGTGAGCAATAAACTCACCGTTCCAATCATCGCCTAGATCTTGCTGTTTCATAAACGCACAGCGTTCAATCCACATTTTGTAGTACTTGTCCATTTGTCCGCTAAACTTGCCTTTCAATTCTCCACACAATATAGCAGCCGCATCAAATTGTTTTTCTTTGTACAGGATATGCATCTTATTGTGTGTGGCAAGTTCTTTACTGTAGTCGTTGCCTTTGGTTCGTAATGCTGTATAGATAGCATCTGCTACAGTTTTACCTTTTGGTTGTAAGTTATCCAAATACAAGTAGAAGAAATCATCCTTAGTACGGTTGTATGTTTCAGCACCAATAATACACAATACACCATATGCTTTACAACGTGCTTCTAGTCGTGCCGCAGTTGAAACCATGTCACCCAAGATGTCATAGCTGTGTCGTTCTGTTGAACCCATCTCACCGATAAAGCCAATACCTGAGTTACAACCCCAACCCATTGCGGCTGGTGGCAATCCTTGTGCTTCCATAATGTTAGTATACTCGTCTACTTTGTCTAGCATTTCAAGTCCAACAGCAACTATTGTTCTAGCGTGATTAGGATCTTCAATAGGGGCACCGTGTATGTGCATACTTGCATCGCCTACGTACTTGATAATCATTCCATTATTATCTAGCATGGGACGACTAATGCTGTCCATGTATCCGTTCATATACTTGCCCAAGCCAGCAACATCATCTCCGTAATGTTCACCAATAGGAGTAAAGCCACGTAGATCACTGAACATGACACTTACGTCTTTACGTACACCACGCTTGATCAAGTCTGGATCTTTTTGTAGTAGTTCGACTACTTCCTTACTGCAATAGCCAGCAAACTGTTTCTTGATTGCTTGTTTCTGTAAGTATTCACTTACAAACTTAACACCATAAGCGTGAAGCATAACCAAAACAAGGCCCCCGACCGGAACAGTCGCATCCACGAGTTGTAAGCCACTGCTATATGCGAGTCCACATAGAGGAATAATAGAGCCAATAATAACAACACCTGCGCCAATACCAACATAAGTCCACCTTGTTAAAAATAATAATAAAATACCTGCGGTCAATAAGCCCAATATTTCTGCACCGTCTGCCCAATCAGGCCGTTGTATAACAACTCCATTCATCATTGTGCCAATAACAGCGGCTTGTACATCATGAGGCCATATTGCGCCTTTGCTAGTTGGTAACGGATTACCGATACCTGCGGCTGTAGGTCCTACTATAACAACAGCACCTTCTAAATCTTTGGGTAAGTTAATCAAACTAAAACTACGATTTTGTTGACTCCAATCAATCCAAACACGCCCCAGATTATCTGTAGTCACAGGCCCAAACTTGGGGATACGCATTTTCTCAACGCCACCTTCAAACAACTTAACTTGGAATGTTGTGTCACCTGCGGCCACACGCAGAGTTTCTAAACTCATTGATGGATAAAGTTTGCCGTCAACTGACACAATCAAAGGCATACGACGATTGACACCATCTATCTCTGGTAGCGTGTTTACAATACCAACACCGGCCGCACTATTTTCTAAACTTGAGATGTTGGCAACAAGTCCAGGATACTGAACAATTTGATCTAACCATTCTGGTGCTAGTACAGCACTGCCTGGAACACGTGGTGTATTCTTTGTTTGATTACTGGGAACGCTAGGAAGTATTACCGGATAATGTTTAAGAGTGGAGGCCAGATCCCTATCTCCACCAGTACGATCACGCTCAGCCATGAGCACGTTAAGCACAACAAGGCCAGCATTACGATGATAAAGGTCTTCAATAATTTCAGCATAGTTAACCCTTGGTAGTGGCCATTGGCCGTATTTGTCTAGACTAGCTTCGTCTATGTTGACCGTGATAATATTATTAAATGTTGGTTCTTTGTTTACAATTAATGTATCAAAATAGCGTAGTCGTACGCTTTCAACAAATGAGGGATCTGCAATGCGTATGCCCACTACCAACACTAGAGTCAGCAGTGCAGTCCACGGGCTTAGGATGAGTTTCTTTAACATCCAGTATTTATCTGGATTTTTCCACTAGGTTGTCACGGAATATTTGCCAAGCCTTTTCCCAAGTCCAACGTTGACTACCCATTTCAACATAACCTCTGTTTAATTGTAAACAACCTGTAACAGCATCCTCTAGACTTTCATTCATAAATCCAGTTACGCCTTGATCAATAACATCTTCCGGACCTTGACATGGAAACGCGGCTACGGGAGTTCCGCAGGCCATTGCTTCTATCATTACAATACCAAATGTTTCCCATTGACTAGGAAATACAAACACTTCAGCGTTGGCATAGTATCGAGCTAAATCTACACCTGTTTTAAATCCTGTAAAATGTACATCGGGATATTTTTTCTTGTAAGTTTCTAGCATAGGTCCATCGCCTACCATTATTTTTAAATAGCCAGGATAGTCTAGCTCAAAAAACTTTTCTAAATTCTTTTCCTTACTCACACGGCTAACACACAGCAAATATTTTGCTAGAACTTCTTCTCTAAGTGCTGGAGTAAAGATTGTACGATCAACCCCACGAGTCCATGGAATAACTTCGCCATCAAATCCATGTGCCTTTAATTCCTTAACCATTGAGTCTGTAGTTGTTAAAACTTTGCCACTATGCTTATGAAACCAGCGTACAAATCTCCAGGTAAGTGACTCAGGTACGCCAAATAGCTTTCGGAGCCCTTCAGGAAACTTAGTGTGATAAGCGGTATTGTGGCGAATATTACCCAATGAAAGATATGCTCGAGCCCACAAACCCAAAGGACCCTCTGTGGCGATATGGATATAATCCGGAGATATCTCCTCAATCTTCTTGCCGAGGTTCCGGGGATAGGCAATCTTGACTTCGTTGTAGCCAGGACAATCAATGTAGCGGAACCACCCGGGATCCAACACCACAACGTTATAACCGTCACGAACAGCACACGTCTCAATATTTTTGTAAGTCGTAACAACACCATTGATCTGGTCCTTTAGATTATCTGTGATAATTAAAATAGTTTTTGTCATTGAATCCTAAACTTTACGTATTCTGTTATAGCATCTGCTACATCTACATTGCAATAAGTTTCAAATCCTTTGAATCCGGGATTGCTATTAACTTCGCATATACTAAAACTTCCTTTGTTGAATAGCAAGTCAACTCCTGCAATATCTAACCCCAATATCTTAGCACTTTCTCTGCTGAGAAAATCTATCTCTTCAGTAACTTTAAATGGTTCACCATATCCGCCTTGGCTAATGTTGGCACGAAAATCGTTGTTACTGATGCGACGCATGGCGCCTATTACCTTGCCGCCTACTACAAGTACACGTAAATCTTCCCCAACTCTCTCGTTTAGATATTCCTGTACAATCAAAGTTTTTTTGTTGCCGAGGCCAATTGCAATGCCCATTAATTTTTTAAATTCTTTTCTAGTATCGCACAGGTAAACTCCATTACCTTGACTCCCTGTAACTACTTTGACAACACAAGGAAATCCAATTTCCTTTTCAACTAGATCGTAGTCTACAGGAAATCTAAACATCATTGTTCTGGGAACATGTAGGCCGTTGTTTGCCAATATTTGATTGGTGCGCAGTTTGTCGCGGGCTATTTCAATACTGCCAGCTGTATTGATCACAGGAACAAGAGCTTGTTCAAATTCTCTGAGCAGTGCAAGATTAAAACTATTTTCACCAGCGCCTGAACGAGTCAAGACCAATTCGGGCCAGGGGAAATCTTTGCCCAAATGTTTGACACTTTGACTTACTACGCTAGTGAGTACAATGTCAAATTTGCTAGGATGGCTGATCAACACATCCATTTTCTTCTCAGCAAAGCTATGCTCTAGCCTCTTGCGCTCATATCCGGACTTTTGTTTAGTCAGTAGTAGTACGGTCATTTTCTTGTGTCCATGTAACAATTTCCCAGGTGCCGTCGTGATGTTCTACTAATGCTGTACAACTTTCTACCCAGTCACCGTCATTCATGTAAGTAACACCGTCTATTTGTTTGATTTCTGCGTGATGTATATGTCCGCATATCACGCCATCATAGCCACGTTTCTTACAGTAGCCCGCTAAATTACGTTCAAATTGAAACATAAAGTCCGATGCCTTCTTGACTTTATGCTTTAGATATTTACTCAAACTCCAGTAACCGAAGCCTAATTTGTGGCGAACCCAGTTGAATCTACTGTTCCAATCTAGCACAAGATCGTATAATTTATCACCTAAAAACGCCAGCCATGGCGCGAGTCGGGTAATTCCGTCGAACAAATCTCCGTGTGTAACAAGATAATGCTTGCCGTCTGCGCCTATGTGTTCGGTTTGATTGTGTATTTCTACAAGTCCAAAGCTAAATCCATATGGTATCATCGGGCGCAGGAATTCGTCATGATTTCCAGCCACGTATACAACCCTAGTGCCACGTTTAGCGTGACCAAGAACCCTACGAACGACATTGGTATGCGCCTGTTTCCATCGCCATTTGTTTTGTTGGATTTTCCACGCATCAATGATATCTCCTACAAGATACAATGTTTCGCAGGTGTTGTGTTTGAGAAAGTTGTTGAGTTTGCCAGCTTGGCAGTCGCGTGTGCCTAAGTGTACATCGGAAATAAAAATACTGCGATAAGTTTTCGGTGTCATACCATATTTATCGCAGTATTGAGTTACTGTTGTTACAAGAATGTTACAATTATCTTACTGATTCTGTGTGCTTGTGTTTTAAACTTTTCTTTAACAACTTAAACCAAAACTCTTTAACTTTCTTTAAATTATGCTCAACTTCGGCTTTGTTAAGTTTCATTACTAATTTTTTAACTTTCATACCAGACTCCTTCAGGGGTAAAAAAGGACCAAAATGGTCCAGTGCTGATTACGGGTTCCAGCGACACCCTATTTTGTGCCCGTACTTTATTTATCTCTTAAAACTTAGTATAGCTCCATCCTGACCCACACGGATTGCATTGTATGTTCATACCTGCTTGATCCGGTTGTGTAGGATTAGTTTGATTGATAGTAACACCGGCACCTGTAGCACCATTAAAATATAAATTGAATGTTTTGTCGGCGCCTGTTCCGCCCGTTTGTGTTGCTGTTACAGTATTGCCATTGTTAGTAGCATTGTTTGGATTGGTAACTGTAAGAGTATGATTGCCTGCGCCTTGCTGTGTTACTGTAACATTATTACCCGATCCGATCATGTTTTGTATACTAGCATTATGATTACCTGTGCCATCTTGTTGTATATTAAATGTGTTATTAATTCCTGATTTTAGTTCTATACTTGCAGTCTTATTATTACCCTGTTGTGTTATGGCAAACACATTATAATCAACAGCACTAGTAGATCCAGCTGTTACACTGGCAGTATTGCCACTGCCATCTTGAACTATTGTAGTCGTGTTGCCGCTACCTATTTGATCGATGATAATAGTATTATCGGCAGCCTTAGTGTTTGAACATTGCAAACCGGCCATAGATATGACTATCGCAACTATTAAGAATTTCATTTGCCAAATACCTTAGATATTATCCACACTATAGGAAACCAAGCTAACAAATATATAGGAGCTATTATCATACCTTTGATTAAGTTATCACGAGCTATCGCTTCTTTTTCTTTTTGTCTGCGTCTTTGCGATTCAACGTAACTGGAATTTGATTGTCTTATCATCTCTGTATCAGCGTTATAACTGTGCTGCCTCCGCTATTAACTCTATTCTTAATAGTATCCATGGCACCTTGTGTCATGTAGATCGTGGTATTTTGACTTGTAGGAGTAGTTACACTCATCACATTACTGCCATCATCCCTGCTCAGTGTGATCTTGGGTTCTTGTATGTCTACCACAATCCCGGTTAGAGCATTGTAATCTGGAAGTAATCTATTACTTGTAGTATTTAATAAATTCATCTGTGCCTTCATCATACTATCGATAATGTCTAGTATATTTGCAAGAAAGTTCTGATCAAGGAAATTACGTGCTAGTTTGTCTTGGTATACTTCTTGCTGTTGCTGATCCAACACATTAGCAAGCCCTTGTTCTTTGAGAAAATTCATGTCTAATGCATTTTTCATTTCAAATTTTGTGTTAGTTTTTTGCTGATCTTGATTTAATTCTTTAGGAGGAGCAACAATCATCATGTTGTTGATGGCACCTTCGCTAAGTTTTAATATGACAGGCGGGCTAGGAGGTGTGCCTCTATTATCTACTCTAGTAGCTTGAAACGCCTGATTTAATACGACTTGGCCAGCATCACTTTCAACAATAATCTCTCCAACTTTGCAGTTTGTTTCAATATCGCTAACAGTACGAGTTAGTCTATCACTGGGACAGCTGGGTAATAGAATAAATGTACTACGACCCAGTTCATCTACTGTAGCAGTAAAGTCTGTACCACGCACACTGACAGTGGCACTTGGTGTAGTGATACCCACATTCTGCGGATTATTTTTGGCTATCTGTCCTGATGCATAGCGCACAGTGCCCAACGCCATATTAAGAGATAGTTTACCTGCGCCTTTCTTGGCATCGTATACAAAGTCATCAATGACTAGTTTGCTGTTTTCATTTACTTGTACTTTGGTCTGATCTTCGAATGTTATCCCAACCTTGCCCTGAGTTGTGCGAACAGTATCGTTCATCTCCATACCAGTGCCTTTGGTTCCAACTATATTTTGAGTTTTGCGTGTTACTGTTGGTGCCGCGTTCACTTGTTCAGTTATGGTGCCAATAGCCGCGTAGCTCTGTGAGATTGCTAACAGAGCTACAACGCCTATTAAAAATTTAACCATGTTAACGAGATAGCGGAGTTAACAAATTACTGCCAGCGCCTTGACTAATGTTAACAGTGTTACTTGCGCCGCTAATTTTTACATTAGCATCTTGGCCGGTGCCGCCTTGGTTAATATTAACACTATTACTAGCACCTGTAATTCCTAAATTAGCCAAGTTACTTGTACCATTTTGTTGAATTAACACAGTGTTGTCATCGCCTGCTAACGCACCGGATGTGTATCCGCCAACTGTAACAGTATTCAAACTACCAACTTGTGTTACACCAAAATAGTTACCTGTACTACTTGCATTGATTCCAATGGCATTACTGCCGCTACCTGATTGATCAAGTACTGCTTGGTTTGAGCCGCCGGTACCGCTAAAACTGACATTGGCTGTGTTACTGCTTCCACGCATTTTAGAATACACATCGTCACTTGGTCCTGCTGTGGTAGCACTTATACTATTGCCCGTACCTGTGACATCGGCTTCAAATTTAGAGCTGTTGCCAGTTTGTAACACATTAATACTGGTCTTGCTTGCATTTGATTGAGTACCACCTGCATTAACATTGAATATGGCTGTTGATCCGGTTACTCCACTGGTACCTGTAGAATATGTAATATCGGTAGATATACCACTTGTTACTGATGCCGATACTCCTAACGATACTGTGTTGCCCGATCCAACTTGTGTTATTGCAATATTAGCACCATCGGCATTAATTATAGCCGCATCTGTTCTGTTGCTTGTCAATGCTTTAACTGTATTACCTGCACCATCCTGAGTAATATTAATCACAGCATTACTCCCCGTCTGATCGATGTAGATACTGTTGTCAACAGCATAGCCCAATGGTGGCATTGCAGACACCATAAGAATTGTAAGTAATTTTCGCGACAACTTACCAGCGCCTTTTAAACTTGATGTTTTCATCATCATTACTTGATTTGGGTTGGAACACCTTGTTTGTAACTGTTTACAAACGCTTAGTTTATCCCCTCATCGCTCCTTGGAACTCTGTTCCTTTAGTACTACTGTTCTCGCTACATCTTTTTCCTTTGTAAAATATTTACTACATTGTTGACTTTAATTTAGTACTGCTGTTATTTTTTCGTTACATCTAAGGTGTAAAAAAATCAACACTGTTAAAAAAACAACACCTTATTTTACTTCCTCTAACTGCTCTGTACGAATCCATCCGCCCCTTGATTCACTGTCTGTTACTCTAAACCAGCCTTCACTTCCAGGCTGTCTTACATCTACCACTGTGCCTTTCTTGAACTGCCACTTCTTAACGCTTGTATAATCCTGCTCCGAATACAAATAAGAATCTTCTTTCAATTTACGTTTGCCAAATAACGATCTAGCAGTATCTTGTGCTATTTTTGTTTCGTTGGGTTTGACATTGTCTTTCTTTACTTCAGCTTTCTTTTCTTCAACCTTTACTTCTGCGGGGGCACTGGGTATGGTTTCTGTTTTTGTTTCGGGCACGGCCTGCGGTTGAACCACGACATCTTTCTTCTCCTCTACTTCTTTCTTAATCTCGCTACTGATTACTGGAGCTTTCTTTTCAACTACAGGTGCTGGTAAAACTACCGGAGTGTCCGGCTTGTATTCCCATATGCCTTTTCTTGCTCCTTCTTTGATCAACTCAACTACAGCCATCTCTGTTGCGGCCTTGACTGCATAGGTTCCTGGCTCGTTGATTGTTAGACCCATCTCTGCTTCAAATGCCTGTGTGCCCTGATCAAAGAACTTCAATGCTGTTGCACTATCTGCTGTTGATAAAATAGTTTTTTGTACAGTAACCACAGCTAACACCTTACCTGTATTGACACTGACAGCACGTAAACTAATGGTCACTGTGTCTGTTGACCACTGTGTTTGTTTGCCAATACCAAATATACGCATGCCAGCGCCGCCGCTGGTAGATGTAGCATCATATCCTACAATACCGCCCTCCATGATTATACCTGCAAATTGCATAGGCATCAAAGGTTTGGCATTGGCACCTTCGTATGCTTCGCGCATCTGTCTAATGATGGTACGTTCTTTAGTGAGGTTATCAATACCCACACGTTCCACTACTTCAAACCAGCGACCTTGTCCAACACCTTGCAAGGCCTGTATCAAGAATGTTTCAGCGCCTTGTGTAACTGCTGTACTCAAACTGGCCACATTTGGTTGTGGTCTACGTTGTCCTGTTTTATCTGTAAATCCATAAACTGCAACACTGACAGGTTTGCCGTTAGCTGGCGCAGGCATATTATCAAATTCTTTTTTGATATTAACACGTTGAGTTGTCAATGTGGGATCTACTTCAGTCAACCCTGTGCTTTGGATCACTGCACATCCACTCAGCATCACAACAATAAGTGCAAGTAGAATCTTTTTCATATTATTGGAATTGGAATTGACTTAGAGGAATTACTACAGTGGTCTGATTTCCAGTGACATCGGTGACTGTCATTGTTACGGCCGTGCCATCCTTTGACCAGAATATAGTATTACCCTCAAAGTTTAATGTGCCGCTGTTAGTGCCGCCATTGGCAAACATGGCAGTGGCTAAATTTTGACTGATCTGTGCATAGATACGACTTTCCAAGTTGTTTAGAAACTTAGATATGTTGGTGTTAGCCGCGTCAGCTTTGGCTTTGTCTAATGCGGCTTGTATATCTTTCTTAACTTGTACCTGTCGAGTGAATTCTTGATTTTCGATAGTAAGCACGTGAGAACTGTAACCTACACCGTTAAAGCTAGGGCTTTTGAATTGATAGTCGCCTATGGGTGCAGAAACACACACAATAGGCATTAAGGATAGCAATAGTATCGCCAATTTAGACATGGTCTTCGCTCCCACTAGGTCTTATTATTATTTAAGCCGTGAGAACAGAGAATTATACTAGTGTATTATATACGCAGATTACTAATATATTAAAATAGTTTGCGGAGAAGACTGTCAACTTCTGCAAGAGCTTGTCTGTGTTCAGAAATTGATTCAGTTTTTTTCTTTTTTGGAACTTTGGCTATTATTTTTTTAAATGTTGCCAATGCGCTAGGGTTTGGTCTAAAATCAATTATAGACGAAATAGTTATATTTTCTTCTAAGCTAGCTATTAGATCCTGCATAGTAGCTGGATCGTTGACAACAGAGTAACTTAGTGTTGGAATATTTAACAGTAATAATGATTGGTGTTTGTTAATTAATTGATAATGCGCAGCCGCCAGTACTGCCACATGTGCGCTGGTTGTTTTGTAATCAATTTTGCCATTTTTAGGAATAGATTCTACAATGTTATTGATATACTGAAGCATACTGGGCTCTGGTGCAACAGCTAGATACATTTCTTTGAACATTTTTTGTACACTACCAGCCCTTTTCGCATTCATTGGCATAAAGACTGTTTCATTAAGAGCTGAAATATTCTTATCGCCCAGTGCAGGAACTACATGACTCTGTCCTAATACCTCATTGGTCCAGAACTCCATTATCTCTTTTGCTTTGCGTACATCAAGTTTCCCACAACTGAGTACAAAATCACTAACTCCTGTACCGCCTTTTTGTGCATAATCTTCTTTAGGACTATCAGATGCTTTTACTTCGATTTTGAGAGATGGTCCATCTGGTCTTACTATCCCAATGTCTCCCGGATGGATCTTTTCAGTATTTTTACCCGCTAGCACCAGCATCCATTCACCTTGACCAGATGCGGAGTTTCCTGATCCGGGATTTATTTTACCAAGATCGATTAATAAATTAAAATATGGACTGCTTGAAGGAACCAACGTACCATCGCCGCCATTGGCAACTATAGTAGGTAAATCAATTGGCTTGGTACTGTCATCTGCACAATCATCTAGAAATTGATAAATTAGTTGATGGCCTATTCCACGTTCCTTACCGTTAAACCATGCAGTTGCCAATGCCGAACCTACAGCTTTTTTTACCTTTAGATCGGTCAGTTGCGAAAGTTTTTTTACTCTAGCAGTAATATTTTTTTCTACTTCGTCTCGAGTAACATCCGGATTTGTTCTGCTGTCTATTTCATTTTTTAAATTAGCTATGGCCGATGCAAATTCATTAGCGTCATCAATCAACCCTTGAGCAATCAGCAGGTCATGGTATTTTTTGAATTTGTTTAATTCCTGTTCAAGTGTTAAGATAGCAGTATCGTCATTTTCATACAAAGGTTGCTCTGGGTGTTGTTCTGGGCCGTTTGGTTGTCCTGGATACGAGTCTGTTGCATCATCATATTCTTGATCTAGTTCAGGTTCTAGTTCTTGTTCAGGTTGTTGTTGGGGCTGGGGTTGCAGTTGGGGATTAACTGCAGGCGTTGGTTCAGTCTGTAAGACTTGCTCAATTTGATCTGTCATATCAGTAATCGTCTGAAGAACTTCACGAGCTATTTCGGGATTATCTTCAACAGAATGAATAATAGATTGCAAATCAGAATTAATATCAGTAGATTCGTTTAAAATGTCAATTACACGCATAGTGTAATATTTATACTATTTCAGGGAACAGGCATTCCTGTATGAAATGTTCAACATCTTCTTCGCTTAGACCTAAACTGACCATTACACGGGGTGTATGCGGGTTACACTTTTGATTCTGTGCATAGTAATTTTGTGCTTCTGTAGTGTTTTCAGCAGTATTGTTAGTTTCTGCTACTGTGCTCAGATAGTGTGCTACTGTAGTTCTAGCTAGGTCGGTAATCTGTTCTAGCTCTGTTTCGTCTTGTACATTGCCCGCGGCTACCATACTTTTACTGAATATATTAGTAGCCCATTCAGGTAAAGCACGTTCTTTGCGCCATTCCAGTTTGGCTACTTCTCCTGCAAACCATTGCATCATTGGATGGTCAGCATCGCCTGCTTTAGAGTAATCATGAAAACAGCCAGTTATCTTGTTCTTGCCAGCTATGACATCAAAGCCGTAAATTGGAGCAGGATTATGTGTATGTGGAAAGATGCAACAGTGCATCATCCAAAGGCCTTTAGTATCTCTCGCGTCAACCACATCAACGTGAGCACGGCGATAGAGATCACTAGTCCATACCCTATTAACCCAGCCAGGTTGGTTAAAACGATCCATTCCAGGCTCGAAAACTTCAGTGCCAGTGCGCTCAAAATTATCCTCTAAAAGTTGTTGGATATCTATTAGTGTATCCCAAACTTTACTCATCTTTGTATTCGACTAATTCCAACATTTCTTTAAATGTCTCTGTAGCAAAGTCAAAACACAGTTTAGCTTCGTCAGCCATATCGTCACTGATTTTTTCACGTATCATTGTTTTGAGTTTTTCAGGATCTTCAAATTGATACATTCGACCAGCACCTGGAACTTTCTTAGCTATCATCTGCCCGCCTGCTAGATCTCCCATATGGCGCACATATATATGTGCCATCAGTTTTTTAGGATCATCCTTGATACTCAAGATATGTTTACAATAGTTATCTGTGGTTTTTAAAATGTGCGGTTTACCGTCTGTTTCATCATCCCACAGTTCCTCATAGTCTGCTAGAATATGGGGGGCACGACGAACATCGGGCATGCCGGACAGCAGTCCAGGATGCATCATGGCACACACTTCTACTATTTCATACTGCGGATGTTGATTTTTTAAAAATACTGCATACAGTTTGGGATTGATATTGCCACTGAACAGTATTTTAACAAATTCTTGACGCTCTGCATTAGTATGTGCGTCTTTGGTCAATTCTCTAAGGCTCATTCTTCCTCCAGCTTTATCTGCAGAGGATGGCCGTCTTGTCTACTTTGATTGGTAGCTTCAACTGCTTTGGCTTCTGCTATTTCAAAACTATAGATTCCAGCTACGCCGGAGCCAGTTTCGTGTACTTGGAGCATGACATCTTTGGCACTGTCAACTGTATGCTTGAATATATCTACTAGTAGAACAATAACAAACTCCATAGGAGTAGAATCGTCATTTAACAAGATGACTTTCCAACGTCGGGGTTCGGTAGCACGTATCTTGATCTTCTCATCGATCATTACATCTGTATTTGACATTCTAGCTCTTTCTATTAAGAGGGGGAGTTTCCTCCCCCGTTGATTATTTAATTACAATTTGTCGAGGCTTCAGTGCTTCTGGCATGATGCGGTCAATTTGAATGACCAACATACCGTCTTTGACTTCGGCATCTTTAACTTCCATGTATTCAGCCAGTGTCCATGTCTGTTCGAAGTTTCGGCTAGCTAGTCCGCGATGTAAGTATTCCTTACCTTCGGTTACTACTTCACCCTGAACACCACGAACAATCAATTGATCCTGGTCAACTTCTACTGTGATTTCTTCTTTGCTGAAACCTGCCACTGCTACTTCAATAGCATATTCACTGTCACTATACTTCACAATGTTGTGTGGAGGATAGTTACTGTTTGCTTGTTGCAATCTTTGGTTAAAGATTTGATCAAAGCCAATTAAGGCTCTACTTAGATTGGCGAAGTCTGCTGGACTCACCGCTTTTAATTGCATTGTTGCCATTTTTAATCTCCTTATATTAAGCAAGAATGTGTAGGACCCCGAAGGCGTCCTACAATTACATTATATTACTTCTTTTCTTCTTTGTCAACTTCTGTGAAGCTAGCATCAACCGTTTGCTCTTGAGCTGATTGGCTTTGAGCTGGGGTTTCGTCTGTCGTTGATTCAGCGGCTTGTTTTTTAGTCATAACCGGACCAGCGGCTTCAAAGAAAGTCTGTACTGATTTGTCAATCGCCTCTTTGTCTTCACCAGCACAAGCAGTTTCCACTGCTTTTACTGCTTCGTCAAATTTGGTTCTTTCTTCCTCAGTCAATTGATCTTTATACGTTTCATAGTCTTTCTTGATACTGTGTGTAGTACCTTCAGCTTGATTACGTGCTCCGATCAATTCTGCTGCCTTCTTGTCTGATTCGGCATTTTCTTCAGCTTCACGAACCATACGTTGGATTTCAGCTTCAGTTAGTCCGGAATCAGACTTGATAGTTATCTTGTTTTCTTTGCCAGTGGTTTTATTTTTGGCACTTACATTCAAGATACCGTTTGCATCTAAATCTAGTGTGACTTCAATCTGTGGCATACCGCGTGGTGCAGGGTCAATACCCTCTAGATTGAACTCACCTAGCATCTTATTATACTTAAACAACTCACGCTCGCCCTGTGCAACTTTGATTGTCACAGCTGGTTGATTGTCTTCTGCTGTTGAGAATGTTTGTGAGTGTTTGGTTGGTATAGTTGTATTTTTGCTGATCAGCTTGGTAAACACTCCGCCCATTGTTTCAATACCCAATGTCAATGGAGTCACGTCCAACAACAGCACGTCTGTCTTGTCGCCTGCTAGAACAGCGCCTTGTACTGCGGCACCTGCGGCCACTGCTTCGTCTGGGTTGACATCTTTGCGTGGTGCCTTGCCAAACAGTTTCTCAACTGCTTCTTGCACTTTGGGCATACGTGTTTGGCCGCCAACTAGGATAACTTCGTCGATATCTACGGCTGTAACTTTGGCATCATTCATAGCAATCTTACATGGCTCAATTGAACGCTCGATCAGTTTCTCAACCATTTGCTCAAACTTGGCACGGCTGATAGTCACATTCATGTGCTTTGGACCACTGGCATCTGCTGTGATGTATGGCAAGTTAACAGTTGTACTTGCGGCACTAGACAATTCAATCTTGGCCTTTTCAGCAGACTCTTTCAAACGCTGTAAAGCCAGCACGTCTTGCTTTAGGTCAATACCATTGTCTTTCTTAAACTCTGCTACCAAATGATCCATAAGAACTTGGTCAAAGTCTTCACCACCTAGGAATGTGTCACCGTTTGTACTCAACACTTCAATTTGCTTGTCGCCGTCAATGTTGGCAATTTCAATAATGGAGATGTCAAATGTACCACCACCCAAGTCATACACAGCGATCTTACGATCTTTCTTGTCTTGCTTGTCTACACCATATGCCAATGCGGCCGCTGTTGGCTCATTGATGATACGTAGAACTTCTAGTCCAGCGATACGTCCTGCGTCTTTGGTTGCTTGACGTTGGCTGTCGTTGAAGTAAGCAGGCACAGTGATAACTGCCTGTGTAACTTCTTTACCCAGATAGTCTTCTGCTGTCTTTTTCATTTTACGTAGCACTTCAGCTGACACCTGCTGTGGAGCAAGTTTCTCGCCGTTGGCTTCAATCCAAGCGTCACCGTTGTCAGCTTTGATAATTGAATAAGGCATCAAGTCGATGTCTTTTTGTACTTCTTTCTCGTCAAACTTGCGACCAATAAGGCGCTTGCTGGCGTAGATTGTATTCTTTGGGTTTGTGACTGCTTGTCGTTTTGCTGTTGCACCTACTAGGATCTCGTCCTTGGTATATGCAATGATTGATGGTGTTGTTCTCGCACCTTCGCTGTTTTCAATTACTTTGGCAACTCCGTTTTCCAGGATTGCCACACAGCTATTTGTTGTACCTAAATCGATACCGATGATTTTGCTCATAATTTTCTCCTTTAATTAAGCAAGTAAATTTGGACTCTATGTCCGTGTACTTAAACCCTTACGGCATTTTAGCACGTAAATATTTATCTCAGTCAGACTTTTTCCTTGAAAATATTTGACCAAATTTTAAGTTTTTCTCGTTTAGCCTCTGCGGCTTTTTCAATGTTGGCAAAGCTAACAATGTCAAGCTCTTGTAGAATATCTACCATTGCTTGTAAATCGCCTAGTTCTTCTTCCAAGTGTTCCCTGTTGGTTTTAGGTTTTCCTGGCTTGAGATTATCGAGCCCAAAACGGCTGATTTTACTAACCGCTTGTATTACCTCGGCACATTCTTCTTGTAGAATGTCCATTACTTCTTTAGTTTGACTGTCCATTTTTACCTCTGATTAATAAACGGTTGTAGCATCTTACCTTCATATGTAGTCGAAGTGCGTAGAGTATTGTAGACATTCTGAATACCCACTGCTTGATTCCATGCATCTTCTAGCGCATGGTGAGCTGTAATAGGAGGACGCTGAGGATTGATGCCTAGATCAAAAGCAGTGCGTACATCACGTACTTCCCAAAACTTCCATGGGCAAGCTCGATTGATTTTACGGAACACATGTTCGCAGATCACAATATCAAAACATGAACCGTTTGACCATACACGTTTTGCGCCCCAACAGAATTTATACAGTTGCGCAAACGCTTCTTCAATATCAATTCTTCCTTCGGGATCAAAAGCCGCTTCTTGGGCTTCCTTGCTTTGACTTGCCCACCATTCTATTGTGTCATCGCTAGTGGTAAGACCGATCCTATCACACGAATCAACATCTACTTTACAGTAGAAGCTTTTCATTGCAGGTTCTTTTAATTCTAATCCAAACGGATCAAATTTAACAGCACCTATAGTTAGGATGGTTGCGTCTGGAGTTGTATTTAGAGTCTCCAAATCTATCATAATGTCAGTAAGCATACCTTATTATAACAGATTTAGATCAGTGTGTCAATACATTTTTTTGGGTAATTGCTGATCTTTCAGCTTCTTTTTCCAACGTGCTTGGGCCGCACCTTTTTTACGTTTGCGTTCAGTGGTAGGTTTTTCGTAGAATTCTTTAGCCCGTAAATCTTCCAAAAGCCCTGAATCCTCAATCTTACGTTTGAATCTACGCAAGGCCTGATTGATGTTCTCTCCGTCCTTGACAGTGACACCTGTACCTTTATTCTTCTGGTTCATCTTCTGGGCCTTCTTCCTCTTCTGCTTTGATTTTTTCTATTATCCAATTTAGATCGTAAATTCTATTACGGCTGATAAGATGATACGGAGTTGTTTCATCCTTGGTCATATAGTATGCATTGGGATGCATCAGCAATAGAGTAACAAACTTGTGTGTTTGGGGATCACAGTTGTCTACATCAATAATAATACAATCAGCTTGATAGCTGGAACTTAACAGCCAACTGATGTCTGTATCATCGTTGTCAAATATAAACACATTCAAATCTTCTAGACCATGACTCAGTATGGTTTGGAATTGTGATTTGACAAAGTTGCTGGGCTTGACCAAAAGGTAGCTCAAATTGTTATTGAACAATTTGTCAGGGGGTGTTATTAAAGTTATTTTTCCTAAGTTCATATATTCGTTTTTCAAAATATGCTGTTTTTTCTGCCGCATAGTCATAGAATCTAGGCCCTGTGTCTATTGTTTGTTTGACAAAATTACACAGTTCAATCTCCGACTCGTCTACTGTAAAATCTTTGAATGCTCCTTCATGGTATGCTTTATATAGCTCATCTACTGGCCTGTGTACAATTCTTTCGCTAAGTCTAGACCAAATGGTATCAGTGGATTGTTCTTCATTTTGAACATACTCTATTCTCTGTTCTTGACTTGGATCTGCCCCGTAGGGTCCTTGATCATATAGGTCTTTTTTTTTGAGCCGTCTTCTTCCGAGTACACTGGATTCTCGTTGCCCTCACTGTCCACATAGGACTCGCCGGATGCCAAACGTTCTTCTAAACTAGGACCAGGTTCTACAATAGCTCGTTCAGCTTCTTCCACCATTTTGTTCCATTTGTCCAATTCTGTTTCTTCAATAATTTCTGCAGGCTTGTCGTCTAAAACTTCGGGAGTTCCTGCCGCTATAACGCCTTCGTATTCTGTGATCAACGGTATATTATCGGCAGGGCTACTGTTGGTAACACCCTGTTTCAATATTTCATCAGCTGGTGTCGATACAACTGGTATTTCTTCCGGTACGTGTTCTTGTTCTTTCTTCCAACCAAATGTCATCTGTGCGGCTAACAACATGATAACTGCCAATGGGTCAAATACAACTACAATAAGGATAATGATCCAAGTTACTGCTCGTTCCAGCATTGTTTCGTCTGGCGCTGTGCCGTAGATGAACGCCGCGATATACTTAATTGGCCCAACTTCTGCTTCGACTTTACGTACCTCGGCGGCAATAGGCGCACGGGCATCATTAAGTTCCGCGATAGACTTCTGCGACTGTGATATTTCAGCTTGAAGTCTAACACGTTCTTTCTGCTGGGAGCGACGCATAGCCACAGCTTTGTCGGCACCTTTTTCATCTGTTGAGCGACCCAGTACTTGGTCCACTCCCTCATCCATCTGTTTAAGTGCCTTACGGTTTGCTTCAATATTCTCTTTTTCGGTTTTGATTTTTTCATCATAGATTGCGATCTTACTGCCAACGTCTCCACTGACTAGGGTTTGATCGTTGTGGGCTTTTGAAAGGAATCCGAATATGCCCATTGACGTAATCAGCATCAGTACTACAACTGCTATGACCATGTAGTACTTCATGAAACGTGGAGCACGTTCCCAATTGGCTTTGAGCCAACTTGCACACACCAGTTTACCTACCTCAAGAGCTGACCCCATGATAATAATGGGTATGGCCGCGGCAGAAAAGATAGCGGTCAAACCTACCACTGAGTAGTAGATTGCGACCGCCGATATTGTTAAACCTGTTAGTAGTAGTAGATACGCTAATATCATTCCTGTCTTTCGATTATAATGGTACGCCTACCAGCCCAATAGTGTCAATTAAGGTTGCGGTACCTACGCCGGTATACGCTTGTGCTGGGGTGCATGGTTGAAGAACAGTGACTTTGACTTGTGAGTCACCGAGTGATGAAGGACTGTATACGCGGAAGTTTCTAGTGTATCCTGCGCTTGCTCCGCCTGCTACCAGCGCAGTGGCAATCATATCTTGAACTGCCAGTGCTGTAGTGTTGATAGCAACTGTACCTGACGCATTCAAACTGTTGTAGGCTGTACCAGTTGAACCATCTGCATTGGTGAATGTACCGTTGGCTGTTGCGCCTTGGCTTTTTAACCAAGCATTCCAATTGCCAACAATAACAGAAGCACGATCAAACACCACAGTAAATGCCACTGCGGTATTTGCTGAAGTAGCATCTGTACCAGCTGGGCTTCCGCCACCAGTGATGACCACATCCAAAATGCGGCAATCAGAAACTGTGCTCAATTGTTGAACAATGTTGTTCCAACGCACATTGCCCTGGGCCAGCAACAGTGCCTGCGCCGCTGACATTGCTGTAGCATTTGTGTAATTTGAACTGTCCCAATCGTAAGGGTTCACGCCGCCGCCTGCTGTTCCAGTGGTAGCAAAGTTGGTATTTGTATTGATGCTGATACGATAAGCAGTTGGTGTTAACTGATTACTATCTAATTGAAATCCTGATCCAGCCATTTGGATACTCCTTGTTATATAGTATATTTAGCATGTCGATTACTTAAACACTATTAGTGCTAGTACAGCGGCTTGGCAAAAGAAGCCGAATCCAATGGTTACAATGTTCAAAAAGTCCTTTTGGATCGCGGCTTTGATAAAAAAGCAAAATAGCCCAGCCCAGCTGAACAAAACCATGTCAACCGGTGGCATTTTCTCTGTTAATCCTGTTAGGACTGCCAGCATCGTGGGAATAGTGGCCAAATGTAGCAGAATAACTGCTACCCACCCCATTGTTTCTGCACTCACATGCGGTGCGTGTTCTTTGAGATTTTTAACTAACAAATCCAAATCAAATAGATCGTGGATTCCTGTTTTGATTTTTTCAACTATTGCGTTCATAATTATCCTTGATTAATCATAAAAAATGTGACGGCCAATTTTGGCCACTGGTTTCTTGCCCCAACCGGGTTGTACATAATCCCCATGAAAGTATAGAGCTTTCTTTAAATCCGGCAAGCGGAATCCTTCTAGTAGCACCTTTTTGGCTACTTCCATACTTTCAGTATATATAGGCCCGTTCATTGGTTTCATGGCACTGGGACCTTGACAATACCAGCTGAACTGGCAAAGTACACGTTCGTAGACTACATTTTTTTGATAGACTACACCACAGATGTCAGAAGGGAATTGACCACTTTCGGTTCTGTTGATTGTTACCTGAGCCACGGCCACTTTGCCTTCAAAAGGTTCACCGCCTGCTTCATGGTATATGTTACGAGCCAGACAATCTAATTGAGTTTGTCTCATTTTGGCTGTAATTGGGCTTGCTGTTTCGCGAGCCTGTTCAAGACGTTCAAACTTTCTTGAAACTGCTTGTTGTGCTACAGATGCAATGGCTAGTACGACTAGCACATTTATTACTATTTTGATAATGCGTATCATTGTTTTCTCCTTTACGCTGGATGAGGTATCGCTAGTACCATCATTAAAAATTGGCTGTATATTTCTCCTGTAAAAATTAGCCTTACTGCTGTTTGTCCCAAAATCCTTCGGGGACAATATATAGTTATCCTCTGTTACCAGGGGAATAACACTATGTTTATACTTAGTCACAGTTTAACGCCTCATGCGACTAATGTCAACTGCTTGTTCATCACTAAAAACTGGTACTGCGTTGCTCTTATGCATGGTCGCAATGCCTTTTACCATGTTTCCTGTATAAACTTTGGCCGGAGGCAACGTGGCTACACCGCCACCAGTGTCTCTGCTGGGGATATGTGCTGTGGTATTGCGGCCTTCTGGAATCTTCAAACTGTAAGTGCTACCTAAACTTTCACTGGCCATAGCACGTCGACGTTTCTTTTCTTCAAGTTCGATTCCCTGCCGTTTGAGCAATTCCTTCCAACTGGCTTCTTGCTCGCGTGCCTTGCGAGCATGCTCTGCTGAAGCAAATTTCTTGCGGCCTTTTTGCTTGCCTGTGGTTGATAGCCACGGACCTTCTAAGTGCATACTCAATTTTGACTCCAAAAGTTATAACAATACAAGTATTATAACATCACTTTTGGAACTTGTCAAACTCTAAATGACTCACCGCATCCGCAACGATCTTTTTCATTTGGATTGGCAAAATCAAATCCTTCATTGAGCCCATTGCGAACCCAATCCATGGTCAGCCCATCTAAGTAAACTAGACTTTTGGCATCTACCAATAATACAAAATCTTTATGTCCAAAATTAGTAACACCCACTTCAGCTTCGTACTTGTCCACATATTCCATGGTATAGGCCAAACCACTGCATCCTGTGGTTCTAACACCTATACGTATGCCGACGCCACGCCCACGCTTAGCCAAATTCAGTTTGATCTTAGCTTGAGCTATTTCGGTTACGGTAATCATTTACGGCTGCCTTGATAGCATCTTCTGCTAGAATACTACAATGTATCTTGACCGGAGGAAGAGCCAGCTCTTGTGCAATATCACTGTTCTTGATTGAACTTGCCTGATCCAAACTCATACCCTTGACCAATTCCGTGATAAGTGAACTGCTGGCAATGGCACTGCCACAACCATATGTTTTAAATCTAGCATCGGTAATGATGCCATCTGTGTCTACTTTGATTTGCAGTTTCATTACATCGCCACAGGCAGGTGCTCCCACCATGCCAGTGCCCACTGTGGGATCATTTTTATCAAACGATCCTACATTGCGAGGATTTTCATAGTGATCGATTACTTTGTCTGAATAGGCCATTTAGGTTCCTGGGTTGTTCACAACTGCACATGCGGTATAATTAATACTTAGCACCGGAAAAGACACACTGAGTGAAAATACACTTAAGATAGAACTGATAGCCTTGACAAATGCTGCCAGTATTAGAGCTATGTAGTTTGTACAATAATTTTTGATATCGCCCAGCAGTTGATTGAGATCTTTCAGCGGAGATCGAACACCGCCCTGGAATGGCAAATCCCAATCAAATGGCTTGCCAAACACTGGCAGTGTGAATCCTGTGAGATAGTCCAAGATCTCTTGAGCTGTTACTGTGGTTTTCTTCAGTGCAGACTTTACAAAGTCCTCCAAGGCATTTAATATTTCTTGCACACTAGGACCGCCTGTTAAAAAGAATAATGAAATTTTTCCTAAAATTGCATCAGTTACATCAACCCAAATAGTAGTTAATGGACGATAAAATGATCCAGGATTTGTTAAAATATCATACGCAGTCAATCCGGTTTTTATTGCTTGCAGTATGTCAGCCAGTTTTTTAATCAATTGTCCCCACAGGCTGACCATGGCATTTTTTACAATACTGGCAATATCTGTTTGTGGTGAATCAACACCCGAAAACGGTTGAAACGGAATACCTAAAAACCTAAGCAAAGAAAGCAAATCTTCTCTTGCGTTGTTGTACAAGTTTGTGATACTGATAGTCAACTTATTGTACAAGTTATCGCTGAACAAATCGCTAATAGTGAGATTCAACACCGGTATTGTGAGATCCACGGAAAACAAACTGCCCACTACCGCTTCTAATGCCTTCAGCAGTTCATTGAGTACTTTCCATATGGGTTCCAAATAACTTTTCATACAGTAATTGTACAATCGCGCCACTGCATCCTTGATGTCCATATAGCTGTCAATTACACCTTCAGTTTTGCAAGGCAAGCCTATCATAGCCAAACTGATACCTGTTACTGTGTATTGATATTTGGTAATATTTGTTATGGTACCAGATGTTGGTGTTGTGCCTCCAACTACAGTATACTCAATAGTATTATTAGATCCTATCTTGTCTACAGTACAGCTTACCGGAGTGGCACCATACAATGTGCCAGTGCCCGAAGTGGCAGTAATTCTATCACCTATAGACAATCCAGCTGTGGATGACATTCCGGAGATGCTGGCCGACCAAGGGCCTTCTGTTGGATTTATACTAGTGATGCCGCCTACTATGCCAGTTGAGCTGACCACAGTAGGCGGAGGAAGACTGCTGTATATTGAATTAAAAATACCCTGCATGGTAAACGCATTGTTTACATCAACGGTTAATGTTGCAGGGATTGATACAACAGTGATAGTCATGTTGGCATTTACTTGACTTCTTTCTTGGCGTTCTTAACTGCTGTTACGTCATTGCGCCCTTCTTTGCAAAGTTTGGCCAATTCTTGCAAGTGTTTGCGAACTCGTGTGCCCGCGGCGCTTACGCCCTTGTCATAAAACTTTTCAAAGTCTGATTCCATTGATTCTACTAATGATGTGAATTTTTGATATTGTGTGCTCATTGTGTTTCCTTTAATTATACCAGTTTAATACCAGTTGTTTGTTCTGTATAACGATCTGCGGCATCTTTGATAGTTGGCGCAAGAACCATTATACTGTTTTTGTTAATGCTAATTTCTGTGTCAGGATCTGTGGTAAACAAGAACGGCACTAGGCCAATCCCGTCTTTGGTAGCAGTGAGACAAAGAGGTTTTTTAACAGTAACACTGAGTGGACCATCTGTAACTAATTTAGCCACAATTTCTTCACCGGCTGTAGTTTTGATTGTGACCACTTCGCCTTCTGCTATTCCTTTATTAATTAACATATTATACCTTTTCAAAATGTTTCTTTAGTTCTTGAAACCCGCCTATTAATTTATCATCTATAAATATCTGCGGCACAGTTCTGGCATTGGGCACAGCGGCCATCAACTGCTCCTTGGTCCAATCTTTGCTCATATTGCGTTCTTCAAACTCTATTCCCTTCATTTTGAGCAAGCCCTTGGCTTGATCACAAAACGGACAGGCATTTTTACTCCATACTATTGCTTTCATATTAGTTCCTTTTTGTTATTATAGCACGGGCAACTCATCGTAGTCAATGCCTTCACCCATGATACCTATCACATAGTTAGTTGATTCGTTTTCTTGTAATGCTGTTTGTTTTTTGCTGGTGTCGCTATGTTTATTGAACCAAGGAATAGGAGTAGACCTAGGTGCATTGGATTGGTACTTGATGCCAATATCTTTTAATGCGCCAACTGCTGTATAGTCAACAAAGTCTTTGAGAATAGCCGCATTAAGTCCGATCACCGGACCCATCTTGAACAGGTAATCTGCCCACGCCTTTTCTTCACGTATCACATCCGCATACAGTGCATAAACTTCTGCTTCACATTCTGCTTTGGCTTCAGCGAATCTCGGATCTTCTTTGATCACTTGATTGATCAAATAGGCAGTCCAACCCTTGTGTAGCAGTTCGTCTTGTAGAATCAAACTGATGATGTTGCCATTGCCAATAAAGATCTTGTTCTCTACCATTGCAAGACTTGTAGCAAAACTAACCATGAAGCGGAATGCTTCCAACGCATAGCTGGCATGCAATGCTAACCAAATTGCTTTGATATGAGTTTTTTCATTGATCTTTTCGCCTGCTTCTTTGCGGCAGTTTATAACATGCAATGCATCATAATAATTTCCCACGCTTGAGGCCATGCCCACAATCTCTTCTGTGTCGTGTATTGTGCTAAACACATCTTTGGGCACATTGTAGATATTACGAATGATATGGCTATAGCTCTTGCTGTGGATGTTGGTTTCAAAGAAGCCCCAGTTGTACATGAGTGCTTCTACTTCGGGCAAACTGCACACTGGTGTAAAAACTTGTGTAGGGCCGCGACCTTGCAAACTGTCAAGAGCTGTTTGGCGTAGTAGGTTACTGGTAAAAATATGCTTGACTGCATCGCTGGCATCTTTAAAATCGTTAGAGTCCTTGCTTAGACTAATCTCTTCTGGTTGCCAAAAGAAGCCACGTGCAGTAGCTTCAAAGTCTGCAATCTTTTTGTACTTAACTTCTTCAAATCGTTGGATAGTAACTGGGCCCGCTGGGTCTAAGAACATCTTACGATTAAGGTAGTCTGTCTTTGTTTTTAAATTATATTGTTCTTTACTCATAGCTTACATGCCTCGCAATCTTCTTCGTTGTCAAAATCAATAGCTTCTAACATTGTGGGAGCTTCTTCTGCTATTTGTTTACTGCCTGCTTTGTTGATCAAACTGTAGTAGAATGTCTTTAAACCCCATAGCTGTGCTTGCATCAAGTTCTTGGCAATCAATGTGGTTGGAACTTTACGATCAGCAAAGTGTGCTGGATTATAAAAAGTGTTAGTACTGATACTCTGATCCACATAGGCCGCTAGCACTGCCGCAGTTTTTAAATAACCTGTACAATCCTTTTGATCCCACATCATTTGATACTTGTTCTTGAGTTTATGATACTCGGGAACAACCTGTGTAAACGATCCTGCTTTGCTTTCCTTAGTGCTAATCAAGCTCATTGGCATTTCTATGCCATTAGTTGAATTGATAACAACACTGCTAGACTCCACTGGAGCAATAGCCATAAGCGTAGCATTGCGCACACCGTATTCTTTCATATTGGTACGCAGTGTTTCCCAGTCAAGTTCGGGAGCAAAGTTTGCCAACTGGTCAGCACCTTTGGCTCTAAGTTCCCAGGGAAAGATGCCTTTGCCGTATCGTGTATGTGAGCTATGCTGACAAGCACCACGTTCTTTGGCTAGTTCGACTGTGGCTTCTGTCAAGTAAAAGGCCTGATGTTCCATCCAACTCTTAACGTCCTGCAATGCATCTTTTTCGCCATAGCGTAGGCCACGCTTGGCGTGCCAGTAGGCTAGGTTAGTAACACCAATGCCTAGTGGCTGTATCTCATCATTGCTGAGTTTGCTCTGTATACTTAGAAAATCTTGGTAGTCAAGTATGTTGCATAGACTACGCTGTAAAATACGGCAAGCACGGCGCATGTCTTCTGGATTGCGGAATGCTCCCCAGTTGATCGAGCCGAGTGTGCAAAGAGCAATACGGCCATCCACATCATCAAGACGCTTGAAAGATTTAGTAGGTAATAGTATTTCACAACAGAGATTACTTTGATAGATAGTGTGGTATTCAGGATCGAATGGTCCTTGATTCTGTACATTGTCAATGAACACAAGATAGATACGTCCAGTATCTGTACGCTCTTTTAGTATTCCGCTCTTGAATACTTCTTCGGCACTCATAGTCTTGGTACGTAGATCTTTGCGCTTTTCATATTTGACATATAACTCTTCAAACAGGGGCGTGTTCTTGTAGAACGCTTCATACAAGTCAGGTACTTGATTGGGATCAAAGAAAGTTATAGCTTCCTTATTTCGAAATCGTCTCCAGAAGAAGGCAGACAATACCACTCCATAGTCCATATGTCGAACCCTAGTTTCTTCTGTTCCTTGGTTATTCTTAAGAACAATAAGATCATCAAACTGTAGATGCCAAATGGGATAAAACACAGTAGCACTTGCATTACGGATACCTCCTTGACTGCAACTGCGTAGATCACCAAACCATTTCTTTAAGAATGGGATCATGCCAGTGTGCATAATTTCGCCACCACGGATAGGACTACCTAGTGGACGTAATCGACCAATTTCTAAACCAATGCCTGCACGTTTGCTGGCATACTTGGCCATCATTTCACCAGAGGCAAAAATGGAATCCAAATCATCATCGCTACGAATAAGAACGCAACTACTAAATTGCTTAGTAGGAGTTCCAAGACCAGCCAGCACAGGAGTAGCCAAAGTAAACAAACCATCTGAAGCGGCTTGATAATACTCTTTAATATAACGCATCCTAGCACTGTTAGGTTCTTCTTTATGGAACACAGTAGCCGCTGCCACAATATATCTAATTTGTGGAGTTTCATAAATTTCCTTTGTCGCACGATTGCGTACCAAATATTTTTCAATCAACTGCTCAATAGCCGCATATCCATACTGTTCATCTTTTTCATGATCCAGCATGTCATTCATTCGGTTCCAATCATCTTCAGTGTACCACTCCAGCAGTTCCGGAGTGTACAGTCCTACATCAACATTCTTCTTGACGATTGTGTAGAGGTGGGGAACCTCATATTGTCCATATACATCTTTACGTAGCATTGACAAACGCTGTTTGCCTGCCACATACTGATAATTGGTGTGACCTACATCCGGATTCGATTCTACATCGATTAGGTCTACTATGGCACGTAGTGTAATGCCGTCGATCTCTGCTGTAGTGATACCATCATAAAAGTGTGGCTGACTTTTGATCTCAATCATTGATTGACTAACATCGGCAATACCTTGGCAAACTTTTGCAACTTGGGCTTGCCATTTTTCTACTGCTAGATCTTCCTTGTTGCCACTTCTCTTTATTACGGTAATCTTTATCATTGTCTGTTTCTTTGAATAGGTTGTGTATTGTACTTAATGTGTCTAGGTAGTATTTATTAGAGAATAGAATGGCGCTAAAATTCTATTCAAAGACAACAATTTAGAACAATTTTGCCCTATTTCGTAGTTCTAACTTTTCTTATCACGCTGATAAACTAAATTATATACGCATTTTATAGCGTTGTCTAGTTGTTTGGCTTAGAATACTGAGTTGTATGTATAGCTGAAAGTGCCGCTATCACTGGATAGGGTATTGATATAGGTGACTACTATAGAGAAAGGAGCCAAACTACTGATAGAAGTAAGGACTCCGTTCTTGTCTAGGAACTGAGCTTGAAAATCTAAATTGGTCGCAATAGACGATGTAGTATTTGGACTTGCATCGGCTCCGGCAAAGTTATATTCATCGCTTAACTGTAGCTGTTGATTTGCCGCATCAGCTGTGATGGTTAGGATGCCTTGTCTGGTAAAATTTTTGTTGCTGGCATAGACGTAGGGTACTGAATATATTATCTGCCCTGTTGGACCTGCAGGAGAAACTGTACTGAACAAAGTGGCTTTGGGAACAGTTTGGCTGGACAACCAAGTCAATGGCAATTTAAAAATCTGTGTAGCCGACACTGTATAGTTCAGCGACAATGAGGAATTGCCAGTGTATGAATAAGTACCATGTCCGCTCACTACAGGTACATAAGGTATCAATGCAAATGTTGGGTTGCTACTGGTATTTGGGTTGGCAAGATTAGTATCTCTATCACTGATATCACCTACTGATGAATTGCCATAGGTCGCAAAATACACTTGAGGATAAGTGCTTACCAAGTTGGTTCCGCCATTGTTACCAACATAGGTATATTTGCAGTTTTGTACAGTGGTTCCGGTTCCGGCTGCAATATAAATTGCCTCTTGTTGTATATAATAAAATTTATTATTGACTATCTGTGTTTGAATTGGACCTGTAGGGCTAGTACCAATATTATAAACGTAACCATTACCTAAAAAGAATCCCATCAGGCTGTTGGCAAAATAACAGTTCTCAAATAAGTTATTTGCCAATTCGCAGTAGTGTGTAATATCCTGATAAGAATACACACCATAGGTCAATCCTGTTGCTCTGATGTTCCTAAAGATGTTATCTTGTGTTTGAGCTGATATAGGGCTGTTGAGTGCTATACCTATACTGTTGTTATTGATAATTCCAGAAAATGGCGTTTGACTATTATAGCCATTCAATCCAATATTTTCAAATCTGCTTTCACGCACTGAATTGCATTGCATCAAAGTATTGAGTCCGGTTGCGGTTGAGATTGTCAAATCAGTGATGCGTATCTTGCGGGCCTGTGTTGTGGTACTGGCAGCTACTGGATCAGGTGAGCCTGCTGTGGAGTTGTCGTTAACAAACTGCACCGCGGGTTTAGGACTGGTCAACACAAATGTAGCGCCAGATAAACCGGCTGCCGCATTGTTGCTCAGTGTCAAACTTACTCCTGCGGTAAATCCTGTAACTGTAGTGTTGTTTGGAATCGCGGTAGGACTGGCTGGGCATGTAACGATATAGCCTACATATGTTGAAGAGGCGACTGTTGCAGCCAAAATAGCATTGTTATACGTTGATGTGCCCGATATGCTGTATTGTTTGGGATGATAATTGATTATGGTCTTGTCTATGCCTGCTCCTACCAGATTGGTATAGCTGGGTATGTACAAGGTATCAGAGGTATAATAATTGCCAGGCGGCATTGTCAGCACTGCCCTGGTTTTGACTGCACTGTTGGTATTCTGCCAGCTGACCTGGCTAGGGTTTAGGAACAATTGATTGATAGCACGTTGTAGTGCGGCGGTATCATCTGTGGCACCGTCTGCTATTGTGCCAAAATTTGCTGTGGTTATTTGATCATCCAGTCTCGTATTAACAGTGCGTCCTACAGGACTGTTGGCGTTGGGTCCTGTAATAATAGAGCTGTTACTGGATCCATACACATACTGTGCTAGTCCCAACAAGTTACCTTGTAGACCCAGATCCTGCGCTGTAAGAACACGGATATTGCTGACTGCCGGAGCGCCTTCGCTTACAGCACCACTACCGATGTATAATTGCTGTGTATCGATAGCCCAAGCCATTTCGCCAGATGCTAGCTGTGGCAATCCTGTACCACTATTCGCTTGTCCGCGACGTACTTGTATTCTTGATATCTGATATACGGCCATGAAAAATATCCTCTTATGAGATATTTATCAGTTCTTACCGTAGTACTGTTCCACCCTATCCCACCACTTGCTTTCCCAGTAGCTGAAATCTTGGGGTTTTAAGATAAATTCCTGATAAACGGGTTGTTCTATAACTTCAAGTTTGTCGTTCATTTTAGGACTAACACACATTAAAACTACACCTTTGCATATGTTAGTGCCATGTACTTGGTTGTGTGCTAGAGCATAAGCAGTCAACTGAAGATAGTAATCTTCAATCCACTCTTCTTTTTTGGGTTTGTTGGTTTGTTTGTAATCTAATATGCTTTGATCATTGAGATGCAATCCGCATCCGTCAGTAGTGCCTGCGTATAGTCCCGGATAATATAAGGGAACTTCTACACCCCATATTTCATTAACATTGCATAGACCCTTTTCAATCACATGCTTGGCCATAATATGACTTTGCTTGCTGTAAGGATTAGTTCCGGGTTCGTTAACAATGCCCGACTTGACATAGTCTTCAAGGAACTTGTGCATCCTAGTTCCACGTCCGCTGGCTTCAGTTACAATTTCCTGTGCCTTGGCTTCACCCACACGTTTTTTCCAATTGTTGAGTGCATCAATCTTTTCTTGACTTTTGGTCTTGTCAAGGATTGTGGTAACACTGGGAACTTTGGTTCCGTCTGGAAGTGCGTACAAACGCTTACCTTCTACACTTTGTCTGTTGATAGGTGTGTAGTTGAACCTTTCTATTAGTAGTGACATTAGGTTAGTTTACACTAACTTGTGTAACTTGTCAACTAGGCAAACGCTCGATCTGTTGCTTGATCTGCCGCGGCAGCTACACTGGATTTTCCAGGATTGGGCTCACCCATGTCAGGTTGTGAACCGGAACCTTTGGTCTTGATCACAAGACCCTGACCATCAAATCTAGCTACCAATTGTTTGAGTATTTGATCATCTGGCTCTTGACTGTCCCAACGTTGTGCAAACTCATCGTAAGACACTTCTGGGTTGCCTGATGCACTGATCAGTTGGTTAATCGCTTTCCACGACAGTGGAGCAGAAGTTTCATTGCCAGTTGCGGCAAATTCGCGATTGGCTTTGGCCTGTTCATCCCTCAGTAACATTACCAAGGGATCCAGGTTTTCATTTAGTTTTTTTTTGATTGAGCCAACATCATGCCTAAGCGGCGGCTGTAGTCAATGCTTTCACGCTTCTCACGGCCTGCTTCTGCACCTGGTAGTGCTGGAGTTTCTGCACCCATGTCTGGTGCTTCACCGGGCATCGGAGGTGTTTCACCACCCATACCTGCGTCTTCGCCTGGCATGCCTGTTGGAGCTGGTGCTCCCATCATACCAGGAGCTTCGCCACCTGATACTAGAGCTAGGCCTGATGATATGCCTTGACGTGCTTGTTCAATTGATGAATAGATCTGATCCAGTGCAGGCTTGACTGCCTGTTCATATTTGCTGGCAACGTCACTGCCTAGTGCTTCTCTTATAGAGTCTAATAGTTCTAGAAGATGCTCAGATTTTAATTGAGCCACATCTTCGTACCAGCCTGTAATTTGGTCCACCATGTCTTTAGTGGCCATAATTACTTCTGCCTTGGTTTGCTCACCTTCTTTTAGATATACAATATAGTTGGCTTGGCCTTCACTTAGGTCATAACGTGTTGTTAATTCTGCTGTTAGTTCTTGCTGATCTGTTTCGCCTAGTTTGATACGGCTGATTGCCGATTCGATCCACTTGGTTGGAACTGAATGCTCACGAGCCTTTTTAACCATTAATGCTAGATTTACACTTTCCATTTTCTTTTTCTTCATTGCACGTAGAGCGGCCATGTCCTTGCCGTCAATTTTGCCTTTTGGTTTTGCAACATCAATCTTTTCTTGATTGCCTGGTAGGTCTTTTGTGCCCTCTGCAATTGCCTCACGCTCTAAAATTTCTGTATTGATACAGTCCAGCATGATTTTGGTCTTTTGATAGTCGGGATTTTCGTTGATGGCATCATAGTTTTCACTAAGTTCAAGCTGACTCAGCTTGGTACGTAACTTGTTACGTGCATCTTCTAATTGCACATCGCTAAACTTTTCTAAGTTTAGTTTGTAGCCATATTGTTTGGCTAAGTTTTCGTTAAGCTGTTTAGCTGTAACTGGTTTTGATAATTCTCTAATCTGCATGGTGGTATCCCTAAGCTATATTGTAAGTATTTATACAAAACTCCACTTAAACATCATGGAAATCTTTTCCTTGTAATGTTCAGTTAGGAATTCTGTGTGTTCAAGTTTATTTAACAAGATCAAATATCTCTCAAATTCTTTGGCAGTCTTGATATTTTTGCGATACACTTGCAAATCGCAATAGTTAGCCCAGTAAAGATTGTCTGCACGTTTGATTTCGTAGAATTTATCTAAATTTACACTGCTGTAGGCCTTGGCTGCCATAAGCGCACAGGTTTTGAGATAAAATTCGTTGACTTGATCGTGGCTGTTTATATTGAACAAACCCCAGTTTTCACGTGAGTTCTTTTTGATATAATATGTTTTGTACACTATAGTGCCATTGGGCTGTATGCTTATGGGCAGTGATTTTTTGAGATCCTCTTCAAAGTGCTGTGCCAGCTCTTTGATCACGCGACCTTGGGGTTTTTTGGTTTTAGATGATTGTTTCATTGCACAGTACTTATCCTGCACAGATGATGCTATTGGAAATCAAGGTCCTTGTTCTTTACCACCATGGGATCTTCCATACCTATTTTGACCACTAGACTTTTGCGTATCATGGCCTGCACTTTAAATTGATCATGCTCACTGAGTCTAGATAGTTTAACAGGCTGGTCCAATTTTTCTAGTATCTGCTGTTCCTCAATGGAAGTATAGATAACGAAATTAGTCAATAGCTCGCTTATTTTCATTTTAGACCAGCGATGGTGAGCCACTTGTACAGCTCATCAGTTTCTTTCAACTTACCACCCGAAATAGGACCGCGATTGCCGGATCCGGGATTACGATTCTTACGTTCATAGCCTTTGTCTTTCACATCATCGATAAAATCATCGCCCTTGTCTCCACCATTGTCGCCACCAATGTCGCTGCCGCCTTGCGCCATAGTGTCTTTGTGTTTCTTTTCAGTTAGGTCAGCTTCCTCAAGCCCAATGTGATCAAGACCTCGACTCAACATGTTGTGTTGTTTGAGATATTCAGGGCTGTACGCACTGGTACCAAACACACCCAGCATGCGAACTAGAGTCGACGGAGCAGTTTTGGCTAGGTTTGCTTCCCATTCACGTGGAGGCAGTTGTTTGATTGCACCGCCGTTGGCTGAACGTGGCACTTGTCCATCTTGCACAGCCTTTAGACGTGCTTGTAACTGTGCCTTTTCCCAAGGCTCTGTAGCCTGTTGCATGAATTGATTGATCTGTTGAACATACTGCTGTGCCAGGGGATCGTTGTCCATGTCCTCTGACTGCTCACCTTGATTGACCATAGCACCCGGTTTGATGGCGGCAGGATCCATTTGCGGCATGGTCAGCTGTCCCGGATGTGCTGAGTCAGGTGTCAGTGTCTTGGCATCAATTTCAGTGCCGTTTGACAGCTTGGCTTTGTCGCCGGTTACACTTTGGACTGTTATTCCGTCTTCACCTAATATGTCTTTAATCTTCATTGTTTTCCCCGAGGCTTAATTCAGCACTTGTTAGTTTATCTATGTATTTACGCAATTTATCAATTTGTCCCCTAGCTCTGAGTAGTTTGAAAGCTAGATTTTCCACGCTTTGTTCGCCGCCTGATTCTAGTCCTGCTTTGCGCAGTCGTTTGAGTGATTCCATAGCTTCTTTGCACTTGGTCAAATCTTTGCTACGCATGGCACTGTTTATCTTGTGAGCATAACTACGAGCTTTGCTTTTTATGTCTTTGGGATCTGTTGTGGGTTCTTTGTGTACAGGTTCGTGTATCCATTGGCCTTTTAGCACACTGTATATACCTTCGCTGTGATGAGGCTGACTAGCTGGTTGCACGTAAAGCTCTACAGGAATATCTTTGATCTCTATGTCGTGAGTTGAATTGTATTGATTCTTTTCAGCTGTAAATGTTTCTTCTGAGTTGACCACTAGATGCAGATCCATATCGCTGAACTTGCTGTAGTTGTATCCTGCTGAACTGCCGCTGAGTGTGACGTCTTTGAGCTTGAGATTAGGGGTATCTAGATAAGATATGAAATGCCGTGCAATCTTCAGTAGCTGATGTTGTATTTCAGGGCGCATGACTTTGTCATCCCATATGACGGGGTTGAGATCATGATGATGAGGATTTGGATCGATGAATTCTAATGCGTTCATTCTGTATTTAACAGAATTACAAGCCTAAGAACTTTAATATGTGTGGGAAGTTGATAGCGTTGATCCAGCCAGTGCCAGCGGCAAAGGCCAACGCTGACATGGCGTACATGGTCCACTTGCTTTTGACTTTTTCCAACTCGTTAATTTTACCAGCTAGTTCATTGTGTTGGGCTGTTTGCAATTCATTTAGATGATTGGCGTGATCGTAATATTTTTCAGCATTGGTGCGATACTCGTTAGTCATAACATTTAACTGTGCTAGAACTGTATCACGAGTTTGATCCAAACAGTCGTGCATGTCTCTGACATCCGATTTGAGATCAACCAGTTTTTCGTTTATGTTTTCTACTTTGGTTTCTAGTACGCTTACACGCTCGGGTATTGCGGCTAGTTGTGCAACTGCTTCTTTTGTGGCCATGTTAAGGCATCTCCAATGTGATAAGTCAGGGACTCGCTCCGAGTCATGTGCCTAATGTATGATTGAATGCCTAAGTGTTTACGTGTACTGAATTTGCCTACAATGTTATTTAGCGAAGAATGCAATATTCTTACCCGGATCTTCAGTGTTGAACACTGCGTATCGTTGTTCCATACGTTCATCTAGACCTGCTATATAGGGCACCAGTGTAAAATCTTCTATCAGTGCGCCAACGGGGTCTCCATTGGATTCATACACATGCTCACGGTCTGTGCTAAAATCAAATCGCCACACACGTATGATTTTATCAGTGTCAAAGCCAATCAGTTTGCCAGCAACTTCAGATGCAATAGGGCCACTGCTGTAAAGTATATTGGATCTTATGCCCAAAGTTTGTATAACAGTTTGAAAGTTTTGTTCTTTCCAACGCAGTGATTCTTTACCGGGTTCGGTCCTGTGTTGTCCTGTGTGAGTAATATCCACTAGAGTGTATAGTTTGTATTCCATGCAGTATTTAAGCCAACAAAAAAGGACTCCGAAGAGTCCTGATTTGCTTCCCATCCCTGAGAATAAACTTAATTTACAAATTAAGCGAATGTACCTAAAGCACCACCAACAAAGAAGTTAGGGTTAGCGGCAGTACCACTTGCTGTAATTGTAACTGTAGTTGCTGTACCAGCGGCACCAGCACCATGACCAGCGGCTGTACGTCCGTCAATGGTAGCTTTGATTGTGGCTTCCAATTGACCGTAACCTGTACCAGCAACGTTGCTTGAAGTTTCTGCGTCATCTACTGTGTCGCCAGCAACAAGTGCTAAGAATGATGTTGCGTCAGGTTGACCAACAAAATAGATTTCAGCGTTGGTTTGCATAGCGCGAACCACTTGACCAAACAAGCTGTTGGCATCAGCATATGATGTTGAGCTTGTTGTTCCGTCTTGATAACGTAGGTCATTCAATGAACCGCTTGATAGTACAACTTTGAGCAAACGTAGTGGGCGTGTACCGAATGCACTAAAGGCTGCGCCTGTTGCGTATGTGTCTTGCTTTGACATTGCGCCGTAGTTGGCGGCGACTGTTGTGTTTAATAATGATGGCATAATATTCTCCTAATCTTACCATACTGCTCGAACTCTTCGAGCGACCTTCCTAAAAGGCCTTTGTATAATTATTTAGTAGTTTGAATAAAAATTGGCTAGATATGCTCAATTTCAAGCTGGTATTTTATACCTGTGTGTCTTTGCCTTCTTGGATGCGCTTGATACCACGTTTGAACTTGGTTGCATCGTTGGATTTGATTGAATTTATGAATCTGCGTTCTAGTTCAGCGGCAGTTTCCACATCGTAGTGTTCGCGTATCATACTGAGAAGGTTAACTGCGCTGGCAATGATGTTGGATCCGCGGCTTTCTATCACTAGATCAGTATCGCGGCTAATGCCTATATCGCTAAGTTCTTGTAGAATACTACGGGTGCTTTTACGCATGTTCTTTCTCGTTGTGTGTTATTTATTGAATTATACAGTCTACTTTTAATTATATCAAATGGGTTGAAAATTATCATGGTTTATACTGATGTGCTAAATACATGGTAGGACACAATTCTACATACACTAACAGAGGATATCACAAAATGAAAACTTTATCAAGCAAAATGCTAGCTCTTATGGAAAGACTAGGCGAAATGTTCCCTAAGGCAGGTTACCAAAGCCGTTTGGAACAATATATCAACAGCAAGCGTCCAACAAATGCATCTGATGTAGAATACTGGACACGCCAGTATGAGGCTGAAGGACAATACTGGAGCCGTGGATTATGAAAACTATTCTGAGCACAGTATGGCATGTATTAGTATCAGTAGGTGAAGCACGTCATGCGGCTTGGCTTGCTCGTCAAGGTCGTGTTGCAGAAGCCAAAGCTGTATACGGAGCATAATATGGCAGAAGCCATTGCACGATTTGAAGCCAAGTACGGTGAGAAGTGTGCGGCATGGGCGATTGCGGCCATAGTCACATACTTGTTTATAGCAAGATAACCATTACACTATGTTTTTTCACAAAAGGCATATATACTAACTGTAACAGCAAACGTTGTTACAAACACACAAACATTACACACAGGAGATTTAAAATGTTTAATCAAGCAATCGACGCCATTCAAAGTGGCAAGAAAACAATCGTCAATACATTCGTATCTGACAAAGAAGTGCAGTCAAAATTAGTCACACTGATCGAAGCACAAACTAAGTTTTATCAAGGCTGGGTTGATACCACCTTGGACCTAGCACAAACACTAGTGGCCAATGCCAAAAACACAGTTCGCAAAGGAGCAAAATAATGTCTGATTTTACTCCAAAACTACCAGAAGTCAAGTTCAGCAAAAACGGCTACGAGATCCGTACAGATGTGTTGGCCATGGCCAAAGACGCTGTTATGGATGAATATCATATGAAGTTCAAGGGCTGGGAAATGTCAGTTGCTCGTGATGAGAAAACTGGACAAGTTGTCAGCACAGTGGCAATGCCAGAGTTTCCAGGTATGGACAAGATCATGGAAGCCGCTGAAAAGTTCTATGGGTTCGTAAATACGGGCACAAAGAAGTAAAGCATAGCTTTGTTTGCAGAAGTGCAATATAATACTACTAGGCCCTACGGGGCCTTTTTATTTGACTCTTTATTCTATTGATTCTTTATCAAAGTAGTCAGGATGCTTCTTGCCCCAGTTGCGCATGATAACCGCGGCACGGGCATTAGCTTCGTTTTCCTGTGGCGATCCAGTAGCACCAGCACCATCATCTTCTAGTTCACTTTTTAGATCTTGTGAATAGTGTACCAGCTCATGTGCTAAGGTACGGCATACATCGTTGATATGACGATGCTTTACAGTGATAGTAATGTGTTCCGCTCCAGGCCTATACCCACCAAAGCTCTTGTTCTCAACACTTTGCTTCGAGTCAAACACAAAGTCAAACTGTGGCAAGCTCTTGAGCTCCAAGTCTTCGGCAGCAAATCGTACAAAGTCATGCAGGATAGCAAATGTTGCTTTCTTGTTCAAGCCTTCGGTGAGTATTTCTTTGACCAGCATTTATTAACTCATAGCCTCTTGACAGATCAAGTGCGCACCAACAACTGATGTAGTGCCACTAATTGTAGTAATTGCAACTGTTAATTGATCAATTTGATTTCCTCTAATACTGTTATACAAGGGGAAGAAGTAGCTGAAGTCAATATCCTGCAATCCTGAACCACTAGCAAGTGTAAACGCAAACACAACTTCGCCGCCAGCTACAGCAGTAGCACTAAAGTCACGTTCAGCGAAACTGTTGGTCGATCCTGAGCTGGCCATTGGTACAAAGTTTGCACCAGTTAGTGTGCTGTTATTAGTGATACTACCTGCAATAACTTCAACCACGCAACGTGTATCTGATGACACCATCAAACGACGTGGTAGTAATTGTCCACGATTAATTAGTCCAATACAGTAGCCTGCTACAAATGTAGCATTGCCTGCACTGTTGGCTGTCAATGGTTGGTTGATGGTAACTACACTACCATTAATGGCACTAACAATACTGCCCGGACTAATACCAGTGCCAGTTACACTCATACCAACTGTGGCTCCAGATATAGTACCAACTGTAAATGTATATCCACCAGTTACACCTCCACTCATTGCGCTTGCGGCTGGAGGAGTACCAACGCTAGGCGTTGATGTCAATGCGCCACCTGTTACAGGATCAGCAACGATCAATGTTGTTGGGCTGGTAGCAATCACACGAGCAACAATACCGTTTTTATCTAATGCTGTTCCGCCTTGTCCTGGGAAGAATATCATGCGTCCATTAAACTGTCCGCTGGTAAATGTGGCCGCTGGGAATGTTATAGTTACACTATATCCAGTAATGGTTGTTGACGCAGTAGTTTGACTGATACTTACTGACCAAGTTGACCCACTACCACCAGTTATATATGTGCCAAATGCAACACCAAAACCAGTTAGCTGTTGTCCAGCTTGGATTGTTCCCGAATTGGTAGCCGTGACTGTTAGTGTAGTTCCTGAAATGCTGGCTGTAAGGTTACAACTCACTGCCGCCCCGATTGATGTAATTGTCGCACCAGTTGATGACGCATAAACTGTGCCGTATTCCTGCGTACCAAACTGGCGTCCACGGATTGTCAACAATGGAAAACGTGTTGTGGATGGACTTACTGAACGAGTTTGTACAGTATTTGGCAAACCATATGAGTATGTAAAACCACGCTGTTCGTCTCGTCCACCTTCAACGATAACCGACACACCATAGTGATACATGTCGCTGGGATTAGGTACCACTGCATTTATGTTACGGATTTCATAGCGCACTGGCAAGTTACCTGTACGTGCCCAAGGCTGAGTTTGTGGTCCAGTTGCGTTGACTGTGTTGTTGTAGTTGGCCCAGCCAATTTGATGTGCAATCACCGGTTCACCGTTGATCCAGAAACCAAAACGTGTTGCACCAGCTCCGTACCATGCATATTCAATCCAGAACATCTGTATACGTGTGAAATCTAATTGACGAATATTATTAAGATCGCCGTTCCAGCTGTCTAATCCCCAACGTGTTTCCTGTATTGTGCCACCTGCGTCACTGCGCACCACCACATACATGCCGTATGGATTAGTTTGTGTGGCAACACCTTGTTCAAAAAATACACCGTTTGAGTCATCAAAGAACCCCACACGTTGAACTTGCGACGCAGTGGCTACACCAAATTGACAACCTGTGGCCATGAACATGGTCTTACCTGGTTGATATCTGTGATATGGACGACTTTGACGCAATGCAATATCGCCTGCCGCATTGGTAACACGCATACGCACACCACCCGATCCGGGAACAGAGGCAACTGAACCACTGCCTTGTGTTACAATTTCCCAACGTAGGGGTTGTGTTCCGTATTCAAAGTCAGCTTCATAAACGTTTTGATGAACTGATACTTTTAAGCGTCCAAGTACGTCTCGTACTCGCTGTGGCATCGCCGAACTTTCGTGATAGCCTGTTTGTGCATTTAATGACATAGTTTCTCCTTGCTAGTATTTAATGACATGCGCTAGTACGCCACAATATTTGTTTGTCCAGTTATTTATCGTTAAATACTGGACTATGATAAACAAAGAACCCTTCGAGAAGCTGGTAGCAGAACTTAAAGAGTCAGGCAAATATCGTGTGTTTAACGATATTGTGCGTGAAACAGGCAAATTTCCCAGTGCTATTTGGTACGGACCCTATAATATCAAGAACATAACCAATTGGTGTTCAAACGACTATTTGGGCATGGGTCAGAACAAAGTGGTGCTAGAAGCCATGCACACTGCATTGGATCATACAGGCAGTGGGTCAGGTGGTACACGCAACATTGGTGGCACCAGTCACTATCATGTGGCTTTGGAACACGAAATTGCCACACTACACAAGAAAGAAAAAGCTGTGCTGTTCAGTTCAGCCTATGTGGCCAACGAATGGACCTTGATTGCCCTGGCCAAGATCATTCCCAATATTGAATATGTCAGCGATGCCAACAATCACAACTCAATCATTGTGGGTATACAACACAGTCGTGCTAAAAAAGTTGTGTTCAAACACAACGACTTGGAAGATCTAGAACAAAAACTCAAGATCAGTTTTGCACAGGGCAATACGCCTTGTGTGGTATTTGAATCAGTATACTCAATGGATGGTGATGTGGGGCATATCAAAGAGATATGCAAACTGGCAGAAAAATACAAAGCTATTACCTACATTGACGAAGTACACGCTGTGGGCCTATACGGAGCAACAGGAGGTGGCAAAGTAGAAGAACTAGCTCTTGAACACAAGATTGACATAGTCAACGGAACCTTGGGAAAGGCCTTTGGAGTTCAAGGCGGTTATATTGCCTGCGATCGGATTGTAGCAGATGCTATCCGTAGTGTGGCCGCTGGTTTTATCTTTACAACATCAATGAGTCCAGTGACCTGTAGTGGCGCAATGGCAGCTATCAAATGGCTGAAGGATCACCCCGAAATCCGCGAACGGCATCAGGAACGTGCTCGCAAACTCAAGCATAGATTAACTGTGGCTGGTATACCTGTTATGACCTGTAGTACCAGTCATATCGTGCCTGTTCTAGTGGGTGATGCCAAACGAGCCAAAGCCATGAGCGATGCATTGCTAGCTGACTACAGTATCTATGTACAGGCCATCAATTATCCCACAGTAGATGTGGGAACGGAGCGGTTACGTTTTGCACCTACTCCGTTTCACGATGATGGAATGATTGAAGACCTAGTCTCGGCCCTAGTTGATGTTTTTAAACGTACATACTGATTAGATTCGTAATACCAAAGAACAGGGCGGCTTTGACTTGATCAGCTTGGGCTTGTTCTTGTAGCTGTTGAGTAGCAATCATATCTTGTAAAACTTCAGTAGCTTCTTCTTTGCTCATTTGTCCACTAGCAACTGCATCACTTATTTGTAACGCATACTGAGCACGTTCAGCCGCCCATTGATCACCACTTGATGCTACTGCTATTAGTTGGTCGCTCATTAAAATCTCCCCTGTACCGTCTTGGCAATGACGTCAGCTTGCTGTATTAGTACTTTTTTCTTCATGTCACAGTAAATTGCACTAACTGCGCCTTTGTCTACTCTTTCTTGAAACTCTCTAATTGTTGTCAGCATAACCTGATCTAATTTAGCCATGTCTCGAGTATTCTTAGTAGTGGCATAGATATCATACCATTCTACTTTCATAAACAATGAATGCAGTTGTGTCTTCAAGTCTCCTGTGCAATCAATATGACGTGTCATTTGTTGCATGTCTGTGACTACTTGACTTTGATTGGCATCCCAGCCGCTGGGTATTTGATCTTTGATACTGCTGATCACACTGCATCCGGTAAGACTAACAAATACAACGGCAAGTAACAGTTTTTTCATTTTAATCGTTGGCCACTTTCTTTAGTTCACGCTTGATAATATTGATCAGTTCTTTGGCTCCGCCATCTCCCCATTCAATACTTTTAACAATGGCATGTACACCTTCTTTTTCAATCTGATCCAATATGTCTTTGGCCAGATGCGGAGTAAGATGCTTGAGTCCTTCTGGCTCACCTTCTGCTTCATATATGCGTTGTCTGGCTGTGACCAACAGTTCTTCCAAACTTTCACAATGCCAGCGGCGCAAGGCTAGTGCTTTGGGAGTAGGTTTACCACTTGGGGTTTTCATTGGACCTTTGTTACCGCCCATTCTAGCACAAAAGCTCTTGCGACGTTTGGCTGCCTTGCTACCTGCCTTCAACTTGCTGGGCTTGGTAGTGACTGCGGTCTTGAGTTTTGAACCTGGATGTTCACGACGATAGCTGTTAACTGCTTTTTGACTCAGTCCGTTGGTATGATCATGATGATTGACCTTGTTCCAATCTTCCGCTACATCTTTATCTTTTTCCTTGGCTTCACGCTTCTTGCGGAATATTTCACGGAAGTAATCATCATCCTCTTCTTTGCTAAAAGGATAGGGATTGTTTTTTGCTCTAGAAGGTTTGTGTGGCGCATCTCCAGCACGGTCATAATCTTTACCGGGCAAGTCGTAAGGACCGCCTTCCGCTACACCTTGCGCCATACTCTTGTATTTTTGAATTGATTTTTTAAATAAATTATACCAATCGGCCATTATTTGGATGAGATATTCACGACGGCTAAATGTAGGATTACCAATGTTTTTCCAATCACTGGCAATTTGAGATCCTAAGTTATAAAGTTCATATGCTAACTGATGCGAATCATTCATATTATAAATTTCAGGCATAGGTTTGTCTGACAGCTCTGAGAATAATTCAAAATAGTCTCGCTCTTTGTTGTAGAGAGCATATTTTTCTATCAATTCTCTCTGTTCTCTCTTTCTAGGACCCATTGCTGTGGGAATTTCACCAGTAAGCGTTGACGTAGAAAGCTCAGAGCCTTCCGCCACACCTTCATTTGGTACACATTTACGCACCTGTCCGCCATTCTTGCCCTTCTTGGTGCCTTCGGCGTGTTTGCCCGGCCAGCATCGGGTGTAGCCATTGGCATCTTTTTGGCCCTTCTTGATTTCATTGAGCGTGCCGTGAGTTTGACACATGCCGCAATCTGGGCATACTGCTTCCATAGTGATGTCTTCATTGTGTTTTTTCTTGCCGGCACAATGAGCTTTCTGACTGAAACCTTTAGGATGGCTACAGTTTATAGAGCTCTTGTATTTCTGACTCCATTTTTCCTGGAGTGGTTTTTGTCCTGCTTCAGCAATCAGATCATCTTGCCATAGATCGGCAAGATTGTCTTTGAGCATTTTAAATAACTTATCTTCTAGTACTGTCGTTTTCATAAGGTAATCCTTCAAGTCCGCATCCAAATCTTATGATTCCCTGCCACGTGTCTTTACACAGGGCTATAAGGATTTCTTGGACGATCTGTACCATCATCTTCGGGGTATACAGGATATTTATCCGGATCAGTCGGCGGAAGCACTGGCTCCGCATTTAGCACGTTTAGCATTGGTAAGGGCTCCATAGTCTACAGGCCATTCTTTGCCTGGGTCTAGTTCTCTAGCGTTTTTAGGAAATTTAAAGTCAATTCCTGCTGTTTTTTCAATCTGTACAATTGGCAAGCGGAAACGGGTTAGATCATTACCCAAGTTAGGATATGGTGCAACGTGTGGAAATGCCCAACCTGCAATTTCCCCTGTAGCTTGATTGATAACGATCTTGTAGAAACCGTGAGGTACAACTACACCGTTACCGATCTTCTTGTCAGTAGCATCATAAATGCCGCCTGCGATAATTGTGTAAGTTTGATTACGCTGTACTGCCCAACCACGTACTGATGTTTCCAACAGTTTCCAAATACCGCGATTTAAGCTACCAGCTTGTGGGCTCATATTGGTCATTAGGAACGATTCGAACTCTACTTGTGGATCCCATGATAGGTCGCCATCTGGAGCCATGTGTCCTTTGTCGTAGCCTGTGGCCGCATAGTCATCCGGACGAGCGCCGCCTTGGATACTTTGATCTGCGGCAAACGCATTAGTACGGGCAACGCAACCTAGTGCATTAGGAGGAGTCAGTGTATAAGCAACATAGTTTGGTAGTTTAGCCTGTGCGTCATATGCAACTAGATAAGCCTGACGGCAAATAGGTTGTAGTTGACGTGCTGTTTGTGCAAAGCCGTATGGTTGATGAACAGCGCAGGCTTGTACTGGATTTGGAGCACGTTGCTCCCAGGCGTGTGCTAGACTTGTGGCCGCTAGCAGTAGCGCAAATAAAAACTTTTTCATAATAAACCTTTAGTTAAGTGTGTATATTTATCAGGCTAACTCTCTAATAGTAAAAGCAAACCATACGTCCAGTTTAGTAGCGTTATCTACTCGTCGCATACAAAGTGTCAGCATGTTTCTACTATTGCCTCCGTATAGACTTACGGGACCTTCGTCGCCGCTGGTATTTTTACCAATGATAATACCACTATGTCTCATGTATGTGCCTGTCGGAACAGTAAAGGTATTGCCTTGATTAGAGGAGTATTGATCTTGATACACTCGATATTGACTGTGTACACCAAATATAGTCCAGGAGGGTATGGCCGCGCCTGCAATAGTTAGTGGGCCTTCATACCACTCATACACAATGGTGCTTTGATTGGCATTGTTGTTGCCAATTTCGTATTCTAAAATTTTGATTACATCTGCGGCATCGGCACTGCCATTCTGAAAACTCACTACAGGACGCATGGTGTTGTCCATGGTCCATCCACGAGTGGCATTGGCCGCGTGATTGTTAAAACTGTATTTGTCACCAGCATCTTCCGTTGTAACAACAGTAATAATATTACCAATCGTTGCTGTTACGTTGCCAGTGATGGGTAAAGGGTTACCTACATCGTTAGCTACTTCCATGTTGTTGTTAAAAAGATATGTCATTAGATTATTCTCCATCCTGATCTATATATTAGATGCAAGGCTCCATTGTTAATTGATAGTGTGGCACCGCCAGCATCATTGTCTATAGTTCCCACAATGCTGATTGGATAAGTGGTACACGCACCGCTTTCGTCTTTGATTACCAGTTCATATCCATCGCCAGGCGTGGGTAGTGTAATAGCAACTGCGCCTGCTCGGTTAACACCAATATAGTAATCGCTGGTAGTGGCTAGATAAGTAGCAGTGGTAACTAGTCTAGTTGATTTTATAGTAAGATTAGGTTTGTTTTTAATATAATCAAGTGCTGAAGTTGTTGCCTGTGTCCAATCGCTTTGTATTTGTGCGGCTGGAATAGTAGGCTTATTAGTTAAATCAGTATAACTACCACTAGTTGCTACTGTGGCCAATACTGGTTTGTTAAGTATGAAAGATACAAGACTTGAATTAGTTTCAGTCCAGTTGGCCTGTAGTTGTGTTCTTGGTCCAGGAATCAAATCATAATGCGATCCATTATGGATTAGCAAGTCACCGTCTTGCATAACTATCGGGCCGTTGCCAAAATTACGAGTTCCGGAGCCTGATACGGTCCATTCCCAGCCTGCCAATCCTGTTGCATCTGATATAGCAGGAGTGTTAGTTGTTACGTTATATAGACCTTTATAGGTAACTCCACTAAAACCTATAATAGTACCGCCAGGAGTTGTAGTATCTAACTGTATACGAAATACATTATTGACACTATCATACCAAATGCGGTTAAGCTCACCGATCCTAGTGTCCGGATTGTTGTAGTTCTGTAAGCTGGTGAATAGTTTTTGTGCGAAAGCCATCGAAATACCCTAGTTAGAGTATTTATCGGCTTTGATTAGTGCTCACTGCGAGTGAGTTTTTGAATTACTTCGCTGTCCTTGCCCTGTCCGGCTTTGGCCAGTTCGATATGCTGTTGCAATGGTGGTACCATTATAGGGTTTAGGTCTTTTTGTTCTGCGTCGACACTATCGTTGCTGGATTTACTATCCATTGCATCGATCATATCTGCTAACCCTCTTAGGAATTCTGCGGCTCTCATACAATATTTAGCTTAGAAGCTATTGTTGAACCAGCCTATCTTACGGCCCTCTGCGATGCGTCGATCGTGTTCTTCTACACTACCGGGCCAACGCCAAGCCCATATGGCCACACACAGCATAAAGATACCTGTATAGATCACGCCCTTAACGGGAACAGTAAAGCTCATGATGATCAAGCTAGAGCTCATCATGGCCAGCATGAAGAACTTCATCTTGGTAGGGAACACACGCTTGGTATTCCAGTTGGTAAGGAACGGGCCGAAGATCTTATGATTGTATAGCCAACGATGCATACGTTCGTTGCCCTTGGCAAAACAGTAGGCCGCGGCCACCACAAAGCAACTGTAGGGTATGCCGGGCGTGACCAGCCCAACATACGCCATGCCTAGACTTAAAAAGCCTAGGACTGTCCATAAGAACTTCTTTACCGGATGAATTGTAGCCATTCTTCGTACCTTAAGTTAAATGCTTCTTTCTTACGCTTATTTACTAGTTCGTAGAAGTCTGGCTTGTAAGGTTTGAATTTGGGCTTCCATCCTTTGGTAGTATCACTCTTGTGACTGTTACATGGTGCACAGGCTGTTACACAGTTTTCCCAAGTGGTCTTGCCGCCTTTGCTGACCGGTAGCACATGATCCAGAGTGGCCACTTTGCGTTCAACAGGTTTCAAACAGTAGGCACAAGTGGCATTGTCACGTAGATAGATATTGGCACGACTGAATCGAACTGTGACTTTTGGCTTCATGTATTCACGAAGCATCATAACACTGGGTACAGGCGTTTCCCACGTGGCTGAATGTACAATCCAATCGTCATGCCACATCAACACATCGGCCTTGTCTAGAACCATGTATTTGATAGCGTCTTCCCAAATTAGTGTGCTTAATGGCATGTAACTTACGGGCAAGCCATCAGCATTAAGTAGCAGAGTATCTGCCATAATAAACCTCTTTTGATTGTGTTACAGACCCAACCTATGAAGTATACATTATACGCTCATAATGTACTTATGTCAACAATGATTACGCTAACGTGTTATGAGCAAATTCTTGTGCAGAACGATCCAAAGCTGTACACCATTGATCTTTGCCGTCATTTTCGAATATTAGATCCATGTCGGCTGTGGCCGTACACCAACTGGTGGCATGATTCCAAGGTGCGATACCCTTCAACTCGCCCAACAACTGACCTGCACCCCAACCACACATGCCCAAGAACAAGCGCCATTTGATTGGTACATCTCCCATGGCCATTCTGGGCAGTATATCTTCTGCTGAGCTTACTGAATATCGATCAGTGATCTTCATGGTGTTCTTGCTGAACCATTCGCTGGTGTGCAAGAAGCTGAGACTTTGACTGTTGACTGGACCACCCACATACAAGTGTCCAGGTTGATTGATAGTGAAACCCAACTGTGCGCCAAACTGTTTAATAGTGAGTTCACTGCGTCTGCCCAGCACAAGTCCCACACTGCCTTGTCCATGATGCTCTGTGATCATGATAACACTCTTGTGCCAGAAGCTGGTTTTCACAGCCGGTGGTGCGATTAATAAATTACCTATTAGTTCCATGAGATATTTACTTGCAGATCAAACTGTGGTCACTGTTCCTGGTTTGAATCCTTCCCAGTGCATCTGAGCCTTGATCAATCCTTTGAGTTGGTCATCGGATAGATCCGAAACTCTAGTATCAATGGTTGCACCTGCTCCTGCGGCAAGGTCTCGAGCATACTTGGATCCGCGTCCTTGTTTCTTGACAGCAACAGCCCATTGCTGAGCTCCTTTGTCAATGGTCAAATTGTTGTACATGGGCCTGCGCCACAGTGCCATCTGCATTTTAATACCGTGATCCAGAGTTGGCATGATGGCAACAGGTTCTGCATCGGCAGCTTTGGCCGATCCTATTGATCCGTGGCTCTTGGCAAATGCGCCGTACATGACATTACCCGGGTTGTTTGCTCTCCAAGATATTGTACCGCCACTGCGTTTTTGATTGCCTATCACAATAGATCCGTCTTTGTCAACACGAGCCGATGTTGCACCTGCTGTGCTTGAGTCTGTGTCTGAACTAGTGTCACTTGTTTTGCTGTTACCAGATGGACCAAGCAATGAACCGACAGATCCTCCACCAGTTACATCTCCAAGACTCTTGCTCAGAAATTCGTCCCATGAGCTTTCACGTACCAGTTCTGTTATTTTCATATTGTTAAGCCACGGTGGTTGGATCTACTGGACGGCCGGCAACATGAACTTCCCAGTGTAGATGCGGTCCTGTTGATTTACCAGTACTGCCTGATAAACCAACCACATCTCCTTGATTGACCTTTTGTCCGTTGGATACATTGATCTTAGACAAATGTAAGAGCCAGTGTTCGTTGTTTCCGCTTGAGATAACCACATGATTGCCATTCATTCTGTCTGATCCTGTTTTTTTAATAACGCCGTCTTCGGGCGATTTAACAGGAGTGCCGGTTGGTACCGGAAAGTCTGTTCCATTATGAGATTGGCCATGCCTAGGGCCAAAAGGACTGCCTGCCTTAGCATCAACTGGTCGGATCATCTTACCTGTCTTGTAACCGATGTATGGTTTACTGATGTCTGTTTTATCAGATGATTTACTCAGTAAGGAACCGACAGATCCGCCACCGGTAACATCACCGAGACTTTTGCTTAGGAATTCATCCCACGAACTTTCTTGAACCAGTTCCGTAACTTTCATCCTAACTCCAGTCAGGCAAAGGTCCGCCGTACTTCTTGCCTTTGATACGATGGCCGCCTACTTTGATTCGGCTTTTGGGACTCTTGCCCAGCTTGTGACTCTTCTCACCATCACGAGCACGTAGACCTTGACTCTTGCATGATGCTAGATTACTGGCACCCAGTTCGCTGTCAGGTTTTGAACTTTGACATAGCTGTTTGCTGGCCTTGCCATGCTCATCTAACTGGACTTCATGCAGTTCACCGCAATGCTCGCATACAGGCATAGACTTCTTGTGCTTTTCCTTGCGAGGAATAGTTTTACTCTTGTCTTTGTGTGCGCCAGAACCACTGCCCTTGGCATTCTTAGCCACGAAATTGCGTGGCTTACTAGGAGCAATTTTGTCTGTTTTAGATTCGTTTAATAGTTCGGATATTCGCATAGTAATGTATTTATTGTTTCTATTGTGCTAGAAACTCAAATACATTTAGCCACTTGCGTTTGCCTATTGTTTCTTTTAAATGTGTTAGATCTGCTTTGGTTCTGTGTCTAAAACGTGTTTTTTCTGCTTCAGGCACAGGAACGAACTCTAGCTCTACACCCTCTTGTTCGGCTATCTCTTCGGCTATATCTAAAAAACTGTGTGCCAGTCCTGCGCCACAATTCCAAATACCTGATCCGTTGACTGTTTTAATAAAGTCTATGTGCAAGCGACAAACATCGCCAACCCAAGTCCAATCACGTTTGATATGTTCTGCTGTTTCCCATACAGTGATTTTGCCTTCCTTACGTGCTTGATCGCGCCACTTGACTATAGCATTGGCACGTTTGCCACGTAGGTGCATCCATTTGCCGTATACATTGAAGTAACGAAACCCTTGTACATATATCTTTACATCTTGTTGGAACACCCAACGATCAAATAGGAACTTGCTCCATGCATAAGGTGTTTGTGGATTGCACGGCGCCAGTTCACTAAAGTCTTTGGTATCACCATAAACTGAACTAGAACTGGCATACTGTAGGTTAACACCGTGCAGATTGCAATCGTGAAACAGTCGTTGACTAAACTCCAAGTTCTGTTTGAGTATTTGCTCTACATCTGTGTAGGTCATATCGGCAATGGCGCCTAAGTGTATGACCCAATCATATGAACTTACATCTGGAAAAACATTAGGATCATACTCGTAGCCGTCAACATGCCAGCCGTCCTCTTGATGGAGCCAGGCCAGCATGTTGCGTCCAATAAAGCCTTCGTGGCCAGTTACTAATATCTTCATGAAGATATTTACTCGGGCTGTACTAGGATCTCTTTATTTTCTAAGCCATTGACCATCATCTTAAATGCTTGCATGGCTCCATCCAAAGTTACAACCTTGTCTCCGTTGACATAGGCTCTAGATTTTTGGAACTTGGGCTCATAACCGTTTTGATTGCAAACATCGCTAAAAGTCCTACGGAATGTGTCGTTGTCATACTTGCCAGCATGCCAAATATCAACATAGTATCCTTCATTACGATAAGGCACAATGCCCACGTTAACACCCAGACCGGCTACGTTATTCTTGCTGACATAACGTCCGGTTTGATTGGTAAACATACCCGGATTGTCATTAAACACCTGTGCCAAATGATCAAAATGTCCTTGTGTTTCACCTTCAGTTGTGTTAGATGCACGTCGAACAACTTTCTTGTCTGCCATCTGACTGGGTCTAATCAAAGGTATAAACTCACAATGCGGACTGTCTTTGAGTTCAAAAATAACCACATTGACTAAAGTGATACGCAGTGGCGTATTTTCATTTAGCCATTTGACGAATCCCTTGATGTGTTCATCGGCATCTTCACAAATCAATACACCATCATCACACTTCTTGTCGTACATATAATATGTAATCTTACTGGCATGTACAGCATCTAACCAACCGCTGGCATCTTGGCTTTCGATCACAAGGAATATTTCCTGATCTCTATCGCGTACCACAAGGTCAACACGTTTTGAATGTGTAGTATGTTCTTCTGGTGTTATATTATAGCCGTCCTCATAACTAAGATCCAATGCAGTCAGCAATCGTCTAGAAGTTTCCTGATCGCTAGCGATAAATTTGGTAAATGGTACTTCACCGCCAAAAGCGTCCTTGATGTTTGAGCGTTTCATGCTGTCTTTCATAATTGATGATGTGCTTATTATAGTACCAAAAATGAACAATGTCAAGGACCAGATAGCCAAAATGCTCTTGACTTTGTTTCAAAATGACTGTATAATATACGTATTAGGCAATCATAGAAAGGCACGCAATGGAAGCATACAAGGAAACAACTGATTGGGGTGATACCAAATGCCCAAATCATACCTACTTGCTGGACAGCAACAACCTTATCGCTTATATCAAGCAGGGCGAACTAGAGCCTTACTTTTTCAAACAGCCAATCAAAGGCTTTGACAAGCGAGGACGCAAGTTTGAAAAGGTAGAACCCAATCCGTTCAACAATTGGGCCAAATTGCTAAAAGCACACATTGATGTGGCTGAGCCATTGCTGTTTATCAAGAAGGTGCAGGGTTCAAAACCCAACACTTGGTACGAAGTGAACACAGATGAAAACACCTGTACTTGCCCTGGTTACACATTTCGCGGTACTTGTAAACATGTAAAGGAACTAGCATGCGAGGCTTAATTACTAATGATTGGGATAGAGACAATCTCAACTTTCTGCTCAATGTCAAAGGCGATGACTTCCAGGCTTTTTGGGCGCAGGCAGATGCGGACGACAGAGCCTATGCACAAGAGCTGATGGATGCTTACTCAGCAGAGCTACAGCTCAAAGCACATGAACTGGCTATCGAAGCTGAAATGAGTTTGGAATATGCAGAAGCCAATCAAATATTAGAACAGTTTAGACTAAAATGAAAATATTTACACTACGCACTCAATTGACCAATCCGTTTGACACTTGGGACAAATTCAAATCGTTGGGCTGTATCAGCGGCAAGTTGACCAAACACAAGGCTTGGGAACTAGAACACTGTTACTACAGTCTTGCGCTGTTTGACATGGACGTCACTGTCAGTTCGCAAGAAGATCATGCGGGATTTGAACTCAGTATAGGTTTGCTAGGATATGGAATCAGTTTCCGTATCTATGATACTAGACATTGGAACTACACTACTGATCAGTGGGAAGAAAGAGACTTCAGTGAGTACTTTAAAACTAACGCCTAGCAAATGGCGTAAGATCAAAGAACAGCTTCACGAAGAACATCCAAAAAGTGTCTTTATGTTGCGCAACAGGATGAAACAGATCTTGGGCTTTACTGTACGCGAACACAGTGGATATAGACTCAAGACTCCGAAAGAATTGAAGGAGTATGAAATGAGTGACACCTTGCGGTATGAAACTCAAAAGGATGCTGACTTTCATAGATCATATGTTAACGAGTATGCCATTTGCCTTGACTTTTACAGTGAGCGCAAGTATACTATGTTTCTATTGAAGTTTTCAGAGACGATAAATGGACAATGAATTAGAACAACTACGTGCAGAAAATGCTAGGCTCACCGAAGAGCTTAAACGACTATATGGCGTTGATCGTCCTTTTATCTGCGGCAAAGCTGGTAAACAACAGGACGACGGCATGTATGAATATGTATTGGTCTGTCCTGCATATGGTGCAGATGGGTTTGCACTGTATAAGAAACACAAAGATTATTCCGCACCCGGATATTAAGGAGAAGCAAATGACATTAACAGAACTAGAACATATATTCCGTTTTCAAACCACAGCCACAGACAGTTACACACCCAAAGACACACTAGACTATATGTTGATCAATGGACAAAATCGTGTAGCAGGTGTAGCCAATGCTGACACATTGGACAAGACCCTAGAGGCACTGAACAAAGACGGATACGTGTTTGATGCTTATCGTGATCGCACTCCAGTATTCATTGTGCCTGAAGTCATAGTGCCCATGTGATATGAAAAATGTAGAAGTAGGAATGTTTCGATTACCAGGACTGGTATTTGAAAAAGGCGAGCTAACACCTGAATTGATACAAGACATGCAACACTGGGCAGAAGCAGAAGGCGTTGGTATGAGCATGACTGAGAATCTTTGGAGCTTCAAGAAAGAAGCACACAGAGAATGGTTTGTACTTCGCTGGAGTGATCACTTGCACAAGCCGGGGTCACTAGATGATTAAAGGACTAATGGCCGGCCCTGGCCTAAATGTAAACGGTGGCAATACCAGCGTACCCTATGTTAACCAAAACATCAGCAACCCCATGCAAGGCATGTTGCGTCTTAGCGGCAGTGATATGCAGGTGTTTGATGGTAACAATTGGATTACTATGAGCACCAGCTATGCAACGGTAGAGCTTAACGGTGAAAGCCAAGCCATACTCAAATGGGCACGTGATCAACGTGAGCTTGAACTAGGCCGTGCCAAACTAATTGAAAACAATCCAGCCCTGCAGAATGCCTACAAGGCCATCCTACGTGCAGAACAAAACTTTGATATACTTGCTAAGTTTGTGGAATCGGATCCTATAACCAGTTCTTCAATGGCCAACCCTTATGGAGCTCCTTGATGATTATATATTTAGATATGGATGATGTTGTAGCAAACTGGATGCCAGCGGCACGTGCCATTGTCAATCGTAATTGGGAGTATGGCGAACGTATTCCAGAGGCAGATTGGAACAAGGTCAAAGCCAAAGCACGTTTCTATCGTGACTTGCCCGTCAAGCCAGGTGCACATGATCTAGTTAACTTTTGCCGTGAAGCTGTAGCAAATGGACTAGCAGACGACCTGCGTTTCCTCACAGCATTGCCACACGACTATAGTGTACCATATGCGGCCTATGACAAAGTATTGTGGGCAACAGAACGTTTTGAACGTATTCCTGTGCTGTTTGGTCCTTACAGTCATGACAAGTGGAAGCATTGTAAGCCTGGCGACATCCTAATCGATGACCGTATCAGCAACTGTGAGGAATGGGAAAATGCTGGTGGCCACTCACATATCTATCGTACCTGGGAGGCATGCAAACCATGGCTAGAAACAGTATTGAAGATGAAATAGCCGATAATTTGGGTAATGAGATGGCTAGGGAAATTGATAGAGAAATACTATGGGGCATGCTTGAAGGCATCGGTTGGTGTCGTGTTATGTTGCCGCGACTGATAGATAACAATCATGCCATTGATATCACTCATTGGTTAGAAGATAATTGCAAGAACTCTTTTGAACGTAATGGGCGTGACTTTATGTTTGAAAGCCTACAAGATGCCAATTGGTTTAGACTGCGTTGGGGAAGTGTATGATTCCAATACAAGTAGAAACAAATCATACTTACGATGTAGTGGAAGTAGACAAGGTTACTCCTGACCTATTTGAATGGCTTAACAAATCATTTGGACCCCCTGGCCCACGCTGGTGGTTCAGCAACTATAGAATCTATTTCAGAGATGAACAAGATTGGATATGGTTTGAATTAAGATGGTAACATAGCATGGCAATAACACAAGAACGAGAAGAGATGCGCATAGCATCCCAACTCAAACACGATGGCTGGATACACGAAATGTATGACGGTAACAGGAGTACAACTGAATTACGAGAAATGGCCGATTGGTGCAAACAATCGTTTGGCCCTATGTATTCGCAACTATATCCAAATGCTTGGGCAGGTAAATGGTTTGGTGCTACACTGCCATTTCAAGACATGGGCGGATCAAGCCATCACGTAGTGTTTATGTTCCGTGATGCAAAGATACACAGTCTATTCAAGGTCATGTTCCCAGGATGAACGTGATACCATTGCCCAACGGCGACTTTACCACAGTAGAACATATAGAAGCACATGGTCCGCTGACTGTAGTTGTACACAAGTTTAGAATGGGCGATGTAGAAGATCCAGACCTATATGCGGCTGAACCACTTTGGCAATGGCAAAATACCGAAATGGGCGAATGGGTAATGGCTAACGCTGTACAAACTCCCAGCTGGCATAGACTAATTGACCCTAGCTCATTTGGTTGGACTTACACAATTCTAGCAGAACTCAGTCCAAAAGACTACACATATTGGTGGGTCAAGTGGGGCTGTGAGTTGACAAAATAGATCAAAGATAGTATAATGACTGTATCGTAAACTAAGAAGGACAGTTATGAGCGGTTGGAACACAATTGAACGAATTCGTCGGCTTGAAGAACAAATTGACCAGCTGGGTTTTAAGTTTGCCAAAAGTAAGCACAGTGATTGGTCGGATGATCACGGTGCTCTAAGTCTTAAGCCAAAAGATCCAGATGTATTGCCAATTTACTCACGTGATGCTGAACTGTTTGTGGGTAGTTTGGAACGACTTGAAGATTGGTTAGCTGGTGTGCGCTGGGCCCGTGAATACGACATGATGTTGCGTCTTAGCGATGAAAAGAAACGCGAAGCCGCTGAACAAAAAGAAAAGAATCGACAGTTGATGCGTACACTTAAAGAAGGCAAACGTGTGGACGGGATTGAAAAATGAACGAACGAATTCGAGAACTTGTTAGACAGGCTGGCTTAGATGATGCTAACTTTCCTATTGAGAATTGGGATAATGTTCCCTTGGCAAAGTTCGCCGAGTTGATTGTGCGGGAATGTGCTAATGTTGCTGATATCGCAGATGAAAACAAGTGCGAATGGATTGGTGGTAATATATTAACACATTTCGGAGTTGAAGAATGACCTTAGAAGACTTACAATACATCTTTGAATATCAAATTGAAGAGGGTACAGAGAAGTTGTACTTTATGCTATCTGACGGCGCTGGTCACCCCCTGATACAACGACACCCTAGTGATGATTTGGCTGGCCTATTGCCCATGCTGGATAGTTTTCAATACACAGGACATAATGTCATGCCGAGGTTTAAGAAATGAACCTAGCTGAATACTTTGAACAGCATCGCCCCAAGCCCCGATACAAGTTTGGTGACAGGGTAGAAGGATCGTACAAAGGCATACCCTGGGTGGGTAGTGCTTACACAGACAACATGCGTAGTGAACTAGAAGGCCCTATGGTAAGTGTCCATTTAGACTTGCCTATGAAGATTGATGACAATTGGCTAACAATGCTTCGTGTGAAATATAAAGATATTCGAGGTGTGCGTAAATGAAACTGTCAGCTGAAGGTGTAGAAGGACAATTGATATACACAGGTGCAGGAGTATATGTGTTTCGTGTTTATACAGACAACTTTGAATTTACCGATTATGACCTGTTGCATTGTGACTTATCTGTTACAATAACAGACAAGGACGCTACATTCTATTCAGATGACTCGGGTAACAGATTGGATCATAGCCCGGAAACATTAGGACACAACAAGTGAAAGAAGAAACAATTTTCTACGTCAAGAAGGGCAGACGCTATGTTCCGCACAGCACATACTCTGCCGAATTCTGCGACAGTTTTCCCAAAGGCACTCACCTAGTGCAGAACTATCCAGGAGGTAGCATGCGTCGTTTCAATATTGATCCTGCGTATGCTCCTATGATTGCGGCTGGTCGTGTTGCTGAAGATAAGATCAGTGAAGCACTGATGAAAGCCAATGAGCTTCGTCCACAGACCACACCAATTACTCCAGCGGCTCAACGAGCCTGGGCAAAACTCAAGAAAGAATTGGGCAACGATGGATATTTGACTAGAGGCAGTACTAGAGAAGCATCAGAAGCCGCAGTAAAAGCCATGATGGCAGAAGCTGAAAAGCTATTAGAACACCCAACTGTGCGCAAGGCCTACGAGAAGTTTTTGTTTGTAGCAGAACTAACAAGAGAACATAAAAATGAACAATAACATAAAAAAACTATATGAAGACGCTAGTCTAACAGACGGACCCAGTGGTAGCAGATACAGCCTACCCGATGAGTTTGTGGAAAAGTTTGCTGAGTTGATTGTGTTAGAATGTGCCAAACTCAATAAACATCACTCCTATGAACTGATGGGTGTTATTACCGATGTTGAAGAAGGTGATGGATTTGATGATGTGTGCCTAAACACCGTTAAACGAGTTGCCGAACATCTGGCTAAAGATTTAAAAGAACATTTCGGAGTTGAAAAATGAACGATAGACCAAACAAATACCTATGGAGCATAAGTTGGACACAGCCCTATGCAACCAGTTGGACTAGGCCTCACTTGGCCAGTATGCATGCGGCTGTGGAACGTGCAATAGAAGCACAATTGGAACGTAAAGAATGGCCCGAAGCCACAGCAACTATACAAAGGATAATGAAACTATGATAGTTATTATAGAAGGCGTTATTTTTATCTGTGTGGCCTATATAGTGGTCATACTGATTCTAAAAGCAATAGAAGCACTACAAGGAGATGAATGATGCAGATCAGAGCTAAAGAAGATAGTAAAGAGTTTGGCAAGTGTGGCTGTGGCCGCTCACCCACAGGCAAGTGCATCGGTTGGCACGGGCTCACAGAAGAAATGTATACTCATCAACGGATGCTGTGGCTAGAAGAAGAAATGAAACGTGATCAAGAGCTTGAGGAATATCAACGTCAAGCACAGGAAACATGGAGTGATTCATGCACAACTCCGCGAAAGGAAACAAAATGAATTGGTTAAAACGAATGGTAGTTAAATGGGTGCGTGATGATTGGGACAAAGCCGGTCGAGAAGAAGATTGCTACCCAACACCCAAACTGAGCCGCGGCATGAACGCAGTGGCCACACGTGATGTGGGCAGTGATCCTACCCTACAGTTCAAGATCTACAATGCGGTAGGAGGCAAGGTTGTAGAGTTTAGTCGCTATGATCGCAAGTCAGATAGGCACGATCACGACATCTACATTATTGGCAAAAACGAAGACTTTGGCGAAAAGATTGCCAAAATCGCCATGTTGGAATGCATAAAAGATTGAGTAAATAACATATGGACGCAATATTCGACTTCATGGGCTATGTGGCTGTGTTTTACATAGCATTTCATTTGGGCAAGCATTGGGCTCTGCTCAAGGTCAGCCAAAGCATAGTGGAGCATCCCGAGAACATGCAACAGGTGTTGACCCGATTGGCCGAGATCACAGCTGAAGAAGCTGACAGTGCACCGGATGGTGCTGTTATGATGCGTGTGGAACAGGTGGGCTCTGTGTTGTACGCCTATGCTCGAGACACAGGTGAGTTTCTGGCCCAAGCACCTGATATGACACTGCTGACACAACGTGTAAGCGAACGTTTCCCCCACAAGAAGTTTTTTGGTGAAATGATCACAGACAATTCTGCCAAAACAGTTGCAACCAAGTGACTGCTTTGTTATACTAGATATAGCTGATCAATTTCAGCATAATCTAAAAGGAAACAAAGATGAAATATTTCAATCCAGAAACTAAGACCTACAAACTATTGGAAGCTCTCAAGGCAGGTAATACATTTACCCAGTCACAAGCTGAAAAGAAGTTTGGTATCAAGAACTTGTCAGCAGAAGCCAGCCGGTTGCGTGCCAACGGTCATGCTGTGTATGCTAATACTAGCAAAGCTGGCAATGGCGTTACAGTTACCACTTACGAATTGGGTCGCCCAAGCCGTGAAATCGTAGCACTGGGCTATGCTGCCAAACAAGCAGGTTTGACAGTGGAACTGATCAAGGGTTAATTCTACCCCTGATGACAATCAAGGCTGGCAACAGCCTTTTTTGTTGACCTTTGCACAATTGAGCGTATAATTACAGTATGATAATGACCATTTTTAAACCCACATGGGATTGGATACGTGATGATTTTACCAGCAATCCTTTTCGTTTTGCTGTTGAACTGCTGGCTTGGGCTATCAGCATTGGTTGTAGTATCACAATGGCTGTTACTGTGCCCACTCCGCCACTGATCATGCTGTATCCCATTTGGATCACGGGTTGTGCCATGTATGCTTGGGCCAGCTGGACTAGACAATCATTTGGCATGCTGGCCAACTACTGCTTGCTGGTCAGCATTGATAGTGTGGGATTGATAAGGATGCTATGGCACTGACCCCAGAAGAACAAGAAAAAGAAGTGTACATAGATGCACTGGTAGAAGACATGGACAGCCTGATACGTCAATATGAAGGCATGCTGAACGCCATAGATGTCACGGGTGTGTTGCTCAGCAGGGTCACGCTGTTGTGTACTACCCACACAGAAATTGGCAAAGGGCTGGTTCGATATGTGTGGGAAAAACTAGATGAAATTGAGCAGGCCAACCCAGGAGGAATGATAGAATGACCACATGGACCACGCAGGACAGACAGCAAGCACAGCCCCGAGTGGGCTCACATTGGGTGGGTACAGCACGTGAACAGTTTGTAGTGCAGGCCGTATGGTGCCCAAACGAAGAGCCCGATGCTTGGATACGCTACACCAGTACAGATGACAAAGAATACACCTGTAGGCTGGAAGCATTTTTAAGCAGATTCACAGAAAGACCCCAATGAAACTGCTGTTGTTGATCGGCTCAGTGATGCTGTCAGGCTGTGCCAACACTGTGCTGTCAACTGCATATTCGGCCACGTCAACAGGCACTTGGGCTGTTACGGGCAAGAGCTTTACAGATCGAGCTGTGGAGCAGATCATACCCCATAGTGACTGCTCTGTTTGGAATATCATAGATCGGCTACACTACTGTGAAATACAAGACCCCGGCCAAACCTATAATCGATCAGCCATATGAGAACCTACAACTCAGTTGATCCCTTAGCTGACATCAAGTATTGGTGGCGCTACGAAGCATGGCCCATTGACAAATTGGGTGTATACCTAGTGGCGGCTCTATTTGCGACCCTGTGCTGGCACATTGTGACATTTGAACCTGCGGTGTATGTGAGCTATCGAGCTGAACAGTTGGCGGCAGATCGAGCCAATTGGGAGCCCATGACAGCAGATGACATAGCACGTCTAACTCCAGATCAGATACCGCCTCCTGTGCCATTGGATCCCAAGTATGCGGGCTATCTAGATCGTAACCGGCAGAGTACCAATGTGATGATGAAGCGTAAGAAGTCTGTGAAACAGGCGGACGCTAAAATTTTGAAGAAGAAGCCGGAGCGCAAAATTTCCAGTGCAAAGCACAAGCGGAGCGATAGAAAAGCGTCCGGTAAAGCGGCACAATAACGCCAACTCGCGTTCATTACCATTCACACTCGTCAACAACTGCGCAAGCCCAGATACGATCCGGCCTTGCTTGTGGCTAACACACGATAAATACTGATACCAACAAGGAGTCACTCATGCCCACAAGCCGTTACACAGTATACGCACACAGCCCCAGCACCAATCAAACTGTACGAAGATTTGATCTGACCGATGCGGGCAACTACTCTGAATCAGAAGCACACGAACATGCTGAATGGTTTGCACACCTACAGAACACCAATCGCTACATGAACACAGCAGATTGGGTGGGGCAAGTTGTATTGGAACAGCATGGCATTGACACTATACCTGGATATCAAGGATAACACACTATGACCAGCTATGTGACCTACAATGAAACGGGTGTAAACGATGTAGTGCCAGTGAGCACTCCAGTGCCCGACACACACGTTGACACAGTGAGAGCACTGCGTGAAGCAATGGCTTTTAACGGCTTAACACAGACTACTCACACTGATCCCAATGAGCCTGCACTAGTGAACACCAATACGGGACAGTAACGGGACCGGAACTATTACAAGCGTCAGCTACGCTGTCACTAAAGCACCCGTTAGCACAGGTGCTTTTCTTTTGGTTCTTTTTACTATATACACTGATGACTGCGGAACTTTCTAAAGCCTGCTAGCACTGTGTACAAGCTACAGTATACAAGGCCCCGCTGTGCATGTACATCATAATGGAGATACTGATATGACTTTTGAAACTATCATCATGGACGAATGGTTGTATATACCCTTGATGCTGACTGTGCTGTTATGGGCCTGGGGCCTGGGATTTGCAGTGGGCACAATATGGACACTAGTGTAAAGGCCCCGCTGTACGTGTAGGTCAGTGTGGGAGATGTGGCGTAATGACTAGTATTCATTGTAACTATGCCTCTCTGCCCCACGGTTCACCATTCTGATCAACCCTGTGCCACTGTGGCCCCAACCTAGATAGTGATTCACAGTCTTGATCTTGTCACACTTTATTGCACTTTGTCACACTTTTTGACACATTTTGGCCCCAAAGGCCCCGCTGTACACACCGCTATGCGCCATGATGAGATCTATTTCACACTTTGCCACACGATAGATCACCGAGTCACACGCTAGTACCGTGTGATCACACTATAATCACGGTTCAAATAGGTCTAACTCATAAGTACTATATACAACCGGGAGAATCACATGCGAGCTGCCTTTGCTGTCACTATCAGAACTTCAACTCACGCTGTACATGTTAAGCAGGGAGACAATGGTCACATACACTGTTTCAAATACAACAACAGCACCTGTGACTTTGCTGTGTTTACAGATCAATGGGAAGCATCAGAGTACATATTGACTGAGTTGCCCCGTACCCGTTATCAAGTCACGGTTCACAACGAATAACTGCTTCTTGTGTTGCATGAGGGCATCACTTGTGTTATAATACAGCTTGATCAACAAGGACTCACATGGAATGCATCAACTGTAAAAAATGGCATTGGAACGGCGCTCTCAGCTGTTTGACTCTGCCCAGAACTCAACCCAAAACTATCCCCACAACAGCTCGAGCAGAGATCATCAGTTAAGCGGTGTGGTCCCGAGAATGGTCTGAGGTCACGGCGGGTGTGCTCGTGTAGCGGTGCGTGACCAAAAGACCCTTCATTTGGGTCCAGTATTGTGTGCTGTGTTGACACGTTAGCCAAACGACGCTATAATAACAACTTAGCAACAAAGGAGTCGAAATGGGTCAATACGCAAACACAGTTAATGCATTCGCAATGTCTGCCGCTCGTGCTAAAGTTTACTGTATGCAAAACACAATGCAAAGCTACGGACAAACGTCTTATATGCTAAATGTAAGCACAGCAAAGTTCCGCAGAGATATCGAAGCAAAAAAAGTAAAGTTTATTGCTAAACTAGAAAAAGAAAAAATTGTGCAAATGCAACTAGAGATTGCACGTTTGCAAGCAAAGCAAACAGCATAACCCTACAGCCCGTAAGGGCTTATTACAGTGCATTGACATTTTGGACAAAGTGTAGTATAATTGTTTTTTAAGGAGCGAAACTTATGCAAGCAACACAGTTTAAAGTTAGTAAAAAACTAAAAAGAGTAGAAGTTAAACAAGAAGACGACACTGTTAACACGGAGTACAAGTGCCGAGTAAAAGTACAACTTGCAGGCGACAGTATGTGGGACTGCGACATTGAGGAAGTTACAATTACAAGCATACACATTGCAGAGACAGACTACGACGGCGATGGCGACATTAGCACACACATTGCAGTCTGCTATGACGTAGACGGCGTAGACGGCGCTGATGTAGAGGGAAGCTGGCGAATGTACACAGACACGGGCTTTGAGGCGGCTGTAAGCGACTTGCTAGGGACTAGTGTTAGCTTTACAGAGCAGGGCATGCAAGACGACGGCTACGCTAGTATGGAACTGTAATAACCCTGTAGAGTCTAAGGGCATTGCTTGACAGCAGTGCCTTTTGGCGTTATAATAGTGTTTTAGTTAGAGGAGCAGAAAAATGGTTATAGATCGAGTACATGGCGGATGCTATGATAGAGGTAGTGCAGACAGCTACTACCGTCGTCCAGCTCGTCCACACAAATATCCCCAGGGCACTTACAATGGTGAACCCGTCACAGAGCTCACAGAGGCAGAAGTGGCAGCCTATTGGCAGGGCTACATGGACAACGAGCGCAACGGTGACTTCAAAGATTGGGGTTGATATGGTTGAAGTAAGGCCCGGAGTCAACGAGTTTGAGCTACTGGTAGTGCTGGCTCGGCTACTAGAACGGGGAACCGAGCATGCGGTAGTGCAACCAGGCAATGCGTGTGTTTGGGTATCATCTGGATCCAGCTCGTGCCCTATCAACGAATACTGGATCTTTTCAAAGGGTCAAGTGGTTGACATACAGATCGATTGACAGTATAATATACACTTACACTGCAAAACAAGGAGCGAACCATGTTTAAACTACTGAGTACAGCTAACCCCAAGATCCAAAAGGGCACGGCTCGGGGCTATCTAAGCTTCATCCTGCATCTCGCGCCCAGCACCCTGAGCGGTCACAACACCTGTCCCAAGGCTACCCCTGGATGCATTGCTAGCTGTCTCAACACTGCTGGACGTGGGGGCATGTTCAAGCGGGGTGAGAACACCAACGTTATACAGCGAGCACGTATACGCAAGACGGTTGCATTCTTCTTCGATCGTGATGCTTTCATGAAGGATCTAACCAATGACATCGACAAGGCTATTAATTATGCCCGTAAGCAGGGCCTAAAGCCCGTGTTCCGCTTGAACGGTACTAGTGATCTAGCGTGGGAAAAGTACACGATCGGCGACACTGGCTTGAACATCTTCCAAATGTTCCCTACAGTACAGTTCTATGACTATACCAAGATCCTAGGACGCAAGACCGCACATATCCCCAACTATCACCTCACGTTCAGCCGTGCTGAATCCAATGCCGCAGACATTCCCAAGGCAGTGGCTCAGGGCATGAATGTTGCCGTGGTCTACGACCGGATCCCCGAAGGTGTGTACAGTGCGGATGAAGATGATCTGCGCTTCTTAGACCCCCGGGTAGGCATCATTGGGTTGAAAGCCAAGGGTCGTGCCAAGAAGGACTACAGTGGGTTCGTGATCCATTTGAAGGAAGCGGCTTGAAGTTCAACGACATCATCCAGTGGATCGGCACTGGATGCTTCCTGGCCATGTATACGCTCATGAGCTTTGACATCTATCCATGGAACATCGTGGCTGGATTCATGGGCGGGATCTGCTACTTGATCTGGAGCATACGTGTGGCAAATAAGCCACAATTGGTTACCAACGTAGTAGCATTAACCATATGCCTATTCGGGTTATTCAAGGCCTGGGGTTGACACACAACTGATTTGGCACTATAATTAATGCTTAGACAGTTAGATAAGGAGCGAACTTATGTACACAGTAGAAGTTTATAAACGTGATGCCCGTCGAAAGTCCGGGGAGCGACTGGATCGCAAGGTAGACCATAGCACTGCTGATCGTGGTGCTATCCAAGAGGTCTATGCTCGCAAGTACCCGGCCAGTGAGGGCTATCGTTGTGAGATCCACGTGACTATGGTCGAGAAGACCAACATGATGGGTGGGGGCCGGTTCACAGAGCGTTACGACACGCCCTACTATTGCTCGCCCGCCAGTGAGAGCTACTGGAGTATGTAAAGACCCTGGGGTTGACAGGGCTTTAGTTTGGTGCTATAATATACACTTAGCAACAAAGGAAGTAAGATGGCATTTAATTACGCGAAATATTATGCAACACTATTCCGCAAAAAAGGATACCACAACATAGGCGGCGTTTGGTATTACGATGCAGAAGGCAAGTACAGAGTTTACAACACAGCAAACTAAGGAGCGAAAAATGGAAGCACAATCTCGAGAGTATTTTGTTCGTCGTCTTAACGAAGTAGCACAGGCTAAGGTGCAGGCTAAGGCAGTAGAACTGTTTGGTGCCAGCGGTCGTCCGCAACAGCCCACGTGGGGCATGGTGTTTGAAGGCATTAAGAGCGGCGACATTACGCTGAAGGCAGACAAGGTAGACTACACGGGTCCTTACCTTAACCCCTCTGATGTTGTGTGGCCTGCTATGGAAGCTAAGAGCGCAGAGCTGGAAGTGTATCGTGCAACTGTAGCACGTGAGAAGCAAAAGGCTATGGATGCGGTGTATTTGGATGCGGGCGCACAAGAAGCCCTTACTGCGTTCCAGGGTATTTAACTATAGATTGACACGGGCCCTGGCCCGTGTTATAATATACACTTACACACACAGAAGGAGCGAAACTTATGTCAGGTATTTACGATCAAGTGCAAAACCCAATTCCACGCAATGGGTTCTTCTACACCCCCACTTTGCCCGAACTGCAGGAGCGCATTGAGCAACTGCCGGCCAAAGAAAAGGCCCTGGTCTACACCTTCGTGACTCAAGCGATGAATGCTTGCTACGACTTGGTTGAGAACGAGATCCTTAACAAAGAAGTGTTCGGAGGCTGATATGGGTACTAGATCAATGATTGGTATTGAGAACCCTAGTAGTGGTCGTGTCAAGGCCGTCTACTGCCACTGGGATGGCTACCTTGAACACAACGGCGAGATCTTAGAGAACAACTACGGTGCTAGCCCTAAGGTCAACAACTTGATCGCCCTGGGCGACATCAGCTCACTGCGAGCCGAGATCGGCATCAAGCACGAGTTCTCAAGGCTGGACAGCGAGTTACCCGAAGATGAGTACGAGAAGCTCTACGGCGATATGACCACCTTCTACTCACGTGATCGCGGCGAAGATGCTCCCTACAAGAGCTTTGAATCCGCCGCAACTGCTGTAGATCACTACCAGGGTTCATGGTGCGAATACTTCTACCTGTATCGCTACGATGACAGCCTAGAGTCGGGCAAGTGGTTCTACCGTACTCGTGAAAGTGGTCGCTGGAAGCGTGTGCTCACAGCCCTCAAGCAAAAGGCCAAGACCGGCCCCGCTGTTTAGCAAGGAGATAGAATGACTGGATTTGAAACTAAACGAGCTGTAGCCCTATCGGACTTGATCGACCGGGTTCTAGATCAGATCGCTGTAGATCTCGAGGGTGGGGATCTAACTGCTGTTGAAGAGCTGTTAAAGAGTGTTCCCAGAAGCAACTTAATTGCATATCTACCAGAGGAAATGAATGATGAGTAAACTATCAGAAATCGCATATGACATCGAGCAACTCTACATCGAGGGCTTGACCGAGAAGAACATAGCCAAGACCTTGGACATACCCGTAGAGATGGTCTACGATTGGTTGACCTTGAATGGTATCCAGGATGAAGAATTCAGCCCTAATGCTACGGTAAACAGCTAGTTCGCTCCTAGACATCGCTGAGGGACAAGTGCGTTCCTGTAGGGCTAGCCATAGGTTAGCGATTCATAAGAGACCCTACAAAACCTGCTAGTCGACCCGGGTGAGACTTCCCAAAACCCTCCCGGAACTTATTCTGTGGCGTAGAAACAACGGTTGACTTCTAGGCCTTTTGGTTGTATAATAGTGTTTTAACTTAGGAGAACAGCGTATGCCTAATTGGTGCAACAACACAGTAGAGATTAACCACACTGACCCTGCGAAGATGTATGAGTTGGTAGGTGCGATCAACGAAGGCAAGTTCTGCGACTTTGCCAAGCCTGTGCCCAAAGAACTGCACATTGTAGCGGGTCGAGTTGGTTCCGCTGACAATCCCGAGCAGATCGCTCTTGAGGCAGCAGAGAAGTCCAACCTTGAGAAGTATGGCTACAGCACTTGGTATGACTACTGCGTGAACGAGTGGGGCACCAAGTGGGATGTAGAACCCTACGAAGCAGTGGAATACGACGATGCACATGATGGCAAGACTGGCGTCACATTCGGCTTCGACAGTGCGTGGGCCCCACCCTGTGGAGTCTATGAAGCATTGATGGAGCAGGGCTACACAGTTCGGGCCTACTACTATGAGTCGGGCATGGGATTCTGCGGGATCTACGACGAGAACGGTGATGACTACTACGATATCACAGCAATGACCTCTGAGCAGATCAGAGAATCGATCCCTACAGCGTTAGATGACTGTATGGGCATTTCAGAAACAGTAGCAGAATATGAAGAGGAAACCAATGAAGACCAACCAGCAGAAGAATAAAGAGCACGATCAGAAGCAGACCGATCGCATTCGCCCCAAGATCCGAGAGTGGAACTTCGAACCGCTAGCTCAAGTGATCAAGCAGTGGAAAGAGAGGCCCTGTGAGCCTACTTGATTTCCATCTGCGACCGCTGGTTGAGTTCGACGTGGACATCAAAGAGCATCGCAGACTGTTCAATCAGTTTCTCAAGACGATGAGCTGGGGACACAGCCCGTATCGGTTCATCTGCCCTGATCAGGACCAGTTTGATCTGGTTACCAACATCAAGGGCAAGATGCTGGCACACTATTTGGACAGAGAGTTTGGCAAGCCGCTACCCGTGGCAACTAGCCGAAAAGATGTCCAAAAGATGAAGAAATTGGTTGACAAGCAGACCAAAAGATAGTACAATTAACACATGCTAAGGAAACTGGCATAACAACTTAAACCACACACATAGAGGTAACAACATGGCAACAGATAAACAGTATAACGTTTTTGGTGTATCAAAGCTCAACGGTGAGTACAAGGTACGTTTCGCAAATGATGTGATGCGCATCAAGGTGCTAGCTAAACATGGTCACGAGGATATCACCTTGGTAGATCTCGAGAAGCCATACACCAAGTATGCAGGTATTCAAGCCATCAAAGGCATGGATGATTTCTCAGGAGCACATGCTCAGGCAGCTATCACGGAGTACTTGGATGAGAAGGCTCCCAAGGCAACAGCAGTTGTCAAAGCAGTGGCCAAGACCGCTACAGCTAAGACCACCAAGGCAGTCAAGGCTGCACCTGCAGTGACCGAAGACGAGAACACTCCGTTCACAGCCTAAACATGTTCGTTCAGTATGAAGTTTGGGGCACAATCGATGGGCGAGATGAGCTGATCGATTGTGTTGCTACCCTCAAAGAAGCCGAGCTGATAGCTGAAGATCACATGTGGGAATGCGAAGAAGTCTACATCCTCAAAGATGAAGACGGGCAAGATCCAGTAGAAGTCAACCGATTTACGGGCCTATAGCTCAGTTGGTTAGAGCAGAGGACTCATAATCCTTTGGTCCCTGGTTCGAGTCCAGGTGGGCCCACCAGAATAACCCGCCGGTTGCGCGGGTTATTTTTTGAAGCTATAATAAGCACATGAACAGTTAGAAAGCAAGGCGATCCTCAAATGCAAGGACCCACGCAGAAATGCAAAAAGGGTCGTAGCCAAGGGATACGAAGCGAGTTTGGAGACTCGGCCTAAGCTGAACAAGAGAAGGAGCGAGATATGACAACTACAGTAAGAGACTTGATCAAGGCATTGGAGCAAATGCCACAGGATGCCCACGTGATCTTGCGTGGCAGTTACGAGACCTACGATGGCTACAGCCATCCTCGGGTTGAGCTTGATTCCGATGGTGAAGTGGTGATCTGCGAAGCCCCTGAGCCCGAGGATCAGTTTCCACGTGCTATGGACTACGAGGACGACGGTCAGCCCTCTGAGTACGACGAGTGGATGAGCTTTGACCCAGACTGCTGAACATTAACAAAGAAGGAGCGAACTATGAAACTATCCAAAGCAATAGAACTGTTGAACGGTGATCGGTTGAATTACATGGAATCCTTTAAAGGATCTGTGACTGGTGTAGATCGAGCGGGCACACTCAGTGCGTGGGTCAACTTCCGTGCCAACTACGGCTGTCCTGACGTGGACGAGAAGGAGCGCAAGGCGCTGAAGACTGTGAACAAGTATGTGGCTAAAATACAACAAGAAGCACTGGACAGCCTGGGACAAACCTACACAGTCTGTTGACAAACGGGCCAAACGGCAGTATAATAATACTTTACACACTAACTAGGAGCGAAACTATGCTAGTAATTGACACACAGTACATGGAGAACTACGGTGCCCATGATTGGGACGGCGAAGGTGCTTGCCCACAGTATTGGAAGTTCAAGGGCGGTTCCAGCTACAAGATCCTCAACACACCTCGCAACATCGATCCTGCAGAGATCGTTGAGATGGCACGTGGCTCCATCGAGCGATCAAATGACTACTGCAGAGAGTACATCGTGGGATTCCGCGTGGAAGCAGAAGGCTACCTTAGCGACTTCGAGCGGAGCCAGCTGGAGTACGAAGGTTCTATTACCTACAAAGAACCTGAAGTTGACTACTGCGATCTGCACAAGGAGCTAGCATGAAATCAAGCACATTCTTAATCTTTACAGGCCTACTGCTAACCATGGCTGCGGTGGGTGGGATCGAAACCGGTGGTCCCGTCCTGGACTGTGTCCTTGTAGCGATCCTGGGATTAGCAACCATGGGCTGTGGCGTTCTCATGCTGAAACGCACTGAGCGTCCGGTTGACAACCCCACGCTTTGGTAGTATAATATACACTTCAACAACGCAATTATAGGAGCGACTTATGATTACAGCAGAACAGATCCAAGCAGGCATTCCATTGGCCAAACAAGCCAGCATGGCCGAATATCAAAAGTGGGGCGGAGATCGCGGCGCTTGCGGCTTTGCTTGGGTTGATGTCTACGTGGACCGTACCAACTCAAAGCAGGCTAAGGAATTGATTGCCGCGGGGTTCAAGAAGGACTACAAACCCAAGTGTTTGAGCATGTGGAATCCGGGAGATCTGCCCGTGCAAAACGTGGACATCAAAGAAGCAGGCGCCTATGCCCTGGCCAACTATCTGAAGGCTTTGGGCTTGACAGCCTACGCAGGCAGCCGATTGGATTGACACAGACTCAACGAGACTGTACAATACTATTATTAATTTAACACAGGAGCGTGTATGACAACAAAGGTAGTTACCAGTAAGATGCTAATGGCACTTCAGAAACAGCCAAAAACCAGCAAAGGCACCACAGCGAGCCTAGAGCAAGAACCCGTAAAGAAGAACATCGCACACGAGTCAGATGAACAGATCCTGAATCGTCTACGTGATCGCTTTGAGATCTTGGATGACATGACTCGTGCTGTAAAGAAGGGCGATGTGCGAGCTATGATCGTGACAGGCCCCCCAGGCGTGGGCAAGAGCTACGGTGTAGAGAAGGTTCTGTCAAAGCATGATGTGCTGGCTGATATCGCACAGGATCAGAAGCTGAAGAAGTACGAGATCGTCAAAGGCGCTATGAGTGCCATTGGCTTGTATAGCAAGCTGTACGAGTTCTCAGACAAGAAGAGCATCCTAGTGTTCGACGACTGTGATTCGATCCTGTTGGATGATCTCAGTCTAAACATCTTGAAGGCCGCGTTAGATACGTCAAAGAAGCGTACGATCTCGTGGAACACAGACAGTCGCTTGCTACGTAGTGAAGGTGTGCCCAACACATTCGAGTTCAAGGGCGGTGCGATCTTCATTACCAACATCAAGTTCGATCACGTGAAAAGCAAGAAGCTACAGGATCACTTGGAAGCACTAGAGAGCCGTTGCCACTATTTGGACCTTACCATCGACACTGAACGCGAGAAGGTGTTACGCATCAAGCAGGTAGTTACCGAGCATGGCATGCTGGATTCATACGAGCTCACTGACGAGAAGAAGCTGGAAGTGGTTGCATTCGTGGATTCCAACAAGCATCGCATGCGTGAGCTGAGCCTGCGCACAGTGCTCAAGGTAGCAGACTTGGCAGCCAGCTTCCCGGACAAGTGGCAAGCTGTAGCAGAAGTAACATGCATGAGGGGCTCACGCTAGTATACAACAACACACATAAGAGCGCCCTTAGCAGTAGGGCTAGACCAATCAACGCGATTCGCTCCCGCTAGGTCTAGCCCACCTAAAACGAGGCATATCCTCGTTTTGATCCTCACTATCCGATTCGCTCCCGGTGGTGGGGATTTTTTTTCTTCTCTCGACCGGCGACCGAATGGCATTCATCTCGACACAGAGGGGTGAGGGGCTATACATGTAAGTACACACTAACATAGCTAGTAGCGCATGGGTACCGAAGTATTTTCACCACCATAAAACTGTAAGTACTTCTTTATAATTTTTTACGCGAATCTGAAATAGACCCACAGGACCCATTCGGGTGCTATATACTGTATGGACTATTCCCGCATTCTAGCTCGCATTATAGGCGCTGTTGTCAGTGTATTTCAAGCTACCACGCTTAGAGATCGTTTTTATCTACTGGCTCAGCGTCATGAGCTATATACTGTAGCTGTAGAAGATATTGAGCGTATCAATGCCAATAGTGCAAATCCCAATGCGCTTATCGCGGGTATATGCGCTAATCTAAGGAAACACTAGTATGAACTCAGAAGACTACAAGCAGTTAAGTGACACAGAATGGCTCAATATGCATACAGGACGTGTCTTTAACCTACCATCTACAGGTAACTCTATGAATGATCTATATAATGAAACTATAACTCGCAACGGTAAAATCTATCATTACGACCCAGACATGGACTGTTACTACTGTAGATACTCAGATGAAGGAGTTATCAGCAAATGGGCATGGCTTGTCCTAGTCGTTGTAATGGCCATATGTGCTTACTGCATAGAGTATAAACCCGGCATAGTTTAACCGTGAACGAGTACTATGTGCTTACGCTGGATCCCAACTTCAGTTCTGTGTTACGTTGGATAACTGATCACAAACTGGTGACGGAAACGCATCTCAATCGCACACGTTTTTGGGTTCCCGCAGGTGCTGTATACACTGAGTTTCAGCTACGCTTTGGTCACTGTTGTCCTAGAGTAGATCCCAGTTTGGACACAGCAACTGGCTTGCCCAAAAAAACCTTCTACTGATTGCGTAAGTACTTGGCCAATTTTTTTTACGCTAGAAATTTTTTGCCGCTTGAACCCTTTCAGGGTCTAAATACTAGATGCGCATCTTGATCACAATTCCCCAAGACAGCCCTGAACTACAGGCGATAACAGCATACTGTCAACAGCATCAGTTGGATCTACGCAAGGAATGTTGGCAGTTTCAAAGCCAGGAATATGAATTTCACATAGTATATGTGGCGGAATCTGCTCGTAGATATCTCAATTGGATGTACCTACAGTGGCCCCACAGATTTTTTGAGTTTTAGATCAGCGTTGATACTGCTGTTGTAACTGTGCAAACTCCGGAGTGCCCGGCATGGGATTAGCTGTAGTTGACTGTGTGCGCACTGCGTTCCTGGCATTTTGTGCACCAGCTTGACCTTGTGTTTGTGTGCCGCCTTGTGCTCGACTGCGCTGTTGTTGAGCATAGGGATTGGTGTTGTAGATAGGATTCCATAGATCTGCATTGATCTTTTCCTGCTCTTGTCCGGCCATCATATAAGGCAAGCTCAGTGCAGTGGGCACGGCTCCCGCGGCAGCCACTGCGTCTCCCACCAAATGTCCAGCCACACCGCGAACAGTGCCTGTGTTGCTCCAATGACTCAGTAGGTCGCCTATTTCTCGTGGGATTCCCGGAAAACTAGGCACAAAATTCTGTAGTGCAGTCACAGCTGCCTGGGTCGGCTGTCTTGTGGCCAACTGTTGTACTATCTGTGCCGCATAGGGACTCAACGCGGCCACCTGTGCCAGTTGGGGATATCGTTTGAGAAACTCGGGCGCAATATTACTGACTGCTGTGGGCAGTGCCGCACCCACTGCATTTTTTACAGGATCAGCACCGTCAATCACAAACTCACGTGCTCGCATGTTAAACCACCTTGAGCAAGGCTGTGTTGGCCATCCTTTGAGCCCAACTTTCACCCACTGCTTGTGTGGGATTAGTTGGTGTGTTGGCAGCCACTACTTGAACAGTGTTTGGACCGCCTTCCCAATGTCCCTGTTTCAAACACATCTTGCGTAGTTGTTCGTCAGATAAATCTTTTACAGGAGTGTCTATGGTAGCACCTGCCGCCCTGGCTAGATCTTTAGCATAGTCTGTGCCGCGTATGCCCCTGTTGGCCACAGCCCACAATTGGCAACCTTGATCTATAGTGAGATTGTTGTACTTGGGCATGCGCCATTGTGCCATTTGCAATTTGGTGCCTGCTTCTAGGTTGGGCATGATGGCCACTGGTTCTTTGTCTCCGGCTACAATATAACCCACTGCTCCATACTGCTGGGCCAACGGGCTCATCATGTTGTTTCCGGGATTGTTTGCTCGCCAGTTTATATTTCCACCTATACGCTTTTGATTGCCTATAGTGATACTGCCGTCCGCTGGGTCTACCTGTTGGGTTCCCTTGATCTGTTTGGCAGCCTTGGCTCTCGTGGCGTTGTTTATGTTGGGATTTGGGCCTTTTGTAGCAGTGGCTGAACCAGGACTCATTACGTTCTGTGCTTGTTGTTGTGGTGTCAGCGTAGGAGCAGTACGTGGTGCTTGATAGTCACCTTCGGGTGCTGGAGCAGGACCGGGAGCTGTGCGTGGTGCTTGATAGTCACCTTCGGGTGCTGGAGCAGGTTCTGCAGTGGCTGCCGGTATATTGACTGTGGGCTGTGCTGTTGATGGATCGGCAGCAGTGGCGCTGGGTGCTGGCTGTGCTGTCAATGTTTGATATATGCTGGCAGCTGGATTGGAAGCTACCGGAGCTGGTGCCACAGCTGGACGAGCTACGGGGTGTGGCCCACTGTTGGTTGCTGCCGGAGCAGCCACGCCATAAGTTCCGCCATTCCATTTAAACTGTGTTAGACCACTGGCTTTGGCCGCGGCGTAGGCCTGATTAAATGTTTCTTCTGTTAGGGTCTTTTTCTTTGGTACCAGTTTCAATAGTGCATGTTCGGCCATCTTTTGTGCCCAACTTTCAGCCACTGCCTGTGGTGGCTCGGCCTGTTGATCGTTGGCCGGTTGTTGCTGAGCAGGCTGATCTAGCACAAATGTAAACTCTTCCATGTTGGCAGTGGGGTGTCGAGCCTGCAGTTTGGCCTTGACATCTTCCGCTGATTCACCTTCTATACGAGCTGTTCTACCAGTGGGAGTGTGTGTTACTAGATAAGTGCCTGGACCTTGATCCGGAGTTTCTTCCGATTTTTCTGGCTCACTGGCCCAGCTTAGTGGATAGGTCTTTTGTAGATCGCCCACGTCTTTGGCCACATCATAGCCCTTGCCGTTGGTCAGCTCTTTGCTACCCTCATGCAGTTCTTCTGCTTTGGCCATCATGGCTGAGCCAATGGCCTTCATCAAACCCGGGAACAGCTTGCTAAAACGCTCGTCATTCCATTGAGTATCATGTCGACGAGTTTGATCTGCGTCCACAATCTGACGTGTCTGAGCATGCAGTTGCCACTTGCCTTCCACATGCTCCATGTTGGTCTTGTCTGTTACTGAGATAACAGGACCATCGGGTGCGTAGTTTTGGAACCAACGCAGACCACTGCTTGAGCCTGTGCAAAAGTTGGCCTGGTAGCCAGCTGAATTGTTGAATGTGTAGCAAGCACCGTAGTTCAAGGGCAACACCACTAGAAAACGACTATCATCGATCAGCACAACTTCTTTGCGCTCACGCTTGTGCTTTTCAATAACTTCAGCATCGGCAATACGGCGCAGTTCTTCGCGATAGTTCTGCTTGTTAATGATCTGTTGTATGTTCTTGATACTGCGGAACTTGTTGAAATCCTGGTGTTCTGGCGCTAGTTTGCCGCGAATACTCAGTGCTTTCCAAGCACCCAGTGCGTCACCACCTTCGCCTGATATGTCTTCGTAGTCTGCTTGTCCGTTGGTGTACAAGCGTGTGAGCCATTCGTCAAACTTGCCGTCTGCTGACACATCACCGTAGCGTGTGCTACTCAATGCACCATCTAGTAGCTGGCTCCATAGCTGTAGTGCTTGTTCGGGAGTGGGACGCACGCCTAGACGTGCCAGTGCGGCCTTGGGTACTGAGCCATCATTGGTCATGGCTATGTAGATCTTCTTGATCATGCCAGGATCTCGAATCTTGGCTGCCACGTTGGCTTCTTTAATTAGGTCTAGGGTTTTCATCCTGAAATCAAACTCCGTTTGAAGAATCCCAACACTGTGCCCAACTTGGCTGTGTCACCGTTGCTGAGATCCTGTAGTAATTTTTGTGCGCCCTCATGACGTTCACTGGAATAGCTGGCTCCGCCGTAACGGCTACGAGTAATTTCACCAGTTTCTTCGGGATAATAGTAGGCCGCACTCATCAAGATTGCTGAGTTGATGGCACCCTTGATCCAGTCTGGTGGTTCTTTGTTGCCTGATTCCAATTCATCTAGTCCGCGCTGTAGATACTGTAGTTGTTTGAGTTTCTTTTCAACTTTTTCAAACGCATCGTTTTTCAACATGACTCCGGCCATGCCCTTGCCGTCTGCAATGGCTGCCTGCATGCTCTTGGCCCATAGGGGACGGAACTTGTTCATCAGTGTTTCTTGATTCATTGACTGCTGTTTGGGAGCCGCTTGTTTGCGATCGTTGCGCTTGTTGCTGGCGTACTTGTTTTCTGTGCCGATCCAGTAGGAGTACTTTTCCCACTTGCCGCCTAGCTGTCCCTGTAGAAAGTCCAGCACATTGCCGCCCTTGGAATCGTTGAATCCCACGGGGTCTGCACCAGTTGATGCCAGTGCTTCATAGTTGCCGTTACGTGCTTGTATGGCACCAGATCCTTTGGGGCCAGTGACCAAGACCCAACCTTTGGGAAAACGATTTTTTAGATCGCTCCAGCTGATCTTGGTGATCTTGCCAAAGTCTTGATTGTGGCTCAATGCTTGATCACCGTGCAGTTTTTTAATAACTGCGGCAGCGCCGGGATGTGTGCCCAGTAAGGTCAGTGCTGAACTGGCTTCGGTAATGATCTGTTCGCACAGTTGGCTGAATAGTTGTATGCTCATGATGTATTTATCTGCCCAGTAAACTGCGATGTGGTCGAGCGTGGCCTAGTTCGGGAGCGGCACGATTGTCTGTACTTTCGTTCTCGGGCCATGAATATATGTAGTGTCCAAACTGATCATGCACCAACAGCCAGCGTATTCCGTTGGCTGAATACTGATGTATGTCTGCGGTATATCCGGGCATGCTCTGTGCAAAATCTATGTCACCATCACCTAGATCATCTCCATTGTCACGTAACCAACCGGCTACTGCATTGACTTCTTGCGGAGTGTTGGGACCTTGTCCATCTAGGTTTGCTATCATCCAAATACGATCAGTTGGAGTACGAGTCATTGATGCAAACAGGTGACGTCCCAGTGTGCGTATGGCACGATTCATATTGCCGGGCAAGTTGGCCACTTGATGGAATTCGGGATTTTGTACACCGCCTGCTGTGAGTGCTTGACCAGCTACTGCGGGCAAGTTTTCAGTGTTGACATGCTGTACAATTTGATTTTCAGCTTCTTGATCCGGAACTGGATAACCAGGATCATCGGGATCACCTTCTATGTCACGCAGTCGACTCAGCATGTCACGCATGCCCGGATGATGTATGCCGCCAGTGGCCTGCTGTGTACGACTTTGACCAGCACGATTGGTTCGGGGGTCATGACTAGGAGCTTGAGCGCCGGGTTCATCGGCTCCTGGCTCTGCAGGTCGATTGACCAGGGGTTGATCAGGTTGATCTCCAAATAGGTTATCAAATGCACTGAACGGATCACGCTCTTGTGTGGGCTTGGCCGCATCGGAAGAATCTGTGGGTTTGCGTTTGCGCTCAGCTTCTTGGATATAGTCTCTTAGGGTCTTGGTCATGGGGTATACTTGGTTAGCGGCTGTCGCCTATTTTACGTGCTGTCTGTATCTGTTGTGTCATATTTTGTAGATCAGCAGGACTTTGAGGCTGTGCGGTGGGTTTGGCTGGTGTTAGACTATGCAGTTCTGCATTGTTCTTGTTGACCCATGCTGTGGCTTCTTCTGCTGATGCAAATGGTCTAGTAAACAGCTCATATGCTTCACGTTTGCGATTGAACATGCGTATGGCAGCCAACACAGGTTGTACGGGCAATAGACCTTCGCGCACTTTGGACTTGCGGCGTTTGGGCTGTTTTTCCAACAAGCGTTGATCTTGGGCTCGTTCACTGCCGGCACCTAAATGTGCATTGTTGGCCCAGTTTTCGCCGATGATGTCTTTTATTTGCATATGATATTTATCTCCAGGCCTGAACTGTACAGTTAGTTTTAAACAGCCCTGAGAATGAAGAGGCCACGAGGAGGCGTCCGCTATCGGAACTTGCGTTTGCCGCTACGCTTCGCGTAGTAACCTGTAATTTACCGCTGCCGCTTCGCGTAAAAAATTTAGCGTCCGCTTCGCGAATACAGTTATTGTATCCAGTTGATAAGGAAGAGGGTACGATGCTTGTCGTATTTGAAGGCCACTGACACATGATAACATTCTGTAGCCATGTTCCATGCCCAGCGTTGGTATTTGGGGCCAGTGTAGCTGAGTAGCCATTGTTCCACACTTACTATACCTGAAACCCAGTCTAATTGCTCACCGACGCATCCAGGCCATTGAATATCTGCGATATATTCAAAGTTGTGTGTATCCGGAAAATAATTCCTCATACAGTATTTAAAATAGGTCACAAAAAAAGCACCTCGAAAGGTGCTTTTTTGTTACATTTAGATTACGCTTGAGCTTCACCCCAACGTAGAACCAAGTTGGCCAACACTGGTGCACCCTGTGTCAAGAACACATTGATGAACAGCACGTCTGGACCGTTGGGGAATGTACCACGGCCACCGATTGGCGTATTGGTCAATTCCTTGAATGGTGTCAAATCTAGCGAGTCTTTGTTTGCTGGTGAGCTAATGAACGAGAATACAGTTTCACCTGGTTGTGCATATGTATTACGACTTACTGTTATTGCACTACCTGCGTTGACAGTACTGGTCAATGCTTGATTAATCTGTATAAAGCTAGCTGTAGCGCCAGTTGGAGTACCGCTGAATGTTTGATTAACAGCGTAAGTACCTGCGGCGCCTGCGCTACCTGTTAGCTGTAGAGTTACATATGTGCCAGCAGTTACACTACCACCTGTTAACTGCATACCTACTTGAATAGCCGCTGTAGGTGCTGTAGGTGCAAAGGTAAACAACTGTGCAGTGATTGTGGTTATACTCTGTTGACTACCAACTGACTGACTTTGGCTGATACTGAATGTTGAGTTACCTGTTGAAACACTACCAGTTAATACCGCAGTGATAAATGTGCCTGGTAACACACCGTTGCCGCCTAGAACACTACCTACAGCAAAAGTACCACCTGTTGGAGTACCAAACACATAAAGTACAGTACCACTGATGTAAGCACCAGTGGTTGTGGCCAATGCACTAGAAGTTACGGTTGTACCAGTAAATGTTATAGTGCTGGTGCCAGTAGCGGTTACTTTGGTCAATCCCAAGAAACCTGTGCTGGTTGCACTTGATACGTCATCGCCTGCTAGTATGCCGGCTATTGAACTGACTGGTAATGTTGTTGCGCTTGTTGATATAGCAATGTTGGCTGTTGGAGATGCTGTGTTGCTGTTGGCAAATGTTACACTGGTACCAGTGGCAATTTGACTAAAACTTGGCTGACCAGTTTGCAGAGCTGTTGAGTTCAAACTGTTCCAAGTAATACCAGTAGCTGGGTTAAGTGGATAGTTACTTGGGTTTAAAATACCTTCAATAACCACAGCTGAGTTGCTGTTGGTTGAACCACCAACAGTAATTTCAATCGCCTGTAACAACAACTGCGCACGATTGATCAAGTCACGTGTGCCTAGGTCGCCTACTATAGCGTTTGACACGCTAGGTGCTAATCTGATAGCAAACGATGTGGTCTTACGTGTACTGATAGTTGTGTTGATACTTTGATAATTGAAAATGTATCCACGATCAGTATCAAAACCACCGTCTTGCAAGAACGCACTACCCCAGTGACTGATACTAGGTGTTGCTGTTTGTCCCACTAGTATAATACCTGCGCCGGCAGCGTGAGTGCTGGCTGAGCCTGCTGTAAACAAACGAGTAGTGCCAGCTACATATGTTGGCATTGCTACAGCTCGGCTTACACCAGTCAGTGTACCAGCAGTCAATTGCTGATTTACCACTGTTTGAGTTGTTGCTCCTAGTGTACGTCCAGTATAGCTGATAAGTTCGTTGTCCACATAGCAGTAGGCTGGATATGTTGCACTTGCACTTGGAAAATATGTTACATCTGTTACACTTAGTGTATTGTCACCTGATCCGGCTGATGCACTCAAACTGGTACGAGCGGCTTCGTTGACCACTTCGTAGCGAACTGGTTGGTTACCTGAACGCATGTAAGCTTCAGTATTTAAATTGTTGCCGCGCAAACGGTGTACAGTGATGTACTTGCCATCTGGTCCACGCAACATCCAGTCAATAAATCCAGCACCGTACCATGTCCATTGTAGTCCAACCATCTGCATCTTGTTGACAATGATATTGTATCCGCTGGCATTGAATCCGTTACCAGAACCATCACAACGATCTTGATTCCATTGACTCTGCGGTATCAATCTATCGATAGTTTTGACCATTTTGATACCGGAAGCAGAGACTGCTCCTCTATAATCTGGAGTTACAAAGATTTGTGTATCACTTACCACTTGAGTGACCACGTGAGTCATACCTTTGATTACCACACGGTCGCCTGCTATCAATTGGCTGGTAAAACGTGAGTTGGCACCCACCACGCTGTTGGAATCAACAGTGGCAGTTACTGTACCTGCAATTTGGAATGTCGAACTACGACGTCCAATTGCCAGCTGTTGACCATCCCACTGCCAAAACTGTCCGTTTTGTTCGTCAAATGTTCCCAATCGTACTGTAGCACCCCAGTGTCCTGTAATCTGCATAGTACATGGTGAATTGATAGAACCAGTTGTATTTCCCAACACATTGGTTACTGCTACAATCAAGCTACGTTCATCAACGATAGCACCAACTGTATAAGTTCCGCTGTAACCCGTGGTTGTTACGCCAAGCACGTTGATAGTTGCACCTGGTTGGAGGCCATGATCTGTATCATCTGTTATAATTTGTATACCAGGAGTAAATGTAACTGTAGTACCTGCATTGATAGTTGCCAGTGTGGCAATATTGATTGTCAATGTATTGCTGTTAATTGCAACAATATAACTGCCTACTGCAATACCTGTACCACTGATCAACTGACCAACTATAGCACTTGCGGCGCTGGTCACAGTGATAGCCAACGTTCCACTTGCGATAGTGCCTGTTGTGGTTGTTGTAAATGTTGTTATTGCTGTGTTGGTTGCAGTAATAGAGCGTATGTCATAGTTTGGTGCCATCAGCGCACCGGTATTGTAATTGATACTCTTACCAGATTGATAACGGATATATTTTTTGCTCATACGCACTGCCATTGATCCATGAGCTGGACCGCCAGTTCCTAACATAACACCGCCGTCGAACGGTCTGTGTTGGTAGAATGCATCTGGGCGTGAATAAATTACACCAGTCGGTGTTCCAGTAATCTGTCCGCTGGCGCGGGCTGTAAATGTTAGTGTAGTCAAACTTGGTGTTGATTCTACAAAGAATGGACCTTGAGCCAAACTGTGATTATTTGTTCCTGAGTCTGAAGCAATCTGACTGATAATTGTACATCCTGGAACAAATCCATGGTTGGTTGCAAAAGTCACAGTGATTGTACTTAATCCCGTAGTGCCGTTGATTGTAATACCGGTCACATTGCTGTATAGTAAAACAGCATAAGTTCCGTTGCCGCCGGTGCCACTAAATGCACCTGGAGCCACGCTTGAACCGCTAACAATGATAGCTGTACCTGTTGCAACACCGGTGCCACTCAATACTTGCCCTACTGCAAATCCGCTCGAAGTGCCGGCGGCAGTAAAGGTGTTGGTTGTTGCTGTAAATGTAGTGCTTGCAATCGTTTGACTTGAGCTAATAGTCCAACTGCTTCCACTACCACTTACAATGTAAGTGGATGGTAATATGCCGCCACCTGTTAACACTTGTCCGATTGCCGGGCTACCACCGCTTGTGGTTAGTAATGTTCCGGAGATCGATCCGGTTACTGTTGTGGCAGCTGTGGTAATACTGCCTGAACTGGTTGTGCCAACTGCACTGACTGCACTGGCTGTAAATGTTGATGTTCCCACACTTGATCCGGTGTAAAATGCACCTTGACGCAGTTGGGTATAAGTTGAGCTTAGTACATCACCGTTGGTTGTACCAACTTTGGCCTTGGCATAGTACGTTAACACATTATTATTGACTGTGTTGATTAAAAAACTACCTTCAGCACGGGCAAATCCTTGCACTGTGTTCAAATAGCCTTTGATAGTGATCGGAGTGCCTACTGCCCAACTGGCTGGAAAAGTAACTGAGTTGGTCACTGTGATCAAACTTTCACCTACACCTCCTGTACCAGCTGATGCATCTGTAGTAACACTGGTTACTGATTGATCAGTGCCTGGAACTTCGTACACGCTGGGATAACCGCGCATTAGGTCATAAGTCAACCACTTGGTTGGCTGTAGTCCGTACTCAAAGTCAGCGTCCAACATGCTTTGTGGGTTACTAGTACGTGTACGCTCGAATGCGTCTGTACCAATTTCTGGCATACGGATATTTTGGTATGGCTGTTCATATAAAATTTGTAATACATCACCACTAGAAATACTGTTGGCCGTGATCAGAGACAGTGCGGCACTATTCAGCTGTATGATAGTGGAAGTATCGCTATTATCCAAAGAAGTAACAAAATTAGTGTTGTTAACTCTAGGAAATGATACAGTAGTACCAGTGAATGTGGTATCTGCGAAATTGTACAGAATTACGTTTTTAGTAGTGTCTGTAATTACTAATAACTGCTGTAAATCTATCTTGCCAGGTACCTCAATTGCGCCTGTGCTAGCGTTAAAAACGTACTGTCTCAGTTGTGCTTTTGCCATTTAAATCTCCGTATTGACTTATCTTTATTTATCTTTAGCCCAAGGCTGCGGCCATGACTAAGGCCAATGCTTTAAGGTTTACGCCGCCTACAAACAGGTTCCCGCCAATATAGGCGTTTTTTGCCACATTAATGCCACCTGCTGTTATAATTGATCCAAACTGTACATTATTTGCTGTGGTAGCATCAGCTGTGCCACTAATAGTCAATGACGTCAAAGCACCCACTGTGGTTATGCTACTAGATCCTGCAGCCGGTGCGGCACCCAGTGCTATCAAAGCTGCCGCGGCGGATGTTGATCCAGTTCCGCCATAAGCTACAGGAATAGCTGTACCGTTCCATACGCCAGTGGCAATAGTTCCAACTTTGGTTAGGCTACTGTTCAATATCCCTGATGCTAAGGTATCGCCCGACAGTGTACTGGCTGAAGCTGACGGTGCAGATGCCCAAGTGAATCCTGATCCGTTCCATGTTAAGAATACTCCTGCCGAACCGGTAGATGGGTCTGTTACAAATCCTATTGCTCCGTTGGATTTTAAATAGGTAATTGCATTGTTTGAGCCGCCTACAGGGCCAGTTATAGTGGTCGCTGTGCCTGCACTGGTTGCACTGGTTGCAGTTGCCGCACTACTGGCCGTTCCAGCTGTTTGAGCATAGGTCACAGTACCAGTAATCACATATGGACTGTTTACAGTAACATTGCCATTGACTGTTAATCCCGTCAAAGTACCCACTGATGTTAAACTGCTGTTGACCAAGGACAATGGCAAAGTTGTTCCAGTTAAGGCACTGGCTGCGGTAGGGGTAGCATATAGGGTTGGATAAAGCAAACTGTTGTAGTTACTGGTTCCGTCGCCAAACTTGAACAATAGAGTATCGGTTTCAAGACCGGGCTCACCTGCACCCAGTACAGGATTAACTGTTTTCCAGTTACTGGATGTGTCTCTTCTTAGTTTTATCTGCGTATTCGCCATTGTCGATCCTTAATACCTATATTTATGCAATTTTTAAGCCTGCGCTTCACCCCAACGTATAATAACGTTAGAGTTAGTATTTGATCCAGCAACTTTGTATACATTAATAGCTAAAACGTCTGGACCGTTGGGGAATGTACCACGTCCGCCGATAGCAGTAGCAGTAAGCTCTTTTAGGGGTTGTAAATCTAAGGTATCGGTATTTCCAGGGTTCGATACGAATGAAAATACCTGTTCTCCCGGCAGTGCGTATTGCGCTCCAAATTTAAATTGCGGAGTGTCACCTGCATTAATTGTAGCATTAGCGGCCTGTGTAAATGTTATACGATACGTGGTAGCACCAGTTACACTAGCACCAGTAAAGTCAGTAGCAGTACCTGATCCAGTACCTGTTACAATCAGCGTTCCAGCTACACTTGACGATACTACAAAAGTTCCATTATAAGTTCCACCCGTAATTCCTGTTACAGTAACACTTGAACCTACTGGATAAACAATAGTACCCGTTAGTGTATAAGTTTGTGTAGTTCCACCGCCTGAGCTAGAAGCTGCCGTTACCACACTGGCAGTACCGTTGAATATACGTGTGGCTACCTGTGTTACACTTGAACCCGCTGGAAACGCTGTATAACTTGAATTGAGTTTTGTACCAATAGTAGCACCGCTAGCTAACCATGAGCTACTAGTGAAGAACAAGAAGTTCTTGCTAGCATACGAACTTGCACTACCTGCGGCTGTTACAGTTACAGCAATGTTATTACCAGCACCACTAGTACTGTTAGCATTGGCATTAGAGCTCATAACAACCCTTGTATGACTTGTACCACCAATAGTGATATATCCTGTAGTTACACTAGCAATAGTCTGGCCACCGTTAATGTAGGTAGATGCACTTAAGGAATCTCCTACTTGAATTCCGCTAAATGTCCAATCTGCATCAGTTACCAAAAAGTCGGCTCGAGTGGTGTTTAAGGCACGAGCGTAGGTTGTACTACTTGCACTAGTAGCAGTAATTGCAATATTATTTCCTGTACCTGCTGAGCTATTAGCATTTGCATTACCACTCATAATAACACGAGCATAACTTACGCCAGCAATAACAGTGTAGTTAGCTGTAATATTTGAAACGGTCTGGCTACCTGTAATATAAGTTGCTACTGCTAATACGTCAGTAACTGCCGCTGTACCGCCAGCATACTCTGCCTGTGTTACTAGGAAATCACTACGACTTGTACTTAATGCTGTATTGTATGTAGCGGCGACACTGCTGGTAAATGTTATAGTAATATTCTGAGCACCGTTGGTTGCCGCGGCAGGACTGGTACTGGTTCCCACAGCACTCATGGTAATTCTAGTATAATTTGTTCCGCCAATATTAATATATGTTCGTGTAAAGCCGTTAACCGTTTGTGCGCCGGTCAAATAAGTTGATGCACTAACAGTATCACCGACTGCGATCGGTGTTGATGCTAGCAAAGCATCATATGCAGTGTCTGTAATCAAGAAATCGTTGCGACTTGCACTAATAGCACTATTGTAAGTAAGATTGTATGCAGTTGAAACTGATAGACTAACGTTATTTCCGGCACCTGCTGTACTAGTAGCAGACGGAGCTTGATTTAATACTATACGAGTATATGTTCCACCATTAAAACTTTGTGTAATACTCGAAATCGTAGTTCCACCAGATACGTTAGCACCGGTTACACTATCTCCAGCTTGGGGTGTTGGACTTAACGCACTAAACGCCGCATTGGTAATTAAAATGTCTGTACGCACTGTATTAGTAGCATTAACATATCTAGTGTTAGTACTTGTACTAGCTATTACGTTATTTCCAGCACCTGCTAGACTAGTTACTGTTGGATTGATACTTAAAACAATACGTGTGTAAGCACCGCCACTGTAGGCTCTAGTAATACTGACAATGGTAGTTGCGGCATTAAAATTGCCCCCAGTTACACTGTCTCCCGGTTGAATTGCAGTCAATGCATCATACTGAGTGTTAGTAATTAAAATATCACTACGACCTGTATTTGTAGCATTGATATAAGCATTATTACCATATGGTTGTCCTGCGGCAAATCCAATAGCTGTCAACGACTGTACTACTGCGGTATATGGACTACCACTAGCAAATCCTTGTGCGCTAATACCCTGTGATGCATAACCAAAACTCTGTGACGCCGCTGTTTGTGTCGTTGCACTGAAACTTCTTGCGGTCAATGTATTGGTCAATGGAGCAAAACTTCTTGCTGTAATCGGAGTCGTAAATGCTCCCTGTACAGTTGCATTGCTTGTGCTAGTATTACCACTCCAAGTTACAGAACCGCCTGATGCAACTTGTGCAAAACTAGGTTGTCCACCAGCCGCGCTTGATGCTAGGCCAGTCCATGTAATCTTAGTTGGGTCAGTTGGATAATTTGAAGGATTTAAGATACCCTGAACAATAATTGCACCACCACCGCTGACAGTGTCGCTGGTAATTGAAATACCGGCCAATAGTAATTGCGCACGGTTTAATAATTCTCGTTCCCCTAAGTCGCCAACAATAGCGTTACTTACACTAGGTGCTAGACGAATCAAGAAAGAGGTCGCAGGGTCCACACTGGCCACCACTCCGGTTGCCGCGTAGTTAAAAATATACCCACGGTCACTGTCAAACTGACCATCAATCATAAATGCACTGCCCCAGTGACTGATAATCGGAGTAATTGTATTACTAACTAAAATAACACCAACTCCGGTATTATGAGTGGTCGCTGAACCTGCACTCCATGTTCTACTAGATCCTGCTACAAACTGTGTTAATGTTGCGCCGCGAGTACAATTTAATAAATTTGTACCGTCATTATTGTTAAAACGTATTAGCTCATTTTCAATCAATACAGTTCCACTATTTGGAAAATAGAATGCATTTGTCAGTGGTATAGTAGTTGTACTGCTATTAATAGTAGATGACAACGATGTCTTGGCACCTTCGTTAATAACTTCATAGCGCACAGGTTGGTTACCAGTACGCATATATGCTTCTGTGTTTACGTTACTATTACGGAAACGATGTGCAAACACATAATCGCCTGTAGGACCTCTTAACATAAAGTCAATAAATCCAGCACCATACCATGTCCACTGCATACCAATCATCTGCATCTTAGTTACATCTAAACTGTAGCCACTTGGTCCGGATCCGTCTAATGTATCTAAGTTCCACTGGCTCTGCGGTACTATTAAATCAATAGTTTTACAAACTTTAGTACCTACAACATCTGTCACGCCACGATAATCTGGACTTACCGATGCACTAGTATCACTAATCACATTAGTTATCACATGGCTCATACCTCGGATAACGATACGATCTCCAGCAATTAGCTGTTGTGTAAATCTTGTATTTGTTCCAGTTAAACTATTGCTGTTTGCCGGAATACTAACTGTACCTGCAATTTGGAATGTACTTGAACGTTTAACCACGGCCATCTGTATTCCATCATATTGATAGAACATACCGTTTTGGTCATCAAATGTTCCTGAACGCACAGTTGCTCCGTGCCAGTTGCGCACACTCATTACACACGGACTGCCAATAATTGCAGTTGTAGCCCCTAGTACTTGTGATGCAGTTACTTTAAAAACTCGCTCATTAATAATAGTCGATACTGTATAAATTCCATTATATCCTGTAGTTGTTGCGCCAGTGATTTGAATTATAGCACCAACTTGGCACCCGTGGTCTACGTCGTCAGTGGTTATTGTAATGACCGATCCTACAGTAGTTCCGGTAGATGTCATACTTTGAATATCGTAGCTAGGAGCGAACAACGCACCTGTATTATACATAACACCCTTACCCGATTGATAACGAATATATTTTTTACTCATACGGATTGCGGTAGCACCATGTGCTGGACCACCAGTTCCTAATTGTACTCCGCCATCAAGCGGTCTATGCACGTAGTAACTATCTGGTCGACTATAAACTGTACCAACTAGTGTATTGGCAATAGTTCCTGGAGCTCTTGCTGTATATCGTAGTGTAGTTGTACTTGGCACTTGCTCAACATAAAATGCGCCCGCTGATAATTGAGCATTTGAACCCGTACTACTAATAGTAGTTGTGATACTATCACCTGGAACAAATCCATGAGGACTACTAAATTGTATTTCAATAGTTGCAATACTAGTATAGTTTAACGTGCTTGCACTGGCAATAGCTTGTGTAGTAACGTCAGTCAGTCCAATTGCGCTGATAAAATTCTTTGTTGGGGGAGTTACTGGAGTTCCTGAAACTGAGAATGCTGTAACTAATCCGCCAGCTTGCACAGTTAATACTTGGATAGTTGCATCAGCATTGCCGCCACCGCTGATGGTAATGGTGTTGCCGACTGTATATCCCTGACCAGCATTATTGATAGCTACGCCTGTTACTGTTCCTCCAACCCCAATGCCGGTAATATCCACAGTGAGTCCTGTACCAGTACCGCCAGTTGTGACTATGTTTACTTCAGTGCCCAGATACAGGCTGCCGGGAACAAGTGTGGCATTGTCAAAAGTATCCACAGCATTAATTGGACTAGCACCAGTTACTGTTATGGTCACATCATTTGCTGTGGTTGAACCTCCCACACTTGTTCCTAAAATAGTAATAGTATCATTAGCAATATAACCGCCGCCAGCACTTGCTCCCGCTGCCGCGGCATATACAGTATTCAATCTCGAAACATTGAATAATGCGCCCGATCCTGTTCCACTTGTAGCACTTTGTGATAGTCCACTATATGTTTGATTAGTTCCTAATATGGTACTAGTTAATGGACCGCTTAGTCCAACAGTATTGCCGTTGATAGTAGTAACTTGAACTACAGTGCCATCGCCTCGATCAAACACTAAACCTGGAATAATTCCTGTTGTGCTAGCCACGATTAATTGTGTATCATTAATTGCGGCACTAGTTGTTAATTTTGTACTAGCTACTGCACCACCTGCCCCAAACACTGATGTGATCTGTGTACCGGCAGTAATACCTGTACCGGTGATAGGAGCACCTGCTATTGGTGCTGTACCGCTAAATCCAATAAATGTACTACCACTAGCAGAATTTAAATATGTTGTGACAGTACCGCTTTGACCATTAGAATAAACGTTAAACGCTGGATTACCAACACTTGCTCCTGTATAAAATCCGGCCGCACGTAGTTGTGTATACGAAGAACTTAATAGTGTCGGATTAACAGAACCAACTTTACTTTTTGCATAGTACGTGAATACATTAGATGATACTATACTAGCAACAATGAATGTACCTTCTGCACGACTAAAACCCGAGACACTACTAGCTAACGCTTTAATTGTAAACACGTCACCAACACTAAAACTATGAGCCGCTACGGTGGTTACAGTCAGTTGGCTGGCACCTGTAAAACTAGTACCAGCTGATGCATCAGTGTACACACTAACAACTGCTTTATCACTACCTGGTATTTCATATACACTTGGATAGTTACGCATCATACTAATTGTTTGCCACTTGGTTGGCTGTAGTCCGTACTCAAAGTCAGCGTCCAACATACTTTGTGGAATACCAACCTTCATACGTTCCATAGCATCTGTACCGATACTATTCATACGTACTGCTTGTTCTTTACCTTCAACAAATATTTGTATATTGTCAGTGACCATCATACCAGTAGTACTGACATTAAAAGTTATAGTAGTAACTTGTTCAAATCCGTAACTGGCGCCGCCAAAATCACTGTCGTATCCGCTACTATATGTTACTTCTGCCGCATTATCTGAATCACTAAAATTATAAAGAATTGTATTTCTACTAGTGTTGGTAATCAATAAGAAATCTTTAAGTTTGTAAAATCCAGGAAATTTAACATAGCCACGATTTGAAATTTTAGTTGGTAGACTAGATAGACCGTTTGTAATAACAGTGATAACAATATTAGTAAGAGCAACAAATTGTGCAGAACCTCCTAATTCCGGAGTGTACGCTTGTTCGATAACTTGACTTACGCTAGTGTTACGAGCAGTAGCCGTAACATTAGTCAAAATATAGTTTGAAACTAAATCTCGAATAAATGTATGTGCGGCAACTTCCGGAGTCCTATCGCCGTCTACTTGTGGATAACCATTATCAAAATATTTACTAGCATTAAAATATGTTTGTCTATTGCCACCGTGCTTTAAATCACTAATGTATCCTTCCAAAACATAACTAACGTCTCTATAACATTTTTCTTTATTGTAGGTGTAGTATGCAAATGGTGCAATATTGTTTGCTACATTATAGGCAATAAAAGCAATAACTTCTTCTTGAATAAATCTTTTGTTTGCTTCTAGAAGTGCAACTGTCTGTGGTAGTAATCCGGCATTTTGACTATCAGGTGCTATAACGGTTGGAAGCGAACTTAGACCAATATTGATAGCATTGATAATGTAATTGAACAAAACAGAAGTTTGTGCAATGCCAGTCGACTCACCTGCATTACCAGTAATAGTAGTTTGTGTAACTGTTGAGTTTAATCTAGTATAAGTTGTATTAGTTAAGATATAATTGGTAATTCTGCCACGTAACCAAGTTTTAACATCAACTTCTACGGCTGGTGTGAGAATCTGTATAACACCGTTGACATAATAGTTTGCACCCATCTGATAGGATAAACTATTACCGCCTTGAGTTAAATCATACACCATCGAATCTAAATTATAACCGATATCTCTTTTACATTTAGTAGATCTAGTTGCATCGTAAGCATAGTTATAATAGGGACTTGAAACGTTTGATGCATTAGCAAGTATTTGGGCACGAATATACGCATCGGTTTCTGCAACAAGGAAAGCTCTATTGGCTGTTAGTAGTGCTACTGTTTTTGGATATTGATTATAAGCAGGAGGAATCGCTCCTGGAAAAAACTTATAATTAGTTATTTGTTTCTTTGACATTTATCTTCTTTTCCTTGGTTAACTCAAAGCAATGGACATGGCTGTTGCTTTTTTGTCTACATATTTTTTATTCGTTGCGTGTGTTGTCAATGTTGGCGCAGTACTTATCACAGCGTTGCCGCCAACTGTCACATCATTGGTCGTTGTTACTGCACTGGCATTAACAGTGCCGCTAGGCATGGTAATATTACCAGGAAGATAAGTTGTACCGTCCGGCGCAAATGCCCAATGGTTATCAGCTGATATACTGGCGTTGAAGCCGCTAGTTCCAGTGGAGTTAGTATAGAATTCAATACCAAATTCATCAACAAATAGATTGTTGTTACCACGATAGTCTAAGGCAACTTGATCGCCATCGATAATAAGTGAACCTACAGTACTAAGATAATTATAACCAGTTGACGATATCAGACCGCCGCCACTTGCACCTGGTATTACTAAGTTACCAGATGAATTTAAAGTTATTGTTTTAGTACCATTGACTAGTGTGCTAAGTGTTATGTTAGCCGATCCGTCAAACGCTACATTATTAATGTTTTTAGTAGCCGCTAGTTTAGTGGCAGTGTCTGCATTACCAGTGACATTACCTGTTAAATTTCCAGTAACATTACCAGTAACATTACCTGTTAAATTTCCTGTAACATTGCCAGTTAAATTTCCTGTAACATTACCAGTTAGTGATCCTGTAAATAATGCGTTAGTGCCGTCAGTACCATTATCTAATATCTTACTAGTGCCGTTACTAGCATAAACATCACCGAAAAACGCAGGATTGGCTAGGGTTGTACCGTTGTCCAATACACGCAAACCACCGGCTGTATATATGTCGCCTTTTAGATTAGCAGTGATTGTGCCTGCAGAGTTTTGCACCCATAATTGTGTAGCTAACTTGCCGCCACCGGGCGTTTCGCCGTCCATGACCCGTAGTGTGCCATTAGTTTTGTCGTAGACAATATCACCACCGCTATAACTTATTCGGTCTAAATCAACGCTGGCGTATGCTTGTAGTTTTACACTGTGTACGGTTTTGCTCATGGAATACCAGTCCTTTATAACTAGTATTTAACCGTTTTAGTCTTTGCGATAGTATTGGTAATTAACGGTTGTTTCGTTGGTTTTGTGTACCACTGCACCGTTTTTCAAGTGGAAGCGACGAGCCATTTCTGTCTGAGGACTTAGAGTTACGATATTTTTAACGTCTTTGAATTCACCCAATATCCAAGCCGCGGCCTGCTTGAGTAGTTCTGCGCCTGCGCCTGGACTGTAGCTCCAGATAGTGTAAAACACCGCAGTATCTTTGCTTTTATCCTCATTTATCAGCTCTTCTTCGGTAGACGGAATATTTTTAAGCCATTGTAAACAAGTGGCAGCCAATATTTCTTCTCCTGCTTTGAGTATTAGAATTTCAGCAGTGTCATTGATACGTTGAGCCAAGGGAATATGGGGACGAACAGGATCGTCGTCAATGACCTTTGTCAGCGGATCGTCTATAGAGCGTAAGTGGTACAGTTCCATGGCAGGTTTTCACAGTTATTATATACGTACTTATCTCTTTTCGCATAAATCACTAGATATCATCGCCAGGCAGATTATTAAGTAGTTCTCTCAGCTTGCTGGACTCTACCTGCGCACGAACTTTGGGCACTGCGGCGCCTGCCATCGGGTCTGTAATTTCGCCAGTAGATGGGTTGACTGTCTGTCGTTGTTTGATACTGTTCAACAAGGTGCTGCCAGCTGACTGACTATTGTTGTTACCGTAGCTTTCTTCCTCGCTTAGGTCACTGATACGCAAACTGTCTATATTGAACTCTAGATCAATCTTCATACCAACACCGCTTGAACTGCGTGTTTTCATCAGTTGGATTTGATAGCGACCACGCTCACGCATTGCACGACTTGTAAAGATACCAAACACATTATCTGCTGTCTGAATCTTACTCAAACCGCCCGAGATATGACTATGATCAAATTCAACTTCCTCAACTGCTCCGCGATTCAACTGTGCCGCTGTTACAAACACACAGCCCTTTTCCACCGCTAAATTGCGTAATTCTTCACTGACATACTTGTCTTTAATAAACAAGTCTGCTGGTGATATCTTCTTGCTAATCGGCATTAGCAAGTCCAAGTAATCTACCAACAGCACGTCAACTTTACGACCCATTTTGATTTCATACTCTTTCAAGTAAGCACGAATATCGTTGGCAGTTTTACCACTGGGCATGTATTTTACCTGGTAAGATCCGGACTTTTTACCAATCACTTTGATTTTCATTTCAACGTCATCTAGGTTCTTGAAAATCTCTTTAGTGGCCATACCAGTCAACATGGCATCCATACGCATGGACACTAATTCTTCACTAAGTTCCAATGTTAGGTATACCACATTCAATCCAGCCAAGGCCCAGTTGATACCTAAATTGGCCAAAAACAGTGATTTTCCAGCACCTGAACCACCAGCAAATATATTCAACTCACCGCGATTCATACCACCAAACAATTTGTCATCCATGGCTTTCCAACCAGTAGATACTTGACCATTATTGTCTTTGATTCGCATCAGTCGAGCACGTGGATCCAAGAAATAGTCAGTGCCTAGATCCTTGGTCAGACCCACTTGCACTGCTTTTTTGATCATTTCTTCCACGGGACCATATTCACCTTTTTCCAACAGGTCAGCTGACTCTAGAATGGCCTTTTCTAATCCTTTGTGACGGATAAATGTTTCAAAGTCGCTCAACAACCAATCAAAATGTTCTTCACGTAGATCTTGACTGACCTTAAAATCACTGCTGGTTGCGGCATTTACAATATCTTGCGTGGGCATAACATTGTGATCTTCAACATATTTGTTGATAAACTCTGCAGGTGCTTGAAGCTTGCGATCAAACAAACTTGCATCAAAAATGCTTTGACAACGAACAAATGTTGCGGCGTCTGCCAGCATCATTTCCAAGTATAATTTTTGTATATCGTAACTGTAATCTGTATTTTGTGCCATATATTATTGTAACATTTAATTAAAAACTTTAACACCGTAATGGCGTTGAAAGTTTCTTGAGTCTGCGTGATCATTCACCATGGGTTTGCCTTTGATATTTAAACTGGTGTTGAGTAACATTGGGCATCCAGTTCGAGCATACCACTCTTCTAAGAGTTGTCTAAACGGGCTTCCATCGTTTGGTACAGTTTGTACACGTGAAGTTCCATCACGATGCACAATGGCAGGATAGTGGCCAGGATGCCTGCAACGAGCGACCACTTGCATATACCTACTAGTATTCCAACCGCTAGGCATATCAAAGTACATGTCCACATGCTCTTCAAGTATTGCCGGAGCAAAAGGTCTAAATTCTTGTCGTTGTTTGATTGCATTTACTCGATCCTTTATATCTTCACCGCGGGGATCCGCTAACAGACTTCTATTGCCCAATGCTCGTGGACCAAATTCTGCTCGTCCACGGGCCAATCCGCAAATCTTGTTGTCTACTAGATAGTCAACTATTTCTTTGTTGTTAGTACGACTGCCCATATCATATCCCAAGAATGGAGTAAATGCATCCTGAGTCATACGCCACTTGGGATTCTTGGCCAACACTGCACCTATTGAACTGCCAGCATCTCCTGGATTAGGCATGATCCATGTTTTACTGTAATAGTCTCCGGTCAGTCTATTAGCACTACAGTTCAATGCACAACCGCCCATTAACACCAAATTGTCACTGTCAACCAACAGTCTTGCCTTGACCAATATATCATCAAGCCATTCTTCATATATACACTGAACTGCGGCCGCAATGTCAAAACTGTCTTTTATAATCAAATCAGGAGCCCAGTCCATACACCCTCTATGAAGATTTCTTTTCATTTTAAAACTGTCATACGGCCCTTTAAAAAAATCATCATAAATTCGCTGTATATGTTTTTTAGGATCGCCGTATGCAGCCATGCCCATTAAAATATATTCGTCTTCATTGTGCTTCAACCCTACTCGTTGTGTCATAGCACTGTAAAATAATCCCATGCTGTATGGATAACTTTTACTAAATCGTTTTTTAAGTTTAGTGCCGTTGCCTTCCCAAATAGTAAATGTTTCAAATTCTCCGATAGCATCTACAACTATCACACACGCATTGTCAAATCCGCTGGTATAGTATCCGCCTGCGGCATGACTAAGATGGTGATCAACATACTCAACTGGCGCATCAATTTCATAACGTGCCATGTAAATATCAATATCATTGTCTCGGCCTTTCCAGCCTTGCCCGGCATATAATTGTCTCAATGACTTGAGAAAAGGCCGTTCATACCAATAAACTTTTTCTGGATACCCAAACCGTTTGGCATCCGCTACCAATTCTTTACATAAATCTCTGTCATTTTTTATGCCGCTGTATCTTTCACTGTGGCTGGCAAATACCAGTTTTTCGTCAGCAAATACTGCCAGTGCCGCATCGTGGCTATTTGCCGAAATCCCCCAACTGATCATTTGTAGATAAAAGGATCACGTTTCCGCAATTCTTCCAGTCGTTTTTTGAATGCTCGATGCTCTTGCCACATTCGCCAAGGAGATAAAATAAAATCAATTATTCGTTGAACCATTTTTTTGCCCTCAATTGTATTTTAAGATTGTTTGATTCTTTAGCTGATACTATCAACCAAAGTGTCGCTAACTTGCCTAGTTTGACCACAGCATCGTTGATGTCTTTGATACCTTCGGGCCAGTCAGGCATGCTCACACCCCACCCAAATTCCAATGCTTGTTCTAAGGTCGCTTTGCCAGCGGCATCCTTATCTGGTACCAGTACAATTTCTTTTCCTAACTGCTTTAATAACCAGTTTTGACTGTCTTTTATCTCCGCTCCTAGCAACGCACACCCATCAATACTTAGCGCATCAAATGGGCCTTCGCTAACAATCACGAATTCCCTATCGTCTTGTTGACTGTCTAAATTAAAAACGTATCCAGGTTGTTGTTCGCTTAGATATTTAGGTTTGGCATCGTTGATAGCACGGGCAGTCCAGCCTACAATCTCACCTTTGTATAAAAACGGAATAATAATTCTATTGTTAAATCCCACCTTGTTAGTCCAGTAAAACGGATAATCAAAAGGATCAATTTTTCTCTCAACTAAGTAGGCAACCGACTCGGCAAACTTAGTCGGAACTGCATAATCTCCATCTGGCAGTTTTAAAAATGTAGTTAGCTCTTCAAAACTAATAGCATCCAGTGGCAGTGCCCTAACATCGAATTTAGGAATTATACTACGAATTTCTGCGGTATTGTTGTTATCTAATCTAAGTGCTTCTAATCTCAGTTGGCTAATAGTACCGTCGGGAATATTCAAATCTCGCATGAACTTGTTCATGTTTTTGCTGATGTGCCTACCAGGTTGCCAACTGCATTTGAATCCACAATTGAAACAATGATAGCTGACAGCATCACCTGCATTTACTATGAATCCGCCACGTTGCCGCTGGTCATCGCAACAGACAGCATTGAACGATATCCAACCACTTGGAGTATGTTTACGCTTGCCCGGAAGGTATTGTAGTAGTGTATCCGCGATTAGGCTCATGCCTAAGTATAACAGATTCTGCGTTAGGAAGCAACGACTTTGGTAATTGATCCGTAGACCGCGGCAGCATTTTGTTGACTGCCATAGGACCAAACATCTGGATAGAACCAACTAACTCGCATGTAGCTGTAGTTCTTGCCTGTGACCGGGTTGAGAACCGGAACAAGACTAAATGGTATTGTTTGGCTAGTAGGTGTAGTGCAGGTAAATGACTGCAATTTTGGAGTATTGAGCCAACTGCTCACTGAAATGGTCATATCCTCGGTTCCTTCAACATACACAGTGCCGATAAATGCATTCAAAGTAACTTGAAAATTCATACTGGCAGTTGATTGAGCTTCGTAGAATTTGCAAGGGATAGCCGAAGTATGAGTTATCACATTGCCCATAAAATTTATTTCACTGGCAAACTCATCGTGTATGACTGTAGCACGAGTTTTAGGTGAAGCATTGGTAATAAATTGCATAGTACCACTTCCGCCAAATTGGCTGTCGTTGTACAACATAACTGTGTTGCCCGATGTGTTTACAGCGGTAGCACTGTAAGTTAAAAACTGATCGCTGAGTGTACTAATATCTGCTATTGGAATAATTATCTTGGCCAATCCCATGATTGTGTTGGCTATAACAACTCCAGTTGCTCTTAACACAGTTTGCTTGGCAAAGGTTACGGATATTGTAGTGGTAGCTGAGTCAATGTCTGTGTTTACTGCACTTACTGTAACAGTTCCTTTGATCCCAGTACCAGTGATAGTGTAGCCCACAGCAAATCCATTACCTGAAATATTTGCAGTAGGTACAGTGATTGTTGTTGTTGACGCTTGGCCAGTTGTAGCATTGACAGTTGCGCCAGTAGCAGTGGCACTGGTTACTAAAGTCATAGGGTAAGGACTATTATTCAGTGCCTTGCCTCCAGCATCCATGATGTTGACTTTGAGATTTGACAGAGTTGATAAATCCAAACGTTTCTGGTCAACGTTTTGTATGTCAAATTCTATGACATTGTCAACACCTTGATAAATTTTAATTGTTTTTGCGTACACGACCTTGTTCTCCACAGTGAATCCTGCCAAATCAGCCAATAGTACTACTCTATTAGGATATAAATAACTTTGAACTTTTTGCATTACCAGGAACCTTTATTAGTAGTATTTATGGCAAAACTAAGAGACGACATACAACAAAATCTACCCTTCATCAGTGTATTAAACTACGGTGATAACGAATACGTGGGTATCGTAATCAATCAAGATCAGTATGTTACTAGCTTCTATGATCTCAACGCCTTAAGAACTCCTGAAGAAAAGACAGCATTCTTAGAAATAGGAGAAGTTTGGTGGTGGGAGTCAAATCGCCAGTTTCCTATCAGCATATTTTGTCGAGATCAAATAGGACCGTATGCTTATGCAATCAAAACATTCAACAGCAAAGATACACGTATTATTCTAGGACCTGTAGTTAACCTAATGAACTTGACTATGAAACGTGTTAAACGTAAATCAGTCCAGCTTGTTCGAAAAGTCCGATAATTGTTCGCAGATTAAATTCATCTGCACCACAATCACATGTGCATATGCAACAGCATGTGCCTTCTTAAAATAATACTCGTCAGTCGTTGGTTTCACCCATACTTCTTTCATTATGTCGTTCCACGATTTGTCTAGCAAGTGTTTTTTCGCGGGGCGTATTATTGCCAGGCAAGCCGCGAGCTGTTCGATATCTCTCGGTTTCAGCGTCCTCAAGACTCGCCCGTGCCCATTCACGTGAAATAGCAGATTCGTAAATTCGTCCTGTTCCAGTAGTTCCCATGGTGGTTCTGTCTCCATTAATTTTGTCAAGTGTTGTTTGTCTTTGACGCCTTCATACACGCTGACATTCAAAAAATCTAATTTAAAATATCCTCGTTCTTCGGCTGTCTTGTAGTCAATAGTGCTTATACCGCTGACAGGATTGTACGGAATACTAGTACAGTATACACCGGTATTGTGCTTTTTAAAAGTACCATCCAAACTGGCGTCAACATGTTTTAACACACTCAATGCTTGTGTTCTATCTGCAAAATCAATATCAATATCAGGCATTTTTAATTTTCTTCCAGCTAGAATTTCCGATGGTAGGGTATCCAATATATTCTTCGCCAGTTTCCATGTCGACTAATTTATATTTTTCAGGACAGCGTGTATAAACAGTTAGAGTAACTGGTAATACTAACTCTTTTACTTCAGTTCCATCTTTTAACTTTCTTGTCTTCATATACTGGACTCCTTAACTACTTGCTTCACCAGTTCGGAATCTGCAGATAGCTTCTTAAATTTATTCAACCAGAAAGGAACATCCATTACTGCACTGACTGCCATCAATTGTTCATCGTTAAATTTTTTCAGCATGTCCTTGCCACTGGTACAATTTAAAACCAACCAAGGACTTATCTTTCCGTCACGAATGTCATAGCAAGCACGACTTAGACTAACATATAAAAAATAATGATTGAATTGCGAGTTATTATCATTGGCCCACGACAGCATATGACTCACACTGCGTTCCAGTGCAACTTCAACCGGTTCATTTTTGATCAAGTGAACAACATAGTCGTCATACAGTTCGTCCCTGCACCAATGATCTAGTTTAACTCCACTGGTAACTACATAGTTGATAAACTTATCAGGATATAAAGGATTAACATTGCTGACAAAGCTGCCGAACTTGACAAAAGCATTATAGTAAGGGCTACGGGCAAAATCATCGTATGTTTTGTCGCCTTTGAAGTTTTGACTCATTTTGTAAAAACGATTATAAGTGTCATATCCTAACATTACATGTTTTTCTGTCCTTGCCAGATATCTACGCTTCTGTTCGCACACGTGAACAAATAGAGTTTTCTCCTGCATGAACCCTTTGTTACAGTGTTGACAGATGAACGGTTGGTTGATCAATGCCATCATTTAAGTTTCTTGGCAATAGTAGCTTCATCCATCCCGTGACTTCGGGCTAGATCCTTAATTTCTTTATCAGTAGACATTTCAGCCAGCAATTCAATCTCATCAATTTTTTTGTCAGGCATTAATTCTTCAAGGAATCTTGCTCGCTTGCCGCCTTTGCTGTCACGTTTTTTATTAGGTATCCACTCATGAAAGAATTTGGTTTTGCCATCATAACTGCACATACACAGCAGTTGCCATAACAGATTAGGATGCTGTTGTAGTACAGACCAATGTTTGTTGTAGTACTCGTTTACTGTTAGAATAAAGTGCTCTTGTATCTCACGGTTGTTGGTTTTTACACTGCTGATATAGCGATTGAGATTGTACATGTCGCCTTTGATTTCTTTACGCTCATCCTCTGTGGCTTCGGACCAAGCAGATCTGGCGCCTAGGTCAACCAGTGGTATAATTTCTTTAAAAAGGTCTATATGTTTGTTCATCTTTGCTCAACTTGTATATCATTATAGCACGATCTAAAGCCTTTTGTAAAGTGGAATTGGTTTTAGCCATCAGACGTATTTCTCCCCACATTTTATCTTCTATAATGTGTTCATGCAACGGTCTGCCGTCGCTAGTTCGAGGATCCGGATATTTGTATCCAATCAGTTTCCTTTCTCTAGGATCTTGTCCAGGTTCTCTACCATATATGGTGTTGCCGCCATCTGGGCTTTCGTATATTAGCGGTACGCCGGGTTTGAGATTGCCCATTATTAATCCTTGGGCAATAAGATAGCGTCAAACGCCAACACAGTTCTATGTCCAGTACCTTTCCAGGGATACACTGTGTGAGGCAAGTAACTGGGAAACAGAATAACAGTGCCCGGAGTGGGGGTATATTTCCATGTGTCGTTCATAATAAATTTACTTACATCTTTTCCATGTGGTAGTCGGAACAATATTTGACTGTCACTGGGCAAGCTACCTTCCGCAAGTTCAGGTGCGCTGATATAGATATTTCCACTTAGATGCCCGCCTGGATGACTGTGCATTTCTTGGTAATCACCGGCATATTGCCTAATGGTCCAGGCGCTGACAATCTTTGGTCTACATAGTTTTAATTCTTCAGTACCGCTTTGCTGGCTGATCAGTTCCATGTAGCCTTTGCAGATATTTTCAAGCCAATTGACTAACCAATCAACATCCATGCCCAACTGATTGGGATACACTTGTACCTGTTGCCCTCCACGTATACTGAGCATGGGATTGGTACTGTCATTTAGCTCAGGATGTTGATGTAACATTTCAGCTAGGTTGAATATCTTGCTGAACTCTATCGGAGGCACTTGATCTATTGCCAATGTTATGGGCTGAAAATAAGCAATTTTGAGGGTCATAGTATTTTATCTAACAGTATGATTTCACTTTGTCTTGAAATTTCTTTGACAAAATATGCACAGTCCGGCTTGTGTCCGGATTTGATAGGAGTTGCTAACAGCTGGCTATTCTTCATCTTGGGGAAATACCATTTGACATCGTTATAGAAATTAACAATTTGTATTTTCTTAAACTCAACCCTAAAGCTACTCAGCGGATTAAAAATTAATGCTTCAAATCCTCTATCGTTTAGACTTGTCAATGGCAGGATCTCAATGTCGCATCCGCTTTGACTATCACCTACTGCTATGCTCCAATCGATAGGCATAGCCACTTCATCATCACCGATTCTCAGTACCATTGCTGGACTGTTGAAGCTTTCTAAAAAGATCAAAGGCATAAACATAAAATCTGGTTCTTTAGGATCACTGTTGTCCAATACTGCAAATCTAGTATTTTCGTCCACTTCCTCTGGTAAATTGTTCAATGAGAACATCTCATTATCTAGTGTTAAAATCTGCATGTTTTTTATTTAGACCAATCAACCTTATCAATATTGAACGGGTATTTGGCCTCCTTGTAAAATTTCTTACGCTCGGTAAGGTGTCTTTTTGCGTACTTGCATGTGGACGTTATGTCCCATATCTGTACGAAATCTTTGTCTTCTGCCTTACGGATGCCTCTGCCTATACTTTGAATAACTCTAACAAACGACTTACCAGGCTCAAGCAGTACCATGTTAAAGATCCTAGGAATATTAATACCAACAGCCGCGACGCCATAGGTCGCAACAATAATTTTGTTATCACTGGTTTTAATTTCATCATATTCCTCTTTGCGATCTTTTGTTTTCACTGCACCTGATACAAATACTGCATCTGGTAACTCGTTTATTATAAATTTGCCTGAATCAATTCTATTAACTAGAACTAGAGTGTTGCCTGTTTGAGATATTTTTTTAATTAACTTTGAGATATAGATCATCCTGTCATCGTCAGTGACAAGATATTTTAATTCTTCTGCATAACCGTTAAATTCAGGTAGATCAATCATCTGCACCACATTAACATGGCAGTTTGATAGTACTCCCATTTCCTGCAATTCGTGTGCTTTGATGCCGCCTACCACTGGACCTATTGAAGCAAATATTTGTTCGCTTTCAAATTTTTCTTTGGGAACAGTTCCTGTTAATCCCCAGCGAATTGGCGCATTACACAGATTTTGAGTGAGTAAATTTTTAAGAACTTCGGCCTTGGCCATGTGTACTTCGTCAACAATTACACATTTAACACCATCGAGAAATTGTGTCAGTGTTACAATTTCATGCTCATGATTTTTACTTTTCTTGTCTAATATGTTCAGACTTTGCCATGTGCAGATGGTATGTGTCTTGTTGAGATCTTTTCGATCACCATAGTAAACACCTACATCTAGCCCCACAGCAATAAAGTCTTCTTCTGTCTGTTCTACCAGACTCTTGTTGGGAACAATGGTAATTGTACGCCCTAACTGTTCGCACAATTGACTCAAAGTTGCTGTAGTAATGGTCTTGCCAGCACCTGTTGCTATCTCTTGCAGAGCTTGAGGATTGGTTAAAAATGTATTAACAGCTTCGACTTGATAATCACGCAACATGATAGGCTGGCCTTCTTGTTGATGTCCTTTGGGCCACACTTTGCCTTGATCTGCCCAGTATGTTTCTGTCACAGGTTCAAATTTAAACTGCGGTGTAGTACGTAGATCTTCAACATCTTCGATGGTAATTCCCTGTTTGGCCAGGATTCCTAATATCTGTTCCAACTGACTTAGATAACCGTTGCCGCCAAGTCCGAATAAACTGACCATGCCATCCCATCGCCCCAATTTGAATGCCGGGTGATAGCGAGCATATGGAATCTCATACTTAAAGGTGTTGGCTAATTTCTTGCGAACATCCAATGGCAGATTCTCAATTTTTATGTTGACTTCATCTTTGATTATCAGTCTTACTGCCATTTGCCAACTATCCTATTTTCAAATAAAACTTCCTTGTCTGACCATTCAACTACAAGATCACAACAGTTAGAGTATACTGCAATCTTGCCATGACGTAGGCCCATTTTGGTATCCAATGTCAGCACACTCATAGGTTGCCACATATTTTTAAGGAAAAATTTCGGTAATTTTCCACTCATGACAACTGCCACTTTTGTACTTGAATCAAGATTAGCATTATAGGATTTTTCCTTTATCAACTGATTAAATGTTGTGCCAACCTCGTCGTTGGGCAATCTAAAGTAAACTCCAATGTTGTCAAAAATTCCATTTTTTTCTAGTGCATCTGACAAAATTTCCAAATTTTCTACATATTTGCCAGCGGCTAGAGAGTCGAACACTACTAACAACGGTAGTCTCTTTAAATCTATTAATGCACTGATTATTGAAGCCAAGTCATAAGTTTCTTTACCCAACCATATTCTCGACTTGGTTCTATTGGCGATGATTTCTACGAGATTTTCACCGAATTTTCTGGGATGTTCCAGACTGTATTGATAGCGCATGCCACGGTCGACAATAATGTTTTGATCGATTGCTGTTTCTATTCCCAAGTCCGCAGAAATGTGTTTTTGAAAGTTGTTACCAGGCATGTTGGCAATTAGAAACTGATCGGAGATATCCTGCAGAGACCAAGATTTTATGGTATCGTAATGAGTTTTGACTGTAGAGTCAATTTCAAAGTTCAATGGCGATAATGCCTCGACCAGTTTGACAATATTCTTTTCAGTTAGCTCTGCATAGTATTTTTTGCCAGTTGGCCCTGGTTCTAAATTTTCACAATGCTTGTTCAATTCAACTAACAGTTTACGAATTTGCGAACTAAAGGTAAACTCTATGGTCAATGCCAACACGTCTTCTGGAGTTTTTTCAATATAGAGTTTTTTAACCTGCTCTATGTGTCTAAAGCTTCTTGACCACTCAGGTGCGTCCAGAGCTGAAGTAAGTTCTTGTGAAAAATCTGATAATTTTTTCTGATTTTCTTTGAGGATTTTTATCAATAGTCTACTTTGATTTTCTGTAATGAAAAAATTGGCCAAGATAGAACCATAGAGATTGTTGAGTACGTCAAAATCTCGTTTCGCAAAAAGATTTTTAGCATAGTCATCAGGCTGATTAATAATCTTTATTAATAGTTTATCTATAGTAGTCATGTTAGTTAGTATACACTTATGGTATTGATAATGCAACCTTTTAGAAAAAAATAGGCCTCAATTTTATTTAAGGCCTACAGTCTCACTTTCGGGCGAATTGATTATAGTGTAGCGTCTTCCATGCCCGCCACACGTAATTTAACGATATTAGTCAGCATCCATTGTTTCTGATCAAGTGCTTTAGTGATGCCTAACCACTTGTTGCGAAGCAAGGCAAATTCGTTGATAATTTTTTCAAAGTCAACAACATCTGCCTCGCCTTCTACAAACTTTTCACAATCTCGACTGCTAAGAGCACGTTGATAACTTTCTAAGTACTTGCGAAAATGCTGACTCTTGAGTCTTCTGAGTTCAATGTTGAGATATTCTAAAATTGCTTCAATTTCCTGTAGTTGTGCAAATCGTTCTTCAACTACTCCGGGCATTGCTGCCGCGGCACGTTCAACATTGCCAGTTACTCGGCATTCTTTTTTAGCTTCTAATAGTTCAGCTTCAAAATAAACTGCCGCATCAGGAATATTTGAAATATCTTTTGCAACCTCAGAATACCACCCCATCAAAACTCCAATTCGTCAACATCATCTGCATCATCACTTTCTTCATCCATGTAATATTCAATTGCTTGATCTAATATTGGATCTACTCCCATAGAACCTTGCATGATCCTATCAGTAGTTCCAAAATCTGCTAGTAAATCTACATAGCGTTCAGCTACAACTTCAACTTGCTTTTTATCAATGTAGTCGGAAAATAATACCCAGATGTCACCGATTTGTTGTTCATTCAACATGTTCTTCTGTCTCCTCAGGAATAGGTGTTGTTAACGTTTTGATATGAAATTTGTTCATTATCATATCTAATTTATCATCTTTCCATTCTTTTCGGTAGAATTTGAACTCTTCACCTGTCTCTGGATCAACCCACTTGAGTCTATTGCCTTCTTGTTTCAGCAAGCCTGCCTTTTCGCACATATCAACCATACCACTGTAGGGATTCATACCTGTTTCATATGGAATTTTAATTTGTACAGTTTCAAAAGGTTTGCTGTAACGAGTTTTCATAATCTTGCAACTTGCACGAATACCCATTACTTCACTTATTTTATTGCCGTCTTCATCCTCTTTGAGTTTGAGCTTTTTCATAGCAACTACGATTGAACTTGCATAGACAAAGCCTTGACCGCCCGAGATCTTGTCATCTGGATCAAACATGTCTTGGCTGGCATACGTGTGATTGGTACAAACCATACCCACGTTGTAACTACCAAACATGTTAACACAGTTACGCACCAAACTGGTAAGTGCCTTAGGTTTACGGCCCATGTCTCCTTTCATATCACCAGCTTGGAACTGGTTAATGTCAGTAGGGGTAAGCAACATACCCAATGAGTCTATGACAAATAAGACTTTGGGACGCTCTGCCATTTCTTTGTACTCTTTCATGAACTCGTGAATGGTTTTAGCCACATCATCGATCATAGCCATATTGAGTTTGAGCAGTTTGTCTTCGCTGGTGTCTACACCAAGTGCGTGTAACCAAGTTTCGTCCAGCGCATTTTCTGTGTCAATCAAGATAACATAAATGCCTTGTGCCTGTGCGTTGCGCACTAGATTGCCCGAACAGATAAAACTTTTACCTGCGCCAGACTCGCCGGCAAACACTGTAACTTTGCCCAGTGGAATACCTTTGTGAAAATCGCCACTGATCAGATAGTTAAGTGTATAATTGCCTGTACTGATCCAGTCTGTTGGATCATTAAATCCAACACCAAGCCCGTCAATTGACTTGGTCAAAGTTTTTCTAAACTTTGATAAATCGAACGCTTTAGTGGCCATATTAAACGTCCCTATCCATTTCGCATGCTTCACGTACCAGTGAAACAACTTCGTCTAGTGTGTTACACAAGATTTTGGCATTGACATAATCGCCTTTCTTGTTGCGTCCACCTGCTTCTACCATGAAGCCATTATCATACATATTAATTGTAAATGATTCATTTACCTTAGTCAATTTGTCACCAAAAGACTTTACTGTTTTTGCTGTTGCCATGTGTTTCTCCTAAATAGATAACCTGGGCGTACAACTAGGTTGCAGAGGCCCAAGCCGTTTTTATGCCTTTTGACGATTGCGAATCATTGCCAAGATGTCTTGGGCACGATCGCCGCTGGCTGCCGCTTCAGCTTTTGGGGCTGGTGCTGGTGTTGACTTTGCAACTGGTGCAGGAATGTCATCCGGATCAATGTCGTTATCTACCGGAGCACTTGCTTTAGGAGTTGACCTAACAGGATCACCGGTATTTTGACCAATGCCTGCTGGCTTGAAGTATTGTCCCCAACGTTCCAAGTCATATGCTTCGCCGTCAACACTTGCTTCAAACATTTCTTTCATAACTTTCAACTCAACTTCGCCTGGTTTCTTTGGCAAGAAGTCTGACAAGGTATACAAGCCATGTTGTTTGACAGCGGCGTTTTCGATGTCGCTTAGTGGACGCTCACGACGTGCCCAACTTGATGTTGAGTAGTCAGCATAACCGCCTTTTGAAGTTTTCTTCATGCGATAGTCTAAACCATGTACAAAGTCAGTTGGCAAGTCTTCCAATTCTGGATCCACCAATGCCGCACGGATTGATTGGAAAATCTGAGGACCGATAATGAAACGACGGATTGGATTTTCGGGGGTTTCTTTTTCTGCAAGGCCGTCTTCAACAACAAAACCTTGGAAAACATAACTACGCTTTTTCCAGTATTTACGACCCATATCTTCCAATGCTGGATCCTTGAACCAAGGACGCACTTCTGATAAGATTGGGCAAGTGTCGCCATACATTTCCATGCAGGGTACTTGTACTGTGATATTTTTGCTTTCAGATTCGCCTTTGATGCCTGCAAAGGGAAGTTTGATCATTGCACGTTCAACCCAGAAAAAAGTGTTGTCTGAATTGCCGTCTGGTAGGAATCGTAGAGTAGATTCGCCGCCTTCTTTGAGATTCCAAAACGGATAAATTGAATTATCTCCGCCTGTACGTTCTCCAGAACCTTTTGATTCTGATGCCTTAAGTTTTGCTCGTATTTCAGCTAAAGTTGCCATAATTGTTCTCCTATTAATAGCCTTTGATTGCTTTTTGTGCCTATATTTGTTTTACACCTGTAAAACAAAAAGTGCATATACACAGTATACGCACTTTTATTTAGTTCTACAAGAGGAATTATGCTCTAAATGTGAGCAGTTTACTCAATTATCTATGATGTACTAAGTTGACAATTCTTTTCAAATCGTCGTAGGTAGTTGTTTCAGCCATGGCCTGTTCCTTGCCTATTGTGACATGCACATCTTGAGGATTGCCAGGCTCTGCGTGACTAGCATGATCCATTGATGGTTGGGTCTGTTGCCCGCTTGGATCCAATTTATCAATCATCATCAACACTTGCTTGACGTGGTGTGGTTTGGCACCTTTGTAGGTACCGTTCTTAAAATCTTTTAAAACTTTGATTTTGGCACGAGTACCGCCTATGGTAAAATTCTGTTTCTGGGGATTAAAGAATCCCGAGATCGATTTGATTATTTCTTTAAGCGGCTCGTCATGACTTTGTTGCATTGGTTTCATTCCAACTGTGGTACAGGCTTCTGCAAATGTCATGGTTCTATGGCCAAAGTCTAATACATCGTCTGGTTGTGCTCCACACTCCATTGCTTTGATCAGTTTGGCCTTGACTCGAGACATAGCAGTACTTTCAGCCATTGGAGGTGCCGGCGGAACTGCGCCTGGTACAGGGGGAACAGACCCTGCATCGGGCGGCGGCATTGCCATATCAACGGGGGGAGCTCCTGCTTCTGGGGGAGGCATAGGTGCTGGGGGAGGCATAGCACCTGCGTCCGGCATTGGAGGAACTTCTTCTCCACCTATCGGAGGCTCTCCCTCATCTGTTTGATCCAGTGACTTGGCAGCTATAATTTCCTGTGCAATCTCTTTAGCCTTGGGTGATAACGGCTCTCTAATTTTTTCATCTGCCACATGTTTAAGATACAATTTGATTGCTGTCCCTGCATCGTCATCACCGCTCAAACTTGATAACTCGTCATTTAGATATTCGCTGTCAATTATGCCTTTAATACTAGCAATAGCATTCATTCCGCCGTCGCCTGCACTGAATTCTCCGTTTGACATCAGCTGTTTTAGTTGTTCAAGTGCTTGAGACCTTTTCTCAATGTCTGGACTAAAAAGATTATTGTGGCCGTCATCTTCTGCTTCAGTCATAATGCTGTCAAGGAATGATTCAAATTGATCTTCTGGGCTTTCTTTCAAACGTTTGCCATCTTTGTCATATTTGCCTGATTTCTTCTTGGCAATTGCAACAGCGGCTTGTATAGCGCCAGCGCCTGCTTCATCTAGCAAATCATCTGGCGTTACTTCTTTTGTTGGGATAGATGTTTCATCAACTAAACGGAAGATGTAAGGAAATGCTGTTTTTAATTCTTCGTTGAATGTGCGTATTGTTAGTCGATCAATCCAATCACTCATGATGTCTTCTGGTATCATTTGGTCTTCTTGATCTTCAAATGATTCAGCAAATGTTTCATAGTATGCTGGACGTTGTAACATGTCTACTTCTTTTTTAACTGCTTCAATGCGCTCCAGCACCCGTGGGGTGATGTCGTTCATTGCTTCTGCCAGTGTGGAGTTGCGTGTAACATAGCCTTTGAACTTGCGTAGTTGAGCCAGTTCTTCGCTTAGACTGGTAATATGTTTGCCGATTGCATCATAGGGAATTCCGTCATGTTTGAGATGTTCAGCCATTGCACGAGCACCACTGAGATGTTTGAATGGATATTTGAAACGTTCACCTTGTGAGTTTTCAACATAGATGCTGTCAATGTGCATGGTGCGGCCAGCGGCAATCTCTGGATTCACCGGTTGACTGTGTTTGATCACTAGGCGTGCTTCGCCTAGATCCTGGTAACTCATGCGAGCGTTACCGTACATCTTACTTTCCATCATGGGTTGTTGTTGCGATAGCATAACTGGTTCTTCCTTAGGTTTCGCTTGAAAATTGTAATCACGTTTGTCTAGATGATCTTTGCCGATATTTTGCACATGGAATTTTAACAAGCGATTTTTGGCAAATTGTCTAAAACTGCGGATAAATCTAAATGCTCCGTAGTGCTTGCTGTCAGCCAACTGTCCGCTGACTTGAATAACGATTCCGTCATCTGCATCCAGCGTGATGGCAATAGTTCCCAACTTTTCTCCGTCATCTTCGTATTCAAATTCGAAAAAACGTGCATCGGGAATATCGGTCTTTTTGCTCAAAACACCAGCATTTTCATCACCGATCTTGATATTAGGAAACCGTGTTTCAATCTTCCCATACAGATCTTGTGCAATTTTATTTAAATTCTTGTTCATGTTATATTTATCACATACCCGAAGATACGAATATAGGCATAGGCGGTTCAAATTCTGGATCTTCAGCCCAATCGCTGGTAACTCTAATACGTTCCAGCACTTGAGGATCCCATTCTGCTAGCACTTGACTCATACGTACTACCAAAAGCAGGGCAGATACTAGATCATCGTGCTGTCCTTCTTTGGCCTTGAACGTAGTGCCTGCGGCTATGAAAGTTTTGAGTTCTGATATCAAGGGTCTGCTGTTTATGGTCATTTTTTCCTCTTCAACGAGGAATTTTGTTTTAGCGCAAGTGGCTATTTTGTTACCAAATGTGGTGTTGAATCCTTTGCGGAATTTTTTCACATGCCCTTTACGTGCCGGCTCGCTGAGAAATATTCCCGGAAAAGTTTCTTCTCCCAAGTTGTCAATAACCACCAGTGCGCTTTCACCCACAGTGTTATTTTCCACACTCCAGTAGATACTTGAATAACTGTTTTCACCAATTTCGTCTGCGATATATTTCAGCACATCTCTAAATATTTTGACCTGTTGCTGTATAGGAGTAATGTTGTGTTGCCACTCTGCTATCTGTATCATGGATGGCATTTCAAACACTTCAATGGCACCGTAGTCGCCACCTGTGCCTAGACTGGGATCCAATGCCACAAGATATACACGATCCTGTTCGGGTTTCTTATACCATCGCACTTGCCCCATTTTCCATAGCGGATCTCTGCCCACTAGATCAATAAGTTTAAGTGAACTGATAAGTGTTTCATCATACACGATGAATTCACAACCGTACTCACGACGGAAACGTTCTTCGCCGATACGTCCGGTCTCAACACGTTTCCATTCCTCATCCCGATCTGGGTGTTCATACCACTCTGCCCGGAATCCGTGAAATCCATTGCGACCTTTGCCGTCATCTCGTGCATTGCCAAACTCGTCAAATAGGTCCTGGCTTTCCTTCCAGATGATAGCAAATTCATCTTCATCTGAGTTAGGTGTACTTGTGATAATTGCTCGTCCACCAGTTGCTAGTGTCGGCGATATTGAAGTCCAAAATTCTGTAGCAATGTTAGGTTGTACGAAAGCAAACTCATCGCAATATAGTAAGGATATGGACATACCACGACCGGTATTACCAGTAGTAGTAGCTGAAACAATTCTAGATCCGTTTTCAAATTCAATGCTCCCTTTGTTGTAATTGACAACCCCAGCACGTATGTAGTCATCGCATAATTCGTATCCATAACGAATACGTTGCATAATCTCCTGTGAGCCTGTGTATTTGTGTGCGGCAACCAGAATAGTCTGATCTGGATGAAACATAGCAAACCATAATAGATAGCCTGCGGCACAAGTTGTCTTGCCACTCTGCCGCGGCAGCATATTAATGTTAAAGCGATAATCATGATAGGCCTGCAATAACCTTACTTGATAATCGTAAGGTTCAAATTTTACCTTGCCTTTGACCGGATGCTGTATATGGAAAAAATTCCTAGCAAAATGCAGGTATCCATTGGTAGGATCAGCACAGGCCTGCAAGTGCTGTACCTGCTCCTCTGTAAACTTTTCTTTGGTATGCGCCTTTTTTGTTAAGACGCCGTCGAGTGATTTTGCCATATGTTTATTTAATCAAAAAAATAGACCCCTAGGGGTCTATTTGGCACTGGAAACAGAGTGCTAACTGCGACGAATTTTTTTCTTTTTCTTAAATTTATCTTTTATGCTTCTTTGATTTCTTGATACATTGCTGTCAAGCGACTGACCAATGCTTCATCAAATTGGCTTGGCTCACGTAATGAGTTAGTACCAGGAGCACGTGATACAGGGCTAATCTTGCCTTTGCTATTCATGTCGTCACCGCTGAATGTAACAGCCTCTGCACCGTGTGTATGATGCTTGTGACCACCGTGTGCAGAATTGCCCCAACTTTCTTCATCGTCATGGATGACTTCTTCCATCTCTTCATCGGGTGATACAGACAATGGACTTTCATCGCCTTGCACATTTAGAACTTCTTCAGTTCCCATAATTGGCTCATCGTGACCTGACTCTTCGCCGGCTTCAATATCGCGTAGGATATTCATAATGCTACGAAGGCCGCCTTCGCCCTGACCGTTGACATTGATAGTCATTGACACATTATCTGGTTGGCCTTGATGTGCCTGTGGTCCTATTGACATAATTGCGCCAGGCATGGGCATTGCGCCACATTCAGCTACACCTTCCTCGATAGCATCCATTTTTGCTATTAGATCTTTTAAGTTCATTATCTTGCTCCTTTAACTATAGCAGGCATATTATTTTGCGTTGTGCCAATAGTACTCAAGTGTTTACCATCTTGCTTGGATTGTTTTTCTTTACGATATTCTGGAGCAAGGCCTGGAACACTGTCAGCTAGGAGTTGATCATTGTATCCTTTAAACTGTGTACCCTGATGTTTGGTTTTACCCAATTCTTTTAATAGATTATATTTGTACTCGTCATTGACCATATTGCCGTTGTTGCTGGGATCTTGTTCTCGACCAATAAATGCTTCACCTGTAGGATTGTCATGCTGATGATTAATTTCGTTCTCAAGCTCTTCGTACATGCTGTGTACTTTGACGTGATTGTGTGTTACTCCCAAACCCACTGAGATACGATCACGTATTTGCAAGCTGGTAGCTGGATAATTAGTTTCAATATCATACACAGTCATTTCTGTATTTCTGTGCTCGGGGAAATCTGATTGACGCTCGCTGATCGGAGTAGTCTTACCAGAAGATACTTTGCCGCAATGGAATTCAGCTAGACTAGCTTTGATCTGCGCCACAGCATCTTTGGTATGATCCCCGGCGATCTTTATTTTAAATTCGTATGTTTTTGTACTTTCTGTCAAGTAGTGTTTGAATGATTTCATAGTATGATCCTAGTCATATATTTATTTTAAATTCTTTAATTTCTCTAACAAACTGTTGCGATCTGTGATAATAACGCCGTCACCTTGTATTGTAACGCTGTCGTCATTATTAGTATCTTGATCTAATTTTTGCTTCTTAATCTGCAAGTCGATCATTTTTAGCTTTTTATCCAGTTTGGCAGTTTTGGCTTGAATAGCATGACCCAGCATGCTGGCCGCAACTTCAAATAACCTACCGCTGTATCTAGCTTCTACATTCATGCCCAAATCCATGATGTCCTCGTAGGCATCTTTGGCTTTTTGAGCCAGTTCATCCAGCTCACTATCACCCAAATCACCCAAGCCTTTGACCTGTGGCAGTGCAGCCGATATCTTGTCATACTCACTGATATCGCGAAGAAACGGTTGCGCTAGATCAGCTTTGGCCTGTTTCTTTTCTTCTTCCTTGACAATCTTCTTGCTTTCGGGAAGATTCAACACTTCTTCTAATTTCTTTGTCATAGTATTACTTATACCTAGCGGTGACTGAATATGTCATTTTCATTGAGAATACGAAACTTCAAGCCCTGTTGCTTGCACCAAGCACCGGCGGCAGCCCATTTGGCCTGATTCTTTACAAACTGTGCTTGATTAAATTTGTTCTTGCCCACCCGCTCTAATATAGTTTGACTGGCAGGTTTTATCTCAATCAGTTCCAGTAGCATGCGGCCATTTTTATCCACGTACTGTATAAAAAAATCAGGCACATAAACAGTTTGGCGTTCAGTAAGGGGGTCTCTATAGGGGATCTGTACAGCTTCACTGGCCCATTTGACCACACTGTCGTTGTTGTCGCAAAAGTTCATAAAACTCCACTCCCAACTGCTTCTGTAGGTTGGCATCTTGTTGCCCACATACTTTTCTGGGTTTTTCATACTGAACTTGCCGCGAGCAAACTTGGCCATGTTATACCAGTATGTTACGAGCTTCGAATGTATCAGTAACTACCGCAGTTCTGTAGCCCAACAAACTGGTCTTTTCTCTATATGCATTTAGAACCTGTGCTATAACCTGGCCCAACTGAATGTCAGTTAGTCCTTTCAATTTATCAAGTAGGCTAAACACTGAAACATTTTCTACTCTAGCTTGATTAAGTAAAATTATAGCAGTTGAACTGGCACTGCTATCATCAAACCCTCTTTTTGCAAAAAAACCTATAGCGGCATCTATCTCGGCTGCGGGAAAACTTACCTGAGTTGTAAAATAATTGTCAAAAAACATTTTGACATCAGTTGCTCCTGCATGTGGGGAGATAGGAAGATTACCTGTTATCATTCTGTAATTCCTGATGTTGTGGCTGTGGTAGACGCATTTCCTGCAGTGTTATTTTGTGGAAATGAAATACCCGATAAACCTCCTACGTTTGTGCCGGTAGGCGGAGTTAGCAATCCTGCTGTACCCGAATCATTGATAGATGGTTGTGTATTCTGAGCGCCGGCTATCTGATTTATCACACTGGCCAGTATGGATCCACGAGCACCTTCTAAATCTAAACTTTGTACAAAACTGGGATCTATCACAGTTGGATCAGGATTAATACCCAGAAGTGGACTAGGACCTTTATCATAATGAGCTTCTCCGAATCCTTCAACACCTCCGGCAGGATCTTTGTTTGGATCAACTGCTCCGATGTTATAGCTTACTGCTTCATACATGATCTTCATGTCAAATTCGCGTGTCTTTGTGTCAGCGTAATCAACTCTGTTGTGATTCCAACTGGTGATTATGGGATTAGTTAAAATATATTCAACGTATTCGTGTCTAGCTATTTGATAGATTTTTATATAATTAAAGAATGGGTCTGTACTGCCATTGTCAAGGCCGTAACTGGTAGGAATATAGTCATAGCTCTGCATGGCATTTCTTGCATATGCTCCCGGCACCTTTGCCGACATTGGGTCTGCATAATAGTAAGTGTAGTAGTTTTGCCACAACTGATTTATCAAACCCATATTATCATCATGAAACTTGACTTCAATCTCACCGGGCTTGTGATAGTACTGCACTATCTTTTTTCTATTGTATTGATTCAGCGTTTCTGTTTGTACTGTATAGTTTGGTAAAGCTATACTCTTGACCAGCATGTTGATCTCAGCACCGTATCGCTGTACTATAGCTGTGTTCTGTAGAGCGCCTGTATTGATTCCGAATGCCACATGAAATTGAAAGCCAAACTTGGGAGCGAGTCTAAATTGATCAGCATTAAACAGATCTGCCGCGTGACGTTGATCTCGCAGATGGGTAAATGCATCAGACTTTAATTTATCATTACTTGTGAATGCCATACAGTATTTATTCTATGTATAAAGTGCGTAGTTAATGGATAGTCAATAAAAAGCCTGCAAGTGCAGGCTTAGTTTTATGAACCTAGTACGTTGCGACCAGTTTTAACATTGTTCATTACCGGTGTTGGACTACCGATAGCTGGAACAGGCGCAGTTTGTACCGCATTGTCAAAACGTATTGATAAGTCGATCATAGCTGGACCTTGTTCACTATATTTTAAATCTTGCCAGTTAGTTGATTCAACATAGCATCCATAACATAACCATGTTTCTAGTACACCCGGAGCAACATTGCCGTTGCCTCCGTCTAGAATTTCAATACGCATGGTAAACTTGTAATCACCAGCTGACGCCGCTGAACTTTGTTCAAAGAAGTCAAACTGTTTCTGATTTTGTTCGCCTACTAGCTTGCTAACAGCACCAGTGACATCATCACGTAGTTTGATAGGAATTGGTTCCCAGCTTGGCTTGCCTGCATAGTGGATTTTGCTGTTGTAGATTTCAATAACTTGATCAGTAAATTTGACCTGTGGGCGAGATGCTTCTGCAACTTGCTTTGTCAGCTCAGTTGTAGGAGTGCTTACACCAAAGTTTTCAAACATGATACGAAATCTATATTTTAACTTTGGCATCAACATGCCCTGTGAAGCCGCGCTTTGATCTGAAGCTAATGGTACTGTGAAGTTTGATAGTGCCGCGATTGCCATTTAATTTCTCCTTTATTTGCTACCTAAACCAGCAATAGCGCCAGTGTTCTCTAAACGTAATGGAATGTAAATAAATTCCACTGCCTTGACTGGCTCAATAGCTATATCAACGTGTAACTCATTAGCATCTATTCTGCTCGGAGTATTGTTAGTTGTATCGCATACTATCAAGTAATCGTACAAGGCTCGTTCTCCTGTGAGATTCAGCATTAATTTTTCAATTTGTTGTTTGATTGAGTTACGTGTAATTGTATCGTTTGGTTCAAATACATATGGTTTAGCAATAGCATTCAACTGGTAGCGTAGATAAATTACCAAACGTGCCACATTGATACGATTCACTGCACTGGCAACTAACGAACGTGTAAACTGCCCATATACAACTAGACCTGTGCCACCAATATAGGTAATAGGATTAACCTGTACTTTGGCCAGCGTATCGCGTTGTCCTGTGTTTAGTGATGTTGGCATAAACACACCTGTTTGTCCAACAATGTAACCAACTGAGTTTGCATTGGTAACTCCACCGCGACGTACACCTGCTGGTGCAAACCATGGATAACTCACGTTGTCGCTTAGTGCGATTGTGCGTAGCATGATATGGCTTGGAGGTACAGCAATATTGTTGCCGTACAAGTCAGTGGTTTCACCCCATGGATAGTAAACTGCTGTATTACTGTCAGTTGTAATCAGACCAATTTCACCGTCACCTGTGGCATTCTTTGAGTTACTGCCCCAAGCACTTAGGCTTGTTGCATCTGGTGTCAAACGTGCCGGAGCATCTGCTACGATAAATGATAGTAGACCGCGTCCTGTGTTTAAATTAACCAAAGAACTGGTTGTTTCAATATATCCTGGGCAACATAGTAAATCGTAAGTGAGACTGTCTTCGTTACGCATGTTTTGATTGCTGTTGATCAATCCGTTCAATGATGCTACCACCACTGCACGTTGACTCTTACGGCCAAACTGTCCTACACCTAAATAATCATTAGGACTTGCTGTTACCCAACGATCTGGATAGTAATAAGTCATGTAAGGAGAACCACTTAGGATTGTGTTTTGAGCGGCCACATTAACATAATTAGTAACATACTTCTTAACGTTGAATCCTGAACGACGTGTGTTCCACAACAACATACCTTTTGGATACAGTGCTGGATTAGGACAGTCAAAATCTACAAAGTCACTAGTAATCAGTGTGCCAGTTGCGGCGCCTGCAATAGTTTGTGGACTGGCTGCGCCTGTTTTTGCGCTGGCCGAGTTGGTGCTGTCATCATACCAGCGAGCATCAGCAAACACAATACCATTTTGTGTAGTATGATCGCTGTTGACAATCAGTACCCATGCTTTGGTCAATGCATTCCATGTGTACAGCGTTGGCCAAGCTTCTGTATTGCTTGAATTTAACCATAAATCACCGTGCTGTAAACTTGCACCTGATGAGTTAGTGGTTGGTTGCGTAGCAGAAATAATAGGACCATTGATGTCTGTAGTTGTGGCACTGTTTGCATAGCCAACACCTTGGTTGACAACAACTTTTCCTGCAGTTGAGCAGTAGCCTCTCCAGCGTGTGCCATCATTGATCATGATGTCTAAATCAGTGATCACTGTGTCATACCATAGGGTACCGTTGGCAGGAGTTGATGTAGGTGCTGTTGGGCTCACTGTTACCCAAGGAGTATTACTAGAGATTGACAGTGTATTGGCCCATGCTGATACCAAATACTTGCCGTCGCTGCCTGTTGAATCAGGAGCGGCAAAGAAATTGCTGATACTGATAGTGCCACTTGTGGTAAAGGCCTTGTTTAGCGGAGTGTTAGTACCATCAGTAAAGCGTATGTCACCACCCTGTGTATGAGATATAACAATCTGATTGTTTGCATTAATGCTGGCTACCACGTTGGTCAATGTTTGTACAGCGGCATTGAACGCGGCCACAAATGCCTGTGCATCTGATGTAGCGTTGCCCGAAGCAGTAAATGTAACTGCCGCACCACTCACTTGTGGTGCTGATGTTAGTGTAGAACTGCCTATCTGACTAGATGCCACAGCTACGATTGTGTTCGAACCGCTAGTAAATGTACTTGCTGTGATGATATTAGATGTTACAGTTGTAGCACCTGTTGACGCACGATAGTAAATTTTATAGTTGGCGTAGGTTGGATAGTTGATGCTGTTGATTGTTGTGAGTGATTCTGTATCGTTAAACTTGACATAAACTTGTCCCACTGGTATGTTTGCACCGCCACCTAATGGATCCAATGCAGCCATCGCTGACTGATTGTTGGCATACAACTGTGTAACTGAAGTTTGTTGTATCCAGCTGGCAGTTGTACCATTGTACAAACTGATATTGAAGTTGGCGCCTAGATTGACTGTAGTTGTTTTGATCCATACTGAACCTGACGGGAATCCTGTAGTGCCGGTCAGTGTGCCTGATGAATAATTGCCGAATTGTGGAACTTGATAATGCGGTGCAATAACCAACACTGGTGGATTATATGTACCAGCTGTAATACCCAGTGTGGTCAACGACATTGTGCCGGCTGCGATAGTAACCTGAGCACCGGTTGAATAGATATTTAGGAAACCGTTGCGCACACTAGATGTGATACCTGCTGAGGTCAATGCTGAGCTGGCGTTGATCGCTGTGGACAAACCTGCCAGCGTTGTGCCAGCATTGGTGATTGTGTTGGCATTGATTATTATTGTTTGACTGGCAGTAAATGTTGGACTTGGTGCAGTTGAAGTGATAGTTGGCTGTGATTTGGCCCAAGCAGTTGTACCAACTTGTACCCAACTACTGTTGCTGACAGCAATAGTTGAGCCACCTGTACCGTCGTTTGCTGTATTTTTTGTTTTGTACCATAGAATATGTGTGTTGGTTGCTGATGAATTTGCAACCACGGCATAGTTACCTGAAGCTCCGTAGCTGGCCAATGGGCTATCATACACATCTAACCCATCAAACCCTGTTGACGGACTTAGGTATGCTGTGTTGGTAATAACTAACAGATTGCCTATTGACTGCTGTTCTTGAAATGTTTGTCCGTTTGTTGCAGTTGCCGCATTGGCATTCCATTCAAATACACCATAGTTTGTGGCAGTTGTGTTCCACCAATATGTACCGGCTGTTGGCGAACCTACTGGTATGCTGGTTGATCCTGTCAGTTGTCCGAGGTCAACTGGAGCACGTACCACATAGGCTTGATTGCTAACACCCAAGAAACTGTAGGCAGCTTGTAGACCGTATTCATTGATCTCACCTGCATTTACTGGATTGTTGCTGGCGTCTGTTTGAAAGTAAGGTACACCAAATGTGGCACCTAGGTCTGCTTGGCTGGTCAGTGTATATACTACACCAGCGTTGGCAGCCAACGTGCCCGGGGCAATTCCTGTGCCAGCTGAATTTGCTTTGTTTGCTTGTGAAGCTACTACGATTAGGGGTATGGTACCTGGGGCAGCGGGTGTATAGAACGATTCATTTACAACCGTTACGCTAATTCCTGGTGAACTTAATTGAGCCATTGTGTTATCTCCATGATGACATGCTGTTAATGTATTTATGGCATTTGGACTTTTTGGTGCAGTTATACTACCACAAAAAGGGGATAAAAAGGCTTAAATAATTGTATGAGACCACTGTGTATGTGCGGCCTAAGGCCAGCCGCTGTTAATTATCACAAAAACGGACGTACTTACTACAGACGTAAGTGTGAAACTTGCCTTGGTGGCAAAGGAACAGCACGATGGCTTCGTGCTGGATACAAAGTAAAACTCAGTTGCGATAAATGCGGGTTTAAGTCACAGCACAAAGAAGTGTTTGCTGTGTTTCATGTTGATGGCAATTTAGACAATTGCCATCATGCAAATCTCAAGACTGTATGTGCAAACTGTCAGAGAGTCCTACATAAAGAGGGCGTTCGTTGGCGTCAAGGTGATCTAGTTCCGGATCTATAAGCAGTTTGACCTGTTGATAAAGATCGTCAATAGTGCCATTGTTATTGAGCACAGCATCAAAACTAGTACCAACCCAAGCAGTTTCACTTGCGTGGATCATTTCAGTTTTTAACCAGTCTTGTGCATTGGCACTGCCTCGATTTGCCTGTACAGCAATGTCCAACCAATGTGGTTGAATACCGCGTTCGACACACACAATTTGTCCACCTGCACTTTTGATTGATTTGATTTCGTTAGGGAATCGGCAATCACTAATAACAATATTGTCTGTACTTGTGCGCAGTTTGTTTTCCAGTGCCGCAATCCACATGTCATCGTGGAATCCCTGACGGCAAACTTCTGTACCCCAGTATTGCAAGATCCAACGCGGAGTCAAATGTGGCATGCCCAGTCTTTCGGCCCACCAAGGATCCACTTGTTCTCGCCATTCACGGGCCTGTTTTGTGCGGCCTTCCAGCATGGTTCTGTCCCAACCAAACACTGCGCTCACAGCATCCTTAAGACTGTTGGCAAATGATTCTCGTCTAAACCCGTGAAAGTTAGTTAGATAATCTGCAATAGTATCTTTGCCCGAGCCAATAAAACCGCACACACCTATGATCATAAGAATCCCCTGTAAGTAGTGCTAGTATATAACACTTTTATTACAGGGGTCAATATATTTTTTAACCTATTACGAAATAATAGCCCGAACCGCCGGGAACTAGCATTTCTAATTCCTTGTCCAATTTTTCAATCATCTCTTTGGCTTCGCTTTTTAGTGCAGTTCCGTTCAATGTTACAGGACTGCTAGGACCCGATATTGATCCAAACTTGCTACGTGCCTCGCCCAGCATTTCTTTACTAGTGGCCAAAGTGTAATCACGTATCCATTGTTTGGCGTACGGATCTTGTAACAATACCCAGTCAGGGCGATAGTTATAGGTCTGCACTAGAATCTGTTCGCCCTGTGCAAAAGGACGTTGTAAAATGTTCAAAATGTGTGTGGTAGGCTTCCAAAGGAATTCTATATAACTACCAAACATACGCCCCACTAGTTTCTGATAGCCAGCAAATGCATCGTATGTGGCCAATCCGCCCATCATACTTCCACTCATCAAATAGGTATTGGTATATGCTAGATTAAACGGCTCAAATAGCGTGCCGCCTGCACCAATACCAGTTCTTGAGCCAATAGCTCTACGAAACACTTGACGTACTGTGATAACTTCATCAGGTAATCTGTATTCATTTTCGTCCTGTATTAGTTCTAAAAACATGTAGCTTTCTTCTACAGCGTTGGGACTGCGCTGACGCATTCTATTTAGGGCACGATCTAGAGCCATCTCATAGTGAACGGGATCAAGTTCTACTTCAACCATACCATCGCCCAGCATGAGTTTGACGTACTCAAATACTTTGTTACGCTCTACAGTTGATGTACTTTGGGTGCTTGACGGTAGTGAATCTGCCATATAATTGTCCTCGTACTATATTTAGCTATCGATAAATATGTTACTATGCCACGCTTATCCCTATACAAACCAGAAAAAGGCAAGGACTACAAGTTCATTGACCGACAAGCCTCAGAGATGTTCACTGTGGGCGGAACTGATGTGTATTGGCACAAATATCTAGGTGCCAATACATCAGCTGAAAATGCCACTGCGGCACAGCCCAACTATGCCAATACCAGCGTGACCAACATACAAGATCTGCTGTTTTTAGAAAACCGAGATCGCACCTACGATAAAGAAATCTATAGAATTCGTGGGCTATATCAAGTTCAAAACATTGACTTTAATGTTAGTCAGTTTGGACTTTTCATTGAAAATGACACAGTCTACATGACTGTACACATCAATGACATACAAAAAATTATAGGGCGCAAGCCCATTACTGGTGATGTATTAGAACTGCCACATCTACGAGATGATTTTGCCCTAAACAATTACAATGTCAGTTTGCCCAGATACTATCAAGTTACTGATGTGGGTCGTGCAAGTGAAGGATTTTCAGTAACCTGGGCTCCGCATCTCTACAGATTAAAACTCAAGAAGGTGGCCAATCAACAACAGTTTACATCTATATTCAATGCACCCATTGCTGACAGCAACGGTGATCCTATAGTTGGTTCCAACACCACCTTGGCCGAGCTACTGAGCAACTACAATACCATAGTAAATGTGGGCGACCAAGTGGTGGCACAAGGTCAAGCAGATGCACCAAAAAGCGGTTACGAAACAAGACAATTTTATACATTGGCTGTAGATCCTGCAACAGGCAAGCCGGTGGTTCAGACAGCCGACGAGTCAACACTGGATACCAGTCAGATAAATTATCTTGCAAACGAAAATGCCGGAGTTCCTGTTCGCACAGGTTACACTGGCTATTTGATAGGCGACGGAATTCCAGACAACGGCTATGCCTTTGGATTTGGTATACAGTTTCCAGAATATCCCGGTGAGAATGATTTTTATCTTAGAACAGATTTTTTACCCAACAGACTATTTAGATTTGAAGGCAACAGTTGGATCAAAGTAGAGGATGCAGTGCGTATGGACATGACACAGACTGACTCGCGCAGTACCCTCAAGACCAGTTTTATCAACAACAACAACTACACTTACAACAGCGAAGTGGCTACCGATGTGGTCAACTTGGTTGCAAATGCTACATTTATCAACACTAGAATAACTTTTGCGACAGGCAGCGTGGCCAAGTATGCTGTGATCAAAATAGGCGTTACCACACTGGGATTTGCACTGAGCGATTATCCAACAACCCTGTACACTTCATATAACTATATCAGCCCAGTTGGCACTACCAGTGCTTGTTTACGAATCAACTTGCCCACGATCAATGGCATACAGCAAGTCATACCTAGTACAGGACAGTGGAGCATCACACTATATAACACAAGAGAAGCAGAAAGATCAAGTCTATCTACTGCACTCAGACCTAAGGCGGATTTCTAATGCAATGGTTCTATGACGGGCAGATAAGACGATATCTCACACAGACAATTCGTGTGTTCAGTAACTTTGTGGTCAAATATGGTGATGGCACACTGCATCAAGTGCCTGTAACTTACGGTGATGCTGACCGACAAGTTGCCAGTATATTGAACAATAATTCAGAAAACTCCATCAGTACTATACCCCGTATAGCAGTGTATATCACAGGTTTAGAACTGGATCGTAACAGACTGGCTGATCAAACCTATGTGGGCAAATTGCATTTTCGTGAACGTGATGTAAACAGTGCAGGCGAATACACTTCAGCACAGGGACGTAACTACACAGTGGAACGTTTGATGCCAACTCCATTTAATCTAAAAATGAAATGCGACATCTGGGCATCAAGCACTGATCAGAAACTGCAAATACTGGAACAGATACTGGTGCTGTTCAATCCCAGTCTTGAAATACAAACCACAGATAACTACATTGACTGGACCAGTATCAGTGTGTTAAATCTAACTGATACTACATGGTCCAGCAGACAGGTTCCCCAGGGCGCTGACACAGCCATAGATGTTGCTAGCTTGACTTTAGAATCGCCTATATGGATCAGTCCGCCAGTCAAAGTCAAACATCTTGGTGTTATTACAAAAATTATCACCAACATACATCAGGGATCAGGTGCATATCCTGCAGGCTATATAGACGGACTGGGCATCGATCCTACATTACAAACAGACGGAGTGGCACCCAGCTTGGGTCAACTGCTGGCTACAGAAACTACCACTATCACAGGCTACACCATTCAAGTGTACAACGGACAGGCCAGATTGTACAGTGGTACAGATGGATATGTGCCCCTAGCACCCACTCTGGATATTCCTGCAAGCACTGGTAGTCCTGTAGATTGGGCACAACTGTTCCAATTGTATCCTGGACAATATACCGCAGGTTCTAGTCAAATATTCCTACAGCAGTCCAGCGGAAACTATGTGATAGGAACTATTGCAGTCAACAGTTTGGATACAAAATTATTGCAGATCAATTACAATCCAGACACTTATCCCAGCAACACGGGTATTGACAGCAACGGGTATCTCAGCACAGATACTGCACACTACAACGCCGCTGCCAGTCGTAGGCCCAATAGCCCTGGCACATTTGATGCTATTATCAATCCACAAACCTATGTGCCCACTGGCGCTGTGGCAGGAAGACGATATCTTGTGATTGAAGATATTGGCAGTAGTATCAATACCAGTCCGTCGTCTGTGTGGGGGTCGTTGGTGGCTCAAGCCAATGACATTATAGAATATACAGGAACTGTATGGCGTGTTATTTTCAACAGCAATCAAGAACACGATACCATGGTGTGGCAAACTAATATATACACAGGAGTTCAATACTTATGGAACGGTGTTTCATGGGTCAAGAGTTTCGAGGGTGAATATACTGCCGCACAATGGAAAATCATATTGTAAAAGAACAAATAGTCTGTAGCGGAGCATTGTTTTATGCCAAATCTACGAGACGTTTTCTACTGCTACAAAAAGCTACAGGTAAGCATGAAGGTACTTGGGGCCTAGTGGGCGGTACCAATGTCACAGGCGAAACGCCTTGGCAGGGTCTACAGCGTGAAATTACCGAAGAAATTGGTAGTCACCCCAGCATAATAAAAACTATTCCGCTAGAAACATTTGTATCAAACGATCGTGTATTCAACTTTCACACTTACCTGTGTGTAGTTGACGCAGAATTTGTACCTGTGCTAAGTGATGAACATCAAGGTTGGGCATGGGCTACAATGGATCGTTCTCCAAAACCTTTGCATCAAGGACTCCGTAATAGTTTTTCAAGCAAAACTATTCGCACAAAATTACAAACTGTCTTCGATCTAGTGGAGTTAATCTAATGTTTGATTGGTTTAAAAAGAAAAAAAGCTGGGTAAGATTTTATTCCCTTGATCAAAATGTATCAACCATTTATCCAGTTATAAAAAATACACTTGTTGAGCGCGACTGGAACGGATTAGGTAATCTTGATCGCAATCGTCCTGAACAAGGCAATCAAACTGTACTAAATTGTCCGGCGATAAAACAAATTAATCGAGCGGGCTATGTGATTTGTGCGCCGGCTGATTTTATTATCAAAACAGGCAAGGGCCCTACAGATATATCCTGGGAGCATCCATTTTCATTCAAACGTCACAGCAACAAATATACATTTGGCGGCACTGATTATTACATCAGCTGGCACAGTCCTCCGCAGGTTGAACCGTTAATACCTCGAGAATGCCCGCACAGCGAAAAACAGTATCATCATAGTGGGGTTAAAGTGGAAACGCCATGGCGTGTCAAAGCCAGTGACGATATTGTATTCCTACAAATTCCAGTGACTTATACCAATGAAGAACGCTTTACTGCGGCTATTGGCATTGTTGATCCACGCTACATGCATGCAATCAGTGTACAACTATTTTGGCATATAATTGAAGGCGAAGTTCTTGTCAAAGCAGGCACACCGCTTGTACAGTATGTACCGATCAGCAGAGAGTTACTGAACAGTAACAATATAGAATTTATAGTTGATAGTGCAGACGACGTCGATCGTGAAATAGAGGATGCTTATGTGTTTTCAAATCACAGCCGATTCCCTAAGACAGATACAGTGGGTAACAAAATCAGGATTATTACTGACCTGTTTCGCTATTTTAGAAACAAATATCCCAAGAATAAAATTTAAATTTTAAGTCGAGTCAACGGATCTACGTTGATGTCACCGCTGATAAATGTGTTAAACGACAGACTAAATCGCGGTTTGTCGCCAATGTACTCTTCAACCATGTGCTCTACATTACTGGGGAATATTAGCATAGTACCAGCTTCCGGAACTACTGACCAACTACGTGAATTATACAAGTTAGACTCAACAATATTGTATTCAATTGTGTCATACTGGCTGGTAATAAATTTAATGCGGCCGCTGTCGCCTTCGCTGTCAAGATAAACTACACCTGATAAGATACTGTTAGGATGCCAATGTCTATGATGACTTTGTCCTTTTTCTGTTTTGTTAAACCAACTTTCAGTAACATACATCTTTACATTTGGATTTGCACCCATGATTCCGTAAAAGTATTCCACAAGGTTATCTGAAATCTGATTGGCAAAGTCAGTTAATACAGGATCGTCAAGCACTTTTTGAGATTCGCTAATCCAGTTTTGATAGTTCCTTGCCCATTTGATATTAGACAAGTCCACTTTAGAAACGTCTAAGTGTGTTTTAAAAATTGGCTTTGAAAACAAAGGCCATAGTTGCTTTTCGGACATAGTTCCTTTCAGGTCTGCAGAACATCTGCGTGTACAATGATATATATTACACTACAAAAAAACTTCGAGAAGAACTGGTTATGATAAACTCAATTTGTGTACTAGGTGGCGGCAACGCTGGTTTAATGAATGCACTGTACCTCAAGGCATCTATTCCGCACCTTGATATTACCTTGGTCAAATCCAGCAAAATTGGAACCATAGGTGTCGGAGAGGGATCTACTGAACACTGGACACGATTTGCTAATGCAGTTGGTATTAGTTTTATAGAATTAATTGAGCATTGCGGTGCGACTATTAAAACAGGTATTAAGTTTGAAAATTGGCACGGTGACGGTACTAGCTATTTTCATAGTTTACCCGAAGGATATGTCGGAATGGATCCACATACTGGCGCGGCATACTCTATGATGCGAATAATAGGTGACGGTATAAAAGCTGAGGATATGCACTGGAAGATGATCCTTGAAGACAACATGGTGGCGGAACCGTTAACTGATTACTATCAGTTTCACTTTGACAGTGAAAAATTAAATGCATACTTAGAAAAATTATGTACTGGACGAGGTATATCTATAGTTGAAGCTGAAGTTGTAGACTGTGTTTTAGACGATGCTGGTTTTGTCAAATCAATTGTTAGCTCTGATAATCAACACTACTCTGCAGACTTCTTTATTGACAGTAGCGGATTTAGACGAGTAATTGCATCCAAACTTGGTGCTACGTGGGTTGACTGGTCGGCTCATTTACCAATGAACAGTGCAGTAGCCTTTCAAACTACTGATCAAGATGACATACCAGTATACACATTATCGAAAGCCATGGACAGTGGATGGCACTGGCGCAGTCCGGTACAGGGGCGCTTTGGTAATGGATACGTATTCAGCGATCAATTTATTACTGAAGATCAAGCGATCGCAGAAATACAAACACATTTTAAAGACACTATTAATATTGGCAGAAAGATTAACTTTGTATCAGGAAGAGTAAACAAGGCATGGATCAAGAACTGTGTAAGTATTGGTCTTAGCAGTAACTTTGTAGAGCCCCTTGAAGCTAGCAGTATCTCAACTACTATTCAACAATCAAGATTATTAGTTGCTGGATTATGGAACTGGCATCGTAATGACTCTGCAACAATTAACGAGTATAATAGAGTATTTGACGATATGATGCTAAACGTGTTAGACTTTATTCAGCTACACTATTTCACACAGCGAGAAGATACAGAGTTCTGGCGCTGGTGTAAACATGATATAAAGATGACAGAGTTTAATAAAGCTAACATAGAAAATTTTAAAACAAATTTTATTAATCAAATAGTATTACCAGAAGACGGTTTAATGTCGTTGTTTAGAATTTATGATTGTTTAAACTGGACACAAGTTATGCATGGGCTAAGAATGTTTGATACTGCTAAAATTAAACAGTTATACGATGCACAATACGGAGCAAAATATAGAGAGCGGTGTGAAAGCAACATTAAACAAATGCATAGTTCTACTACAGATGGGTGGATGAAACACAAGGATGCTATTGCCCTTGTTAAACAGCGATTAAAAGGAATAGAATACGCATTATGATCAATTCAGTTTGTATACTCGGTGGCGGAACTAGCGGCCTAGTCACCGCATTGATGCTACGCAAAGCATGGCCAGAGATTAAAATCACCATGATTGAAAGTTCAAAGATAGGTATTATCGGGGTAGGCGAAGGATCAACTGAGCACTGGCGTGTGTTTATGCGGCACGTGGATATTGATATTTTTTCGTTAGTTCGAGAAACTGGTGCTACATTTAAAATAGGTATTAAGTTTACTGACTGGAACGGTGATGGCAAAAGTTATTTCCATAGTTTATCAGAGCAGTATGGTTCTGTGTCGAAAGTACACGGACTTCCATTTACTTGGTTGCGTATGATTGGTGAAGATTGGGATCCGTTAGATACCGTGTGGCGCAAGGCGCAAGACGGTCTGCATATTGAGCCGGTACATGATATATTAAGTCAATATCACTTTGACACTAATAAACTCAATGACTTCTTACATAGAGTGTGTAAAGAAAGAAAAATTACAGTTATAGACACTGAAGTTGAAGATGTCATTCTTGATGAAGATGGGTATGTTAAAGAACTAGTTGACGTAACCGGTACACATCATGCATATGAGTTTTATATTGACTGTAGTGGATTCAAAAGAATTATTGGCAGCAAGTTAGGTGCTAAATGGGTTGACTGTTCCAAGCAGTTGCCTATGAACAGTGCTATTGCATTTCCAACAGATTACACTGAAGTTATACCTTCCTACACGGAAGCAACGGCCCTAAGCAGTGGATGGGTGTGGCGCATACCCACGCAAGAGCGTTACGGCAATGGCTATGTATTCTGCGATGAGTTTATGAATGAGACCCATGCGTTTGATGAAGTTTCACAACATTATAAAAATAATCTTGGCATTGATCAGACACTTACTATTGGTAAGAAGGTTAAATTTAGTGCAGGCTATGTAGAAAACTACTGGATTAAAAATTGTGTTATGGTTGGGTTAAGCGGTATATTTGTCGAGCCGCTCGAAGCTAGCAGTATTGGCACTACTATACAGCAAGCATCTATGATGCTACCTGATTTGTTCTTTTATGAACGAGGTGAAGAACTAACTGCCGAACGCTATAACAAACATATGAAAACTATTTCAGAAAATATTATAGACTTTATACAACTACATTATTTTACCAAACGTGACAACAGTGAGTTCTGGCGTTGGTGCAAAAATGAAATTGTACCTACAGAATTTAACGCAAAATACTTAGACTATTTCAAGAAAGGATATCCAAACATTAATCTGTTTAATCATCCCATGATACTGTTTTCATATTTAAATTATGGTCAAGTTATGCATGGTCTGGGTATGTTTGATAATACAAGTATTCGAGACAAGTATGAAGCTCATATGTTAGCACACTCAGCAGACACTGATGAATTTATGAAAGCCACCAAGCTAAGTGATGAAAATGACACGTTCTATTCACATAGACAAGCACTAGAAATAATTAAACAACGAGCAAACCCACATGTATACAAATTCTAAAGTTGTTGTATTAGGAGGCGGTACAGCAGGATGGTTAACTGCCCTGTTCGTCCAACGCAATTGGCACAGGGCACAAGTTACTGTTATTGAGAATCCTAATCAGCCGCCTATTATTGCAGGCGAAAGCGGTAATACTACATTTGTAACATTATTAAAACATTTACGAATTGATATAAATGATTTTATTCGACAGGTTAATGCCACACCCAAGTTGGGTGGCAAGTTCACTGACTGGAATGGAGTAGGCACAGAATTTATTCACTCACTTCAAACTGATTATGCACCATATCTCAACGGTTGGACTGATTATTTTGCAGAAAATCGAGATGAATTGACTGTGGGAACTTTGATGTCCCTCATGAATGCCGAGAGCGCCAAGGATAGATACATGCGTACCATATTGGCAAACCGTATTCCTACAGCAGACGCATTCTATGCCAATTATTTTATCAAAGAGAACAAAGTACCGTTTGGAGCTGCCTCTGATATTCCATGTGTGCCCATGTGGCATTTTGAAAGCAGAAGCACCGCTGCCTATCTTAAAAAAATAGGACTGGAACGGGGTATCACTTTATTAGAAGGCGAGTTCCAGCAGACCATGCAGGATCTCAACGGTGACGTTACCAGTATAACACTAACCAATGGGCGTGTTGCAGAAGGTGACTGGTTTTTTGATTGCTCAGGATTTGCAAGATTACTGTTGGGTAAACAACTGAAAGAACCAATTGTTGATGCCACCAGTTATTTTCCATCCAGAGCAGTTGTGGCATGGTGGGATGAAACTTGTCCGTGTGTGACTACCAATGCCACTGCTATGAAATACGGTTGGAGTTGGAACATCAATATTCGCAACAGGTCTGGCAACGGATACATTTATGATCCGGATCATATAACACTTGATCAAGCAGTGCAGGAAGCTGAATTACGATTCAATAAAAAGATAGAACCAATTGCTAATTTTCAGTTCGACCCTGGCATGATGCGCAACGCTTGGAAAAACAATGTTGTTGCTATAGGACTCAGTAGTGGCTTTTTAGAACCGCTTGAAGCTAACGGAATTGCAGTTATTGTTGAAAGTTTGTTTGGTTTACAGGACTATTGGAGCCCTTACGAAGCCAACCATCCCACTGAAACAATTAAGAGATTCAACGATCGCATATGGTATATTACCGAAGATATTAGAGACTTTCTAGCATTGCATTATAGAGGGCAACGTAGAGACACTGACTTCTGGAAAAGTCATGCATATGACGAATTTCGTATTCCTCCAAGTTTAAAGGAAAAATTAACTGCTTGGGGAGAATATTTTAACAGCGATCGCCCTGAACCGTATTGTCACGGATATTCTGCAAGTGCTTGGCTCATGGTGTTGCAGGGGCTGTCTGTATTTGATCACACCAATTTAGCAAAAACAAATGAAAAGTTTCTCAAGGTAGGAGAAAAAGTACTAAATATCAACAGAGACAAGTACAAGATTCTTGTTGAGCCATTTTGGACCATTGAAGAATGGCTGGATAAAACAAACTAAATACATTTATCGTAGGAGATAGTAAATGAACATTTACAAAGTAATTTTAAGAGATGGTGATAACCCAAACACATCAGCATTACATACCATTGAAAAGTATTGTTATGCAAACACACGTAACGAAGCAGGTGTGATATTCAATGATGTCGACGGACCACGTTGGCACGTGGCTGGCCCTTTGAAAGTTGAAGAATCCAAAGTTCCAGAAGGTGCTGTGTTTATTAACAGCAAACCCGCTTGATTACAGTTTACCAACAGAATCCATTAAGTTTTTAACATTCTTAATGTGACTTAATTCTGATTGTATTGCCTGGCTGGCATACTCAAAAGGTAACCCTAAACAGGGTCGAGTATCCCATTTAAGCCAGGCATCGTCACCTTCAGCGTCAACGTATTGTAAAAATGCTTGAACATGCTGACCTTCTTCTTGTAAAGGTTCTCGCCAGTGTTCGTGCTTGCGGCCGCAATAAATTCCAGCATCGCCCACTTCCAAATTGATTGCGTGGATTACTCCTTCGGCATTTTTTACATACAAGGGCCATGTGGCTGTTTGTTGTAGGCACACGCTAACTGTGACTTCAGAACTTGCACGATCAAAATGGGATTTTAAATCAGTGTCTTTGTAGTAGATACGTGCATAAGAGTATGTTGGCAACAATTTCATTCCAACTGCTTGTTCAATCTTGGGCTGTAGTGATACTGACAATGCTTCTACCATTAGCGGACTGTAACGAGCGAATGTGCCTTTACATAAATCTGACAAATCAGCATCGGGATACAAATGCTTGCAAGTAGTTTCCATCATGCTAAACTCAAGAGCAATAAATTCAGCCAGTTCTTTGCTGATAGCATTTTTGATAATATAGTAATCTTGTTTCATAGCAATGGCATTAGACTCATATTGGTGTAAGGGTGGGCTACATGGCGGTTATCCGGAGTTGTAAATATATCAAACCCAATTGTAGTTCTAACTCCTTGAAATGGTGAGATTGCTTCCACCATATGTTCTCTCCAGCCTGGACCAAAGTAAATCTGTCCTGGTTTGTTTACAATTTCATACCCTTCAAATACTGTCTTGGTATTCTTGGGGTCAATTGCAATATACCCGTGATAATCAAACTCGTGCCCGTGCCATTTTAACAATTCGGATTGTTGATGGTAATTGATCCATGCTTGAAACCACAATGGCCTATCGTTACCCAACTGTGATCTGACCAAGTTTCTCAATTCTGTGTATATTTGATAAAATGCTGTTGACGGCGCAGTTAGCGCAAATATATTATACTTGTGATAAGTCCAAGTTGAGTCTTGATTAGGAAATACTTCTCTAAATAAATCGTGGGCACGATTGATATCTTCAAATATTAAATCTTGATTGTTGGCAATAAATTCTGACTGATATAGTGTGTAGTCTGTCATACAAATAAATTTCCCAAGTTAATATTGATTAAACATCTATAGTCTGCTTCTTTACAGAAACTTGCAGTATGATAATATTTGCCTGGGAACGCAATCAGTTTACCCTTCTTGGGAGTAATTCTATGTTTGATTGTAAATTCACCATTTTTAATTTTGTCTATATCTTTTTGCCCCGGATCAAACTCGTCATTGGTTTCGTTAAAAATAATAGTATCTCCGTCGCTGTCATTCACATAGTAAATTGCATTCCAGTGCGGGTGGAAACTGTCAATGTGCGGCATCAACATATCAGAGTCCGATTTTTGATTTGCCAGTGTCAAATTGGCTCGCATTCTGTATAGTCTGTTAAAGGGTACCTTTGCTTGACTGGTTATACTTAATACTAGCGGGTACACCAGTTGAAAGAAATTACTCACTGGCGCACTTTTTTCGTAAAAGAAGTGATTAAATCCCGGAGGATTGTTTGACATGTTCTTAAAACACTCGTCGCCCGACACCATATTCTTATTAAGGACCCATGGAAATTCCCAGCCTGTGAATGTATCAAGTAAATGATTCTGATAATCAAGCGGGATAATATTGTCAACTTCTATAATGTCATTCATTTCTTTTTATGTTCCCTGAAATTGATATACGCACATCATCCGTTGATGCAAATGGATATACCATGTGTTGTAAACATGCTGGGAATAGCAATATTTGCCCTTCCCATAACTTGTCTATAGGAAATTCAGCTTCTCGAATTTCACCAAATATATTAGTATAGAAAAAACTAAACATACCACCTCGAGGCATATTAGAATTTTTGGCCCGGGGCATATTCACTTCATCGGCAAGTTTATACGGAACTTTTAACCATATCACAAAGCTGAAATCACCATCGTGCATGTGTATAGGATTGAACTCGTGTTTTCTTTGAAAATTTACCCAAAACAATCTTAAAGATAAATTATCCCCTGTGAGATTTTTACCAGTCTGAGTTGCATCGAACCCAGCAGAGTATGCGTTTGCCAACCCCAATACAAACTTTTCCAAATTAGTTCTTGATTTTTCAAGAACGTATGAAGTCTCTAAATTGCCTGCCAGTTTATCTTTTATTGGTTCTGTTAAATCGATTGAATCGATTTCTGTTTGTAATTCATCGAGCAGTTCTGGTGGCACTGTATCTCTAACAAACCCAAAATTACTAAAGTGACCAAAAGCCGATGTCATATTGAAATTCCAAAAAAATTAATTGTTAATCTAGCATCATCTAGTGTATTGCCAAAGTATCCGTCAGCCGCATGGAATTGTTCCGGTGGAAACATCACACATCTATTAAAAATATTTTCAACAGTCATATTCCGCTTGAACAATCTACGTTGTTCTTCTTTAAATTTAACGAACGCTGATCGATCGGCTGGATCAGCTTTTAATTCTTCAAAGAACAAACTGTTGTAGTCTTGATTATTATCTGCAACCTTTGTGTAAAACGATAATCCAGTATTGGCAGGAGCAAATTTATTCAAGAATATGACGCCAGCAACATTGTACTGCGGCTCGTCTTGGTGCATCCATCCAATATTATAACTGCTGTCAACAGATGCAAAGTTTATCTTTAAGAGAGAAAAGAACTGTTTACCGTGTGTATGACTAATGAGAGTAGATGCAACGGAATTAAACAGTTCCATATCCAATTGATCCAGTGTAGTAGTTCGAGTTCCGGGCCAAGTTGAGTTGTTGTCTCGAGCAAACTGTTGCTTCAGGGCATAGTGTTGCCATAAATCAGGAGCTTCAAAAAAGTTATCAATAACCTTGATTGGTTGTTTTAATGTTTTCATTGTTTGATAAAAAATACCTGCGTTAATCTAGTATCGTCCGGTGTGCTACCAAAAAAATTATCAGCACTGTGCCAACAACGCGAATCAAACAATACAAAGCGATTGTATACATTTTCTACCACTATACTTTTTTTAAATTTTGACACTTGTTCTGCTCTGTATTTTGCATATATTTCTCGATCTTCTGCAGAGGCATTGTTAACATCTGTTTCAAACATTTTGTTATATACATCTCCGTCAAAGTCCACAGAGTCTTCATATATTGTAGTGCCGGAACCAATTGGAGCGTCCTTGCTTAGATATATGATGCCTGCATATTGAAACGATGGATCATCATCATGCACCCAGCCGCGCCCATACTCTTCAGCTATCAGTTGGAATCCTGTTTGTAGTTCGACCACTTGAGTAATTCCGTAATCTTTTAAAACAAATAATATTTTTTTCAACGTGATTTTAAATAGATCATAGTGTAGTTTATGCAACAATTCAGTTCTCAAGCCGGGCCAGTTACCCCGATCACCTTTGAAAAACTTTTGATCTAACGCAAATTCTCTCCATAAATTAGGATCGTTATAGAAATTATCAATCACAATGGTCGGCATATATGGATACAGGAACCGATTTTTAATGTCGTGAGATTTAATAAACTCTGAACTACTCAAGTTTTTGGTGTTTATGAATTTATTTAAAAACAAATTATCCATCTATATCAGCAGTAAAATTGATTGTGATAGCAATACGCTTGGTGTACACTTTGGGACAGGTACTTGCATGATAATGCCGCCCGTTAAACAACAAGAACTTTCCTTGGTGTGGGGTACACTTGTGCAGGCTATAGTATTTTTCAGCAGGAGCAATTTCACGAAATACCACAGTATCACCGTCACACTCGTTCACATAATACACTACTGTATAATGATCAATATCATAATCTATGTGAGGCGTATTATATTTGTAAGGCATACCTGGCAGTACATATTTGGTGTTGAGCAACATACCAGCTCGCATTCTCAGCAGTTTTTTAATTTTAAATCCAGCGGTTTGTTCCAATGCTTCAATCAGCGGTTTAAAAAATTCGTAGTGCGGATTTGATTCGTGCTGTGAATAGTATAATAAATTTCCAAATGCTGGGGTAGAATATTGTGGAAGATTGGTTTTTTCAGTGGTAGTATCTTCCATGTAATGCCAGTCAAACTTGATATCAGTTAGATAAGCATACATGGCTTTCTGATAGTCAAAATTCACACCCCCCGAGTACTCCCTTGGTTTAAATATTTCTGTCATAGTTAATCCTATAATTGTTTCTGTCATTCATTTCGCGGGGATCATCTGTAGGCAATCTAGTCCAACACGGAACACTCATACTCAATCGCTGTCCCATTGGTTCTGCAATGTGGTATGCTCTGGATGGTATGTATATTGCATCACCTGGTTCAAGTACCACATCGAATGCCAAGTCAAGGTCTTGATGTTTTAATTTATGATTCATTGTGCCAGTTCTATACATGGCAGAAATCCGATTGTTGTACACTTTCCATCTAGTTTTACCTTCTGCTTGAAAAATAAAGTTAGACGGATAATCCTCGTGTATCCAGAATGACTTTGCATCAGCAAGTCCGCCATACACGTGGATAGCACCATTTACATCATAGATTGTTTCAAGTATTTTTAGTAGTTCATTGGTCTTTTCACTGTAAAACCCATAGTCCATGATGACAAAACCGTTGCCTTTGTTGATATGATCCACTATAAATGCCTTATCCTGCACTGGTTTAGAAAATACCCATGCTTTTTTATGCATTGGAATTTCAATTTTGATATTATCTTTACCAATCATTTCAAAATTATAAAGGGCAGGGTTGTTAGCACATTTTTCAACATCAGCCCAGGTCAGCATTTCTTTTACACCTGGTAATAAGTTTTTAAAATAATGCGGTTTATCCTCGTATAGAAGATTGGTCTCGTTAACTAATCGTTGGCCTATAGCGTTCATCGTCGGTCCTAATTATTTTTACATTAAATGAAAGTGAAACTCGATCTTCGTCTAACTCGTTAGCAGATACTCCGTGAGGCAACCATCCCGGGAACATGATCAACCTACTAGTAAATGGATCATAGCTGATTGCAGATGCGCTGATCTGAGTAAATTTTTCTAAATTTGCAAATGACATTGTGGCAAAATCTTGCATCATATTTTTATACATGGTAATTTTACCCTGCCCGGGGCGAGCCTTTAGGTAAAATACGCCCGACACAAACGATGCATCATGCATATGGACCATGTTGGAATTGTGCTTGCCGTTGACATTGAGCCATATATTCTCTAACACAGGAAAACATGAATTTTCATCAAATCCAAAATCACGTATACATTGCTGTGCCTGCGCCATTATTCTATCTTCTAAGACTTTTAGCTCGGGGTATTTTCCAGGCCTAAAGTCTTTGCTTTGCCAGCCACCGTCATTGCTTAATTTTCTTCCAATAGGATCTTGTTCTTTTACTGAATAACATAGTTTAAGCATGTCTTCGGTATCAAAATTGGTATCCTCCCACCATATGGGAGTTGGAAAATATAAATCATAGTTCATCTAAACAAATCTCCCATAGTACTAGGGTGTGTTTCATGGCTAAATGCAAATGTATGACTCCATCTAAAATCTACTTTTTCAGAAATATATGCAAGGTGGCAAACATTTGAATTGTACCAGGTCATTGTGCCTTCTTTGGTTGGGGCAATGCCTACACATTCAAATCCCCAAGTTCGTAATTCTTCATCGGGAATATTAAACCAAGCATCTGCGCGAGTAGGTTTGTCAGCCAACTGTTGCCATTCTTTGTATCTTGGATGATCAGTATCTTGCTGAAAGTCGTAAATTTCGTTATACATCTTGCCGGTGTAGTGATACAATTTGGTTCCGCTGTCTGTAATATCATGATCTGTAAACCATAAATTTGCAACCAAGCCATGTATATAATCAATATGTGGAATTCGCCAGCAGGTTATGGGGCGGGCTTTTGCTTTGAAATAAACATTACCCCATTCATGCAGTTGCGGTACAAAGATAGTTTTTGTGTTGCTCATGCGATAAAATTCTTCAACCACTGAGACAATATTTCCACTGACCCACTCGGGTACATGTATGGTATCAAATGGGTTGGGATCCATATTATCAGGATGATTATTGTCTTTCTGTATAGGAAATGAAGCTATTAATTCTCTAAAGATATCAAAACCGTTGTCAATAAACGGGTGATCCGACACCCAATACCCGATTTCCTTGTCAAGTTTTACATACTTGACATTGAAGTCCTTAATGGGTTTGAGTTTAAGAACTTTATTGATGTTGTTGGCATCAGGATAGCAAACTTTGAATTCTCTCATTTGATATTGAGCGTTAGAACAAGTCGTTCGTCGGTCTTGTTTTTATTTTGTTGCACTCTATGACGCATATATCCAGGAAATATCAATACATCATTAGTTTCGCAAGGCACTGCCTGATAAGAACTTTCTTCAGGAATTATAGGGTAAAGAGTTTTATGATATTCCAGCGGGTCTTTGAATTCAATAAATCCCGAATCAGGTGGTAACTGAAGATAACATGTTACTACGAATGTAGTTTGATTATGATTGTGTTCAATTGTTTCGCCGCCAAACCCGTGACGATTGACCCATGATCTGGATACTTCAGAACGTGTGTAGTTGAATGCATTTTCTCTCCGGATAAGAGCAATTTTTTCTCCTAACCAGTTTTGAAAATGTGCCAACTCCGCCCACGAATGTGGTTGCATACTTTCGTCCAATGCAACAGTAGATAGAGCATCGCCTGATTCAAGTTCTGAGTTATTCTCAGTAATGTTCAACAAATGATCTATCTTTGGTTTTAATTCTTCAAAATTAAAATCGTACTTGAATTTCCAAACATCTGGAGGAAATAAAAATAAGCCGCCATTCTTAAGCTGGATCACCTTGCTGAGCTCCGTCAAATGTTTCTAATGCAAGTTGTAAACCCATGAGTACGCCTTCCATTTTTAGAACATCTGTGCTGAGTTCTTGACGTTTAGCAAAATCAATGGCTGTGATGCCATACGGATTTAATTTCACGTTAGCAAACTCTTCTTCCAATTTAGCAAGTTCTGCGCTAGCACCTTCTTTTTGCTCGGTAATTTTTACGATGATGGTTTGAAGTTGTTCTTTGTAGTTCATAGGTTATCCTTTAGTCTTGTACTTATTTAAAATAGTTATTACACGGCTTAGTCTTGAAGACAGCGAATCATTTGCTAAAAATGCACAGTTTGATGCATAGTTAAATTCGTGTTCTTTTTTAGTGTCATTATCAGTAGCTGTATCTATTGTAACATCATAAAACGATCCGGACAAGGCTTTTCTTGAAATTGGAATAATTTGACACAACGGTGTTCCTGCTTTTACGGTAGTTGCTCCATTTAACACTTTCCAGAATAATTGAATATTAACAACGTGTCCGTATTTGGGATCTAATATTCCAGTAGCTGCCGAGAATCTGCTTTCGTTGTTGTATGTCACTGGCATTAGTAACAGTACTGTATCGTCACTTGCTTCAATTCGCCAAGGAGTTTCAACTTTCACTACAGTTTTCAATGTAGAAGTTTCGTCATCGAGCAATGGTTCCGTTTGACTGCGAGTATGACTGTTGACATACGCTTCCATGCCAGGAGTGATTTTACTGAATCGATACGGTTGAGCCCAGTCAAAACTAATTCCGTCACCGTTGGTGTTTATTGTAAAGTCTGCTGGGGCAGGTACTATCCAACCGCTTGACACAATCTTCTTAATGCCGGGGCAGTTTTTTGAAGATAGTGTTTCTGGTTGATCACCCGGTTGAATATTTGATAAAAAATTACGATCGATAGATGATGATTTTACAATAGGAAATAGAGTTGCAGTACCTGGCTCTAGCGAGTAAAAGCGAATAAAAGGTTTTGATTCTCTACGCATCCACCCAAACAGAGTTTTACACAGCGTGGTCATCTTTTCCGCCATAGATTTCTTTCTTCAAGAATGCATAATGACTTGGTAATGTTTTCACGTAATCAATTACATAATCTCTATATTCTTCGTATCGACGTTTAGTGTATCCAATTTCTTCTTGTTTGAGCGTTTTAGCCTGTCTAGTACCATTAAAAAAGATTAGTTCTTTGGTCGAGATAGACTTAACCCCCATACCACCCGCAATAAACATATTGCCCACATACTCACCGTAATAGCGTTGATTACCAACAATGTTAGCCATCAAGTTGGGATACTGTGCCTGAGTCAACATGTAGTCTCCCATCTGGTCTGGGCAATACTCATGCAACTGGGTGCACCAGCGCCAATATGGAGTATCAGTTCTTTGAGAAAGTGCATAGTGTTGGCTAACGAAATCTCTAAAACGTAATACTTCGTTCTCAACAGAAAAGTTAAAGCCTTCAATTTCTGTACGAGTTATGTATCCCTGACGGCGATTCAACTGCTCCACAAGTTTGATAATATTTTCATGTGTAGTCAGCAATCCAGTTGACTCAAGTGGTTCGACAAATCCATAACTCAGTCCAACTCCTACCACATTCTGCACCCATGCACGACGTCTGCGGCCGTGTTTGATCTTAACATGCATCATTTCTGCATTTTCTGCACGTTCTTTTGATCCAGTAGTTGCCAAGTGATTGCGAAACTCACGCTTGGCTTCTTCGTCTGTGGTAAACTTGGATGAATAGCAATAGCCTGTTCCTATGCGATTCCACAAGGGAATGTTCCATACCCATCCATTACCAAGTGCATGGCAGTCAGTAATATTGTGCATTTCTTTTTCGCGATCTTCATAAGGAATACGGCAGGCCCATGCACTGTCATTTGCCAAATACTTGTCAAACGATCTAAATTCTGATCCCATCCATCCTTCCAACAGCATTGATTTAAATCCAGTACAGTCAATAAACAAATCTGCACGGAGTACAGTACCATCAACACACAAAATATCCGTTAAATTGCCAAGATAATCTTTTTTATAAGAATGAATCTCTGCATCAAGATGTGTAACTCCGTTGGGAATTGCAATTTTATTTTTCAAATACTGTCCTAGCAATTGTGCATCAAGATGATATGCAGTATCCCATGCAAAATCATAGTTACGCAAAATACCTTTTTCATCGCGGGTCTGTTTGTTGTATTTGGCCAGCATCGTGTTACCAGTACAATAAAATTCTGCAAAAGTCTCAGGAGTGTATTCTTCGGGATATAGCGTTGCCAGTTCTGACCATGCACCAGTGCCCGCAGGCTTGTCAGTAAAATCCAGCCCCGCACTGAACGGATATTCAAAATGAGTGCCGTCGTTTTCTCTAAAGTTGGTAAAGCGGATAGAATTTTTGTAAGTGGCATTGCATTCTGCCATCCAGTCTTCATCCTTCAATCCCAGCATACCAAAAAATTTATTGATATGTCCAAGAGTACTTTCACCCACTCCAATAGTACCTATCTTTATAGACTCTACCAATGACACTTTTAAATGAGGGCATAGTTTTGATAATGCGGCCGCAGTCATCCAGCCAGAACTACCACCACCAACAATCATTACCGTTTTTATCTGCATAATTTATCCTTTGCTATTGCCGAGTATTTATAACCACAGAGTTTTGCAGTCGTTAAAAAAGGCGCTTCAAGCGCCTTTTTGTATAATATACTAGATATTATTGTCCAAATCCTTTCCATCCAGGATAACGTTTCCATGCTGGTAATTCAGGAGTAGATATTTGATGTGGATTATCAACATGTGGCTCCATAGTATTCGCACGAATCATCATTTCTTCCATTGTGATCGGTACTTCGTAAACTGGTTTTTCAATTAGATTTTTTACGTTTTGAATGTGAGCGAACCACACACTTGTTTCAGCACTTAATGCTCCGTGCTCTTTGATGTCGTCAAATATCTGACCTAATTGAGCTCCTATTTCACCGTATGCCACTTTACGAGCAACTTCGTTACTGGTAAATGCGCCTTCTCGTTCAATCCATATCATTTCTTGACGGCTGGGACTCCATTCAAGTGTCCATTCTTTTTGGATTTCGTCTGGGGCGTCTACCCATACAAATGTGGCATCTGGACCTTCGTAGATCTCAAAATGCTCGCCTGGATCTCTAATGTCCTGGACATAACCTTGATATGTTACTAGTGCTTTTTTCATAATGTTATTTATACTCCTCGATGACTATAATTCCTGGTCTTCCATCTGAACCCCTGTGTCCAGTGAAATAACCGCCTGTGCCCCCAGAACCTGGAGCCGCATGACCTTGATGATTGTGACTAAAATGTCCACCTTGTGGATGACCGCTGGGTGCTGGGCCACCAAAGTGACTGGTGCCGCCGGGTCCAAATGAGTGGTGATGTGAGCCACCTGATCCAGTATGAATGTTTAGATCGCCTCCTGAGCCACTACCACTAACTCCGCCTGAGTGTTGATTTTGTCTATTTGCCCCATGACCAGCTGATGCTGAGCAGTAAGGGCCAAATGAACTGGCGCCGCCGTCGCCACCTGCACCTGAATAGTATGTGCCGCCACCACCACCCCCAACAGTAACAGTCACTGAACCAATACCTGTTACATCCAATACACGTTCACTGTATCCACCGGCAGCTCCTGATTCTCCGTGCCCGCTTGCACCACCACCACCAGCTTGACATTTGACCTTGATGAATCTGACACCAGCTGGTCTGTTCCATGTACCGCCACCGGTAAATACCTGCATACTTGAAAAACCAAGTTTGGCATACTCGTAACCGTTGGCACTGCTGTTGGTTCTAAGTGCTGTATTGGCTCCGCCTACACTAGTAAGTGCAGTACCACCCTTGCTGATTGGCATGGCATTGGCTACAATAGTTGAAGTATAGTTGATTGCGCTGTTGCTAATTTTTGCCGCAGTCACGTTGCCATCGGCAATGTTGCCTGATGAAATGGTACTATTTGCAATATTAGAGGTCACTAACGTACCGTCAGTAATTGCGGCACTATTAATATTTTTTAATGTTTGATAGTCAAACGCCATAATTTACCTTTTAATAATATTCCGTGATCACACAAATTCCTGGACGTCCATCTGAACCTCTGTGTCCACTGAAATAACCGCTGGTGCCGCCTGTACCCGGTGCTGAATGGCCTTGGTGAATGTGACTAAAGTGTCCGCCTTGTGGGTGGCCGCTGGGTGCTGGCCCGCCGAAGAATGTGCTTCCGCCCATGCCTGAACTACGCTGTTCGTGACCACCGCCTGATCCTTGGTACAAATTCACATCTCCGCCTGATCCAGTACCACTAACACCACCGTTGTGTTGATTTTGTCTATTTGCGCCATGCCCGCCTGATGCTGAGCAATAAGGCCCAAATGAGCTTGCACCACCATCGCCACCTGCACTTGAATAGTATGTGCCGCCGCCTTGGCCGCCTATGGTAATACCCACAGAATTAATACCGCTTTGCATCACTTCAAGCACACGCTCGGTATATCCGCCTGCGGCTCCTGATTCACCATGACCCGACGCTCCGCCGCCGCCAGCTTGTAGCTGAATGTGAATATAGCGCACGTTGGCGGCTCTAGTCCATGTGGCGTTGCTGGTGAATACCTGCATTCTATAGATGCCCGACGGTACAAAGTTCAATGCGTTATTGGCACTGTTGGTTGCTAGAACCTGGTAAGCTGAACCTACACCACTGAGACTGGTACCGCCCTTGGATACCGGAGTAACTCCTGTAACTGTGCCCGATGTCAAATCTACCGAGCTAGTGGCAAATTCGTTTGCAGTCAGAGTTGTACCTACAAATTTGTTTGTTGTAACCTGCTGTGAACCAATGTCTGAACCAGTAATAGTGTTTGCAATAAACGATGATGCAACTAAATTTTTAAGTGTTTGATAATCAAATGCCATATATGCCTCTATTAATAGTAATTAGTAACAATAACAATACCGGGCCTGCCATCTGATCCTCTATGTCCGTGGAAGTGTGCGCCTGCACCACCAGTTCCCGGAGCAGTATGGCCTTGATGCACATGTGCAAAATGTCCGCCTTGTGGGTGGCTACTCGGGGCGCCACCGCCAAAATATGTATCTGCACAGCTTTGTGCTGAATAAGCATGGTGGCTTAGGCCGCCACCCATGTGTAGGTTTAAGTCACCGCCTGAGCCTACACCACTAACACCACCTGAGTGTTGATTTTGTCTATTTGCGCCATGGCCAGCTGATGCAGAGCAGTATGGTCCAAATGAACTTGCGCCGCCATCGCCGCCTGCGTTGGCATAATATGTGCCACCGCCTCCGCCGCCAATGGTGACAGTCACTGAACTGATACCAGTTACATCCAAGAATCGTTCACTGTACCCGCCAGCGCCACCACCTTCTCCATGTCCTGATCCACCGCCTGCGCCTGCTTGACACTGCACTCTGATGTATCGCACTCCGCTTGGTCTATTCCATGTACCACCGCCAGTGAACACACTGAGTCCTTGAATACCATGATTGGTAAAACTCAAATTGCCGCCGTCACTGTAAATTGCTTGATTGGCACCTGGAAAACTGGTTAATTGTGTACCCCCTTTACTGTAAGGCAAAGTGCCGGTGGTCACTGATGACGTGTTGTCAATGGCTCCGCTAGCAAGTTTTGCCGCAGTAATATTGCCAGCAACAATTGTTGTGGCTGTGACACTGTTATCAGACAAGTCAGCAGTGGCCACAGTACCGTCAATGACTGCGTCAGTACGTATGTTCTTGAGTGTTTGATAGTCAAACGCCATGTTATTCCCTTATTAAATACCTGTTGCCACTAACCAACCTGGATTGGCTGCGCCTGAGTACAGTAGGACAAATGCGGCACCGTTGGTTGATACTGTCATAGTATCTGCCACACGCTGAATTCTGTTACCACCGGGAGCAATAGTCAAGTTACGGGAACTGAGTGTTCCAGCATAGTCAATAATATGTACCATGTCGCCCGAGGCTGGACTAGATGGTAAAGTCATGGTAAATGCAGTGACTCCAGTATCGATAAAATATCTACCACCAGCAGTGGCTGTAAAACCTGCACTTTTTACTGACCAAGCCTGTCCATAGTTAGTTTGCAAATAATTTAGGTGTACCAAATCATAAGATGTGGTTATTGTTTGAGCGGAACTGGTTTGAATCAAAGTGCCAGTCATAGACACGTTGGCTGCCGCTGTCAATAATCCAGTTGCATTGATAGTGGATGATAACTGTGGGCCGCCTTCATTGTTGGTTACAATAAAGTCAGTGCCGTCTGATGTTAGTGTATACACTGCATTGGCAGGAATAATCTGTGTGGTGGCTGCTGTAAAACCAGGACCTTTGATGTTGCCAGTTGGTGAAGCAATTGTTACGTTGCCGCCAGTGGCATTGTAAAATAGTTGTGATATACCAGAAAATAAGTTTGGTGCAGACAACGTTACAGTGTAACCCGATGACCCTGTCAAAGTGGTAACTAAACCTTGGGTTGGAGCTCCAACAGTAACGGCCCCGCTTGAAACAGATGTCGGATTAACGGTGTTATAACGTGCCATAATATCTCACTTATACTGTAGATGTTTCAATGCCGTAAACGTTTGCGTTTACACCAGAGGCGCTGGAATATGCAACTATTAATAAGTTTCCGTTGGCCACTAGCCCACTGCGTTCAAAAACACCCTTGGGGATGATTGTTGTATCGTACTCGATATATTCACTGGTCGCAGGTGTAGCCAATGTTGCTATTGCCAATCGAATAGTCACTGATGTAGAGTTTGTATTTGTAAATGAAACGTTAAACACTGCGTAGTTATTACTCGGTACAGTATACACTGTAGTTAGAGTAGTAGCTGCCAGTGCAAAAGTTCCTAATCTTCCTGTTGCCATTTTAATTTCTCCAAAATTTTATTTCTGTCCAAAGAATATCAAAGCCACTGGTGCTCCGTCTATTCCGCCTGTAAAGTTCATTTTACTTGTAACGTTAATTGTTGTTGTACCAGTAACTGTTGCTGCCAATCCTATAGAGTTGTTTGCAATATATACCTGTCCAGCTGTCAGTGTATTTACGTTCAAACTGCTTGATCCGCCACCAATTTGAGCTGTAATATAGCTTTTAATTGCTTTCTGTGTTGGAACAATATTATCGCTATTGGCTGTAAAGTATGGATCTGTACTAAATTGTGTAATAGTAGCTGATCCAACCCCCAAGTTAATAGCACCCAATGTCAAACTCTGCAAACCAGCCAAGTTAAACGCACTGGCATTCAATGTAGCAGTACCAGTTGACTGTTGAACTCCAAACAAGTTACCCACGTTAAAGTTACCGTCTTGGTCAGTTGACGTAAAGAACACACGTCCGCCAGCTACAGGATACTGTTGATTTGCCTGTATCGCGTTGGCCGCATTGACATATGGGTAGTTGGTCTGTGTTTGATTTCCAGTACCAATGTACAAGAAATCATGTCCAGTCAAGCGTACTTGACTGTATTTCAATCTTGTAGTGATTGTAGTGTTGTGTACACCTGCTGTAGCAGTGGTCAGTGCAGGATTCACTTGGAATGTGGCTGTGTAATTGCCAGCAATTCCCAATTGATTGCTGATAGTAACTAATTTGTACCAAGTGTTTGGATTTTGTCCCACATAGCTTAGTGTTGCTGTACCATCACTTACACTTGAACCAGTGCTTGTCGGAGCAGTTGATCCTGTAGTACCACCGTTAGAAACAGTATATACATTGTAGTAATAAGTTGTTGTACTGCCAACTACAACTGAGTTGGTTGCAATTAACTGTACACCAGTTCTAACCACTGTGTTTGCAGTCCAAGGAACACCAGTATATGTAGTACCAAACTGAACGTTTGCACCTGGACTTGGCATACTGTACAATCCAGCCACGTTGATATATGCACTGTTTTGGAACAAGTCGGAATATCCATCACCAAGTGTAGATACAGTTCCTGTAGCGTTGCCTGCACCTTTGTTGGTAATACTTGGATTGCCTAAAATACCATTTCCAGTACGCACACGAGTTGCCGCAGTTTTAACTCTGTTGGTATCAAACTGTTGAACCAATGGTCCCACAGTGTAAATCATACCAGTTGGTGTAGTTGATGTCAGTGCAACCGGTGTTGTACTGCCTGATGTAGCAGTAACTTGGAATGTAGATGCTCCCACACTTGAACCAATCACATAATAAGTGGTGTTGGTTGTCAATGTACCGCTGGCTACACTAAATTCAACTGGATAATTGTTGGCAATACTGGTTGGCATGTTGGTAGTATCATCTACAACCAACACTGGTTGTACAGTTGCAACTACAGTCAATGCCGAAGTTGTTCCCGCAGTTGCCGCACTGCCTGTTGGTGTTGTAGCTACCGATAAACTTGTACCTGAACTTGCTTGTACATAATAAACTACAGGACTGGCTGATATAGATCCAACTGCACTGGCAAATGTAATTGGTGCTCCAACTGTTAGTGTGGCGCTTGCACTCAATGTGATTGTAGTACCGCTACTAGAGTTGACTGTCACAGTAGTTTGTGCAACTGTTGAACTAACGTTGCCTTTGGCAAATCCGCTACCTGGTTCAACCATACGTATTTCTGTAATCACTCCGCTGGCCGCCTTCATGCGTCCCAGTGGTTGAGTTCCAGTTCTAATGCTGGCGGCCGCTGTGGTACCTTGTGTGGTCACTGCAACAAACAATGGTTGAGCTCCTAATGTAGCACTGATTGGGTTGCCAAATGCTATACTGCCCCAGTTTGTGCTGGTTGGCAATGTTGTTCTATACCAGTTGATACCGTCCCAGCTGGTTGCTGCCACAGTACCTTGTGCCACTGCAACAAACTGACCTTGACCGTATGTGATTGCTGTCCAAGTATATGTGGATGACAACACACTTGTGGTTGTGCCAGTACATGATGGTGCCGTGGTCCAACCTGCAACAGATTGTGTTCCGCCGTTGTTGATACTGTAGGCAATCTTGCCACTTGTTCCCAGTACCACATATCGATTATTACCATAAGCAATACTTACTGCATCTGTAAATCCTGACGGTAAGTTGGCACCCTGAGTCCATGTATTGGCATTTTGCGTAACACTGGTTATCAATGCACCGTTTTGAACAGCTACAAAGTATGATCCGCCGTATGTAACTGCTGAATAATAGCCAGACACTAGAGCTGTGATGTTTGATGAGCGATTGGTCCAGCCGCTCACAATATCTGAAGTAGATACTGCGGTAGCTGTACCGCTTGCGCCGCCCACTGCCACATATACACCGTTGCCATATGCTAGTGAACGCAAGTTCAATACAGTGGTTGTGGTGTTGGTCCAACTGGTACCGTTGTTTGAACTGTAACTGGTATTTGTACTTGTGCTTGCACTGTTGCTTATTGCTACAAACTTTGCACTGGTATCAGTTATTGTCACTGTTGGTGTACTGGTATAGCCGTATCCTGCAACGCTTAGTGGTAATGCACTTACACCGTTATTGGTCAATGTTGGCGATGCCACTTGAGCTTGTGTAGCAATGTAAGTGAAGTACGCACTACCGTTCTGAATATTTGTATAACCAGACGTAGTTGTATAATCAAATGATGGAATTGTAGCACTTGTCGTACCAGCTGTTATACATAGATAAATTCTTCCGGCTGCTGTTTGATAGTATGTCCCCTGTGTTGCCGAAGCACTTTGCGGATATGCCGTTGGGCTTAATCCTTGTGGCTGACTTACTGTGATTTGTGGACTACTAAAATAATTACGACCGTATTGATTGGCAGTGATACTTGCCAAAATTGAAGTATTAGCAGTCACAGTTGGTGCGCTAGAATAACCAGAACCATTAACACTCAAAGTCACTGTTTGAATAGCACCATTCAACACAGTACATATGGCTGTAGCACCGCTTCCACCACCACCGACAATAACAATGCTCGGAGGTGTAAGATAATTATATCCGCCACTAACAATAGTTATACTTACAATTTGTGTAGCATAAGCACCAGTACCAACCACTGCGGTTAATACAGCACCCGTTCCGCCAAGTCCGCCAATCACTGCTGTGGCTGTAGCACCAGCACCACCACCATATACAACTCCGTTCCAAGTTGCGCTTGTGAGTGTTCCGCCATTTGCAAAAGTTTTTCCATCTGTTGACACGTTGGTAGTTGTACCCGTACCTACGGTGATATAACGCCCATTGCCAAACGCCACTGCGCCACCTGTTACAGCGTTGTTGAGTGTTCTAGCAGTTGCCAGATACCCCGGGGCAGTGTAGCTGATGCGCGGTTCAATAACATATCCAGTGGTCAAGTCTGGTCCATTATTGATTGCAACACCTGGCAATACGTGGTCCCATCCAGCGGCATACATTGCTGACCCAACAGTACCTGTAGATGTAGCACTGCCAGTTGCTGTGATAGTCACTGCCACATTGGTCCATGGATCTCTTGCGACAGCAAATGAACTGGTTGTCAGGTTTGTTGCTAGTACAAAATATGTTGTACCAGAATCAATACCGTTAAAACTACTGTTGAAAGTTATTGCTTGCCCAGCTGTTAGTGTATTAGTGGCTGTTATCAAGTTGTTTATAACGGCTGTTGCTGTAACGGTAACTGTGACCGCTGCCACGTTACTACCAATATTAACTGCTGAGCCAGCACCGCCTGATGTTAGACTCAACTGGAATTGCGTTGCACTAAAGTTGGCAGAATTTACATAATACAAAGTCTGCACCGATAGCAATGAGCTGAATGCAGTATAGACATACACTGGCATACCTGTATACATACCTGCTGTGCTAGCAACTGTAAACAAATTATTTGTTGTTGCGGCAGCGGTAATAATTAATGGTGCAAAGCTATCTTTCACAATTGTAGCAACTTTGTTACCGTTAGTAAATGTTAAAATATTTGCATATTGTCCTACACCTGTACCAGCAGTCAATTGCACACGCATACCTGCATAGGCTCCAGTTAATGCAGTGTCAGTGGCTGCTACTACTAGTTGTCCTATCACACTAATCTGAGCACTATTAGTTGCGGTTAAGTAGCTTGTTCCGCCAACACTAGATGTAGTGCTGTCACCATTGTCAATCAAACGAGTTTCAAATACGCCTGCATCTCTAAATTCGTCTGCCACAATAACTGTACCGTATCCTGGAGAACTCAAAGTGTGAACAGTGTTTGTGTAGTTACTACCTGCATTGGCAAATTCAAAACGGTACACTTTATCAGTAGCATCTGTAACCACATTGGTTATTTGTGCCTGATAATATCTATTGTTCAATGTGCCATAGATAGGTGTTTCAAATGTATCAACCCCTTCTGCAATCACACCGTATGTACCATATGAACTATTACCGTTGGTAGCACGTATACGTCCGCCCAACTCACTCAAATATCCTGAGTAACCGTAGTAGTTAAACACCGAAACAAGCTCTGCTACAGCATTACTGCCAGTTACCCAGTATCCAATGCCGTCACCGATAATAGTCGTATAGTCGTTAGCAACCATAGAACGGTTGCCGCCGGCGTGTAATGCACCGTCAACCTTAGCACCGGTACATGCATAACCAAACATTGTACAGTTTTGTGTATAGCATGAACGAGCGTAGATCCAGCTGTTAGCATCGTTTGGTCCAAAGCCTGGATCTAAACTTGCATACGCACCAGCTGTTGGGCGACGTGTGAAGTTGGCGTTAGCGGCACTCAGCACACCGGTTAATCCGTTCATGGTCATGTTGCGTAGACCAGTTGAATTTCGTACCAAGAACATGTTTTTAGTGGCTGATCCAGTGATAGCATTGTTGTATAACTCCACAGCTCTCATTGATTTGTAATTGCCTGGGAATTGTAAATCATATATCAATGCATTAACAATGTTTGTTGTGTCTCTCAAGCATTTGACCACACTATAATAATACATCACAGTGGCAACGCCGTTGGCCGCAGTCCATGTACTGGTGGTTTGTGTTCCTTGACCAGATTGTACTGTTGACACAGTCAACGATGTTGTAGTTGGCACTGTCAACACATAGTAAAGTTGTGTTAATCCAGTATTGCTGTTGGTTGCAGTCAGGCCACCAAACAATCCACCCACTGTCATTGTTGCACTACCAGTGGTTGTGCTTGTTGGAGTATATAGACTGGTACTGGCTGGATATGCTGTGCTCAATGTAACAGTTGTACCGCTTATACTTCTAATGTAATATGTTGTTGCTATGCTCAAACCACCAAATACTGATCCTGTGAAAGAAACTGGCATGTTGACAACCATCCCGGTTGAACTATTAACTGTGATATTGCCGTTGGTATTTGTACCAGTAACTGTTGTTACAACAGTTGTTGCTGTAAAGTTTACAGGATCACCTGCTTTTAAATTGTGGGCCGCGGAAGTTGTAATAGTACCATCTGTTGCGGTAGTAGTTACTGTACCGCTGAAGTTTGCGGCTGTGTAGGCGCTAGCTTCATTTGCTAGGAAATTAATGTTAGCACGTAGAATTTCTGAACCTTGAACAGTGGTTTGCGTATTATCGTAAGTTAATGTTCCGTTGCGTTCTGCACCAGGAGTTGCTCCAGCAATTTGACTACTTGCATTAATAGTCACTACTGCGGACATACCGCTGACTGTATTATTAATCACAAGGGCTGTACCACTCTTATAAGCCGAAGTGATAGTTAGTGTAGTTCCGCTAATAACTGTGTTTACATAATAAATGTAGTTGTTCCATAATCCGCCTGCATTATTTACTATCACGTTCATAGTTGCGGCAGGAGTAGCATTATTCAATGATACGGCAGCTCCACCAAATGTGTTACTAACTTGAATAGTACTAGCACTCGGGTTAATTACATAATACATCTGATTAGGTACTAAATTACCAACAACTGCACCTGTAAAGTAAATTTGCTGGCCAGCAACAATACCTAAACTTGCCGCTGTGGCAGCTAGGTTAATTACGTTTGTGCTTGTTGTTGTAGATGTTGCCGTAGTTGTAATGTTTGCTGGTAACCCTGTAAACGAAATTTGCATACCTGGCAACACGTTTGTAGTAGTTCCTACAGTTAATACGTTTGTACTTGTCGTAGCTACTGACAATGTTGTCGATACAGTTCCATAAATTGACTGGATCATGTCGTCGATTGTAGTCTGTGCTCTAATTACAGAACCACTAGATACAATCTGTTTCATCTTATAACCAACAAAGTTTAGTGCACCTAATGTAGCTACTAATTCGTTGTTTGAATTTGCTAATAATGCTAATGCGCTAGTGTTCAATCTATTGTAAGCACGGCCAATAGCAATACTATTAAAGTTTGACTGCAACAATAAGTCCCATGCTAGTCCTGCAGAAACTAAACCAGCATCTCTGTTGGTTAATGTTGTGCTAATAGAATATGCTTGATAGAACTTTTGTACCCATACTTGCGCATCACTGGCAATTTCACTATTTCTAGCAGTGGCAATAGTATAAGCTGTTTGTAGTGCAGTAGAAGCCAATGCATACGCACCGCTAGTAATCGGAGTAATAGTTGAGTTTCCGGTGATAGTTGTGCTTGATACTGTTTGGCTTACACTTACCAAGTATGTGCCAGTTCCGCCTGCTGTGTAGAAGTTGTATGTTCCGCTGCCTGTTGCAATAAAATTGCTTGGATATCCCCAGTAGTTAACTAGAGTGATAGTTGTGCCAGCAGTATAAGTTGAAATAACATATGAGCCTGCTGGGACATTGGTACCTGTTACCAGTTGTCCAGCTAGTATACCAGTTGCACTACTGACAACAAATGTGTTTGTACCAGTTGTGCCACCGCTTGATAAAGTTGGACTGGCAATTGCAGTTACACCAGTTGATTGATTTACAATGTATGTTGGCGTACTTACACCAGTACCGGTAAGTAGCATTCCTGGTACTAGTGTTCCATTGGTAACTGCTGATACGGTTAGTGTTCCGCCAGCAGTTGTAGCAATACTACCAGTTACTGCTGAAGTACTTGTATTGGCAAATCCGTTGTTTATCCAGTAGATTACGTCCTGCACACGAGCCGCCGCAAAGGCTGCCGCGGCAGCTGATCCTGCTGTACCACTAGTTGATTGTGTTGCTGTATAAGGAGCAGTTTGTGATGTTGCAGTAACGCTTGTAGCTGTTACGATCTGACTGATAATACCTGCTACACGCTGTAAAGAAGCCACGGTTGATGGCAAATAAGAAGCTCTAATTTGAAGAATATTTAATGAGTAGTATGCGCTACCATTAATAAGACTTTGATTATTACAACCATAAGTCATGTCATACTGTAGGCCGTCCAATATAAATCCAACGTCACGCAATGTTTCTGCTTGTAAGGATGCGCCAAATGCAGTCCATTGGGTGGAGTAATTTGTGCTTAAAAAGTTAGCCACTTCATACTTAATGAATGTATAGTTATTCTTGATTTGAGTTGCGCCATCACCAAAGCCTGCTAAGAAACTTGTGTTATATCCTGTTGGGTTTGTAAAGCTGAACGGAGGAGTCGCTTGATAGCCGTTATTAATCATGTCTTGCACTGTGGCAATGCCAGTCATCACAGAATTCACTGCCGATTGACTACCTGTATCGCCTGCTGGCAATGTGGTAATCTGCGTTTGTGTATTGCCGGTAGTAGCAGTTACAGTAGAGTTAGCCAATAGTGTTGGCAATATTGCTTGAATACGTGCAAGAGATGCTACTGATTTAGGTTTGTCAGTCGCTAAATTAAGATTAGCTGCCGCTGGTTGAACGATAGTGCTACGAAGTTCGTCACCAACTATGGCGGTGTATGATGGTACAACAATAGGTAACACTTCATTATAAGTGCCAGTTTTTACGCTGATTGTGGTAGCTGGTGTCACTACTGCCGGCAATTGACTGGTATTTCCTAATGCCATAGCATTGGTTAGAATAGTGCTCAATGATGTGATTGTTGATATTGCAACAGATTCCACACTTGAAGTAGCAACACTTGTTGTATTTTGAATTGCTCTAGAACCAGAACTGATTCCGTTCAACGCTTGATAGTTGTTGGCAGGTGCCGAGTTGGCTAGTATCTTACCTATCAGGCTCAGTAGATAAGTCTGTGCTCCAATAAACTGTGTAATTTCATATTTTACAAAATTGTTGATGTAATCAGAACCCGCAGTGTTAAAGAACAACAGCGTATTAAGATTTGTATTGTACGTACCGCCGTGGCTTAGATCAAATACAAATCCATCAATTGTAAATCCTGCATCTCTTTCAATTTCTGTTGGCAGTGATGTGTAATATTTTGCTACAGCAGTGCCAGTACCGGCAGCAGTCAATGCTGTTCCGCCATAAGTACTGGCAACTGTGAAGCTGGTATTTGCTACAATAGCTTTGATGTAATAAACAGTAGTACTGGGAATAGCAGCCGCTGTTAGTGTCAAACTACCTGTTTGGGCAGTAAATGTGACTGGCATACCCACATTTAAGCCTGCTGTATTGGCTGTAAGGAATGCTCCTCCAGAAGTACCAGTTACACTGGCTTGATATGTGTAGGTAACATAATTGCTGACTTCTTTCAATAAGAATTGCTTGTTAACTGCAAGTAATAAACTGGCATTGGGGTTTAGATATCCGTTTTCAATTTGATAACATGCATATCTGATTGTGGCCCACGGCTTGTCAATTGTAGTTCCTTGACCGTTGGCCAATGTATCTACACCAGCTGGACTGACGTAAACAATGTTGTTGATCTGTCCGTAATATTGCCATGCTGGTGTAGTATTGTTTACACGCAGGATTTGCCCGTCTGTACCAATTGGCAACCGAGTTGGTCCATTAGCACCGTAATAAAATGTGTCACCTTGTGTGGTCAATACACTTGACTCAGCACCGCTGGCCAATAAATTCCAGTATGTGCCAGTTACATCGTTATCTGGGCGATTGCCGGTTGCACTGACATGTGCCAGTACACAAGTATAACTGCTAACGCCCCACAGCACAGTATCTCCAGCTACGTAGGTTACACTAGTACTCCAGCTGACTGAAATACCAGTTGATGAAAATACTGTAATCACTCCACTACTTGTTCCAGTAACTGTGATTGTTAAGTCATTGGCAGGACTTAATCCGCCTAAACTTGTACCTAAGATCTTTATGGTATCACTGTTGGCATATCCACTGCCGCCTGCATTAAGTGTCACAGTGTAAATTGTATTCTTTGCAGTTACGTTCCAAGTCGCACTAGTTCCAGATCCAATAATATTGGTACCGGCTACCGCTGAATAAGAATTGTTTGTCGGATTCCATTTGAATCCCGAATTCAACTGACTCCAATATGTGGTAAATGGTGGTTTAGGATTGGTAGTGCCTGCACTTGTACCTGTAGCAGATACTAACGCAAAAGCTGTTCCACTAAACTGTGTTGCAGTTACAGTAAAATGCGAACTGTCTGGGATCGTATTTACATAATATTGGCCAGTGGTCAACAAATTACCCAATGCTGTTCCAAATGTAATTGGTAATCCCACAATCAAGTTTGCAGTTGTTGCTGAAACTGTTCCGCCTGAACTACTTGCCGGACTTCCAGTCAGTGTATATTGCACCTGTGTTACACTTGGTGTTCCTGTTACAATAAATGTACCGTTGTAAGCGGTATTAGTCACACCGGCAACTACAATAGTTTGTCCTGCAACAAACGGAATTTGTGATTGTGAAGCATAAGTTAGTGTAGCAGTAGTTGATGTAACACTGGCACCAGTAATAGTAATACCTGCGGCTATAGTGATTTGATTAGGGCGAGTACCGTCACTAGAAACTGTTGTAGCAATAGCTTGAACAAGTTGTACAGTGTTATCAAGTGCCGCCACATATGTATATCCACTAACACGGGCAACATCACCAATTCTGTAACTGTTTGATCCAGACCAATCACCACGGAAATTAAATCCAGTGGTAAATGGTTGCCAATACCCTGTAGCAGTACTAGGAGTTTGTCCGTTTCCGTTTTGTATAGCAGTGTAAGTGTAGCCGCCATACGTGACCATGTCACCTATAACATAGTTTGTCGTTGAATTCCAACTGTTTGAAAATTCAAAACCGTTAACAAAAATACTAAATTTAGTTACATCTAATACAGTTCCCGTTGACGTATGTGCAGTTGTACAAATCCATAGATCGGCGCCATAGGTAACAACATCATTTAGGCGATATGTTACACTGCTACCGCTCCATGTTTGGCGATATATAATTCCTGCATTGAATGTGTCCCATTTAGAAAGATCTGCTTCTAGGCCTAGGGCAACTGTGTTGGCACTGACGTGAGCAGTATTACAAACGTATGTATAGCCACCGTTGGTGACTAGGTCACGAACTTTATATCGATAGTTGGTAGACCAGCCCTGAGACCAATTAAAGTTACTGGCAAAGGCTACCCACTTGCTTTGGTCTTGCTCGAGTCCTAGCTGACTTGTACCAGACACTGTACCCAAGATTGATACAGTATATGTGCCAGTTATTGCAAATGTAATTTGTGTTGTTGTACAACTTGCAACTGTAAATGTTGAGTTAACTGTACTAGGAGTGCTAGTAGTACTTGGGCTGAATCCTGAAAGAGTAACAGTTGATCCGACAAGGAATGGTTGAACTACTTGGCTGGCATAAGTCAAGGTTGCTGTTCCTGCAAAAACTGTAAATCCTGTCGCAGTTATTGTAGCTGTTGATGCTGTGCTAGTATGCGAGGTTAAGCATTGATAAACTACGCCGCCGTATGATACTTGGTCGCTAACATTATAGTATGTTCCATTTGACCATGCTCCGATCCATTTTGCTCCGTCGGCAATCAAATTCCAGTTGGTAGGATTGTAAGCTAAATCTGTAGCAAACCCTGTTGCTGAGTTTGTAGAAGTATGACTAACTACGCAAATATACGTTTTACCGCTTACAGTAACCACGTCGTCAACTACATATGCGTTGTTTTGTGCCCAAGGACCTTGGTACACAAACTTAATTCTACCTAGTTTAAATTCTGCCATTTTATTTTATTCCTCTAGTCTATTTATCTTAAATTAATTTATAGGTTATTGTGATCGTGCAAATGCAGTTCTAGCAAAGAAACTCAGTGCCGGCAAATTACCGTCAACTGCGGCATTAGGACCTGTAAAATTTGCTAAGGCTGAGAACCTTACATTCGATCCTATCACTCCTGCAGGTATAGTTGACCTAATAAAGTTTGGACCGCCAACTACAACAGTACCTGCTGTCAGCTGTCCTGTAAATGTGTTTGATCCGCCTGCTGATAGTCGATCTGTTAGATACTTCTTGATTGCTTTCTGTGTAGGGATTACATTATCACTATTAGCCGTAAACGTACTGTCAGTGCTGAACTGGTTGACAACAACACTTGATCCGCCTACTGCAATACCGCCTAAGCTCAGACTGCTCAATCCGCTCAATCCAAATTGACTTGCACTTAGGGTAACAATACCAGTGGCTTGTTGTACTCCAAACAAGTTACCAACTTTGAAGTTACCGTCTTGGTCAGTTGACGTAAAGAACACACGCCCATAGTTGGCTTCAACTGATTGGTTATTTTGGGCAGCCGCATAGGCGCCCACTGGAAAGCCAGGATAGTTACTGTTGATAAAATCTCCGTAGCCAATATTTAAAAAATCGTGTCCAGTCAATCGTGCCTGACTATATTTGCTACGTATACTTACAGTTGTTCCGTTGGCAGTGGCGTTAGCTGTGCTAATACTTGGACTTACGCTTACGTTAGCTTCTAAGTTAGGAGCAACGGTATTAAACACACTGTATGCACTAGTGACTTTGAAAATTTGGCTGACTCCGGTAATAGTCAAGTTATCACCTGGGCTAGGCAGTCTTGTTAGATTATTCAAAATTATCTGTAAACCTGTTTGATACTGATCTGCATATCCGTTACCTGTTACAATTACTGAAGTAGAATTAGTATTGTATCCAGTTCCTCTATTGGCAAAGGTTGGACTACTTAACACTCCGTTGGCTATGCGTGGACTGATGCTGGCTAGTGTGGTCACATTAGGGTCCACAAAAGATACAGATGGTGCCACGCTATATCCAGAACCAGGTTCAAACAAGTTAAGACTTGTAATTATATTTGATGCAATACTGGCTCGAGCCTTGGTTTGACAGCCTGCACTGATAACACTTCCTGTGTTTCTTCCTGCTAGAGTAGAGAATACTCCATTATATTGGGTGGCGCCAGATGCTCCAACGAATCCAAATGCCATTGCACTGTAGCCATCATTTGAAACTGTTCGAGATTTCCAGTCAAATCCATTTTCGCTTGTGTATGCTGTTGTACTTGATGCAGATACTGTAACAAATACTCCTTGTCCGTAACTGATTTTATCTGCAGAAATAATATTGTTTGCCGCATACCACACTACGCCGTCTTGCGAATATACAGGAGTTGCACCCGTGCCGGTAGCAACTGCTACAAACAGACCGTTTCCATATGCGACTGAACTCCAAGCACCGCTAGCAGGTAATGTAACGCTGATCCATGTGGCTCCAGTCGCGCTGTATGCGGCAATGGTGGCTGTTGTAGTTACAGGAGTGCCTGTAAATGTAACTGAACCAACGGCATTGCTACTGGTAGGATTCACTCCACTAATTGTGATAAGAATATCATTGGCTGGGGTTGTGCCGCCCACGCTGGTTCCAAGAACTTTCACAGTGTCACCCACTGTATAACCGCTGCCGCCGTTGGCCACAGTAACAGTGTATGCAGAAGGATTTACAACCACATTAAAAGTTGCACTTGTACCAGTAGCTACCACTACTTGAGAGGCCACGCCTGCGTATCTTACTCCGCTTGCTAGGGCAACAAATCGTCCACCAGTTACATTGTTAGGTGCAGACCCTCCGTAAGTCATACACGACCAAGGTGCGGATGACGGCAGTGTTGCAGAGGTCCATGAGATTCCATAGTTAGTACTATAAATTGCATTGTTTGTATTTGATGCTATCACACTAAATGTACCGTTGCCGTAGGCAATACTACTCCAAGAGTTTGTTGGTGCAGAAGTCACAGTTCGCCAGCCAGCTCCATTAGATTTTGAAATTGCAAATGTGCTATTAGATACACCACCACTTGAAATTATCACCCAGTATCCGTTGCCATATGCTATGCCAACAAAACTAGATCCTGGTAAAGTGATACTAGTCCAAGTTGTTCCGTCACTGGATCCAGCTGCCACTGTGCCGGAACTGGCCAATGCTATCCAATAACCGTTGCCGTGCGCCATAGTGGCGTATGTGGTCCCTAAAGATAGTGCTACTACTGAAGTTGCAACTGACTGTGTAAATGCAGGTTGCGTAAAGGTTGTTCTTGGTTCAATAAAATACTGTGACGAGCTATCTAGTGCTACGACCGGCTGTGTACCTGGATTGATATGGTCCCAACCCACCGCGGCAATACTCATTGATCCAGTTTTGTCAGCAAGACTTATTGGGCTAGCACTTGTACTGGTTCCTGAAATTGTTCCGGTATTAAGTGCTACTGAGAAGTGTAATGAATCGGGAATTGATTGAATATAATATGTCTGGCCTATTTGCGGACCACCGAATAGCTGAGTTGAGAACGTGGCATTCATACTGCCAATACCTAGAGACAATGAGGTCTTTGCAGAAGTTGATGATAGTGTCATCGTGCCGCCTGTGGCTGTAGTAACCTGAGTTGCTTGTGGACAAGTTGTTGCAGTCATATAGCCAGTAGTAGTAGCAGTACATTGAACTACTGCCTGTCCTGGCAATGTGGTAATAGTAAACGTTGTAGCGTTATTGATAGCTGAAATATAATAAGTTGACTCGGGAGAAATGGTATTTATGGCGGCTCCGACAAACCTAATTGGATGATCTTGTTGAAATCCGGTAGTACTGGAAACAGTAATCAAGTTTGTACCTGCTTCAAATCTAGTTACAGTTACTGATATAATTGTTGTGGATATTGCAATTGTTGTGCTGTTGAGAATTTTGGCAATGTAATATTTTTGTGAATCTGTTAGTCCGCCAATCATCGGAGAAGAAAATATCACAGGATTCAATGCTACCAATGATGAAGTATCTGCCATAGTGAGTTTGGGATAATTTGAACCCCAATAGGCATTGGTTGCACCGTTAACTACACCTGCTGTTGATGCTGTTACTGTCAAACTAATAAGTGTAGAAGAAATAGTAAAACTAGTAGAACTAACAATTTCGTTAATATAGTAAACTGTGCCAACTGATATTCCACCTAATGCTGTTCCTGTAAACTGTATCGGATAATTAACAACCATATTGGTTGTTGAGCCTTGCAGATAACTTGTATTAGAACTAAAATTCATAGTCATAGTACCAGTACCACTGATTAACTGCCACACTGTGCCAAATGGTTGATTAGTAATTTGTATCGTTGTGCTGTCAACAATTGCAAAAATATAATATGTTTGCGTTGGATTAACTGTACTGAATGTTGTGCCACTAAAAGTCACTGCTTGGTTAAATACCAATCCCACAGTGCTTGCAACTGTGAATGTATTAATTGTTCCACCAAATGCCTGCGTAACTGTAGTTGTTGCTAGAGATGTTGAAGTAACCGAAGTTGTATAGTATGTGGGAATAAATTGAACTGGCTGATTCAAATATAATGATGCCGTTGACGTAGTAGTTAATAAACTTCCGCTACTGGCAGTTGCAGTTATAGGTACTGCTGAAAAAGATTCTTTTAGTAACCAAGCTACTTTAGTTCCGCTATTATAATATGAGATATAACCGTATTGGCCTGCGCCCGTACCGCCTTGTATGAATACTCGCATACCGGTATAGTTACCATTAGTGTTCGTATCTGCCTGCGATAATTGCACATACTGAGGATTACCTGCTTGAGCATTATTAGACGCAGTAAGATAGCCAGCGCCGCCGGTTATACCATTACTATCTGTAACTACACGTGATTGAAACACTGCACCGCTACGAATTTCATCTCCAATTGTTACAACACCGGTACCTGCACCAGTAATATTGTAATTAGCATAGGCAGTAAACTTGGATGTGTTGGTTACTTCCAAGTAAAAACTCGGCGTAAAATTAGATTTTGATAACTCAGTCTGGGACGCATAAACAAATGTGTACTGCCCAATGGAGCCATTATAGCCTCTAGGATACAATCTATATTGTAGTTGTGTGTTCAAGCCGGTTGTATCGTATACTGAAAACCATATTCTTATCCATCCAGCTGTGGGATCAGTTGCTGATAGTTGTTGATTGATAGCGCCATAGTTTACGGGCAATAATCCGCCACCAGAATTTCCTGCTGTTACTACTCCTGTATCAAAATTGTAACTGATACTACTGGTCACTGTGCTTGATCCAGAAAATATTGCATACAAATCAACAATTGACGATGTGCCTTTTTTCACATAAGCACTTAGAGTATATCCCAACGCACTGTTAATTGGAACTGTTCCAACACTTGATACACTTGTAACCACATTACCGCTTACTCCGGTTATTGTAATGATACAATCATTGACATTATCAACACCGCCTAGTGTACTACCAGCAATATATAATGTGTTACCGTTTACATACCCGGCGCCACCGTCTGATACAGTAACAACATATGCAGTAGCGGTAACTGTAACGTTGAACAGTGCTGGATTATTGGCGCCGGTACCACCGCTACCTAGAATATTTGTACCACCTAAATTACTATAAACTGCGCCAGCCGCTGGCACACTGATATTCTGATAAACATAACTTCCGTTAGGGCCGGCAGAATTTCCTGCAATAGCCCATGCCTCAGTCAGACCAGTCGGTGCTGTAGTATTCTTGTTAAATGACACGTTTGAATCATTAAGCCAACTGCCGCCTAGGAAATTATTGCTGAAATTTAATAAATTAGTAGTTGTTGTATTGTAGGCCGATCCAGAATTGGAGAAAGTCAATCTTACCAATTGAGCTTGAGCGCCAAACGCACTTTGTACTTGGGCTTGTACTTGGCTACTTTGATTATAAACGATGCCGGTCGCTGGTGTTTCTGTGAGGTCGTAACCTTCTGCAATAACGCCGTATGTACCATAACTAGTGTTACCGTTGGTAGCACGTATACGTCCACCATTTTCTGCAAAATATCCACAGTATCCGTAGTATGAAAATATAGATACTGCTTCTGTTAATGCGCCTGGACCAGTACACCAAAGTCCGACACCGTCACTAATAATGTGTGTGAAATCATTACAAACAATTGATTTATTACCGCCATTGTGTAGATTACCGTCAATCTTTAAACCAGTACAGCCGTTACCAAATGATGAAATATTTTGAACATATGGGCTACGTCGATAGATCCACGCTGTGGTGTCAGTTGGGCCCGACCCGGGATCTAAGCTAGCATAACTTCCTCCTGTAGGTCGTTGTATATAAAAAGCATCTGGATTTGATAAGGTACCTAACAGCCCGGTTAGAGTCATGTTGCGCAAACCAGAACCGTTGCGAAGACGGAACATGTCTTTCACACAGTCACCCGCATAAACTGTCATATGAGTGCCTAATGCAACACTGCCTACGCCGGTTGTCAATGGAAATATTGTTGAGCCAACTACGGTCACTGTTGCTATGGCTCCTGAGATCACAGACGCCACTGTAATGATAATATCGTTAGCAGTTATGGTTGCAGTACCAGTACCAGTGCCAACTCCTGTTGCAGTAAATCTTATACCAACAGTACTGGCACTAGCACCAATTGCAGTAAAATCAGTTGTGCCAACAGATATAATTGTGTATTGGAATCCTGTTATAAAAAATCCTGCAACAGTTGAGGCGATTCCAAGACTACTGCCTAAAATTCTTATTGTGCTACCAGCCACATAGTTTGTGCCGCCATATGCCACGCTCACAGAGTAGGTTCCATCTTGTACTGGGGTCACATTGAATGTTGCACCTGTACCAGTTGCTGTTATATTGGTTCCCGAGACAGAATAATACGTTCCAGACAATGCAGTAATTTTAAATTGTGTAGCAGTGATTGTTGCACCTACAACATAATAAGTTGTTCCTGGAGTTATGCCGCCAAACCCATAATATGGATTTGTTCCTATGACAGAAGTAATACTTGGGTTAACAAACTGCAATGCTGTTTGATCTACAAATTGACTGGTACTGTTAACTGTAACTAGATTGCTGCCACTTGTAGTAGCAGTGCATTGCAGAGTCAAAATAATTGCTGGAGAAACTGTTACTCCGCGCAGTTCGTCCCCAATAATGGCCACGTTGGCGGGCACCACAATTGGTAGGGTTTCGAAATAACTTCCAGTCTTGACAAAAATACTGGCAGTTATTCCGCTGTTGGAAGGTGGTACCAGTGCAGTGCTCTGATTAGTAAGTGCTGTGGTCACAATGCTCAGCAATGAAGATGCTAATGCAGTTGCTCCCAGCTCGGGGCCAGCACTTGTTGTTTTTTGATAAACTACGGGTGTTATTGAATTTGCGGTTTGATATATTGCACCATTACCGACGACATTATTGGTCAACGCTGTTTGTATAAACGTGCCTAACTGAAGTAATCCAGATAGGAAATATGGTAGTTCTGCTAGACTGGCAGCATTGATGAATGTAGTTGAACTACCAAATGCAAAATATGCCAGGGTGGCTGCGACTGTTTGACTGTTGCCGCCACGTGACATGTCATACACTATGGCATCAATGATATATCCTGCATCGCGTATAGTCTTGGTTTGATCGAATACTGAACTGGGAGTAAATCCATTAGTACTGGCCGCTTTTTGAGACAGCATCCAGTAGTACATTTCTGTGGTCAACCAAGTTTTATTTGCTGTGATAAGAGCAGTTGCGTTTTGATTAATAGTTCCAGCACCGACAAAGTTACATGCGTATGCAATGGTCTTCCAAGGTTGGTCCCAAGTAGTTCCGTAGTCTGCACGGTCTATACCTGTTTTTGTTGAAACATAGTAAACAGCATTGACCTGATTGATTTTATTCCAAGCCGGAGCCGTTGTTACGGTGCCAGTGACTCCGGTGCTAGCTACTGCTTTGAGTGTATATTGATTAGTTCCGATCGGTAATGCAGTATAAGAACTAGTAGCATTTGAATAGTATTCAGTATCACCAATAGTATTCATTGCATTTTTTCTAGCATGAGGTATGTAAAATATCCAATAGATATTTGTAGTATCAGCATCAGGACGATTATTTTGTGGAGAAAGTTGTGAGGTGTGCGTTTGGACACAAACATAAGTACCGTTTTGCCAAACAGCCAAATCGCCCACTATGTATGTGGTCCCAACGGTCCAGGTTTTGGTCCAATAGCGTCCCGGAATAACTATCTTCCAATTGATATAATTGGTACCCACTAGCGATAGTGATTGACCATCTGTGAGTGCTGTATCATTTACTGCACTGACTGTGATTGTAGTTGCGGTATTATCAATGTTGATAACAGTTTGTCCAGCACTAAAGCCGTTGCCAATAACATTCATGCCAATCGTTATGCCTGAAACTGAATTGAGTTTTAATACAGTGCCTGAACTGCCAGTTGTGGAATATGTTTTGCTAACACTATAAGAGCTTGGGTCTTGTGCAGTATTATCAGCAATGGCATCAAAGAACATGCCATTACGCCTAATCACATCACCAATTCGATAATTGGTTGCAGAACCCCATTCTCCCCTGAAATTAAAACCTTGTGTCAACACTCCCCAGTCAGTCGCATCAACTGATGGTGTATTACCTATGTTGTTAGCAGTTTTACTATAGTAGGTATATCCACCATATGATACAGTGTCTCCTGTTTGGTATACAGTACCAACATTCCAAGAGCCAACGTATTCAAATCCTGGCATCCATGTGGTCCATTTGGCTTGATCAAAACCATTAATGCTGACTGTTAATCCTGTCAACGTTCCCTGAACAGTGGTCAGTTGACCTGTGTTTGCAATAGCGTTTGCATAGGTATTTGATAATGTAAACGTGCTGGCTCCATCGGTTGCACTCACATAATACGTTGTTGTTGCTCCGGCGTATCCTGAGATAGATCCAGTCGCTGTTGAAGCCAGTTGTCCAGAAACAGTAACAGCTTGCCCAATAATAAGTGTGCCGCCGGTATAAGAAAATTGTCCAGCGGTTCCGGTTGTAGCAACAGTGCTTAACGTGTTAGCTACGACACTGGTATGTCCGTTGATGGCAGACCACAAGTCCGGACCGTATTTTACAATGTCATTGGTTTTGTATCTAACATTTGATGACCATGTGCCTTTGTATTCGACACCACTATCTATAATGGTCCATGCTGATTGATTTGCCTCTAAGCCCAGTGTATTGCTTGCAGAACTAGTATGGTTGGCTATGCACTTGTAAACAATGCCGCCATATTTGACCACATCATTTTTGCCGTAGACATTATTTGGAAGCCAGCCCACTGACCTCCATGCATTAAATTCTGAATACTGAGTCCAATAAGATGCTTGGCTAGCAAAAGCTGTGCTAGTGTGTTTGGTGTTGGCATAATAAATAACGCCGCCAAATGACACAATGTTTCCTAAACTGTACGCTTGACCAGTTTGCCATGCTCCGCCGTTGGCTGTGACAAAAGTCTTGCCATCTACAATCATGTTCCAGTATGGTGTGCTTGCTCCGGTCTGAGTAACGTAATACAAGTCGTTGTAAAAACTTGTAGCATCAGATGTATTTGGAAGTAGGCAAACATAGGCTTTACCTTGATAACTGACAACATCATCTCGAGCGTAGATAGTAGCAGGCGTCCATACACCCTTCCATGAAAATCTCAATCTTCCAATTTTAAATTCTGCAGCCATTTTTATATCCTATTAAATTGCACTAACAATCTGAGCGGCACTGTAAATATATGTTTGATTTACACGAACAACCAATTGTCCCTGTGTGTCAATATAATAAAAACAATTTTTACTGTCCCAACGATACTGATCAAAATACAAGTTGGGGTAAGGTCTACTGTGATCTGTTGCTAGTCTACCATCAAAATAATCCACGCCATATTCAAAATTTTCAAAGTTTGCGCTGTTTGGTCCCGGCAAGTTCACTGCAATACTGGCAGTTGAACTCAATTGATCAACTTTGTTAAAAAACAATGTGCCATCATCCAATCTGCGCAGTCCGTAAAAGAATCTGGGATTGCCCTCTCCCAACATATCATTGTAACTTAGATCACCACCAACATAGTATGACATAATCTTATCCTTTAACTAATTTCAACGTAGCTTGCTATTACATCAAGACTACCTGCTGTGTTGGTAGTAACCAACATGTTTGTGCTGGGCCCTAGTATAAGTTTTTCTCCCTGAGAAACTAATCTTAAACTTTGAAAGCCAGGTAAAATTACATTGTACGCATAATACGCTGTGGTAGATGCTACTGTATCTTGTAATTGCACAGAGACCGTGATAATATTTGCCGTGGTGTTTGTAAGGCTGATTCCAATTACTGTGGTCTTGGCACCGGCGTTTGATTGCCACAGTACTGGTGTAATTGTGCCACCTGTGGCAGCAGTAGTTGTTGAATTTGAATAGGTCACTGAAGTGAATGTTGCACCTGTCACAGTCTGATATCCATTGTACCCAGCTACGCTGACTCCGGCAACATAGATATAACTTCCAATAGGAAACGGAACAATGTCTTGCGCAGGAAATCTCAATGTCACAGACCCTGAACTGGGGCTGCTGGCTGCCACTGTGCCAACTGATATGATTGGGCTTATATTGTTCTGTAGCGAGTTTTTAAATACTGTTGCCATGATTTATCCTAAACTTATTACCACACCCAATGCCACATCACTGGCCTGGGCAACAGTTACACCGCTACTTAGACCCGCAACGCTGGTCCATGATATACCGTTGTAAACTTCAACATATTGATTGTCTGTACTGAAACGTAACATTCCTGTGGTAGAATTTGCAAATGCAGGGCGCTGTGCTGTGTTTCCTACCGGTACTACAACACCGTAGGTTCCGGCAAATTGAAAATACCCATTACCTGTACTGGTCAGTTGTGTTACTGCATTATTGGCAGTATTGGTTACACTGCCTGTGGTAAATTTTAAATTGCCCAAGGCCACTCCGCTGGTTCCTGAAGTGGTGAAATTGATATCTACGTTACTGGTATTGGCGCTGATTGTGTTACCACTAATTGTGATGCTGGGCGTTCCTGTGGTTGAAAAACTACTTACATTTCCTGTAGTAGCATTGATATTGGTAGTGTTGACGTTTTGACTGTATACATTTTTCCATCGTAGGAGATTAGATCCCAGCGTGTATGTGTTAGTGGTTGCGGGTAAAATATTACTGCTAACTTCACCGGCAAATGTGATAGTATCTGTAGGCATATCGCCTAATTGAATATTTCCGTCAGCAGTGATTGTACCAGTAGCATGCAAGTTGCCTGTAACCAACACATCTGAATTTAAATTGATTGCACCTGTACCGTTGGCAACAATATTGATAGCGCCGTTGGTGTTTGTAGACGCTAGGGTATTGCCAGTTAGACTTAGATTCCCTACAAGTGCAGTACCCTGATAGATAGTTGCATTTGGACCGCTTGGGGTAAATGTAATTGATGAATTAATACTGCTTATTGTACTGCCTGAAAAGGTCAGTAACCCCAGTGAAGCTGATCCACTGGTGTATAAATTTGTAGTTCGGGTTGTGCCGTTTACGCTTAGATCGTTGGTAGGAGTGGCTGTGTTGATACCCACGCGGCTATTAACAACATCTAAATAGAGAAGGTTCGTCTCAAAGGCCAAATTCTGCCCGTTGCGGAGCAAATTATCCTTTAAGAGCGGACCGGAAATTCGACCGACAGCCATGTGCTCTCCTTGTACCCCCGTGTTTCACGGATAACCACCTTTTCATCCCTTGTTTCAAGGGCTCTTTGCGGGTTTACCACAGTCGGATATCGCAATGCTTGGTCAAGCACCGCAGTAAAAGTATTTAGCTGATTTGAATTTTAGTAGCCAAAGACGATGCTGTACAATGTTGAAGCGTCACTGACGTCTTGCACAGTAGCATTGGCATTTTGACCATAGGCCGGAATCCAACCTTGGCTTGAACTATAAACTTCCACATAGGCCAATGTGGTGTCATATCTTACAGTGCCTTCTACTGGGCTTGCTGGTCGATTAAGGTTGGTTCCCACAGGAACTGCTACACCGTTGGTGCCTGAGAATTTGTAGTATCCCTGGCCAGTAACAGCCAAACTCATATTACTGGCAATTTTGAAGGTGTTGGCAGTGCTGAAGAAATCAGAACCATTGATCCTAACTGACCCGGTGCCCGTAGTAGAAAAATTAATATCTCCTACAGTGTCGGATATAGTATTGCCTGTAAAATTTATATTGCCAAAATTTGCAGTTGTTAGTGCAAGTGGGCCCGATGTGGTTTGCCCTACAGTCAGCGTAGTCAAATACAGATTATTCCATTGCAAAGCACTGCTACCCAAATCCCACTCATATGATGTGCCTATATACAACAAAGACTCATCATCTACTCCTGTAAACAATGGGCTAGATTGGCTTATTACATTTTGTGCAGATTGATTAACTATTCCCACGGGAACAATATTACTGGCCACTTCTGCTGTAATTGTTATACGATTACTGGTGCTGGTGCCCAGTGTAATACTACCGTCAAATGTTATGTTTCCAGTAGCATGTAAACTGCCATTTACTGTTGTTTGTACATTACCCGAGTCGTTGGCAAAATTAATACTGCCAGTGCCGTTGGGTGAAAAATTCACAGCGTTGTTGGTAACAGTATTGCTTAAGGTATTGCTGTACAAATACAAGTTTGCAGTGCTTAATCCCGGAGTGATAATTCTGGGGTTTATGTTTTGACTGGGACTAATTGTTATTGAATTGCCAAGCACGTACTGAATTGTGCTGCCGCTGACCACAAAGTTGCCAATGTCTGCTGTAGTATCAACTGTTAAGTTTACTGTGTCAATTGCTGTAGGCACATATAGATCGTTAACTGGAGACGCATTGTTGAACCCGATGCGTTTGTTAACCACATCGAGATATAGGACTTTGTTGTCAAACGCTAAATTTGTACCATTGCGTACTAGGTTGTCTGCTAGTAGCGGGCCACCTATTCTTCCCTGCTGGACTGACATGTCAATCCTCCTTAGGCGTCAAACCCTAGTAGTACTGTGACTACTTTGCCGTAGGGAACTGGACTGGTAAATTGCAGGTAGTTGCCTGTATATGTAGTCGTTGGTTCTGTAATTGTAACAGACGTCAGCACTGCAATCGTTGATGTAATAGTGGGTTTGCTGATATTGATACTGAGCAATGCGTCTGTTGTAGCATCTGTTAGATAACTCAACACACAAGTTGGTACTGTGTAGGTTAATCCTGTAGGAGTTCCAACTGCTGTTGTTATGGCTGTTCCACCAGGTGACAAACTAAGAGTAAATGTAGTAGTTCCGTTGGTTGTAATAATATAATAGGTAGTAGGATTTGAATAACCGCTAATACTGCCTGCTGTTGGATAAGTTTGTCCAGCTGTTCCGCTGATTGTGATTGCTTGATTAACAGCTAGCGTAGTACTGGTGCATTGAAATTGTCCTGCTGTTCCTACAATAATAACTGAGCTCAGTGTGGTTGAACTTGGTATGCTGGCTGGCCCGCTGACTACTGCTCCAAGAATATTCACTGCCGGATAAACTGCTGTATTACTGGTCACAGTTCCAGCGATGGTCATGGAACCTGTTGCTGGACTAAAATAGCTCACACTGGTTGTTGAGCTGGCTGTTACTGAAAATTTACCATTGTATGCTGTCGGAGTAAATCCAGATACTGTGATAGTATCACCTATAGCAAATGGATTGCCGGCTTGTGCGGCAAAGTTTATAGTGGCTGTTACCCCTGCGGCTGTGATACTTCCGCTGGCAGTAGACTGACTGACACTGACTGTGTAACTAGTTCCTGTCAAGTTCACAGGACTACCGCTGGAACCACTGGCTACTGATTGGCTTGTGCTTAAGGTATATGTGCCTGCACCACCTACGCCGGATCCTAATGCACTGATATAAGTTCCAGCAGCCATACTGCTACCAGTGATAACCATACCCAAGGTAATAATACTGGATGTTATTGATGTCACTGTCAATGTTGTGCCGCTGGTGTAGCCCGTGAACGCTGAAGAGTTTGCTGCCACAATGGTAGTTCCGGCTGTGACACCGTTGTTGCTCAGTGTTTGGCCTGCTATTGGTGTAGACCCGCTTGTTACTGTGAGTGTGGTTCCAGCAGTGCCCGAAGGAGCAGAACCGTTTGAAATAAATCCTGTAAATGAAATAGTTCCACTGCTACTGGTAGCAGTGCCAACTAAACTGGTGCTGAAATACAGTGTGGTTGCTCCAGTAGCGGCTGATTGGCTAACTGATCCGGTATAGGTTTCTCCGCCCACTGACGGGCTTGCTGTCACTGAATAATTTATACCAGACAGTTGTAGCACATTTTCTACTACCACTAAAGCGTTCTGTCCCCCAAACTGACCAGCGGCTGCACCACCAGCTGAAGGAATGTTGCTGGAATAGTATAACTTATCTGTGTTGTAGGCACTGTTTAGCGGACCAAATAATGTATTTAGGCCGTCACCTGCTCCTAGATTTTGTTGGATTATGGGATTACTTTCTTTAAAACGCAATGCTCTCCAGTTGGCGGTACTAAGGCCTGCTGATCCTTGATACACTTCAACTTGGTTTGTTGAAGTATTGTAGCGCATGGATCCCAAATTTGTACCGTTTCGTTGACCTGTAGTGCCGTTGGGTAGCACTAGGCTACCTGAATTAACAGGGCTCACAAAGACGTTAGTGTTGCTAACATCTGAATATAGAGTTGTATCGTTGGCAACTCTACGATTAATATTTTGACGTTTTAAATATCTCATTATACTGGTAGTGAACTTACGACTATTGACAAGTTTGATGTTGCTCCTGCTTGCACATACACAGCATCACCTGTGCCCAACACTAGTTTTTCTTGATCTAAACTTACAGTTTCTGTTGGCGGAACTGGTAATGCATTAATAATCATATTGACAGTGCTGGCTGACTGCCCGCTAGGAACTGCCCATACTGTCACTGTGTCTGTAACACTGCTACTGGTGTTGCAAATTATAATTGAAGTAATGGCATTTCCAATGCTGGGTGCTGTGACCGCAGGTAGTGTTACTACTAATGGTGAAGTTGTTATCTGTTGTGCATTAAGTGCCATGTTGTGTCCTTATAGTAAAATACTTAGCAGTACTGCTCGTTTTCTACTTATTAATTCGTCCGGTGTTTGCACAGTGGAATTTACTATATACAAGCCTGTACGTCCCGGTCCAACTTGAGAGCTGGAATATACTTGAGTGCTACTGGCCATAGTTCCGCTGTTGTACGTCAATGCTGATTGATTGTCAAATCGGGTGTATGCATTAATTTCAACAGTTCCGCTGTTGGCTGTCAGTGTTAGATTGTTACTGCCAATATCATTTATAGTATCGCCGTAAATTCTAACACTGCCCACAGTCAAACTGCCGTTGGCACTGGTTGTGATTCCGCTAGCAGTTGTTCCTGTTACTGTGGCAAAATATCCCATGGGGTTGGGGTTGGTATTTGGCGTTGTCAAGAACTGGATTGATCCAGTAGCTTGGCTAGTACCAGTAACTGTTACCTGTGCATAGGTATAGTTGGTAAACGTAAGTCCTGTAGTTGATCCTGCTGTAGTAACTATTGCAAGATTTCCTGGGTAAGTTCTCAGTGTAAACGTATTAAAAGTGTTGGTTGCAGATATTTGATATATTGTTGGATTGCTATAACCAGTAATAGAACCAGTGCCGCTGCCTGCTCCGCTAACAGTGACCTGCATTCCCACAAATAGTGTAGATGTGTTACAGGTAAACTGACCAGCTGTACCAGCAATTATCACTCCGCTGATTGTAGGAGTACTGGGATACTGGATTGTACTGACCAGTGCTTGTCCTGCTCCTGCACCACTGTAGCTACTGGCCACATAGTTGTTTAGATATTGCACATTGGGTATGTGCCATGCACTTAGACCCAGTCCAGCATAGTTGTTTGCACTGGTTAGTAAAGTGTTGGTCGTACCGTTGTACGTTGCACCAGAATTCACTATGGCCAATGCTTTGGTGCCACCTTGCAGATCAAAAGCCAAATCGCCTGTAGAATCTGCTACCAATGTTCGCACTTGCAATGCATTCAACACTTGACCAGTTGTTGCTCTAGTGCTGGGATTGACTGTTACTGTGTCTAGTAAAAATGTTCCTGTAACTTCATTGTTCAACACTGCATCGTAGTGACTGACATTTTCATTAAACAACAACTGTCCTGCTGAAGTGTTGCCTCTATCAATTTGTAAACCGCTGGTACCAGAACCAGCAATAACTGATCCAGTTCCGCCTGAATTTATTTCAATAATATTGTCATTGAGTACACTGGTAGTTGTTTCAATAATAGTCGATGCACCTTTGACATCCAAGTTGCCCCAGATAGTCACTGTGCCATAATTTCCGCTGGCATATCGACCAATCGCCGTGCCTGTAGTGTCAAAGATGATATTACCTCCAGGCCTTACCTGTAAGCTATAATCACCGTTGGCTACTTTGACAATTTTTGACATTTAGAATCCTATAAGGGCCCCGAAGGGCCCTATTGGTTTATTACACGTTATCGATCTTAACTGAAACGCTGGACACTGCTGAACCAAATGTCCAGTTAACTGTTGCTCCATCTGCAAACTGTGTACCAGTATTGCGTGTTACACGGCAACGACGGTTAGTGATCTTGCTGACCCAATATGAACCACCAGCTGAGTCGACAGCGTTGATAGCCATTGTGCCACCAACTGTTGGGAAAGCTGTTACCAACTTGGCGTAGAATACACCATCAGCATTTTCAACACGGAAACGTTGTGTGTTTTCTTGTTTGATAATGTCAGTGTCTTGACGAGCAACGCCACCAGTTGTGGCCAATGCCACTGCTTGCATAGCGGCATAGTTACCAGTGTAACCAGTTGTTACCTGTGCGGCAAATGTCATTGTTGCAGCCGCTGATCCTGAACCAAATGTGATTGCTGTGTTACCACTTACTACTGTAGTAATTGTCAAACTTGTTGCTGTTGTAACAACTGCGGCATTGCCGCCTACTGAGCTACTTAGAACAATTTCAGTTGCTCCGTTGACTGCAATAATGTAATAAGTACCAGCTGACAAGCTACCACCTGAACCAGTTGTAACCACTTTCAATCCTGGAACCAATTGGTCTGTTGAACTTACAGTTTCTTTGTAAAGAACAATTGACAACCCAGTCACTGCACCTGCGGCTCCGCCTGTTGGAGCAGTACCTGCAATAGTTACCAATGTCAATGTGCTTGTACCGTTAGTGGCTGTTACCAAATAGCTGTTACCAGTTGAGTATGAGCTGTCGATGAAGTTTGTACTTGCTGTACCAGTAAATGTAACCACCTGTCCAATATAGAATGTTCCAGCGGCTTGTGCTGTACCCAATGTGATTGTGTTAGTTACTGCACCCACTGTGATTGTACCATAAGCACCACTAGCAATAGTTGTTACTGTTGTAGCACTAATACCAGGAGTTACTGGAACTGTGTTGATATAACCGTTACCGTTGTTAGTGTATGTAACACCGTTAACACCAAATGTTGCTGGAGTAATTGTCAAACCGGCACCGCCAGTTACTGCTGGTGTTGGAGTTTGAGCGGCATTTAAACCAGCTGTAACACCTGACTGAGCGTATGTACCACCAGCTACTACGGCTACGCTCGCTACTGTGTTGTATGTGCCACCAACTACTACGGTTGAAGCTGTAACTGTACCAGAACCTGTTACAGTTGTAATTGCTACTGGACTTGCGGCCACTGCATTAGCATATGAACTGGCAAGTGTGATGCTTGTTGAACTACCGACTACAGCAACATAATATGTGCCGTTAGCAAACCCTGTTGCGGTACCTAGTGTAACACCAGTAACTACAACGTCTTGTCCAACTACGTATGTACCAGAACTAATTGTAGCAACACCAGCAGTTGTAATGTTAGTAATTGCCAAACCAGTTTGACTAGCTGTTA